TGTCTCCGTTTCACCCCAGTCTTATTGTCATTGCTGGCGACTACACTACTATCCTTTCGACTTCCTATCTCTACCAGTACCGTAATCCCAAAAGAATTCCAGTGCACTCTAGATTCCCCGGGCCTCCTGACGTACACAGCTAACCTATCTCGCTGCAAGGGTATTCTAGTATTAGTATTGCGGTCTCTCAAAACTAGACTAAACCAAGACCAACATAGCAGGTAAAAGCCCTCTATCATCTTTCCAGATAGATTGTCACTTAAACCACTATGCACCTTCATTATTAAGGAATCTAGGGGAAATGAAAAAAAAATGACAGAGAGCGGGGCTTGTAACAGACACCTCTCCTTTCGACTCTCTATCTCTACCTGTGTCGTAATCTGAAAGTACATACGCGTCCTTACTAACAGATCTCCTGCACACTTAGCTTTCCTCTACCGCTACAAGGGTATTCTAGTATTAAGTACATTCCCTGTAGGACTTGCAAAACTAGACAAAATCACAGTCCATGTATGTATTGTATCTCCTACGTATACAATCTCATACACCTCTCTCACTAATAAGGATTCTAGGGCTTCCAAATTACAGTAATACCGTAAGACTGTTTAAAATAATTTATTATTAAATTAGAATACAAATTAGATTGCCTAAGTAAGTAAATCTCAAATTTACTAAGTATTCTACTGTCTAACTTAATAGCGGAACCGGGTTTGAGTGTTGTCACTACATACTCGAGTTTATTAAATATATCTAAGATTGCTGGAGTCAGTGTCTTATAAAAATAACCTAAGATAGAACTAGAGTAATCTATTTCTGTAGGAGCTAGGGGATTGTTTAGTAATCTTGAATTTAATAAATCAATGTTACGTTTCATATTTTCAGGGGTTTCTCCAAACTCATACATCCTAATAATATCTATTCCCCAATTACTTTTAATATAAAAATCCCTAGCCTTATCATATTCTTTGTCGTGTAGGTCTGAATCTATCTCCACAGCTAGGTTATATTCAGGGAAGAAATAGTCCGTTAGGAAATAGTTTCTATGTAAGTAGTCCTCTTCAGTAATCTTAATACTATTGCAGATACTTTCCCACATACCTCTGTCTTCTATTATTAGTGGGAACTCCTTTAGGTACCTGTAGTTTGTATAGAAGGTCGATAGTAATACCTCAAAATATCGAACCCACTTACTATTAGGGGAGTTAATATTAGATTCCCTGTTATCTCTTAGGTTTACTAAATGCACTCCACTAAAATCTTTTACTTGTATAGGAATAATGTATTCACCTATACGAAAGCAATATTTTTTATTACTTTTTAAAAACTTAATTAATACATCTTCTTTCATACCTATAAGGTATCTAGAGGAAGAAAAAAATAAAACGACAGGAAGTTAACCATTTATAAATGATTTCCTTTCGACTTCCTATCTCTGCCATACCGTACTATACATGTGTATCTAAGCACTCTCGAAATATAGCTCCTGACGTAATTAGCTGACCTCTATCGCTACCAGGGTATCTCAGTATTAGAGTATATATGTCTGGTTATAAAACTGAGCAAAACTAACCAATACTTGCTTACCTCTTTCCTCTATCTGCGAATTATTGATAGAACATCTACTCCAGGACTTGCAAGACTCCTATAAAACGGCTGAGAGTTAATCATTCACAAACGATTTCCTTTCGACTCCCTACCTCTACTAGTACCGTACTACACATGTGTCACTGACCCAAGAATGCAGCTCCTGCGTACATGGCTCACCTATACCGCCCTAGGGTATCTCAATTTTAGACTAGTGATTATAAAACTGAGCAAAATTCATCAATCCGGATACCTCTTTCCTCTGCCGGCGATTATTGGCAGAACATCTACTCCAGGGCTTACGGATTCCAAACTTATAAGAACATTACTGCTCCTATCTTCACTATTAAGGATTTGACGGCCCCCTGAATTACACTGCCATATATCAGCCGGCGAAATAAAAAAAGAGAATACCTTACTCGATATTCTCTTTCTTACTACCTGACCACTTAACGGGTTCAAAATCATCATCACTTAGTTTATAGTATACTCCTGGCATTATACAATCTCCATCTACACGCCAAGATACTACTTCCACTGGCACTATATTTCCTTTATCGTCTTCTTTAGTCTTAGTAAGTGTAATCCAGCTACCAAGACCTGCATATATAGTACAATTCTTACCAGTACTTTTTATGATAGACCCCTCACCAACTGCACTAATGAAAGTTCTGTCACCGCAACTATAAATCTCAGTCTCGTCCCCTGTTGTACTTATTTTATTGCAAACTCCAAGTGCTATAATGTTTGCAAAATCGTCTGAGCTACTTATTGTTATATCTTCACCATCAGCGCATATAGTACTACGATAACCACTAACAGAAATACAATGACCACTTCCCCAAGCAACTACAATACTACGAGTACCTGTAGCGCTTATTGTATTACGCTCACCACCAACAAATATATTAGATTCATCTCCTGTTGAACTAACTTTTGTTTCAATCCCGCTTACTCTTACCCTTGCACAATAACTATTCGTCGATATTAAGGATCCATCATAGCCAGAGCACAAGTCTTTACTGAGACTACTATTAGAGTTTAGTCTTATAAATTCATACCTTACATCATTATATTCAACTCTAACAGGCATCTTACTGTCCACTTTAAGTTGCCCAATACTAGCGGTGGCCGCATATGTTAAGTCTACCTCTTCGACTACCTTAAGTTTCGTTGCTTCATACTTAGTTCCGCCATTCTCTTTACTTACTTTTCCAGATAGACTACACTTTACTAGCGTCGATCTTAACATTGGATGGAAATTAAACAGTCTAATTGGAAAAGTCTCACCCTCAAACATATCACTTGGGTTTGTTGTATATGACTCCCCAATTTCAAATTTCTTACCCCGCCTATCAATTCCAAACTCATCTAATGTCTTAAATGCAATTACTTCTTTTTGATTCTTCTTCGACATGTTTTTTCTATTTTCACACAAGTAAGGTATTAAGAGGGAATAAAAATAAAGGCCAGGAATTTAGTTTCCCAGCCTATGTACTCTAACTATTTATTCTATCCTTACCACTTTTGCTTGTGATAATACATGTAGATCTTTTGTACATGTCTTCTACTTTCTTAACTCCTACATAAGACATTGCACTTCTAAGGTATGAATCAAGGTTATCAATCCACCCAGGCAAGTCATCCATAACAGTTAGAATCTTACTAGTACCTTCAGATGTTTTTGTCTTAGTACCATTCATAGCTACCTGACCTTCTGCACTAGCCATACCATAAAATACTTTCTTCACGGTCAGTCCATCCTCAAGCCACTTACTGATTACTTCAAAATCTTCTCTATTCTTTGGTACCATGGCGCTATTATCCTGACTATCTATCGCGACGTATTCTCCACTGCTGCCTATGAGTGAGCTGAATAATCCCCCTATCATAACATAATCAGCCCCTAGTGATAATGCCTTCACCACATCAGCATAAGATCTAATACCACCATCAGCAATTATCTTAGCAGTATGTTCTCCGTCGCACCTCATGTCATCTTTAAGTTGCGCCATCTTATCTAGTAGTGTAGCAGGGGGACAATGTATACCAGTCTGAGTTGAAGTGATACATCCAAGACCACCACCAATACCAACTCTTACATAATCCGCGCCACACTTAGATAGAGGTATGATTGATTCGGGATTAGCTATATTTCCTACCATTACCTCAAGACTACTACCATAATGATTCTTGGCGCGTCTCACTAGGTCTTGTACTTTCTCCATGTGACCGTTAGCAACATCAATCAGTGCCCTAGCCGTTCCAATTACTGTACTTGTGCCTCCTGAAAAATGACTACTAAATTCACTAAGACTAAATGCTGCCCACTTACCAGATAATGCATGCTCTAATCTAATACCTAGCTCAATTGTTCTAGGTAAGATAGGATGAATACCGAGCTCCCTATAGTAATCTTCATTCTCAAGTCCCACTACTGAATTCATTGGGGCTGTGAAGATAGGGTACATATTATCATCTTCTCTTCTTGCATTACACTCTGACCTACTACTTATAAAACTTGTCGTAGCTGGTAAGATAAATACATCATCATACGAATAATAAATTTCACTCTTGTCTAACATAAACTTTCTTTTATTATTATCACACCATTAAGGAACCTAAGACTGACTACCATGCAAAATTACTACGTAGTCTCATTAGGTCTTGTATGAACATTAACTTATCAGAACCATAACTCTTACTTGTTAGGGCCTCTCTATCTACCATAATATCATAAACCTCTCTGCCAAATATAGTTCCATCAAAGAAACTAAAACTCTCTACCTCATCAGTTATTATATGGTCATTAAGTATCAATTGTATTTGTTTATGTGTTATGTACTTGCCTGCCGTTAGATTATCAGATGGACTAATAACCCTAAAGTACAATCCCATAGGTTCTAGGTTTGTGAAATCTGATAACTTCTTAATATTCTCTGACGACTCACCTAGAAAGTTCACCGGTGACAAGGTCGTGCTGAAATATAAGTGCTTCAAATATTCCAGGAGATTTTTTGAACCCCAACAAGATAACCCAATGTAGGTATTAATATGTCCATTACAACAATCTCTAATAGCCAGTAACCGTGCTCTCTCCATTATGTAGTAGGTTTATAATGAATCTTAGTGCTGGTGATAGACTAGGTAGACTTCTCTTATCAATATCTGAAGGGTTCATGTCAACTATTACCTCTTCGAAAAAATAATTAACTTTCAAGGTATCTATCTTTCCCCTGCACCACACTCTTCCTATTACCTCTGCAGTCTCTAGGAATCTTCTTAACTGTTTCTTGGTAAATACCTTCATTCTATTTCTTCTCTCAGGTAGTATGTCGCCCAAGTAGAAATAATAAACAGTTGGTACTAAGTTTTTAAAGTGATCTATCGAGTATGTTGGTTCATTAGCTTTCCAACTAATACCTATAAGAGAGTTGTACAGATTATTAAAGTAATCCGTTAATTCTCTAGACCCTAATATTTTCACCTCTGCATAGATTCCAATTGAGCTTGTATGATTAGATCTTCTTATTAATATCTTCAGCACTTCTTATTAAGTCATGTAAAAATTTAAGCCTCTTATTTTCCGGATCACACTTACCGAGAAACAAGTCTAGGTCTACCACTGTACTTATCTCTTCTATCTTATAATAACTCCTCTCTGCGATTAGTCTTATAAATCTATCCCTATCTAATATAAAATTTCCAAGCTTAGCCGTCTTCACTAATTCGTCTACCATCTTCTTAGTGGGAATCTTATGCTCCCCTACAAAAAAGTCTACGTCTGTGGTAGAGAAATAGAATTCACGAGGGCTTAGATTTGAGAAACCACTATAGCTTCCGTCAAAATTTCTTGACCAAAACATATCACTATTGATCAAGGATGAAATCTCCTCATTCGCCATGACAGTTAATCTTAAGTAACTCATTATATCGGTTATATACCCAAAATACCATGTTACTGCTAAGCTACATTTTATCATAACTCTAACTCCCCTCTAGAAATAACTAGTTCTGCCTTTTCCACAATATTTCTTCTAACACTCTTTTAAATTTATCTCCAACACAGCATTCAGTATTTTCCCGAAGAACATCCAAGTCAATAATAACATCAAATAGTATCACAGTTGGATTTAAGATACCAATACTAAAATCGTTATTCTCAACATAGTGACAGGGTGAATCAATAGAAAGATGTTTTATGAAATTTTTTGTTGGAAACTTTTTATTAATCATATATTGTCTAGTGTTAACCCTGATATATAAGTACTGTTCTTCCATATCATTTCCAGTCTTAGTGCACATATCAAGATAACTATACATCTTACTATCAATCAGTGTCTTTATTCTATCAGACCATAATACTTTTAGCCTTAGAAAACACATACTCGGGAACTCTTTATGATTATAGTATACAAAAGCTAACCTAGTCTTTACCTTCATGAAAAAGTCTCCTAACAAATTCATGGTATTGTCCTTGTTCGACTCTACCTGCTTTTCTTAGTATCATTGATTGGTCCACACTTACCTCATAATCAAATACAGTCCACTTAGTATATTGAGAATTTCTTAATATTGAACCTAACACCCTATCCATCTCGCCTTCAAGAATTATAGCATCTTTCTCAGAGTATGTAAGTCCTAAGTTCTTCAAGTACCTAACAACATCTCTCTTTGTTGGATACTTTTTTGTTGAACGAGGTGTAGGCGGGAAGTCTAACATAATAAATACATCCGCGCGAGACTTAACACCTTCAAAGTAGATTGAATAGTTCAATGGTAAGCGACAAGGATTTTCAATAAACTTCATAATATCATCATTCATAGGTACTCGCGCGGAAAAGAATAGACTGTATGCTATTCCGTTTCTAAATATCAGATATACCTTTGTCTTCTTTTTCTTTGCCATACCACCACTCGATCAACATAGACATCACTTCCTCCATCCAAATATATCTCTCACCTAGTAATGGAGGTTCAGCACTTATTATCTTATCATGTATCTCATACTTGTAATTACCAAACAGCTTCCCAGGTCTAGTAAAGTATGCAAAATCAGAATACATCCTTTCACTTACCATCCAATCCTGACTCCTCAAACGCTCTACTATCTTTCCTGCTTTAAAAATGTCAGTCCTATCATGGAAACGGGCAATTACATCATCTACATATACTTCTACACTTACCAGGTCACCTAGCTGATCTTTACTTAATAACTCCCTAACCCCAGCCATTACTTCATTACCTATTGCTTTATCAGTAGGTCCCCTGTCCAGCCTATAAATAGTAGTCTTGTGTTTTGGAAGATTACTAACCTCAGAAAAATAAGTACTTAGCACAACTCTAGGTACTTTAATTGGAACTACGTATGCTACATGATTATAACAGTCAACGCAGATTTTTATTTTATAGTTATTCTTCATCCTGTATAAGTTTTGTAAATATCTCATCAATAACTGGGTCTATTCCTTTAAGAGTCAAATCAGTACCTAGTTTCACCCTAAAGGTCTTATCCCCACCTATGTAACTCGTACTCTTAACTAGTATAGGTGTATACTTAAGACTAGTTAAAGACTTTGAATACTCTATCAAGTCTCTAGCCATATTTAGTGTTATTATTTTATTGCTTCTCGTCCTAACAGTCTTTATTAAGTATAACTTTTCTATTGAGCTATAACCACTACTATCTAGTTTATTTAGTATTAGGCCCTTACTTTCAGCAGCAATAGGGGATAAGTAGTAATATCCACCATACTGCTCCGTAAACCAATTATCTAGGAGCCAGCAAGGTATTTTAATCGGTATAAAAACATAATCCATATTACTTGCAATATAAAATACTCTCTTTATAATTATTTCTTTCTTCATTACTATGAGGAAACAAAAAAAGAATAGTACAAGTCTAATGTACTATCCCCTTACTGACTTCTGATACAAGCCAGCTATTAGGTATTCATGGTCTAGTCTATTATCTGTTTTTAGAATTTCTGTATCTTCTATTATAATCTCCCTTCGTTCACAGGTCGTACCTCCGAAACCAACACCTTCTATACTAACTAACTCGCCATTATAATCTAGGTCAAACCAAGATGAAGTAGTTGCAAGAGTAGGGGTCCACCGAGAGAGTGCATATCTTAGTAATTTATCAGTCATCCACTTAGCGTTTGTAGATCCTGGGATTGCTGAATAGCAATAATCGAATAGAGTCAACAATATATTAACTTCTACAAGCTCGTACTCTCTATACTTTTCTAGTAACTGTTCAATTTCTACCCTAGTTAGTTCACTGTTAAAGTAATAATCACTCTTGAAAATATGCCTCTTGTAATCCTTATGGTACTTGAGTTTAACTGGGAGAATAACTTGGTAATAATCATACTCCCTAACTATTCCCACTTCTATCTTTCTTTTCATCTAATAGTAAGTTATATTGGGTTATTACGAAGACTTCATACGCCTGACTATATGAGTACAAGTTCTTACAGAATACTTCCCTTGGGTCACATTCTATTGTTAAGTCCTCTATTGATATTCTGTAATTCTCATATCCACCTATCAATGTTTTTATCAGTCTATCATCACTCTGGTTACGATAAATAATATTTTGATAGAACTCTTCATACATCAGAATCTCTTTGGCATTCTTTCCAGTAATTAATTTAAATTCTCGTGGTTTTTTGTACTCTAAGATCTCAAAACCTCTGTCAAATATTATATAATAATCTTCTAATTGTCTTGATGGATCACCTATTAACTCCTCTGCTCTTATTTTAGCATTGGTGTAACTACTAAAACAATTCACCAACACCTTAGAACCATCATCCAACGTATCAGCTACATCTTTCGTAAGGCATAGTTGGATAGGGAATAGTAGTAATTCATATCCTCTATCCTTATCCCTTATTATCTTTAGGTTAATCTTCTCCATCTACTATGTATCTTAGAAACAGACCTGCGTTTTTGTTTAGATCCCAAGAACTCAAGTCGCCTAAGTTCAACTCTACATCATTAAATTTCATCTTCCCTTTCAACCTCTTACCTACTGACTTTATATACTCACCAGACTCTATAAAACTTGGATTGAAAAACTCTAGACTATAGATGGGATCTTTCAGTGATTCATCTATTAAAACCTCTAAGAATTTCTTGCTAGGGTATTTAAGACTTGGGTTCATAAGATCCAATCTAACATATAAGTCTAAGTCAACATAACCGTCAGAGAGTGAACTACTAGCACCAAACCTACTAACACAAAAACACCTCCACTCCTGTTCAAAGAAATCTATATTACTATGACAAACCGTAACAGGTCTAAAGTCTTCGGCACATAGTTCTAGTTCCATCACAAAATTATCGGGGAGTCTAACTTTAATGGGGAAGATTGCATTAGACCTTACTATATCAATGTAAGTATATTCTAAAGACTCTGCTGTAAATAATACATCTAGTTTCATATGTAAGTAGTGTCTAATAGATTGATAACTTCTGGATTTTTCTTCCAGAATATAGATTTTACATCCAGCATTCCTATCTTACTTGTTTCTATTCTATCTACCTTAAGGCTTGTAAAGTTATAATAGTTAGCATAGTAAGGGCCATAGAATGCACCTACCGCAAAATTATTGGTTATAGACTCCTTACATATATCTACTACCTGCTTAGAAGTTAGATACTTACTTACATTACGATACTCACATAATACTAGGTACAATTTCAGTGGTTCAAACAACATAACAGTCTGGTCAACTCTAAAATAGTCTATGTAAAAAAGAGAGTTGTACAGAGTATTCTTTAAGTACTCCTCTCGTTCTTTCTCACTGCCACTATTTCCAAGTACCTCCTCTATCATATTTGATGGATTAGCTTTATGAATCCTCAAGTACTTACTAAGTTGGTAGGTACTATCTGTAAATCTAGGGACATTCACTACTAGCTCCGCACATATCTTCAAACGATTACCTGGATTATATGCCGCTACTAATTTCATATACTGGTTTTATAAAAGTAAGGCTACCTAACATAGATAACCTTACCCTAATATTTCTAGAACTTGGTCTTAATCTCATCAATCAAGCCAAACTCACCATAGACACCTGGAAGACACTGACTAGCCATCAACCAGTTATCTCTCTCACAGTCAGCATTTACCTCCTCATAAGACTTTCCACTAGCCTCCGCAAGGATCATCTGAAGCTCCTTACGTAATACACTAGTCTCCTCACTAAGAATTCTAATGTCTGTTTCTTGATGATGACCTGCACCTGTACCTGATAATGGCTGGTGGATCATAATTCTAGAGTGCTTAAGTGCGTATCTGTGACCTCTAGTACCACCACACATTAGAATACTTCCCATACTAGCCGCCAGACCAATACAGTACACATTAATCACTACACCCTCTGCCTTAATCATTTCCATAAGATCATAGAGTGCAAGGCCATAGTAAACATCACCGCCAGGAGTTGCGATATACATAGTTATTGGCTCCTTACTTACTGCTACCATATACAAGAGCTGACACATTGCCGTTACCACTGAGTCTCTATTAACATCAGCATCAAAGAACAATGTACGATTCTTAAGGAGCTCAGAAAATACATCAACCTGTACTGTTCTTATGTTCTCACTCTCCTTGATAATATAAGGAGATACATAATCTTTCGGCGTATCTATGTTAATTCCACCACCTCTAATAGATGATGCCATAACTTGTAGTCTCTCATTACTGATACCACTACTTACTTTTCTACCTCTAAGTCTACTAAAAATACTTTTCATTTTTCTTTTATTATTAAATACTAAAATTTTCTGATATCTTACAAATTTCCCAGATTAAACACCATAGTTTTTGTCTATATAAGAACTCTCTCGTCTCTGAAGGATGGGTTTTTAAGTAATCTAGGCCGAGCTTACCTAAAAACCTCCCTGCATTTCTGATATTTACCTTCATATACTTGGATTGGTCTACATCACCTAAGTATAATCCTGATATATCCTTTAACTTCTTTAACCACATATACGCTCTATCATTGTAACCATCTAGCCTACGAAGTTTTAAGCTAAATAACATACGATCTGCCTTACTATATATGACGTAAACAAGAGAGTTGAATTCCCTTGTGATGCTATCATGAAACATTGCATCAAAAGTGTTATTCATTAAACACCTGCCCAGCTCTTCTCTTGTTAATTCATGCTCTACTATATATTCTCTAAGTTTATCTAAGAATACATTAACACTTACTAATTTTCCACTCATACGGCTAGATACCACTTACTAAGTCCACGTTCAAACAATATACGCAGTAGGTTCATAGCTTTTCGACACCTCAAATCCAAATTCATCATATATGCATCTGATGTCCTCTCGTCAGGCTTAATAAACCTATCATAATTGTTATGGTTTGTATACACTGCAGGGCCCCAACTAAATAATAGAATCTTCAAGACATTATTCAGTAGGGTAATTTCTTTAAGATCCTTATCTGGAACTGTTATTTCTCCATCCATAGCACTTTTTATAATGGATCTGGCTCTAAAACTAAGATACACTAAGAAAGAGTCAATTATTCTCTTACTTAAATTATTATTAGTACTAAAGATATTAAATACTGTATCCCCTTCTGCAAGTTCATCTAATACCCTACTACTTATCATAAGGTCTTTTAATTTCTTACTAATCTGTTCAACTGCTAATTTTCTTGTTCTTACTTTTCTCATATCTTACTTATTTTTTCAACTGTTAATTTTCTCATCTCTATATATAAGGAATTCACGTGCTGGAAGATCTAGAAACCTTATAAGTGAGTATGAAAATAAAAGTAGTAACAGAGAAAGAAGACATAGTTGATGATACTGTGTTAATTAGTAAAGAAGGAGTAATGTATAATGATGAACTACTACCATGCCAAGAAGTAATAGAGCTAGACGGTATGAAAGTTTACGTCCTACACTCCGGCGGAATTGATCAGAGCAAGACAAGTTTTCCGATAAGGGTAGACTTGATAATATCTGACTTAATGCCGCTCTGTTTTGAACCGCCGATTATTAGGGACGTGGATGAAGACTATAATACCTGGAATGAAAGACTAAGGCTGAGGAAATATATAACCACAGCTTTTGAAAATATACAGGCTAAATATTGGGTCAGCGGAGGTAAGGTAGATGATAATTACTCTAAAAATTATGGTAACCTATTTTATAAGAACCTAATAAATAAAGAGGAGATTGAACTATGATCAGTAAGGAGGTGAAAGAATTTTTGATCATGCTATCGACCATTAGTATTATATTGATCGTTATATTTACGGTAGTGAACTTGACAAGAGGCACTAAGTCAGAGTTTCAACAAAAAGTGGACTCTGCATTAGACGCAATCAAGACAGTCAAGAAAGATACAGTGATCACAATAAAGAGTGGAACAACTAAGATGGTAATTAGGGTTAAGAAATAATGGAAAATTTATTAACAGCAAGTGAACTAAAAGAAGAGGTACTAAAGAGAGTAAAAAATTTAGAGCCTCAGATAGAAGATGAGTGTAGTAGGTTAATTGAATCACTACTAAACGAACTAGTAGCCGGCAAAAACTCACTAACTGAAGAATATAATAGTGAAGTGGGAATTATAAAGCTATCTCTTGTTAAAAATCGACTAACTGACTTAGGGTACAAGGTTGAACTAAGAGAGGAAGAAAGACAAGAGAACTACTGCGAACACAGCTACTATTATGTGCTGAACGTTAGAATATAAATAACATACTAATACTATGAGCGATGACACAGTGGCTAAAAAATTAGTTGGCCTGGAAAGTAAGATGAAAGAATTACTGAGGAGAACAGAAAAACTAAATAAGAAAGCCAAGAAAACAGATGATATAATAGATTCACTGAGGAAGGAAAACAGACTCCTCAAGAAAGAATTAAGTAGTGTCAAACGAAAAATATTGCAAGAATTATAAAATCAGGTTGGGTCTAGGAGAAATACTTAGACCTGACCTTTATTCGTTCGTATATGATAGTTAGACAGTTTATGTATATTGATGAACTAAAGCTGGGAATCTACATTTTTCCAGAGGTTCCTATTAAAATATATGGTGCAGGTTACTTTCTAGATTACTTAAGTGAGAAACAATTTTATGATCTCCTGAGTGATTTTAGGTGGGGGAAAAAACAGGAAGTTGATAAGATCCTAGATTTCATAGGTTACGTTGATAAGCACCTAGTAAAAGTATGGCCGGGGTATTATATTCTCAACTCTGGAAAAATGCCCACTAAGAAATCATTAATTAGGAAGATGTGTATAGAGGATGACGGTAACCTGACTTTTAGACTAGAACAAAGACTCCCAGCAAGACATATTAGGGTTAGCTACGGGAGAGATGAAGTGTCAGATACAGTAATAGCTAAGACATTTAAACGAAACCTAGAAGACTATAAAATACCGCAGAAGAAATTAATTGATAGAATGTGGAAAGAGTCTTTAGTAGAGGGTGAACCGCTGAGGAATAGATTTTACTTGGGAAGATCTGGCGTTATTAATATGCTTGGGTTCTATGCGGCGGGTTATCATGGAATTAATATGTTGAACAATAAATATAAGTACTTATTATGATTAGTCATGTTACAGCTTATACAGGAACAGATGAAAATCCTGGTGATTATAGAGCTTTCAGGTTACGTGATTATAAACTATTGCCTGACAGTACTGGATATCTCTCTGAAATAATAGAGACGGTCTACTCAGCATACAGTGGAAAGAAGAGACTATACCTCCACAAACTTCCACGACTAGGATTTAGTATTAACCTACCGATAGACTTTTTTATAGAGTTTCGGTATGAAGTTTCGTATAGTAAAGGTGGAGCAATAGTAGAGACACTAACTTATCGAGAGGGTATAGAAGAAGATGAGGAAGTGCTATCTTATAATAAAGAGGACGGTCTGAAGCTACTAACAGAAAATCCTGATATAGTAATAGACTTTCTGACTGATGACCTGTATGACTTGGTTAATACAGATCTTGACCTAGTAATTCCAAGGATCATGCCTAAAGTATTTGATGGTATGGTGAATATAAAAAGGGTAGAGATTAGCAAGAAAGAGGAGGTTAGGAAAGGAATTCTAAGTAGGATCAGTGAAAAGTTCTTCAAAGTTGATACAGACAGCGTAGATGACCTATTACTAGTGAAGAAGGAAATATGTAAGGCCCTGTCTAATAATAAAGATTGTTTCTTGGTTGTCTCTGAGGTACCTAAAGATTTTATTAGTACTGATGTTGACATAATAGGCCTACTAGATAACAGTGATTGTAGTCTGATCCTAGACCGCCCTACTGAACAAGAAGATAATTTCGTACTACTAAGTTAGCCTAAAAGTCTTATTAATAGAGAAATAAAATATATTATTAATTAAAATTATGAGAGAAACAGAATTATCAAGAGATTTGAAAGTTATTTTTGCAATGTGTTATAACTTTGCAGTAGAAAATAAGCTTAAGACAGTAACAGTCGATAACTTATTATATAATATTTTCAATTTCTACTTTGAATTTGGTGCGAGGGAAGACTTAGATAGGATGGTTGATCAAGAATTCAAGAAGATCCCAGCCGCAAGTAAAATGGATCTCCTAGAAAAGCTGAATAACTTGGCAGCCGAAAGATGTAAGGTTAGTCAAGAGGAAGAATCATCATGGCTACCTGAGAATATTGTAATGCATGAGGACCTACAGACTATCTTGGATGAATCAGTAGACCTAACAAAAGATCAAGGAAGAACTGATGGAATACTCCGAGTTGATGCAGTCCTGAGAAGTATGATGGATTGGATCAAGGAAGAAACGGCAGTAAAAGCAGTGGTTGATTTTGAAGTGCTTGACAAGGAAAAGGCAGATAAGCTTGTGGAACTTGTCAACATGGAACATCACTACATGAACAAAGACTCTATTAATGAGCTCTTTGATTCTCTACAAGGTATGTTCAAGGAAAAGAGAATTGACTACGACGACAATCAATCAGGGGTAGTAGATTCATCAAGCGGGACATCATCAAGCAGCACTACAATGAATAGTCTGAACAAAGAGGATGATGAATTCGAAGCTTGGGGACAGAGTGAAGGTATTAATGTTAGTGATGTCAGCGAAGATAGCACTACCCCTACACTCGATTCCTTTAGCCGTGATATGACAAAGGAAGCTAAGGGGGATAACTACGATCCTGTTATTGGTAGAGAGGATATCGTAGATGCAATTATTGAAATCCTTAGCAAACGTAGAAAACCAAACGTCAGCATCACAGGAAAAGCAGGTATTGGTAAGAGTGCAATTGTTGAAAGACTTGCACAGAGAATTGCAGCCGGTGATGTACCTGAGGCCTTGCAAGATAAAAGAATATGCAGTCTTAACCTCAATGACTTAGTAGCAGGTACGAAGTATAGAGGAGAGTACGAAGAGAGACTCAAGAATATTATCAAAGAAGTCTGCAACGATAAGTCAGTAATTATCTATATCGACGAACTCCATAACTTAGTAGGTAATGGTAGTAACTCAGGAAATGGTGATGCTGCTAATATTCTCAAACCTTACCTTGCGCGCGGAGAATTTCAGTGTATTGGATCTACAACCGATGAAGAATATAGAAAGTTCATTGAAAAAGATGCAGCACTTAACAGAAGATTCACACAGGTATCAGTAAAAGAACCAAGCGCGCAAGAAACTGTTAAGATCTTGAAGGGTATCAGCAAGAAATATGAAGAATTCCACCATGTTAAGATAGGGAAGGATGTCATTGATACTTGCGTCGAATGGTCTCAGAGGTATGTAAAAGATAAGAACCAGCCAGATAAAGCCGTAGAAGTTATGGACATGGCTGGGGCAATCGTAAAACTGAAACAGACCGTCGATAGAACTAAGCAGAAGGAACTAGAAGAAAAACTCACCTCTATTACCGACGCGAAAATCAAAGAAGCAATGAATACTAACTTTGATGAAGCTGAGAAAATACAGGCAGAGGAGTCTAGTGCTAAGGATGATCTAAGCAAGGAAGTAGAGAGAATCAATAAGGAGCTGAGCGATAGAAAAAATTGGCCTACTATTACAGTCGATGATGTAGCAGAGGCAGTTGGGAAAATCAGTAAGGTGCCAGTTGATGCAATTAGAAAGACAGATCGAGAGAAGCTGAAAGAAATGAAGAACACCCTGGAAACAAGAGTGATCGGACAACAAGAGGCAATCGATACAGTCACTAACGTTATCAATCAAAATGTACTGGGACTTAGAGCTGATCATAGACGCCCACTTGGTAGTTTCTTGATGGTAGGTCCTAGTGGTGTTGGTAAGTCACTCATCTGTAAAGAACTAGCCACTACATTCTATGGGTCAGAGGATAGCCTGATTAGAATTGATGGTAATACACTGAAAGATGATACCTCCGTTAATTCACTCATTGGCGTAGGTGCTGGATATGTAGGTTTTGATAGCGAACCTCAATTATTACAGGTTAAGAGAAAACCTAACAGCGTCCTACTAATCGATGAAGTAGAAAAAATGAGCCCTAAGATCTTTGATATCTTCTTGACAATCTTGGATGAAGGTAAGATCAAATTGGCTGACGCAACAACAGAGGTGGACTTCTCATCATGCGTTATCATCTTCACTGGTAATATCGGTACGAAAGAACTAGCTGGGGATGTTAATATTGGATTTAATACACCAAACAAAGAAGAAAAGAAAAAGAGAAATGAAGCTATCGTACAAGCAGCCATTAAGAGAACGTTTAGGCCAGAATTCATAGGTCGACTTAGTAGTATTGTTATCTTTAATGAATTAGGTGACACAGAACTTAAGAAGATACTTGAACTGGAACTGGGTAAGATCAAAAAGCAGTTCACAAAAACTAAGCTGTCTCTGAAGGTTAGCGCGAAATTTAAGGATCATATCGTAAAATCTTGTGATCCAAAGTATGGCGCTAGAGACTTGAGACGATTACTGGAAAAGAATCTCATCACACAAGTAAGCCAGTATATGATAGAAAACATAGACGCTACAAAATTTAATGTAGACTATGATGGCAATAATGTAGTGGTGAATTAAAGCAGAAAAACCCTGGGGAGAAAATCCTCGGGGTAATTTTTTTTTCGCCACTGTAACTATTTCTTTATGTTGCAAAAAAAACATAAAGCTAAGCCTCTGGAGCGTAGCGGAGGGCAAACTTGAGGTAAACTATTACTTCTGAATTGACGAATGAAATGAAGTGGAGCGCAAGCGGAACGGGAATGGAATGAGGAAACAGAAGAAGTTCCAGTAAAGAGAGAACTAGCAAAATGATCAGTAAAAGAGATACCTCAAATCGCTTCGCTCCCTCGGCATCACTGATCATTTCACTATGCGGCTTCGCCTTAGAGGGACTGAAGAAGAGACTATGATTTTTATGACTGGCCGAATTCCGAGATTAGAGCGGAGCGAAAATCGAGGGAATGAGGGTAGAATTTAAAGTGATATATTTTTTAGAAGAAAAGACTTTTAAGTAAATTATATGGTCAAACCCCGATAAATCTTACAATTTTGTACTTTTAAAGATATAGAAGACTTATTATTGAGAACATAGCTTCGAGCACAATGGGGACGACAGTATGGAGTCTCATGTGTGCGAAGCTTAGCTTGGGGTGAAAGCCCAAGTTAGAGGAGAAAGTATTATATAAACAAAAAATTAAAAAGATGAACGTTATTAAACTTGACGTACCTGCTGGATGCAGATATGTTTCAGAAATTGAGGGATTCAAGATTTACGATTTTCCGCACATCTTGAATAAACAAATCCCTGGTTGCGGATTTACGGAGTACTGTATTGATCCTCTCAAGAACAGTGAGAATGTTGTCTTATGTAGTCCTAGGAAAATTCTCTTACAAAACAAGCATGGTCAACATCCAGATACAACATACTTAGTGGTTAATGATTATGAAAGTGACCCAAGTACAGACAAGGATCTCACAAAGCAAGAGAAGTCTAAGTATGATCCGTATAAGGTGGTTGATCCAGAAAAAGTTAAGAAAGAGAAGAAGGACAAGGAGGATTTCTTCAAGCGCTTAACGAAGGAGATAACCGGCTACATAACAGACTGTAGATTCAATAATAAGCCAGTGAAGATCTTAGTTACTTATGATTCTTTCAGGATTGTAAAGGACATCATACAGCACAACTTTAATGACCTGGATTATAGGGTTGTTATCGATGAGTTTCAGAGTATTTTCACAGATAGCAAATTTAAATCAGATACAGAGCTTCAATTTGTTAAGTCAGTGCAGGGAATTCAGAAAGTATGTTATGTCAGTGCAACGCCTATGATGATCAAGTACTTAGAGATGTTAGAGGAATTCAAAAACTTACCTTATTATGAGTTGGACTGGGAATCTCTTGAACCTGGGCGAGTTAGTAAGCCGACTCTGTATGTTAAGAATCTTGTTTCAGTCTATACTGAGGTTAAGCCAATTATTAAGTCTTACCTTGAGGGGAAGTTTGAGTGCAGGTATGTAAAGAAAGAAGATGGTAGTGTAGAAAAGATAGTATCAATGGAGGCCGTTTTCTATGTCAACTCCGTTAATAACATTACTAGTATTGTCAAAAGGGCAGGATTAACACCGGAACAAGTAAATATTCTGGTTGCTAATACACCAGATAATGTGAGGAAGATACATAAGAGAATTGGTAGGGGGTTTAATATTGGTACAGTTCCGTTGAGAGATGAACCTAGGAAGATGTTTACTTTCTGCACTAGAACTGTTTATCTTGGCGCTGACTTTTATAGTGACAACGCCCGATCTTTTGTGGTTAGTGATGCGAATGTAGATACCCTTGCGGTTGATATTACGCTTGATCTCCCACAAATCTTAGGGCGTCAAAGATTAAAAGAAAACCCCTGGAGAAATGAAGCAACCCTATTCTTCAAGTCTATTAAGGGCGCTAATAAGAAGTCTGAGGAAGTATTTAACAAGAAGATAGAGGAGAAAGATAAGAAGTCCGAGGACATATTATCGATATATAGTAAGGGCACTAGTGGTGAACAAAGTTCAATGTCAGAGGTTTTACTAGATTATGCCAAGTTTTTACATTATAAGAAGGATTACGTAGCAGTTAATAAGATCTTTGTAGGTGGCGTTGTCAAGTTGGTACCTGTCTTTAATAACTTAGTCAAGGTATCTGAATTGAGGGCTTATGAAATGCAACAGACCGATTATGCAAGCAGGTTTACGGTATTCAGTGAGCTCAAGAAAATAGGTACTGTAGACGTAGATAATGAGGTTGTTTGTGAATTTTTCAATAACTATGACAGTTTGAAATCAAATAAGGACAAACTTAGATATCTTTGTGAACAAAATCAATTACCAGAATTTGATGTAATACTTAGTAATATTTCTACAAATAGATTCAAGGAGTATATAAATGTTCTTGGTGTAGATGTTTGTAAGTCGGTTGGTTATAAAATAGAGGAACTAAACAAGAAACTTGATATCAGGAGTTTTAACAAGAATGATATTAGGGATAAGGTGTTCGAACTATTTGAAGTTGGAAAGTCTTACAGTAAATCTAGTATAAAAGAAGATCTTTCAGTGCTTTATAAAGATTTAGGCTATAAGGCTACTGCAAAGGCTAGTGACCTAGAAGAATACTTTGAAGTAAAAACTTGTTTAGTGACAGTAGATAGCAAAAGGGTTAGTGGTTTCAAAATATTAAGTAGAAAGGGGGATACTGTATGATTTATATTCTAGAAGCATCAATATTAGACGACTTAGGTGATAACGTAATTCATGTTTACGGGATTAAATATACTAAGAGAAGATCATCTTACCTCGAAAATAGTTCTATTTACAGTGTAGTTAATTACTAAAAGGGAGGGGTTTTAATGAGAAAGTTAAGGACTACCTTCTTAGTACACTAGAAGTTTTTAAAGGTAGTAATTTTAGCTATAGATCTAACTATATTAAGATAAATAGTATTACTAAGAGCATTATTGATAATATTAATACTATTAGTGATATTAATAACCTAACGGATATTGTAGGATTTCTAGCTGTTCAAGATATAGTTAAATCTTATAAGCAGTATTTACATGGGCTTAATATGTTTTATATAAATCACGTAGAGCTATTAGATCATAACTGGGACCTAATTCAAACAGTATATCACAAGAGCGGAAGAGATTTGATTAAGGAAATGTTGGCTACCAATCAGACAGACTTGTCTAAGTATATGTTAGATACTTATGGGATCGAACTTGTTGACTTACCAAAGGTTTCACCTAAAGTAGATAGAGAGTTTATTAGGAGATTTTTACAGGTAGAGGACTCTAATAGTCACTTAGAAGAGAGACATATTGAAATTTATCATATCAGTAGACTCTTAAGGTGTTGTACAAGAATTGATGGTTGTAAAAGTTAATATTCTAGTCAGGTTTACTATTTTGGTAAGCTTGGCTAGTTTTTCCTTTAGTTTCCTTATATGTGTGATAGAGATGCCTGGGGGGTCTCTGTTAAACAAGCTCCAGGAATGTATAATAATATAAACTTTTTATTTTAAGATCTAATGAACAGAAGAATTGTATTAGTAGATCAAGAAGAGACTCCGACCTATGCGCGTTATTATGGCTCAGGTTTTTCGGAGGTTTACACACTTCAGAGCCTGTATGGTATGAGTGAGGCTGAGCGTCTTGCTAAGTTATCATTAGGTGAATCTGACGGTGTATTAATTGTTGGTGGTAAGCCTTTTAAGTATTTGAAGTCTTACTATCATTTTGGTGTAAGAAATGAGACTTATACTGATTGTGCTATGTTACCTCGTCTTAGTATGGAGGGTGGTGCATTTTCAAAGGTAGTAGTAGAGTATCCAAGCCAAGAGGACATTGATTATTTCTTAAGTCCTGAGTTTGTGAGGCCTGTTAGTTTTTCAGGTTTCCAGCACAAGATTATTCACGATTATCATGGTGCACTTAGGTTTCTTGAGTACTTAGATAGTCTTCCTCTCGAGCAGCACTATGGAATGGACTATGAGGCGAGTGGTATGCCGTTAGATAAGGAGTTCTGGTTGAGTGGCGTTGCGATTTGTACGGAGAGATTTGGTGGATTTATTAGTCTTACTGATATTCGCCATTCTTATCCAGAGGGTTCACCAGAGTATAGTAATCTTTTAAAGTTGCTGGGTGAATTTTTCAAGAAGAGGATGGATCATATCTGGACTTACAATATGCAGTATGAGTGGCAGGTAAGTCATAGGGTACTTGGTGTTGACTTATATAATCTTTGTGATGCTAGTGCTGTCAATGTAATGGATGGGTTTCACCTTAAGAAATTTTCTCTTAAGTGGACAGCTCAGAGAGTACTAGGCGTGAATGTATGGGATAGTGAGTTTGACAGAATTAGTGAGCTCATAGATTCAGGCTTGTATGAGATAGTTGGTAAGCTTAAGAAGGATCAACGTAAGGTATTCAAGGTAGATAGGTCAAGTTTTTACAATACGCCTGAGTGGAATGAGCTGAGTAAGAGATATCCAGACTACATAGGGGAGTTCAATAGTCTTATGTTAGAGTATTGGGGTTATCCTTTTATGTGTGTGCCTAGTGAAATTCTTGGCCATTATTGTTGTCTTGACTCATTCTATACACTCCTTATTGCGATGTCTAGGTTTGATACTTATTCAGAGGATTGTTGGAAGGTTAACTTAGATAATATTAGACTTGGTGCTAGGTTAATGGGTAGTGGTCTTTATATTGATGAGCCGTTCAGACAGAGTTATGAAAAGTACTGTCATGAGCAAATGGCCTGGAGTATTACATATTGTGCTCAGGCTAGGTGTTATATTAAGATGCAGGCTCATTCAAAACAGGCGGCATCATTAAAGCGTTATCATCCTGTGGCGGTTAAACTACTAGAACAGGGTAAGTTTCATAATGGAGATACGGTAGAGATAGTAAAGGACCTGCTACTTGAGAACTTAGACAGTATGGATTCTTATAGTACTGGCCTAAACGAGGGCGGTATTCTGATTAAGTATGGTCCTAAGTTTGCAAATGGTTTCTTAGATATTGTCAGGGGTGCGATGTCTGAGGTAAAGATGGCAACAAAAATAGATGAGACAGTTAAGAGAAAGAAAAAATTAGTTGCCCTCATTGCCGATAAGTTTAGTGATCTTGTTGGTATTAGGTCGCTTGAATTAGACCCCGCGAAACACCCAACGAAATTCAGGAAGCATGTAGAGCTGGAGAAATATTTATACTATAAGAAGGCGTATGCAGAATTAGAGAAGGTGAAGAAGCAGTTAAGTGATATTCATAATGTGCCGGATGTGATTTATGCATTTGGTGAGAAGCGTCCGTTGGTAGAATATGCGGGGTATGTTAGCGACAATTATTTCAAGTGTAAATCGCCTATTGAAAATGATCAGATTGCATTTGAACTAGCTACCTTGTATAGACCTCAGACATGTTACTTAGCGGCTATGATAGAAAGTACCCAACAACTAGAGGGAACGGATAAGTTTTACAGTGATCGAGGCATTACTGACATCAACGTTGGGTATAATGAATTTTTTGAACAGTGGCGGTCATTTGTTGAGAAAGAGCCTGGTGTAAGTTTTAAGTATCCAGATAAGGTATTTAATATTGCGCTTACATCTTGGCAGGCTACTAAGAAACTTGATAATATGACTGACGGTGTTAAGGAGATATGGACAAACTTGAGAGGATTTCAAGCGCAGACAACATATTTCCCGACCCTCAATGAACAATATACTGGTTATGAAGAGCATTTTGAACCTACTGACATGGATGATGATTTTTACTTCATGCGGAAAATGGTATTGAACTACTTAATATTCAAGAAGTATTCAAAACTAGATTCGACATATGTAGGCTCAGATGGTATGTTTCATAAGACAGGTAAGTGGGTAATAGAGGGTCAAGATCATATACCAATTAGAGAAGCGGACGAAAATGAACCTGGTGCTGTCTGGAAAGTATTTACAAGATATGAAGTACTGAGTAAGAGTAGTAAGAGGTGGTCAAGTCCTTTCCACACTATGAGAAATTGTAGCCTTAGGTAGTAATACTTAAGTGAAAAGGCTGTGAACTAGTAAAATGCTAGGTGTGAGAATGTAGGAATTCTTGCTAACGAGGGAGGCTAAGTTATGAAAGTAATATGCTAATCTCGTGCCAAGTCTAAGTAGGGTGACCGCTTAGAAAGGTGTAACGACTATCCTGTTGTGGGGAGTAGGGGTCAAGTGAAATTCTTGGCTTCGAAGTGCAGCCTGTCCAGTTAGAGTATACTGGATAATGAAATAGTCTTGCCGTATTGAAAGATAACGGAATAACAGAATTAGCCATGGAGATTGTAAGGATGTATTATGTCCTCCGCCTTCATGGGACTCTAATGGTAATATAATATATGGAGGTTCTTCACAAATACTAACGTACTTTGACATTATACAAAAACTAGTGTCACTTGGGAGCGATCTCAAGAACAAATAACCTATCTATTGCTGAAAAGTCTTAACAGAAGATATGCTGAAGATAATTAGCAGGGAAGATTTTTTGAATTAATTAAATATATTTATGAAAGAAATTAAGTTATGTAAGCAGTGTGGAAAGGAATTTTTACCTTGCCACAAGACAAGTGTATTCTGCTCTAAGAGTTGTGCAACAAGTTTTAGAAATTTATCGAAGATGAAAGATGGTAGTCATAATTTCTATAATCTAGATAGATCTAGCCTGGCTAAGTCTAAGGTACTTAATGGAACTCATCCATTTTTATCTGGAAATATGAGCGAAGATGCACTGAAAAGAAAGGCTGAAGGTATTAAGAAAGCAAGAATACTCGAGGCACAAGAACATAGGCATGCATGGCAAGATCCGAAAAATTTCATAAATAATGAGTACTCTAGATCACTGAGTTCTATAGATAGTAGAAAAGTTTCAGAGCTTGTACTATATATTGGGGAAACTGAATTCGAGGATACTTTTAAAATTGGATGGACTTACGACCTTAAGATAAGAGAGAAAGATAGTAGAACAACTACTATTAGTAATCTGAAGGAAATTATGAGAGGTAATCCAAAATTTATAGTAGACGTAGAGAAGATGGTTAAAGAGAAATTTTTTAGTAGATCTTATTATGATTCGTATAAGAGCACGGAGATTTTTCCAAACTCAATAAAAGATAAAGTTCTAAATTACATAAATTCATTAAATAACCCTCAACGACTATCCCTGTAGTGGGGAGTACACTTGAAATCGCAGAGTGGAAAAGGTAGGGTTCTCTTTGGGTTAGCAGAGAGAATGTGATATAGTCTGAACTAGGTAGAAATATTTAGAAGTTCAATAATGAGAACTGGGAGCAGGTTGCGTAGCTCTTGAACATATTGTAGTAGTGCAGAGGTAAAATCAGCGGGGTATGCCAGTGGTGACCCTAAGTTGATAGCAAAATTTGAGGAAGGATCAGATATCTACATATATTCTGCGAAGCTCTACTTAGGTGAGAGTGAGTGGGATAACTTAAGCGATAAGATGAAGAAGAAATGGAGGAAGCGTTTTAAGACTATCTTCCTTGGTGTCTTGTACGGCCTAGGTAAGAATTCATTAGCGGAGCGACTTGAATGTAGTCTGAATGAAGCTGATGATATTATACAAGGTCTTTACAATTCATTCCCAAAGCTTAGAGAGTATGTAGCAAAGCAAGGTTCTTATCCAATGACTCACGATGGATATATCAATACATTCTTAGGAGATAAACTAAGATTGATTGAGTATACTGATTACCTACCAAAGGCAACAACAGATCGTGAGAGAGGAAATATTATTGCAAGAATAGAAAGACTCGGTACCAACTTACCAATTCAGGGAGGTACAAGTTCAATTATGGCTTGTGGTTTCTATAATAACATTAGGAAATCACTAGAAGAAGGTTGGAAACAGCCACTTCAGCCAATTATCGTAGTACATGACTCGAATACTAACTATATACCAGTTGAGAAGGTATTTGAGATTAGAAGATTTTACGATAAGAACTATACGGATTTCTGTGCAACGATAGGTCCAAAGATTAGATTACTTTTTGACTTGCTAGTGGGTTATAGTTATGAAGAGGCGAACGAACTTAAGACAATTGATGAAAATACGATTGAGTTTAAGGGAAGTGCAAAGTCTATCTTAAAGCTGTATGACAAGATTATGAATTGTCCACTTGATGTTGAGTGTGATACCAGCAGAGAAGATATTGTGGGGGCTCAAAAGTTAGTAAGCAGCCCATACTATAGATTCATACTAGAGGGCGGTTGTAATATGTCAAAAGATCAAAGCAAGATAAAGGTTAGATTCCACAAGAAGTAATTATTTAGGCTGGGTACTAGGGTTTAAGTCTCTGGTACCTAGTTATTTTTAGCAGACCAGTGGCGTCAATACCTTATATGTGTAAATGAAAAAACGTAATATGGAAAGCAGGTTATTAAGTGAATTTAAAAAAGGAAGTAAATGGTACATGGTTGAGGGTGGCCAGTTTGATGAGTTTAGTCCTCGTATTGTCAATGTTGTGATTGGTGATACAGTAGAGGAAGATGTAGTAAAACGTACACTCAAGCTTCAAGTACTAGATGAGAAAGGAGGACTGATCGGAAAGATTAAGTTCCAAGATAAAGATGGCAGCGGTGAATATAGTACTTCTGATATTCCGCTCTGTTCTATCAATCCTGGAAACTTACCCGGCAGATTCAGGAGGTACTATGATTTTAACTTATTCAGTACTATCGAGCCTGCATTGGATGAAGTGGAGAAGAGAATTACTGACATTAAGGAGAAGCTCAGTGAGGTCAGGAATAGGATGTTAGAGCTTGGTACAGAGGAGACAAGACTTGAGGAATTGCTTTGTACCAGAATCCTAGTGACTGATAAGGGAAATTACTGTACATATCAAGATGCTAAGACAGGGAAGAGGATTAACTTAAGTGCAGGGTGTTACTATAAGGTTGGCACTATACTGTACTTATATGATGGTTTTAAACTTAACAAAGTATTATAATTATGTACAGGACATTTAATTTTAACTTACTAAGGAGAAATTTTTGTGGACATATTAGCTGCAAGAAGAGTAATGATGTAAGGTGGGGTATTAAGTTTGAATATTGGAAGGGAAAGCCAAAGAAACTAGTGTGGCTCAGGAAATTTGAAATAAGCCTCTATAAGTTTCACCTACTATCTAACCTCTATAGAAATTCAGAGGAGCGAGAAAAGGAGGAGAATAAGCTTAAGATCATGATATACAATACAGAGACAGTGGTACATAATGGTCTTGACTCTATTATATCTTTCCGTATTCCTTGCCCTTGTAGAAAATCAGTTGAGGCATTACAACTGGACCTTGACTTGATTAGTAAGAAATTAAGAGATGCTAAGGATAAACCAGCAATCAGAAAGGAACTAATGAAAGAGTATCAAGAAACTAGAACCTACCTAGATCATAAGGAGGGTAGATTATTAGGTAGTTGGCTCTTCGAGGGTACACTTAGGCAGGCACTTCAAGAATTTCCAGATATTATTAGGCTATGTACGAAATAGAAGATGTAATTGTTAGTACAGAGAAGCAGGAGAATGGAGTCTTACTTACCTTCTCTATGTACGGTAGGACGCTTGGTACGGAGATGATATCAACTACACAGGCTAAGTTTTTAAGAGATAGTTTAACAAAAATACTAGAAGACGATGGAACTGAAAGAGATGATCAAGAAGAGACAGGTGAGCAATTTTGAGATAATCAATAAGATTGTCATGTACCTCACTAAGTATCCAGACACAAGATTCCACCAGGCCTTAATCAACTTGGGGGTAACTGAAGTAGGAAGAGATCAATTCTATGAGGAAAGTGTTACTACCTTAGAAAGAATGATAGAAGATGAGAATTCTAGGAAGTCATAATTCACTTTCCTACTTAAGACCTAGTTCTATCTTATTGTGGCCCTTTCATTTCACTGCTAGATGTCAAGGCGTGGATATTAGGGCGCAATATAGGCTAGGTGTAAGGGTTTTTGATATTAGGTTGTGGTTTGATAAGAATGGTAAGCCCCTAGTAAGACATGGGTGGATGACTTTTAAGTGTAGTGTTGAAAAGCTGAGTAGTATATTAGGCTGGTTAAATGAGAAAGGTGATGCTAGTGTGAGATTAATACTAGAAACTCCGCCCTTCTTGTTTACGCCTGATCCACTAGCAGTAATGACAGAGAAGAAGTTTTATTTTCTTACATTCTGCACTACCTTGATCAATACATTCAGGCAGGTTAAGTTCTTTGGGTTCCGTGATAAGAAAACGTGGAAAACAATACTTGATGACAGAATTAATGATGAACCAATTCTGATAGATAGGTATAGTAGCACCACGTCTATATTCACGGGAAAACCATTAGAGGCAGTAGGGTGGAGAAGATGGGTTGGATTTATTGACGACCTATTCCCTTGGTTATTTGCTAGGCTGTGGAATAAGAAGATCAGAGAGGAAGTAAGTGGTGATATACTGTTCCTAGATTTTGTGGAGCTATGAAATTTAAGCTGATAGTAGGTAATAGAAGGTTTCAAGTCGACGAAATTAGTGAGATTAATCTGATTTACTATGAATGTGAGTATAGTCCTTGTGTTAGTAAAATAGGTAATATAAGGTTATTTGCTAAGCCGAAGGTTAGTGATGAAATCTCTACTGTTGTAAGTCTAGAGCATATGACAGAAAATACGCCAGACCTAGATCCATTAATTTGCGCAACTTTTCGGTGTGATGGGTCTGAACTAAGAGGTATTAGATTTCAAGTGCCGGAAAAGTACTTTCATAGTTTCAAGAAGATTAGTACACGTGAATATTGGAAGAAGGTTGATTACACAGATGACTTCTTTATTTGTAGCTGCCGGAATGTGCTAGTACTCAGAAATGCACTAATGAATAAAGCGGGGCGTGTAGATAATGGAGCAGTTGAGTTGACTTTTAAGTTTGAACACTATGAAGCATTTCCAATTCAATTACTAGATAAAGTAATTGAAAGATCCTATGAGGAGAAAGAGACTTAGTTCTCTTTCTTTTTTATTCCCTTGCCCTAAATCCCTTATAGGTATGAAGAATAAAAGATTATTAAAGTTTTTAAAGAAAGATGGTAGGTGTTTGTTTAGTATCGGAAGATACTTGATACCTACCTATTATAAAACCAGAAAATGGTGTACTATTAGTTTAAAAGCTAATAGGAACAAAGCGTTGATTGAGAATTCAAGTGAGTGGTCTAAGTATTTCGACCTAATGATGAAAAGGGCTTATTCAGATCATAGGGTTTATAAAGAAGTACCGTTGGTAATAGAGGATATTTCTAAATGGGAATCTTGTTGTGATAGATATAGAATATCAGATGGAGAACAACGAGGTAGAAATTATTTCCTAGCGGATTATATTTTTCCAGAGTATAACCTGATTGTGGAAATAGACTCTAACTTACATGACTACGACTATGATAAAGCTAGAGACGATTATATAAAAAGTACTTGGGGATTTAAGATTCTAAGGTTCTTTGAATTTGGTAGCGATCCAGATTCAATGGATGTGTTTTTAAATCAATTAGATATAGTATTAGCGAATAAGCCAGATAAGACTATTAAGTTAGGTTACTCAGACTTGATCGATTATTCAATCACCAAGGTCCTCGGCACCACTACATTAGAGGCTATTGATAGATTAGAAAAATATATAATTTGTAATAACGTCCCAGGTGGTGTGCAGTTGCTTGGTAATAATATTTTTAGTTTCTCAGAGCTAGATCTTTTGAATTCTTGTGAAGAGTGTAAGGATATATTACAGGGATATTTCAAATACGCTTATAACATTGATGTAATTGTGACGCCCTTAAACCCTTAATAGTGTAATAGGAGTATTGAGGTGAAAACATGCTTTGATACTAGGTTGAATTTCGTCTAGTTTTATAGACCTATTAGTACAGACTATAAGTACTAAGCTAAAGACGCTAGACTACCCTTGTAGCGGTAAAGGAGAGCTATGTACGCAGGAGGGTTCCGTGGGAGGCCAAGAGGATGCATCATATACCCGAGTTGAACCTACGGTACTGGTAGAGATAGAGAGTCGAAAGGAAATTGTTTTGGTGCCAGGCAGATCGTAAGACCTAGGAGAACGCTTTGACAATTAACTCTCTGTCGTTTTTATTTTTTTTTGTTTCTGTAATACCTTCAAATCCTTAATAGTGTAATAGGGGTATTGGGGTTGAAATACACTTTGATACTAGATCGAATTTTGTCTAGTTTTATAGATCTATTAGTAATGTTAATTACTAAGCTAAATTCGCTAGGCTACCCGATGTAGCGGTAAAGGAAGCTATGTACGCAGGAGGTTCTACGGAAGGCCGTGGAGGTGCACCAAATTCCCGGCAGAACTACGGTACTGGTAGAGATAGAGAGTCGAAAGGATAGTTATTTTTAAGTAACTAGCTCTCTGTCGTTTTTTTTTTCGTTCCCCTTAATTCCTTATTGTTGTGAAAGAAGTAATAACAAAATTAAGAAGAAGATGATAAATTTGTATGAGCTAGAAGACATTACATTATTACCAAGTGCTATTAATAACGGCCACTTATCCGCTGATGTTGATTTCTTGGTTAGTGATGAATTAGACGTAACAGGAAGTAATACAGATACGCTTCCTATATTCACTTCTCCAATGCCATCAATAGTGGGTAGTGAGAGTGCCAAGATTTATGACTCAGCGGGAATACGGCCGATCATACCTAGCACTGAGAATATCGACCTAAGACTTAATTATTGTGCTTGGGTATTCTGTGCATTTACTGTTGTTGAGGTAAGGAGGAACTTTTTGAGTACGAGACGGGAGAGCAATAATCAGTTCCATGTCTGTATCGATGCTGGTAATGGTCATGATGCAGGTATTATGTCTCTTTGCAATGAACTTAAGAAGATGTATGGTGGTCAAATCTTACTCATGGGCGGAAATGTAGCAAATCCGAACACCTATGAATATTACAGTAAGGCAGGATTTGATTACATGAGAGTTGGTATATCTGGTGGTTCATTGGTAGATAAGTGTAAGTATGGGTTTCACTATCCACTTGCTAGCTTACTCAATGATATAAAGGCTGAGAAGAGTAAGTCAGTGAATAAGAATCTCCGCCCTGTCAAGATAATAGCTGATGGTGGAGTTGATTCATACCTCCATGCTGTTAAATGTCTTGCCCTGGGTGCTGATTATGTAATGATTGGGAGAGACTTTGCTAGGGTACTTGAGGCAGAGGGTGAAATCTTGATGAAAAGTAGTCAAACAGAGCTCACACCAATTGATAAATCTACACTACCGCCGGATATGGATCAGTATAAGATAAAGTCAAATCAGTTCAGTAGGTATTATTGGGGAAATACAACGCCTAAGGTAAGAGCTGAGAGGGCTGGTTTTAAAAGTGTTGAGGACTGGGAAAAATCAGTAGGCAGTAAGGTAGTATTATCGGACTCAGGCTGGGAAAGTGTTAGCATTGAATTAACACTCGACGAATGGATAGATGAATTTAAGAACTGCGCATACTATTCGTTCATGATGACTAACTCAACAACCTGGAAAGAGTTTAAGGAGAATGTCAAATATGCAGTTCAATACTAGGAAGATATGAAGTTTGAAGAAATTAAAGAATACATAAAGGAAAAGGCCCCTAAGTATGTATATTATAATACGATGGGACCAGTCTGTATTAGTGGAATAATTGGTCTTGATAGGTTGGAATTATCAGTAGAGCACCTGACGATAGTATTCAGCAAAGATCAGGATTGTACTTTAAGAATTGGTGTAGATATTCCGCCAGTTGAGTATAATTCGCACTCATGGGGAAATGTTACGCACTGTATCTATTGGCTGGATCTATTAGTGTTTGACATCATTAATAAGTACGATGGTAAGGTAAGTAAGGAGGTTAGGTTTGAATTTCCTTACCACGACGAAGATACAAGCATAGAAATTCCACCTGGTTATCTATATGTTAGTCCAGTCGCTATGCATTTTGTAGTAGGTCTAAGTAATGTAGTGGATGGTTTAATAGTTAAAATACTACCACCACAAGGGAGAATAGATTACACTACGATTTATGCATACTTTCCAGACCTACCAATTGACGGTGTTGAGGTTAAGGATGGCTTTGATACAATCTGCGGGCCCTTTATGAAACTAATAGTGGAAAGTAATAGATTAGTTATTGCAGACTGTGATGGCCCGCTCTCTAAGTCTTCGCCCGACTATAAAGACTATATTGATTTTCTAGCATAAATGTACTTTACCTAACTTGTCTGTGATAGATAGGTTAGGTACTTTTTTGTCCTTCTATATCCCTCTAGATCCCTTATTAATGTAATGAAAGTTATCTCAAGAAAATCTAAGTTCTTGGGGTAAATTATTTTTTAGTATTAACAAGAAAAAATAAAATTATGAAGAAGATAAATATTAACGTTGACGTTTACTATACAAAGGTAGTTGTCTTGGTAGGAACTAGAGCTGAAATAATAGAACAGCTCAGTAAGAAAAAGGACGTTCAATTATCAAAGGTAGTTGAGCAGTTAAAAAAGAGGAGTCTGAGAGGATTCGCAACAAAGCAGATCAATAGTCTTGGTGCTTATATAGTAGGTATTGAGACTGATAACTTAAAGACTGCAAGTATAGAGTCAGTCTTGGTGCATGAGTTATTTCATGTGACAGAGAACATACTATCTGACAGAAAGGTAGTACTAGGTGGAGAACATTCTGCCTATTTGATTGGTTACCTAATGGATAAAGCTATTAAAGGGATCAATAAGAAAGAGAAGAAATAAAAATCTTCTCTTTTTTCTTTTCAACCGGTCTCTGTATTATGGCACTGCATCTGGGAAGCCTTCAATTCCTTATTAATGATAATATAGAATACACATTATTGACGAGGAGATTCTACGTGTGAAATAGAAGAAGCTCATATAAATAGTTGATAATGTGTGGGAGAGCTGGGATGTATTTCTCGGCTCTCTTTTTTTTGTTTCCCCTTAATTCCTTACTTGTGTGAAAACATTAATAATAACAGTAAAACATCTATTATGATTAACAAAAGAAATGCAGTACTTTGTTGTTCATGTAATTATTCAGAGGACAACAGGTACTTTAAACTTTATGGACGTGATGAAAGTATGAATTCATTTTATAACAAAAATTTATGGAAAGATTAACAGAACTGATGAGAGTCCAGTTTGAGAAGATGTGTAAGACTGGAAAATTATTTAGGAGTAGTGTAGATCCAGAACAGCTTTGGACTACCTACTTAGAGGGAATGAAGCCAGACCCAACTTTCAGGGACATTGATAGTAGTGTCCATAATTGCAACTACTGCCACGCTTTTATTAGGAGGTATGGTAATATTATTGCACTTGACTCTGACCTCAATATCATGACCCTGTTTGACTTGGATATACAGGACAAGGAAGTTGAGAAAGAATATGGTAAGTCAGTTCGTGCTATGTCTGCGCTTATTAAGAACGCCGAAGTAGGAGGAGTATTTGTTGAGTCCTTATCGTACTTAGCAAATCCAAGAACTCCGTATGAAACAAACCCCACTAGAAATCAAGCCTTTTATCTCCTAGGTGTTCGGCGCAATACAAAGCGCTACTTACTAGAAGATGTACAGAGGTGGCCAGATTCAGGGATAGTAGAAAATCAGACTATTACTTTCAATCACTTCTATGTTGAGATACCATCCGAGTTTATCAATAAAACTGGTGATAGTACTGAAAGTTTAGTTGGTCTCGCTAAGTCTAATCATGATGTACTAGTGAGGGCAATGGAAGAAATTAGCCTGGATACATTAGAGCTTATCAAGGACTTAACACTCCAGGGATCGCTACTTAATGGTGATTCTTATATGGGTGCCTTGAACTTTGCGATTGACTGTAAGAAAGAGTACAATCAAGTAGAACAGGGTAAGAGAGATAGATGGGCTTGGTCAGTTTCTAGTAGGGCTGGTGGTAAGTCTAAGTTCTTGAATACTGCAATTGGTACCCTCATGTCTGACCTGTCACAAGGTATGGAAATAAACGAGGCTTGCAAGTCATTCAATTATAAGGTAGATCCAGCCAACTACATGAAGGCTAGTGCACCTATTACTAAGAAACAAATTGAAGAGGCTGAGAAGTTTGTGAAGGAGAATGGATACGAAGATTCATTCAATAGGAGATGTGCAGTGATTGATGACATTGATCTTCCTAACATCCTTCATATTAATTCAGACCTTGCAAAAGCTAAGTCTGTGGTAAGTGTATTTGATGGACTCCAACCTACACACTCGCAACATAAGAAGGCAGTATTTGATAATGTCGAGGAAGTAGGAATTGAGAAGTTCATGCAAGATATTCTGCCAGGATGTACCGGTGTGGAATTATACCTTGAGAATCGCCACGCAGAGAATTTTGTATCACTCATTACATCAACAAACAAAGATAGTAAGAGAATATTCAAGTGGCAAAATAACTTCTCTTGGACATACACCGGAAATTTGGCAGGAAAAAGCATGATCAAGAAAGCAGTGAAGTCAGCAGGTGGTTTTGTTGATGCACCTTTCAGATTTTCAATACTCTGGAACGAAGATGGACGAAGTATTGTTGACTTTGATGCACACCTAGTAGAACCGGGAAGTGATCATATCTACTACGGCTCACATAATATCAATAAAGCAATGGACCAGGTACAGAGACAAAAGAGTAGTTGTGGTGGTGTTATTGATATTGATATGATTAGGCCAAGAGGAGTGGGAGTTGAAAATATCTTCTACCCCGACATGAGTACTGTACGAGACGGCTTATATCATCTCTACGTACATAACTTCGATGGCGGTAAGAATAGTGGTGTAAAAGCAGAGGTAGTGATAGATAACCAAACATTTAACTTCGAGGTAGGCCAGGAAGTGAAGGGGAATGCACAGATAGCAGACATCTATATTAAGAATGGTAAGCCTGAGAAGATCGAGAATACACCATACCTAGTAAGCAGCGATACTAAGCAGGTGACAGTATTTGGCTTAGATACACTAGAATTCCACAAGGTTAATCTTCTCTGTCTTAGTCCAAATTACTGGCAAGAGAACGGTATTGGTAATAAACACTACTTCTTTATGCTAGAAGGGGCAGTGTCACCAGAAGATATTAGAACCTTCCATAATGAATTCTTAACCCCAGAACTATTACAGCACAGAAAAGTAATGGAAGTACTGGGCCATAAGTGTAGGTGTAAGTCAGTACCTGGGCAGCTTAGTGGACTTGGCTTTAATGCAACAGTCCGTGATGAGGTAGTAGTGAGATTAAGTGGATCACATAAGAGAGTAGTACGAATTAAATTTTAAAGAGTATGTACAAAAAAGCAATGAAACTCCATCTTAGATATACTACTAAGATTGGACAAGTGACAACAGAAGAACTTTGGAGCCTTAAGATGTCAGATCTCCAGAGTGCAGTAGAAGACGCATATAAGGATAAAGAAAGACTCCAAGGTGCAGGTGGTCAGGGTGAGCTCAGTTTCTTAGAGACAAAGCCACAAGATCCAGAAGTTGAACAGGCAGTGCTCCGTTTTGAAGTGCTTAAGGATGTTTACTTGACAAGGGTAGAGGACAGTAAGCAAGCAAAGGAGAACTACCAGACAAGTAAGGAGATTCAAGAGCTGGAAGATATACTGGCTGAAAAGAAGAGAGCTGATATCAAGAACATGTCAGCAGAAGATCTTGAAAAGCTTATCATGGAAAAGAGGGGTAAGCTAAGTAAGTAGGAAGTAAGAGAGTAGAAGTCAGAATGTTGGCTTCTATTCTTTTTCGTCCTGGGGAAAGAAAAATACTCATACCTAAGATTTCTCCTAGATATGAGTAAGTAAGTTTAAAGCAAGATCCAAAGTACTAGTAAGATTCCTACTACTACTCCAATAATGTCCGCTACTATGTCACGTGCTTCTGGTGATCCATTATTTTTTTTATCCCAGACCTCCTTCACAATACCAATACCAACTGTTAAGACTGATGAAACAATAAGAGTCATCATAAGTGGCATGCCGGTAAGTGCAAATAGTTTATATAAGAATACAGCAATTAACATACTAACTACTGCGTGCATCCATTTGTCAACCGGAATAGATGCGAGACCGGTAATTAATTTCTTCATCATTACGTTAGTTCCCAATTTTTATTTTCTAACATTGTCTTATATTCCTGAGGTATCCTAGATTTATCAAAATTACTAGAGAGTACAAATCTTTTCCTAGCTCTATTCGTACCTAAGCCTCTAATTATTGCTAGGATAGATGCAAGGTTTAGTGACCCTAGATCTCTAATATTAAATTCGATGGAGTTATACCCATTAAATACACTAACATTATCTGTCTCCGTATGATCACCCACTATTGATTCAAGATTGTCTGTAATTAGCCGAAATGCATTAGTTAGGTTAGATACGGCCACCTGAGGTGTACTGGTATAGGTAAGATCTACTTTTGTAAGTTGATTACAGCTTACAAGTAGGTTCTGCATATTTGTACATCTAATCAAGTTCCACCTACTCGTGTTTCCTAGGGTTGTAAGAGCCGTACAGGTGTCAAACATTAGGCTAGTAGTTATTACATTTTCTAGATTCCAACCACTAGTGTCTAAGGATTGCAAGGATCTACATTGATGAAACATAGCACTAGCATCTGTCAGCCTTTCTAATCCCCACCCACTTGTATTTCCTAGAGTTATCAGGTTGATACAGTATTTAAACATTTGAGCTGCATTCAATAAGCTACTTAGTACCCATCCGCTAGTGTCAAGACTTATTAGCGGGGTCTGGGAGAACATAGACTGACCATTACTTAAGTTTCCTAGATTCCACTTACTTGTATCTAGGGACTGTAAGGAAGAACAATCCTGGAACATAGACTGACCATTACTTAAGTTTCCTAGATTCCACTTACTTGTATCTAGGGACTGTAAGGAAGAACAACCATAGAACATAGACTGACCATTACTTAAGTTTCCTAGATTCCACTTACTTGTATCTAGGGACTGTAAGGAAGAACAACCCCTAAAAAATGAACTACATCTTACGTCTAATCCATATTTAGTAGTTAGTTTTTTCAATCTTGTACAATAATAAAATGGACTATCAACATTTATGGACAAGTAAGGCAGCGATATTTCCTCAATACTACTACTACTAAATGTAAATCTCTTTAAGTTTTTGAAGTATACCAGCTCATTGAATCTTCTGATGGTACTACTTCTAGGTATTGATACTTCTTCCGTTGCTAGTACTTGTTCATAGGTTACCTCTCCCGCTATACCTCTTACACCTACCTTACCATAAGCACTATAAGTAATTCCTCGTTCACCACCTATATTAGCAACCAACCATTTTTTTATCTCAGGGTCTTCAAACGTCATAATTGTCCCGCTATATGTTTCGAATCCCCTCTCAACATCCCTAGCGGTCCTGTAAAATATATTCTCTTCCATATCTAGTAATCCATATTCTCCATCTTCTAATCTCTCTACGAACTTAAGCCTTTCTAGTGGTATGTTTTCAAGATTAGCCACCCTTCTAAGCTCTTCCATGCTTGTACTAGTCCTAAGCTCTACAAACCTATCCTTTACACTACCTTCAAGGACGTGATGGAGTCTACTAATTAAGCTCATCTTGACTGTCCTCCGAATTCAAGCACGCCATCAACTATCGTGCAGGTATAGATGTGGTTAGGAAGGATAATAAATGTCCTAGGTACCTTAACACTACTTGGGAATGTGATTCTAGGTATTGTAGTGCCTGTTGTAAATCTAACTGCATATTCGTTTACATACTCACTACTACCTTGTCCCAGTGCTATTGTTAGGTTCCCACTAAGTTCTCCTGTCCACTCTGTGAAAGTACCAGGCTCTATTGTTACATTCAAGTCTGTCCCTGCGATCTTTATTACCTTCACAAGCTTTCCACTCTCACCTTGTTCACCTTTTACGTACTTCTCTGTCTTATCGAATCTAGACTGCGCTGTGTTCCATTCGTATACATAGTTATCAGTCCCGACATAAGGAAGGTGATCTCTAATTTCTTCTACACTACCTGCGGCGCTTGTTAATTTATTTTTCAGCGTCTCATACTCAGCTATTCTTTGCGTTTCGGAACTAGCTCTGCCTTGCTCTGCTTGATCCCACTGTGTATACTTAGTGGTTCTTTCGACCTCCGCTGTTTTTCTATCTTCCTCTGCCTGCACTCTGAGTAATTCGGCTGCTTGTCTGTCTTTTTCTTTTTTCTCCCTAGCTTTTTCTGCCTCTACACGTCCAGTCTCATTTACATCTAGGACTTGGTTTTTCATTCGTAGTTCAGCATCACTAGGGGTTGGTGTTTCTATGTCAGGGTAGTAGTAGACTTTTCCTTCCACTACTGATACACATGGGTTAGGTATTTGTCCCGCCGCTAGTGCCTGATCATATTCTGCCTTAGTCCTGAATGTTTTTAAGTTTCTCATATTCCTCCCAATAAGCTAGTATATAATGTAAAATAGCATACCATCTCACACCAAAAAACGAATCTGACAGTATCTATCTTAGCTTCTAATCCAGGTCTTCTTAATTCACGTAGGTCAAACTTAATAGACACCGCTAGTAAGAAAAGCGCCGGAATCCAAGCTAACATACCCCAAGGGTTACCATAGACCGCAACAAAGATCTGAGAAAATACTGCGCTGACAATGGCTCCTATGTTATGTACTGTTCTATCCTCATCTCTTACTCTCGGCGCGGCTCCTACTAGCAATGAACCAAGAATACCTAAGAATGGAATAATCTTAAGGTCTCCTGTCATATCCATAGCCTGCGGAACGATAAGAAAATTACAGATCCAGATAGTGAGTGTGAAGATAAACCCCCTCGGTATGTGATAGTATGTCTGTGATAATGACTCTGGAATACCGTACTTAGTAGTTGTCCAGAGAATATACGTGAGAAGTATAATAAATGATATCCAAGATAGTATCATACAGTTATATTTAATTTATCTGGATACCCCTTTTCAAAATCATACTTAACAACGTCACCTACAGAAGTCAACTCGCCGATTGTTTTCTTATGCTCTGCTGTCCTATTAAAACAGTTCATTGCATAAACTTCAATAGCGCTCAGTAGTTGTATCGCTAAGTCACAAGGAATTTCAATCTTAAATGTACCAATCCAGAAAGTAGTATTCTGATAACCCATGTCTTTCTGAATTCTAGTACTATTCATAACTCCTACTCTTGTCTCCTTATCTAACCAAACAGGCATACTATTTAGGTAGAAGCAGTTAATATTGTCACTACTATCAAAAGATTCAAGGTCAGCTATCTTCGCTTCTTTAATAAGTTGTAGGGCAGTTACTTCCTCAGACTTAGATTTGGAGGTCTCTATATACTTAGCCATGAAGGTCTCAACACTATAAGAATTATCACCTTCCCTATATGTATCTACCTTCTTCTCCTCATCAAAGTAAACTCTCCATGTGTTTGTATTACCCTGACTCCCTACTAAGAGCAATTCAGGATGTGATGTTGTTGAATAATCTATATTATATTTCATATTACTAAAGTTCTTCGGTTGGTAATGATTCTGGTGGGTAATAACAAAGTCTGGTACCTAGACTGACGAAATCCGATTGTCCAGTGTTCATTAGTACTTGGGTTAAGTAGTTTGCCTTACATCTATTCGTGGTATTAAAACTTTCATCTCTGTCGTTATATATATTATTGAACTGCCCAAAGATCATGGTTAAATGCTCTACACTATTCAAATAAGTCCCAAAATGATCTATAGTAGCCATGAAGTAAGTAGTACTAGTATGCTCTTCTGTCTTATAGAAACTCGCACTGCCTATGGTTCCGCACCCTAAAGACTCTATAAAACAAGGTATTTCTGTAGTATTCCTTAGATCTCTTGTATTTTTATTAGTAGACTTTCTTGCATAAGAATATCCTCTTATTGGACTCAGATTACTTAGTTTCATATCAGGTGAGAAATAATTTGGAAATAATCCACCAGTACTATGTTCTCTGAAATTTAACCCAATCACGTTATAAGGTAAATCACCTACCAAGTTTTCTATTCCTCTATACCTAACACTAAGATACGCTTTTCCATTATCTAGGGTTTTCTTTACTGCACCTGAACCACCACCTATTGAATTAGACTCTCCAATATATCTCGGAGTTACACTGGAATAACTATATCTTAGTTGATAATCTGAATTTGAGACTGCAGAACTCATACTGTCATACTCACTCTTATTCTTAACAAAAGAGTCTTGATCATTGCTTCCTGATAGCGACCCTACTAAGTCAATATTTTTAAACTCTATAACATATAAGAAAAAGATGGTTAAGTACATGGGATAATCGAGTGTATGCCATTGGTCACTAGTAGTCAGACCATGTATAGTATTTCTTCCCGCACGACTATTCCTTTCATATAAGTAATCTCCCCAAGTAGGCTTTCCTAAGAGTGTTTGTTTAAAATAGTTAGGTTCAGTTCTACTATTTGTATCACTATAACCTTGAACTGATTCATTCCACTTTTTATTATTCAGGGGACCTCCTTTGTATCTTGGATCATTACTACAGACAGAACAAAGCCCTCTTCTGACATGCTCACTTACACCATCCTCAGTTACCAGACTTCTATCTACAGTTGCGTTGTAAGCAGATATATATGACTTAGGTCTCTTATTAAATCCTGGAACCTCAATATCACTTATTTTAATCACCATCTTAGTAGTTTGGTTCTCCATGTGATACCAAAATTCAGGAATCTCCACCATAACTTGTCCTAATCTACCATCTACATCTAAATCTGACCACCCGGAATCTATTGGTAAGTATTTAACTACTTGTCCTTCGTCATTTAATATGCAAGGTCTTATCTTATTCTGTACTGGTAGAGTCTTATGTAGTTCTGGGTTACCTAAGGAAGTATACTTTATAATAGGCTCGCTAAAGTCAATCTCAACTCCATATGAATTTTGCTGTACTGCTAGGCTTGATAAGATATTAGAAATTGGGGTTATCTTATCAACTTCTTGTTTTAACTTCTCACATAAACCTATCGCTCTCCAAGCTGTATTACTAACCTCCTGAAGTTTTATATACCCTACCTTCTGATTCAACGCCGCCTGTACTGCACGTGAAATTGGTTTATCTAGGTCACTTGTATCATCTACACTACCCAGCCCTATTTGATCTTTCGTTACATTGTGTGGGTTATCTTTTCTCCCTGTATGTGTTTCACCCACTGTCTTAAGGGTTTGTAGTACAGTTTTTACAAGTTCATCAAATTCTTCTTTTGTATAGAGTCGTTTCAGCTTAGCAATATCCGCATCCTCAACTAGATCTTTACCCGGTACCTTACTTACCTTATCATCAAGTGCCTGTTGTACTGCATTTGATACAGGTTTTTCCATATCCCCAGTATTATCAACTCTCCCTAGGCCTATATCACTTTTTTCTATTACTACATCTTGTGCCAGCGATTTATTATTGACTCTAATACTTTTATCTACCTTTTCATTGAGCGCGGCGGATACTCTGGTCGAAATTGGTTTATCTAGGTCTCGTGTATTATCAACATTACCTAGTCCTATGTCTGTACTGTTCAGGTTTACACTTGACGTAATAGGGTGACCATTTACTTTTATTTCCTCTAAGCTGACATGACCTGCGTTTAGACTATTAAGGGCTTCACTAACGGCTTCTTCTAGTTCATCCATATTTCTATTAAGATCGACCATTCCCGCCGCGATAATACCTCCCATAGTTTCAATATCTAGATCAATATCACCTTTTACTTTTTCTGCACTCCCTGCGATTAATTTTTCTAAGTCACTAATTTTCTTGACTACTACTTTATTTTGAACAGGATTTTCAGAGTTCGCATCCAGGATAGAGTCGACTAATCTTCTCCACTTGCCGGTAACCTCATTTATTTCGTTGTCTGGTAAGTACTGGTATAATTTTCCATCCTCACCGCAAAATGAAATATGCCCTGGATCAATACTTGTCTCTGGGTAGGATTTCATTTTTTCCAACGTGCTAAAACAATCTCTAGCAAAATTAGGCTTCTTACCTTGATAGTCAAAATTATCGCCTATACCTAGCATATTATTATTGTTAATTGTTTTTATTATACAGTGTGCAGAGTATTATACCTACCCTACACACCATATAATATAATTTATTCACCATACTGCCTATAGTTCGCCTTAATTGGTTCACTTGAGAGTTCCTTGCTTAAGAATCTGTTGGGTACTTCATTCATCTTAGCGAAACCGTCAAATACATACCAATCTGAGCTTCTACTTGCATTACCATTTTCATCAATACTGTCGGTCTTATTCCAGTTATTCCTACTAAACATATTATTGAATGTCACCTTCAAGTTTCTATCGACGCCATTATTATAAGAACCTGTATCTGGATCCCAACTGCTAAGTCTAAAGCAACTTTCCATCTTCTGTATATAGATGTTTGATTGATTAAAGACATCAGTTAGGTTTGAGATTCCCCTAAACATACCGAACCTGAACATTCCCTGTATATACAAGTCAATCTTAGGTACTGTAAAGTTCATAACATTCAAGGTTAGGTTATTAGGCCACATACAACTACTGAACATATCATTCATGTAGAGTCTATTTGTCTTTATATACTTGAACAGACTAGGTGGGATAGTTACACTGTATCCCTTTATTACCCCATTCTTTGATATATAATAACCGAGCATCTTACAATTCATGAACATCCTAGTCATATCTCCTATGTTTGGTGTTGGTTTGAACATATAAGGTGGAATTCGTCCTTGTAGTCCATATATCTTACTAATTCTATACTGTGCTAAATTACCAAATGTCTGTCTAGTAGGTCCACAATCTCTGAACAAGTCAACAACATCTACATTAGCCGTACAGTATCTAAGTAAGTCTGGGGCAAATGCAAAACCACCTGAATAAGAACAACTAACGCCATCGAAAGTACTAGATGTTGTTAATGTATCTACTGTCTTGGATGGGTCAAGTACTACATCATCCAACCAATCTATGTTATATTCAAACTCAGTACCACCAATACTCTCGAACCTTAGTAGCCTTGTATACATCTGATTGCAAAGTACTACATAATCGTCATACCTATTAGCTCTTCCTGACCATTTCCACATGTAAGTATAGAGGTCTTTATTTGGTTTTACCTCTGACCATGTATTATTAATCAGGACATACTTGAAAGGTTGATAGTCGATGTTATAGTCAGGCATATCAAAGTAGGTGCTTCCTGTGTCTGTTGTGAAGAGATAATCATATTCCTCTGCATTACAATTCTGGAAACAACCTCTCATGATTTCTATTGTCTGCCTTGGTATTTTAACAACCTTACTGAATGTATGTGTATTCTCAGCTAGGTCAGGTATCTTAGATGTCGTAGTATTTCTAGAGATATTCTGTTCAGTCTGAGTGTTATTTACCTGTACTGTTGTAGTTATGACTGTAGTTGGATCAATTACTACTTGATTTGTATTGTTAGAAATCTCTGAGAATCTATTATATACAATCCTAGTAGTGGTTCTAGTATTAGCAGTTTCATCCGTGCTTATTACTGTCTTGACTGCCTTACTACCCTCCTTACTATCAATGTCAACTGTCTTAGTATGATCTGAACCTGTTGACCTAATTGTATAGTTGATGTCACCATGATAGAATAACCTAGCTGGTATCATTCCTACCATCTTATGAAATGTTCCACCTGTTGTACTTGAGAATGTATAAGCAACACAAGACAGGTTAATACAGTCTGCAAAAGGCTCTGGTAGTCCTCTCTTCGATGGCTCATTTACATTTGTCAGCCTATAAGGAGTTTTGAAATCATAGAAACAGTAACTGATATTCCTAAGTTCAGTACATCCAGCAAAAGTAGACCCTGGTAGTTCAATAGCATCACCAGTTATATTCTCCACCGACATACCCCTGAATAAGCTGACCAACATTGTGATCTTACTATGATTCTTACAGTTCTGAAGTATCCTATAAGGGAATCCACCTACTGAATATTTCTTAAGTCCTGCACCTGTAAATGAATGATAACCACTTGAATAATCATTATAGTTACCAGCCTCAAATGCAATAGTCTTAAGTGAATCAAAGTCCTTTAGTGTATTATCAGTTAGTTCTAGCTTTACTTGCTCATCACCCACACCTAAGTTACTAACAATAAAAGAACTTGAAATGTTTTCTAGTTTCCTTGGGTCTTTAAAAATCTTATCTAGATTCATCTTACCAGAACCACTATCACTAATGCAAGTATTTACAATATTAACAAGAGATGCTGGGAAAATACCTAGTTCCTCTGTTATGTTATCGTAATTTATGTAGTTTGTAATTAGTGAGTGTGATATCCTAGAAAGCTTTGGAAGGTCTGAGAACATTCCATCTAAGTTACCAATCTTATCTAGTCCACTCTTATAGTTCTTAGTGATGCTATCAAAAGTACTAAATGTAAGTGAATTGATATCATTGAATACTACAGAGGTCGAGAAGTTATGTAGGTTAGTGATTTCAAACTTACTACTACCTGTCGCTGCCCTGAATAAGTACCTATCAAAGTATACCTTACTATTAATTACATTGATGAACTGAGTTAGCTTTCTGAGAGGGCTAAACAATCCATCTTCCTTAATGACTTCAGTACCACCAGTTCTTACTACTGACGGCGAATAGAGCCTACCAGATATATTAGTACCATAGAATAAGCCGTTGATGTTTGTGATATTAACGCACTTATCAAACGTATGCCTGTTCAGTGAGTTATCGTTTGTATCACTCTTCCAACCATCACCAGCAAATCCAATATCGCCACAACTAAAGAACAGCGAATCAATACTCCTTACGTCTGGTCCTATACTATAAAGTGCGTAGTAGATATCAAACAAGTCAACCCCTGAATAAGAGAAACATGAATTAACATCAGTAGCCACAAGTTTTAGGTTAGTTACACTATTACCCTCTTGAAATATGAAATTATCATTCTTATAGATCCTATCGCTTTCAGTTGGATGTATATACCTACCATACTGATTAACTACATTAGTTCCATTATACCTACCTCCATGTATTGTAAATAGAGGACACCTAGAGAATACAAGTGATCCCATCAAAGTGAAATTACCATATACTCTCTTCAGGCTACTACACTCATAGAATGACTTCGTTTTAAGTGGTGTTGGTTGATCTTGGATATTATCAAACACAACATACTCAAGGGATGGATTACTACTAATGCTGAAAGAATCAAGTCTATAACCCTTCAAGTCAATACCATTACCGTTGCTTGAGTCTTGTGTTCTCAATGTCTTTATAGTAGTGCCATCAAGACTAAGTGTTCTGAGTGAGGTAAGTTTTGAATTACCTGTATTAATCTCAGTGTAACTACTATCTGATATTGAGAGTGTATCAAGTTCTGGTAAGTCATTGAGTGAAATAGTACTTGCCCCTGTGCTACCTAATGACGCAGACCTACAGCCGGATATTACAATCTTCTTAAGCTTTGGACAACTATTAATGTTAATCTTTGGTAAGTAAGACCAGTTATCGTTAGAGGTTAGTTCAACAGTCTCTAAGTTTGACATACCTGATATTACTACCTGCTTGATTGATCTGTTTGTGTAGTCTAGCTTTACTGTTCTAATATTTTCACAATTAGTAACCGCAAGTGTATTAAGTACTTTACAGTTTCTTAGGTCAATATTTGTTAAGAGCGGCTGTTTTTCTAGCGTCAGAGTTTGCACAGAACTATTACTAACGTTCAAGTAGTACAAAGAAACTCCCACAGGTATAATTACGTTGTTGATATCAGACTCACTAACATTCAAGTACGTAATATTCTTAAATGGGTTCTTGTATACATTAGGCACAATATCACTAGCTACCTGAGTTGTACCACTTAAGTCCACAGATTGAATACCCCCTGACTTAAAACCACTGAAATTAAGAGTCTGCAGTGCGAAGTATTCAGGATTAACTTTATAACCTGAACTATCGAATGTCTTAAGAAGTTCGAAGATATTGAATGAGGATGTAAAAGTTGTAATACCGCTTAAGTTCAATTCCTTCAGTGATGACAAAGATCCATAGTTACTGTAGATATTACCCATGTTCGGAGTATATACAGGACTACCATCTTTATTTTTAACTACTGATGATACTGTTGGTGTTAAACTGTTTATCTTAATACTCTTCAAGTCAGACAGTGATGTGATCTTATCTGAATTGTTAATGTATGTCTGAATATCTGGCGTATCTTTACTATCGGCAACAATAATATCAGTCTCTTTACCGTCTTTTACGTATGTGTATGATACTGACTTATTACCAATATTAGACTTCATGATAACAGGAGAGTTTACCGTCACTGGCATTGTGATGGAACCTGAATCATGAGTAACACTAATGCTATTCTTCCATGATATATTGTAAGTATCAATGTTGTTATCTACCAGGTACGATGCCTCATTACTAAGACCTGCTCTATAACCGAATACACTATCTAAGAATGTAACACGCTCATCTAACCAGTTTTTGATAAATGACATTCTAGTACCATGCAAGTAGTTTCTCTGAGCTGTCTTAATATACTTAACGTTATAGTCGTAGTTAAAGATAAGCTCACCACACTTACTTAGCTGTGTTGTAAAATGCTTCTCAAAGAACTCATCAACATTTTTAAGCACTGTTGATCTAAGGTCACTCCACATAATTGAGTAGAAATGATAATCACCTGTACTCTTATAATCATTGAAATAAGTATCGAAGAAAATCTCTGACTCAATACAACCCCAGAGCTTATTACTATAGACTGTGTAGACCGTATTATCTGTCTGTTCAGCAATACCGTATAGTAACATTACCTTATTATCTGGCCCGTTAGTAATGGAATTTTCTAAGGCAGTTGTTGTTACCTCTTCAGCACCAGCATTACCAAGTCCAAGTGCAGTATCCATATCATAGAAAGAAGGTGTCCAATACTTACCACCAGGACTTCCATTCTTAGGTAACCAAAACTTAAATTGCAAGTTCTTACCTAGGGAGTCAACAAGTCCAAACAACATACAGATAACATAATAGAAAGCTGTATTCTTAACGCTCAGGTCGATTCCTTCTTTTGCTTGAGGTCTTGTCATGGTAATTGTTGTACCCTGGCTATCTCTTGTTGTGGTAATACTTTCTCCCTCACTACTAGAGATTATGTACTTATTATAGGATGTATTATATGCTCTCTTAGCGGAACCATTAATATACTCCATCTTAGAGGCGATTGTGTTGTGTAAGTTTCTGAATGCCTTTGTTGCCTCATCCGTATTCTCTGCATAGACTCTCTTCCAAAGTTTATCTACGTAGGTTGCATCATTGGACCAGAAATAGCCGTCCTCCAAGAACTTAAACTTTCTTAGATTAGTTGGTGACCATCTTATCTGCTGGCCATCTTCATCTTCTAAGAATACACCATTATATTTTATAAAGCCTGTTGAATCTCTTACTATGTTGGCTGGGAATCTACTATACTTATCCCTACCCATCTTAATAATAGAGTAGTCGTATGCATCTTCAGTATCCCTATCTTCAAACACCTCTACCTTAACAGTGGTACAATTCTGAGATCTTTCACCTTCATAGACCACTGCATTGATTGTATTATCCAGTTCTGATTCACTTGGTTGACTGAATAGGTTAGGGAATGTTACATCTTTTCCCGCCAACACATCACCGTATGGATTCTTTAGGTACTTAGGAACTTTATATCCTTGGTTAAACTCAGACTCACGACCTAAGTTGAATGAGTAAATACCAAGCACCCTAATATCTCTACTATCACCTGTCTCAGATTTAAAGTTAACAATCAACAATACCGGGAAACCTTCGATAGTTGGTTTTACGGTGACATCTGGCGGAAGACTACCACTAGCTTTCAGTGCATCTACTTTTGACTTCGCTGGGTAACAATCTGCTATATTGATTAGGTTATTGGTTGGATCATTGAAAGTCTCATTAATAAACTTACCAATCACAGCATTATTGATATGTCCAGAGTCCACTACATCAGCCTTAAGCGTAAATGATTTTTCTGGGAACCAATCTGACTTAGGCGAGAACATCTGATTACCTTCGAATGTAATCTTAAGGTTCTTGATGTTATAGTTCATAGATGTAGTACCTTGCAGCTCTATAGTTACCTGTGAGCTCTTAATACTAGTAGTGCCTATCTTATATTCAAAATTAGAACTACTACTTACATCAAGTCCACCATTAGAAGTACTTGAGAATTGTGAGTAGGTCCAATTAACAGACATAGTAACAATAGGGATAGGTAGTTCAGTAAGTGCACTATCTAAGACAATAGAGGTACCACTAATACTTGCCAGGTTCTTAAATTCACCCGTCCTTAAGTTATAGATTGAACTGATTGCGCTAGTATCAATAGTTCCACCTTCACCTGTTACTTCCTCGTCGGTTCTAATACTATTGTTCCTTAAGAGCTGAGATACAAGCCCACTATTTAAACTACCATCTTCATTTCTCTTAAAGTTCATGTAGTTATTGATATAGCTACATACAATCTGACCTGTGTTAAGTGCTATGTTGAAAAACCTTGTTGAGTAGACATGGATTGTAGTACTATTATTTACAACAGTTCTACCGTTATCATCACTAGTACCAGAACAAGCAAGAAACGCTCTACTAATGTTACCCATGTTGTAGATAAGTCCCCTACTTGTATTAATCTCTATTGACTGTAAGATAATACCATTCTGATATACAGACAGGGTTGCATAAGCTACCCCATTCTGTCCAGGTCTAGTTAGTACAATATCAACCTGCTGGAAACTATTATCCTGCAATGAACCTACTAGTGTTACACCTTCTACCTTGACATAATATTTTCTAGGTGTAATGAGGATACCTGCACCTGTTTGATCTTTTGGGTTATAATCACCAAGTTTATAGATTACTGCATTATCGTCTAGATCTTTGCCAATATGATAAGCAATCTGTACTGTGAATGTATAACTATTAGAAGTTACAGCACAGTTCACATCACTTTCTGAACTAGGAAACCAAGACGTAACACCGCTCTTAGTTAGTACTCCGTATGCTGTGTGTGTAAAAGTATATGCACCTTTATAATCACTCTGAATACCTGAATCAGATCCTACATTATAAAGATCTAAGCTACTCTCTGGAATTCTAAAGGTCTTACTTCTACCACTAGTACTAAAGTTTTCATTCCTGTATGTTATATTCTTTGAACTGACCGCTCTTGTACCAGCCTCTCCCCAGAATGTATAATCATAGACTATATACTTATTAAGGTCATTCATGTATGCCTTAACTGGTCTAGTGTTTGGCTCAATTACTGATATATAAACCCTACCTACGTCCCTAATTGTTCCTTGGTTAGCAATAATCTCAATAGTAAACTTTCCGTACGTATTAAAGATTGGGAACTGCGCAAGGTTAATTGGTACAGTTACTTGGTTACCATAGATCAAGTTTCTATCACTTGCAAGAGTAGTAGATCCGCACTTAATCTCATAATTATAGGTACTAGTATTCTCACTAATTGTTGTAAATTGTAAGTTGAAAATACTATCCTGTGAAATTGAAATAGGTGATAGTGGATCAATACCTGTTACTGGTGTTACTAAGATACCATCCGTTACTACTACATTAATAATACTTACTACACTACCTGATGATACTCTATTATTTCTCGTATTAGCTAAGAGGAAATAGATTGGGTAAGATCCTGGCATTGCATTCTTATCAACTAGCTTTGTCTTACCGTTTCCATGTACATCAGAAATTGGAATGTCAATAAAGGAAGCGGTGGTATCAATCCCTAGGAGTTCTATATACTGCCCAGCCTCACCTAAGTCTTTTCCATCTGCCTTAAATACTCCATCCTGTAAGGTAATGACAGACTTAGCGAAATAAAGTCTATAATCACCAGATATAGAAACTCTGTAAGACATCTGTAGTTTTGCATCAGTCTCTCTAAGTGTCTTCTGTGTAATATTGACTGAACTACTATTTAAAGTAATTGATGAAATTTTTATATCGCATCTTGCAGAAAACTCAGACTCAGACTCATCAAGTGCGGATACCTGTAAGACGACATCACTCTTAGAAATACCAAGTAAGCTAGCATCAAATGACTTAACAGTTCCTTTCTTTACTCCTGTCTCCTGGAATACTGCCTTACCATCAACCCTTACGATCACTGTATACTTGCCGGCTGCTTTAGAGTCGACTTTATAGTAGATCTGGTTAATCTCCTTATTCCAGATTATTTCAGTTACTGGGTCAGTTCTATTAAAGGGATCAAGTATTAACACCTCTACAGTATTATTACTACCACCTCCACCATTACCCCATCCACCTGAGCCACCATGTCTAGCAAGCCAAGATACATTTTTCTTTAGTATCTCAATATCCTGCCTATCCTTGACAAGTGAATCTTCTATGGATATTGTTCCTTTATTGTCTGCTAAGATAGGGTTGTTTGTATAGATACCAGTAGCATCACTAGACGCTACTGGCTCCCATTTCTTAGTAGTCTTATTATATTTTCTTACAATTGCCATATAATAATTATAGTTTTATAATCGTTCCACCAGTATTATAGAGGTTTGAACTTAGGGCTGAATTAACGAAGTAGTCTCTATTCTCCTTGACTGTATCGCCATGTGTATAGATCTTCGCAAGGTCCCAATATCCGGCTGGTGATCCCTTCTCACTACCTGCATCATACATACCTCTGATCTGATACATGTAAGACTTGATTTCACCATCTGTTACCTCATAGACTGTATAGAACGGATAACTCTGCTCTTTTAGATTAGATGCTTTTACGTAGAATCTTTCCCAAGGTATATAATCACCAGCCAAGTCAGAGTTAGATTTATTCTTGAATCCTGTTGCCTGACACATTACATAACTAGGGGCATTAATATTATCAACTACCTCAATTCTACATCTAGCCTTATTATTAATTGATCTACCTCTTACAAAACTCTTAGCTGCCACACTAGAACCATCAATAGTAAGTGCAGTGCTTGAGTTATTATAAACTTCATCACACCAGTTTGATAGTTCTGACCACCTACCATTAAACTCTTCTACTGTTAATTGCATGAAAGGTTTAAATGATGCAACAGTACTAAACATACCAGTCTTTGGGTCATCAGTTAAGATATCATCAACACTGCTAGTACTTCCATCAATCTTCTTTGTGAGTGGATTGTATGTAAGTGGTGCATCATATACGGGTGCAGTAATAGCGCAAGTATGTTTATGACCACCCATCACCAAAGGAATACCCCAAAGTTTAAATACTCTCTGATATTCGTAGTTGTGATAACGATTCAAGTATGCCTTAGCTGTTTCACGAGGAGCTGCAATATTATTATCATAGTTCTTATAAGCAGAGTTTGATGTAATATTGAAAGGCATCTCATGAGTAAAGACGATACACTTATTACACTTACCAACTAGGGCAGGATTAAATCTCTCCTGTCTGAAATTAAAGTTACTTGGTATTGCAACTCCCTTCCAAGTCAGTAGGTCCTTGATTATCCATTCTTCTTCGATATCATAAATCTTAGAAGCATTTTTATTTTTTCCACCTTCTCTAAGTTCATCCTTGATACCGTAGATGGCATTGACTGTACTCTTGTCGAATTTCTTAGCTTTTTCTTTACCGGTTGAATCATATGTTACCTTATTAGATATTGTACGTGTTTCTGATAAGAGTGATATGAAGTGGAATTTACCATAATTGAAAGAATACAGTGATGGCATCTTAAATGAAACCTGCTGACCTTCATCTTTTGCTGACGGACCTGTAAATACTTGTGGATTTCTATGGTCTATCTCGAATGTATAGAAGTAGTCAATCACATACGTATTAATCTTCCAAGGTGACTCTTTTCCATTACCAATATCTCTCATTGATATAGGAGCAAGGTCATTATTTCCGATAGTTAACATTTCCTCTCTGTCATCAATTGGCTCATATCCATCAAAGTAGTCAATCCACTCATTAGATCTACTACCATTATAACAGATATCACCAGTATTAATAACGAAATTGAACTTACCAAATCTACCAGCAGTCTCTTCTTTCTTAATAAACTTAGCAGAGAGATTCCATACTTCATACTCTTCCCAACTAGCACCTTGTTGATCGGTTACCTGCAAGAAGTTAAATGTTCCAGCTTGTGCATCAGATATAACAGTAAACCTCCTTACCTTACTCTGATATACGCCTTCACTATCATCAGTCTTACTTCTAACTACCTTATATTCATACTCGCCAGGTTGAAGCCCAGATATAATTACTCTATGTGTTGTGAGGGACTGTCCATAAGCTGACTCCCATCTAACTCTATCATACAGGCTCTTATGTTCTCCGTATAATATTGGTGATGTATTTGGAGTTGTTGCAGCGGAATATACGGCGCCTGGTTTAATTGATTCTACCTTTGTCCAAGCACTAGTACCCTTCTTACGATACCAAATAAACTCATCATGATAATCCACAGAGTTCCAACAAAAACATCTAGTCGCGCCGTTTGTACCCGCTGTTGCCTGAATACCAAATGTACAGGTTAAGGTACTTGGATGATCAGTGCTAAAGAGTGTACGTGATGTTGCAATAGATTTACCCTCAAATGATGCGCGAGGTGTAAAGTCTTCTACTCGTCCGCCTATATTTGCACCACTGATATAAGATGATGCTAGGTACTTATTATTATTGAAACTGCCCACACCCTCTCTTGGATTAGACTGTGTGGTAGGGTCAAGCATATACCATCTTCTAAATACTACCTCACTCGCACTACGTCCCGCCGGTAAGATATAAGTTGCTTTTTCACAGATCGCACTATTATTAAAACTAGCAAGATCAATGAAACCCTTAGCACAATTACTTCCCGCTACATCAACTGGACTAGTAGTAGATGATGGGATTTCAGACTGTGTACCATCAATGTTATAGAAGTGCTCATCATCAGGCGCCCAACATAAGTAGAATACAGCAGATGATTGGTCAAACTTAATTAGTTCACCATTATCCTCTTTCCACTCCATATCAAAGGTCTTAACTTTCAAGGCAGTTGTATTAACATCCATTACTGAACATTGTGCACCTCTAATCAAGAAAGTACCGCCTGCTGGAATCTTACCCCACAGTTTAAGTTTCTTCCATACCTTATTAGATCCCATATAGAGAAGATAGAAACCATTTAAGTTAATATCCTCACCCTTACCTGTATCTTCTGTTGCGTATGGGTTACCTAGTTCTACGAAATTATGTGAACAAGGCTGATAATCGTGTGGTCCTCTAAGTGGGTCTCCTGCATTACTACCTGAGCCACCAAGATAGAAAGAATTAATTACAATACCTACCTTAGCAACTGCACCATCATAGTAATAGTTACTCTGTAATTCTGGCTGTCTATTATCAAGGCTATTATCATATACTTGTAGCTTACCCTCTGCATTAACCTTGACTGTATATTTAGCCTCTTCTGATCCCACTGGTACAAAGCCGATTGAATCAACTTTCTTCAGCTTACTATCAATCAGGCTATTTACTGTATCTTGATCCATATCCGTTGTTTCGTTATTATCTTCACTACTACCACCGCCAATAGATGAACCACTTCCGATAGGTATTAGTTTTCCTTTTTCTGTAAATATATATAGTTTAGTTCTGTCTGTACACCAAATAAGCTCACCTGGGATAAAGTTCTTTTTTCCCGCATCCATCTGTTCCCACGTACCCATCTTGATACTAATGTGGTTAACAGTTGGTTCTTTGGCCGTTGCATATTTTGGTTCTACCTCAGCACTATTCTTAATATCTTCTAATTGTTCTTTTGTTAGTACTTCTTCCTTAACAAGCTCATTGATGTAACCTGGCATTAGTGGGTTTGTTGTATTAGCCAGCTCAGTCCTAGTACCATCAGTTATACTACCACTGACTGCACCAAAGGACCTAATATTCATCAACACTTTAACCTGTTTCTGAAGCTCATATACTGCCTTCTGAATGCTGTATACAAGTGCAGTATTTGTGTCGTACTGATTATCTGTTGTATCTACCCAAAGTGCATTTACATCCTCGGGCTCTTTTGCACTAACTACAATACCACTTCCTTGACCAGTTAAACAAGTCCAGCCATTGGAGTCATTTTTGTAGTAAATAGAATCATCTTCCTTTACGTAGACAACTGATCCTTGTGCTTGTATTGCCTTATTTGTTTTTAAGTCAGCGACACGATCAATCTTCTTAATACCACCGCCGAAATCATAAGGAATCCACTCACCACCATTCCACTGATAGGTATGGATTTCACTAGGGTCATCTACTACATAAACGACAGTACCAATCTCCTTAAAGCTCTGTGGTATGTTATTTCTACTAGCTATATTTGGAACGGGTCTAAATGCGCCGAGAATATTTTGATCTATTAAGTCGCCCTGTGTTTTTAAGTTTTCTACAATCGGCGTAATCTGATCCAGACCAGACTTAACGGCGCTAATTCCGTTCGATGCATTAGTAGCTGTTGTTTGTGCGGATGTTAATCTTTTGTTCAGTAGTTCATAGCTTTCATAACTCTTCAGCTTAGCTATTTCACTTTCCTCAACTAGATCTTTACCTGGCACCTTACTAACCTTATCATCGAGTGCATTCTGAGTACTAGTAGATATTGGTTTGTCAAGATCACTAGTATTGTCAACATTACCTAAGCCAATATCAGACTTAGTTAGATCTATATTTCCTACTAGTGGATGACCATTGACTGTTGTACTCTTATCTACTTTCCCTGATAATGCGAGCTGTGTACGTGTTGAGAGCGGTTTATCAAGGTCACTAGTATTATCTACATTCTCTAGGCCGAGATCATTCTTATTCAGTACTACATTGTCGGTTAGTGAGTGCCCATTTATCTTTATACCTTCAATATTGATACTACTTGCCTTTAAACTATTGAGAGCTTCACTGACTGCTTCCTCTAGTTCATCCATATTTCTATTTAGATCAACCATACCAGCGGCAATGATAGCACCCATACTCTCAAGACCAAGTGTATCGCCTAGTTCATTAATTCTAGTATCTATCGATTGCTCAAGTGTTTCAAGCTGTTTGACAATTGCTTTATTTTGAACTGGATTTTCAGAGTTTGCGTCTAATATAGAATCAACCAGTCTCCTCCACTTACCTGTCTCTGTTGATATCTGATTTGTAGTGAGGAACTGATAGAGCTTACCATCCTCCTTACAAAATGATACGTGGCCATGATCAACACTAGTATCTGGGTAGGATTTCATTTCTTCCAGGGTATCAAACGAATCTCTTGCAAAGTTAGGTTTTCTACCTTGGTAATTAAAGTTATCACCTATATTTAGCATACTGTAATTTATATGTTATATCAACATTAACCGAATGACTGCTTGAAATTAGTAATCGTAACTGGATCGGTCAAGGTGTAGATATAGTAGCTTACACCATCGATAGTTCTTTCTGTTAATGTATATGAATTTATGTACTCGAAGTTATTAGCATCCTTGATTGTAGTTAACTTGCCGAAATCTTTAGGGTACATATAACAAGTCCTACTATTGACCATATTAATACCACTCCAAGTATAACCCTTAGACGGATTTAGTGCCTTTGTTAATCCAGTTGTTGTAGTAGGAATAGGATCACCATCAGCTAAGATTCCATAATAACAAGGATGTACTACTCTAACCGTATATGTAGCAGTGTAATCTTTTCCACCTAGCATTAATAAGAAGTTATACTCTCTATTACCACTCGTTCTCGGTGTGAATTGGTCTTGTACTGGTCTACTAAAAGATAGATCCGTGAATTGATTACCCTCAACGTCACAAATGATACTATCCTCTGAACTAAGATCATAAGGTGCACCACCCTTTGTGACACTCACCCTAAGATTTACTGTTACTTGGTCATTACTAACACCAACGATAGAGGGGGAGCCTGTTACTGTTACTTTGATAGGATTTAATACTCTATCAATATCATCAAGTACTCCACTATCTACTCTTCTCCAGTATCGGGTCTGTTTAAACTTTTCACCTGACTCACCACCAAAATATTCGTACCTCTTATAGACAGGCCCTGACATTGGATCATCAGGCGCACTTAGAAATCCCAACTGTACTCCACTAATTCTATGCTTACTATCTAGGGCATCATACAGCTTAGTAATAAGTTCACCTAGATTGTGGTATGGCCCGTTATTTCTTGGCCAGATTAAGTCAGCATTGTAATAATTAATTAAGTCAGACAATGGTGTACGTGTCTCTTTATGACCAACTGCATCTGTTATTGTTGCTGGGTATACGAGTTCATCACCATTTACTACTTTATGAATACTTGCCATCTTATGTTTTCTTTTTATTTATACTCAATCCCTAGATAATTACAGACACCCTCAACTATTACTTCACACAGGACATTCTTACCCCTCGTGCTCAGTAGGAATTCTAAATCTTCCTTATTATCTTGGAACATATTTTCTACTAATACTGCAGGACAAGCCGTACTCTTACATACTGCTAAGTCTGCGGTCCAATATAAGTGCTGTGGGTCTGGCGTTCTAACTTTCAGATTTCTCTTAAGTGCTGCCTCTGCCAGGTTTACTGCAAGTGTCTTACTAAGCCCGCCAGAATTTCCAGCAACGAAGACGGACCAACCTCTAGCAGTGTTCCATGTACGATTATTTCCTGCTGCATTACAATGAAGAGACACTAGGATACACTTTCCCTTCTTGTGTTCATTGTTTGCCACCTTACACCTAGCTTTAAGTCCAGGTTCTAGATCATCAGTAACAGTTCTTTGATGTACTATACCTAATTGATCAAACCTAGCTTCGATAAGACTTGCTAGCTCCCGAACCCACCTATACTCTCTAAGTCGATTATCAGGACTACACTTACCTGCAACATTACTACCGTGTCCACAATCTAATAAGACCTTTACCATAATTTTTACTGTGCTGTTATTTGTACTGGAATTGAACTACCTGTCTGTTTTAGTCTTGTTCTAATTACTTTATATGGTACTACTACGCCCACCTTGTTCTCTATCTTAACATCCTCCACAACCAAGTCTGTATTCAAGAAACCACCTACATACATTTTATTAGTTTGGCGATAGTATTGCGCAGGGATAATGATATATGGATACTTACCACCGCTACAATTAAATACAGTCTTATCGAGTGTACCAGATTCAACAAAACTAGACACTAACTTACCTTCTAGTTGACTGCTCTTAATTATACCACCACTAAAATCTAGTAGCTCTGATGCCCCTACAAACTTACGATATCTGAATTTATATATAGAGGTTGCTGATAATCGAAAACCACTCTTCGTAATAATCCTACAGTCTACAATAATATCAGAAGCAACTGTCCTAGTAACTAACTTATTATAAGTCCAACTACTTCCTCCAAAATTGAGAAAATTATTTACTACTGGACCTGGACGACTATCATCTATTAATTTTATAGTCATCTGTTTAATGCCGTCAACTTCTTCATCCAGTATACCACCTTCCCTACTTAATCCAATACTTACACTTGGGAACACTTTATGTCCCACTTCAAACATTGCCATACTTAAGTCAGAGGTTGAATAATAGGACTTATCTTTGCTTATGTTTTCTAGCTCCTTACCAAATGTTTCCCAAAGAGTTTTATCGGCCTCATCAATAACACCATCATTGTTTATATCAAATGCTTTATTCACATCAGAATTTTCCACCTTCTTTTCGATCAACTCTGGTAACTTATAAATAACTAGCTCCTCGACTACTTTAGGGTCAGGAATTGGATCTGCTCTATTAGTTAATCGTAATGGGTTAACCTTGTTTTTAATCTTAGACAACTCACTTTCTAATTTACTAACAAGACCGCCATTAAGAGCACCTAACTCCTTTACTGCCTTAGCTGATACTGTTTGGCCTTCGTAGACTTCCCCATCTACATTATCAACCACACAAGGTACCCAATGACCTGTATCTTCTAGGTTAGCACTCGAGTCATAGTAGTACCACTTCCTATCTAAGCAGACTCTAAATCCCTCTGGTACTGGCGTTCTCCAATCAAGTAAGTCTTTCTTAGTGAGTGCCAATCCTTGTCTACTATCTAGAAACTCCTTTGACTCTAATGTAAAATTTGTTCCAATATGTGCTGACATATTATCATTTTCTATTAATAATACCTCACCTAGTATCAGGTATTTCTACCCAATACTAAGTAAGATATAATATTTAATTAACGTACTTCTCTTAATAAGTAGTTCTGTGCATCTGGTAAGGTGTGAGGATTTTCATGGCTTACATAGTAATGCTCGTTGTTACTAAGACCGAAAGCATAACCTGCGAATACATAGTTAAACTCTTCACCATCACCTACTGATGTATCCCTGTACTTACTGTTAAATATATTATTAAAGCTAACGTACTGGAATGGTAATTCAGTTCCCCTATTACCGGTAAACTCCTTACAAGCCCTAAATGCACTACCTATGTTAGAAAGATTTGTGAATTTAGCAAAAGTATTATTAACTTGGAACTTATTTGCAGAGCTACCATGGAAGACTGGACGATAGAATACATAAGATACGTCACTCAAGGTTGAATTATTTATCTTATCGAAAATATTATCAATAGTTCCACCTAACGGAAGTACAATACCACTAAAGGTTTCATGCAAGCTAGATACATTAGGACAGTACTTGAAGAGGTTAAGAGGTACTACGTATGAAGTTCCTCCCTCAACTGTATAGTAGGATAAGAGCTTACAATTCTTAAACATACCACTTAAGTTTACACTAGTACCTTTCTCTAATGGTTTCAATAGGTATGGCGGAATACGTCCTCTTAGTCCATATCTAGAGTAAGTTGCAACACTATCACCACCATCATACTTATCGTTATTCTCCTGTCTACCACAATCAGCAAACATATAAGATACAGAACAGTTAGGGTTACAGTATCTTAACAAATCAGGCGAGCAACAATAATTAACAGTACCAGAAACCTCAGGACCATTCTCATTGCCAAACTTCTGTTTAACTCCAGTAGCTAGTGTATAAGAGTAGAGTAGTCCTGGTGTCTGAGTGTTATTGTCATCAAGATTCTCAACACCTGCCGTACCTCTAGACTTTGCTTCTGACTTTGACCAATCTCCATCAAATGTCCAAATCTCAGTATACTTTTTATCGTTCCTGGTAATTGGTACTAAGTTATTGTCATTATCAAAATACCAGCTAAAAGGCATATAGTCTTGATTATTCTCTCTGACAGTAGGTGATTCATATGCTTCCAGATTCGCATGTCTAAATAGGTAGTCTGCGTGTTCTATGTTCTTATTTACTAAGTCATATGAAATAGACACTTCCTTAACATAACCATCTCTCACTGGATCCACCTTACTACCTTCAGATAATTCACTAGATCTATAGAAACTAAACTCACCAGATAAGCTTCTTACTGCATATACTACATTAGATTGCCATACCTTGAGATCCGTTATTAGTTCATCACCACTAACATCTTCTCCTGTTGGTAACTCAATGTAAACTCTAATGCTTCTACTATCAATATCGGTATAGTTGCTAGTTACGTCTTTCAGTGACTTAGTTGCAGTGTCAAATATGTAGAACTTAGTCTCTTGTATGTCTCTAATACCCTGATAAGCCTCACCCTTTCTACTAATTTCTAAGTTAATAGAATTAGACTCAGACTTTCTTGGTTGGTTACTGAATTGACTAGCTACGTTTATCCACTTCTTACTACCAATACTGATCGCATTACTATCTACAAACTTTCCGGTCAGTGATCTAGGTAAATCTCCATACAGTGCAATTCTATACTTTGTACTAGAATCATCCATGTAAGAAGAACTAATACTTGCATCACTACTTAGTCCTCTCAAGTTCTTAGACACGATAGTTTTACCATGATATAGTAGCTTGTTTGGAACGCTAGTCTGTGTTAGGTAGTTTACTCTATCAGGATTTGCACCGAACAAGTAAGACACATCTTTTAAGTTTGTATTCTGTTCAAAGCACTCACCCTTCAGCTTGTACATAAACTTAGCATTATAGAATAAACCTACTACATTCTCAAGTAGCTTATTACCAGTAAACATATTTTTACCTGGTAGTTCTGGAATGTAATCATCTAAGAAGTTAGGCGCCTCTACATCAGAGAAGAAACCCGCAAACATCTTAAGATTAGGACAACCACTAACTATTCCGTATGGGAACTTATCACCAACAATATATTTATTATAACCAGCTCCACAGAAAGAAGTTAAGTAAGAACCTATTATCTCTTTACCCTTATAGTCAATAAAGAACAACTTACCATTGCTAGGTATGTAATACTCTTGTGTAGTGTTATAACCAAGACTCACTAAGTTAGAGAAACCACTAAAAGTATCCTGACTAATTGGTAGTTTAACCTTGACCTCTTCTCCTGCGACATCTAAGCTATTACAAACTATAAATGACTTCTTAATACCAGTTACACTAGATGGGCTGGCAAATAATGTTCTAGGATTTATTGTACCAGAACCATATGCACAGTTAAAACTACTAACTAAGTATGTAAGTCCCTCTGGAATTCTGAGAGTGTCGAAGTTGATATAAGAATTACCAGAGTGGAAGATACATCCACTACCGGCATAAACAGTTGAGCCCGTACTATCTAAGTAAGAAGATGAATAAACATTAGGTAAGTTCTTGAAGAAGTCAGTTAAGTTACCATAAAGCTCATTTGCTATATCAACTACAGACTTACTTGGGAACTTATTCTTCTGATCCTTAATAGTTTCTACAACGCCCTTACTAACAATAGCCGCCTCAGTTGTCTCATCAAGCTTGTTTAGAATTACGTCAGGGAAGAAGTGATTAATATTTTGAATCTTATAGTTACCAGTTTTTCTTCTAAACAAGTATCTATCCACTACTATAGGAGTATTTGTCCACATACCTTCCATATTCTTCAGATCTGTTAATGGGCTAAATAATCCATTATCCTTTAGTATCTCACCATTTACTACATAAGGTGAGAGTAGTTTAAATGGGATACCCTCTGTACCTGAAAATGAGAAAGTAAATCGAGCACTTACCACATTCCTTGCCCAACTAAACATATATCTGTTTGGAGGGTTAACCCAAGAGAATAGATCATTCCTACTACAATCACTAAATAAGTTATCAATCTTTGTAATATTAACAACCTGCTCTCCAACACCTAGTCTCCTTGGTCTTCCTGAATAACCAAGTGCAGTAAGTACATAGTAAACATCAAACGTAGTGATGGCAGTAGACCTAAAGCTATCAGATATATCAGATGCATTAAAGTCCATATTAGTTACTAGTGGAGTCTGAGCCGTCTCTTCCTGGAACCTCAATGAGTAGTTTGAAAAATCAGGATCACTTAGCTTAGTAAGATTAGATCTATCTACCTCATATGGCAACTTAGTTCTATTGCTCTCCGATACAGTACCGTATGTATTTTTAGACGAGTCGTATCCATGAACTGTAAAACGCTTACAACTATTGAACATTTGACCTGTCTTGACTACTACGTGACCATATACCCTAGAAAGGTTTAAACAACCATCAAAGTTTAAGCTTAGTTTTACTGGATTCTCTTCATCATTTGCAAACTTAACCTCACTTAAGTTTTTCATCTGTCTCAAGTCAACCTCTAAGTTAGGGTTGGTGAAACGACTAAGATCTAAGTAGTTCTTGTTAAATGAAGTACCATACACTACAAACCTAACCCCAGTATTTCTAAGATTGAGATTAACTAGGTCTGGGAACTTATCGTCTTTATGTGCACCCCAAATATTTACAGTATCATAATCAGATGGGAGCATGTTAACTGGACTTTTTAAGATACTATCATTATAATTACTAGAACTATCTGCATCAAATACAAATGAATTCTTATCTAAGTAAAGTCCCGCTACACCTGGGCCACCTTCACTTGGGTCATCATACTTAGCACCTGGAAATCCGCTATCATCATAATCTCCCCAATTAGGCGCCTCTTTTTCAGGAAGATCTAAGTTCTCGGTTGAATAGCTTGCCTCATCAGGTCTACCACTAAAGATGATATACTCAAGATTAATACAGTCATGAAGATCTAAGTTCTTTATCTTCTTACTACCAGCCAGATTCAGGACTCTTAAGTTTCTACATCCAGTTATAGTAACAGTTTCTAGATTTTCCAGTGACAGTGTAATTTCTCTAACTCTATTATTATCAGCACACTCAAATCTTGTGAACTTTGGACAGTTTACGATATCAACAGACCTAAGACTTGGTTGTGTACTATCGAGCTTCAGTGTCTCAAAGTTACTACAGTTCTTTATTGATACTACTGTCAGATCTCTACATCCAGTTAAGTCAATTGTATTTAAGAAGTTCTGAGTATTTAGGGTAAGATTATTAATTCTAGACCTCATTACCTTTAATGAACTTAGTGATACATTAGGCAGTGATACAGAGGTTACACAACTATTACTAATATCAATCTTCTGTAGCTTCTGGAACTTGGTCTCATTAGTAGTATTAGAGTTACTATCTAAGATGTTAAAGTTAAGATTAAAGTTCTTTGTTGCTAAGGTGCTCAAGAAGTTAGTATTTGACAAGTTAATCTCCCTAAGCTCAGCAACATCTACATTATCTGCAAACAACTGACTTAAGTTAATTGGATTATCCTGATTAAATCCCTGTGCACCGCTCAAGTTTAAGTTAGTATATTTCATAAGACTACCTGTTATACCACCAACATTTGCAGTAGTTAGTGAGGTACTTCCATTACCAATTGACAAGATAGTATTTGAAAAATCGAGTGTATGTACCTTAGCGTTATCTGTTCCACTAGTACCATCACCGAAATATACAAACGAGTCACCATACTTTTCAGGCCTACAGAAAGATGAGATTGTCTTGCTACCTGCTACGTTTGATGACATAATGACAGGCGCTTCTACCTTAATTGGCATAGACTTTACTGCATTACTTGAATTAATCTTCACCGTTGAAATACCATAAAAATCAGATGCCAAATTAGTAGTCTCTGCATTTGTACTATTTTCCATCTTAAGCCATTCGAATACGCTATCAAGGAAGACAATATGCTTTCTTAACCACTTACGAGCCTGAATGATTCTTCTACCATTCAATTTGTTCAACTGATTAATAGGTGTACCACTCTCGTTTCTATAGTCTTGTAAGTACTTAGCGTTGTATGTAAGATTAAATAGCAACTCACCACAACCTTCTGTCTGAGGAATGAAGTACTGATCTATGAAATAATCTGCCAAGCTTGTATACGGCTTTCTAGTATTCGGATTAATCACGGTCTTCATCTTTGCGTCGAGAAGATTGCGAAGTTTACACCATGCATCAGAATAAATTGACTTCGTATAACTCTGTCCTGCACCTGGCGCTTGATGAATTGCCTTCTTTCCAAACAATGACATCCAGAGTTTATTCGCAAAACCTAAGACGACGCTATTCTGACCGTCTATTTTATCCGTTACACCATAGCCGTTTCCACTATTAGATAAAGGGGAGAACCACAAATCCTCTGACACTGCAATAGCCGCCTGATTGTTTCCACCAAGTCCAGTATCACAGTCATAAATACCTAAGACAGCCTGATTATTTGGGTCACTCTTGTTTACTTCATTATACCTACCAAACCACTTAAGAGGCATGTTTTTCTGGAAGTTATCAAGCAAGCCGAATAAGTTAGCAATACTGAAATACTTATACGCAGAATCTAAGTTCAGGTAGTTCGTAATATCAATATCATCATCGTTCTGTGCAAACCTATTCTCTTGACCCTCTACCTTTCTCCATACATAAGACTTACTCGTTGATCCTGGTACTACTGCTTGTATATATTCGTACTTATCATAAGAGTCTGCGAAGAAATCCTTGTTAATATTAGCTGCATCATTACTATATCTTTTCTTGACTGCATCCAACTTAATAATCTCCTCAGCTAGCTTATTAAATCTTTGTACTTCGCTCGGTTTTGTTGCAACTTGATCTTCCGGTTGTCCTTCGTATGGTTCCTTAATATTCAATTCTAAGTTAATATCATTGAAGTTAGGGTCATTCTGCCAGAACAATGCACCGTACAATTTATCTCTTAAGTATTGTTCACTTCCATCAATGTAATCAAGTTGTGCACCACCTTCTACTGCATTTGTACCATCTGATCTAGTACCGCCAAAGCCAAAATTATCCTTAGCCTCAATCCAGTAACCACCAATCCTTGTCTCATTATAAGTACAACCTGTCTCAAAGAATGGGAAAGTACTACCTACTTCAAGCTTATCAATTAAAACTGTTGAACCATTTTTTGTCTTTTTGATAGAGTTAATTACCTTATAGCCGAGATTTCTATGCGCATCACGACCTAAGATAAACTGATAGATACCAAGTGAGTGAATACTAGTACCTGTATTCTTATCGTTTGTTCTTAAGATTACAAATACTGGGAAACCCTCAACCGCATGCTTAAGTGTTGCCTTCTTAAATTGATTCTTATACCAAGAGTCATTAAAAGCCTTAAGTACATTTTCATTGAACGGTAGATACTTAGATGCCTTTGTAGTGTCATCGTATCCAAGTTCCTCATTAACAAACTTACCAACAGCTGCATTAATTGAATGACTTGAATCTACAATATCAGCCTTCAATGTATACTTCTGCTCTGGTAACCAAGACTCTTTAGGAATAAATACAGTACCTTCATCGAACTGTATATTGAGGTTCTTGATATTATCTGCCAACGTTGAAGTACCTTGTATTGATACTGTTGCCGTCATTGGTTTATCCCTATCACCACCACACATAATACCACTCTTTCCATCGTAGTACTGAATTTTTGCAGAGACACTAGGAAGAGAATTACTATCTTTTCTCTTAGGGCTAGTAAAGTTATCCCAGGTCCAGCTGTTCTCACTACTAACATCTAAGAATACGATAGGAATAGGGATAGAATAATTACTTAACTCTCCGGCAGGCTTAAGACTACCAGCTGCAATAAAGTTAGATACATTATAAGAACTATTTGTATTATTCCATAACCAAGATTCACCTGGTTTGTTTGTATCCAAGTTGTATTTAATGAAGTTTCTTGCTAGACCTTCCTCTATGTATCTGTTATCTGGTGTTCCCTTACCATCTGCATCGATTACATAATGAGAAAGGGACATATTATTTAGGTAGTTGAACAAAATGTCATAGTCAGTCAATGCAGTAGTATACATCATCAACCTATAGACATTAATATCTGCGAAAGAGCTATATACTGAACCCTTCTTAGAACATCCAAGTAAGATACTCTCTTTTGCCCAATCACCTACAAAGTCAGAGATAACAGCAGCACTTTCAATAACACCATTTACATAGATCAGTACTCGTCCCCCCTTGTATGAAATAACAAGATCTACGATTTCATCATCCTGTAAGTTAATAGTGTGTGAAGAACTAGATGTACCGCCAGACTTAATTTCAAGATCATGTACCCTTAGCAAGATACCAGACAGTAATGTACCATCTTGTGCAACCTTACCTAGTTGAAATACAGCTCTATCATCGTCTGGGTGGTAATCTGCTTTATAGCATAAGTTAATAGTAAATTCATTCCCTGACTTAATAAAATCATAGAACTTACCGTCTGTGAAGTTGCTATAATTCCATCCACCTACCTTACAGTAAGCTCTGTTTTGAAGACGGATATGGCTTGGTTTTGTATCTGATATAACTACACCACTGTAACTATTAGTATCAACAAACTCTGCTGACTGTTCTACACTAACCTTTGTACCATTATATACATAACCATTACAAGTTGAGGTAATACTAGAATTATCTCTTGACTTACCAAATGCAATGATATCCGTTACAAGTGCTCCTGTTTTTGGTGTATCTAGTTGAGTAAAGTTTGGTCTTCCCACCTCTGCATAGTAGGTTGCCCCAATATGCTCTGTGTGTATGTCAGTCCAAATTTCAACCCTAATCTCTAGCTTTGTACCTTCACTAAAAGAACTAACAGATAAGAAGTTGTCATTGTTAAGTTCATTAAATGAGAATACTTCACTTGGCGTCTTACTAACACTACCACCATTACCTGATACCTTGATAGAATAGTGATAAGACTCTGATGTATTTGAGTAGTAGACAGTGAAAGGTACATTAAGTGACTTGTCCTTGTTGATCAATACTGCATCCTCTAACCTTGTTGGTAAGATTGATGAGATTGTCATATTATTACTTGTCACTACTAAGATTGTTCTAGTCTGCAAGCTACTTAGGGTGCTTATCTTCTTACTAACTAATCTTGCCTTAATCTCATTAGTATTATTACCTAATGTGATATCATTGTCTGAAAAACCAAGTCCACCCTTACCTAGTTGAACATTATATGTATACTTGTGATCTATTTCATCAACAATTACATCAAATGAATACTTATCTTTCGTACCACTAGCTCTTACTACATCTATCTCAAGTCTATAATCACCTGCTACACCTGATGAGTATTCAAAAGACATTTCAGAATCTCTATTACCCTTCTTGAGATCTTCTATTGTTATCTTCTGTTCCTTCTTAGCAGACAAGTTAACATTTGAGAAATATATAGTGCTACTCCAAGATATAGTTGTAAATGTAGAAGGGTTATTAGCAGTTACAAGCAATGGAAAGGTAGTAACGATATTATTATTCTTCAGTATACTTCTGTCGATGTTCATACCGTTAGTACCACTTACTCTTTTAAGCGTATAGATATTAGAAGTTGCCTCAATGTCCCAGTTCTTGGTACCACTGATTACTTTGATACTAAGACCTTCATCGCTGTTGAGAATAATAGGATCTGAACTAGCCTGCTCCTGTGACTTGGAATTAACCATAATCTTGGCAGTACTAGTATCCACACCAGTACCACCTCCATTACCACCATTACCTGAACCACCTCCACCGTGAAGGGCAAGCCAAGCGACGTTACCCTTCAAAGTTTTGATGTCATCAGTTATATGCTCGAGGACATTTTCTACGTCAGTCACTTCTGCAGTTTCTTCACCTTCTGACTTAACGATCTCTCTAAGTTTTTCACTACTTGTTAAGATCTGATCAGCTTGGGAAGATGCAAAAGATTCCCACTTACTCTTGCCTCGATTATATTTCTTAATAGTTCCCATTAAAATACAATATTATATTTAGTCCCGATACCTTCACCGAGATCTATTGACTGTTTACCCAGTGACTTAATATCTTCTACCCTAGTTGCATCATTCCAGTTATTCCAAAGATAGGTAGTTGTATTTGCTGTTAAGTCTACATCCCAAATACCGGTTATCTGAATTGACTCAACCTCGATACCAGTTGCAGTCAGTTTATACTTAACATATGTAGGGAAGTGTTGTGCAATACCTTCCTTATCTTTACCAGTTCCTTCTTTGCCTGGATAATACTTCTGAAGCCAAGCGATTTTTGTGCTACTAGGTATTTCCTGATTACTTACTAGTTTATAACCTGTTGCCTGTGACATTACGTATACAGGCGCATTTATTTTTCCTACTAGTTCATATCTCAGGTTAGTATTAGTAGCTGCATCGCTTGGGAGAGAGGTAACTTGAACAACAGGCTTACTACTTGTCTCGCCCTCTACATTACCACTCATCAAGTCAACACCACTAGCAGCTCTATTACCAACAATATAATTCTCTGGTGCATCATAGATAGGCCTTGACATCGAATAAGTATGTTTGTGTCCACCCATAACAAGTCGGATACCATACTTCTTAAATAATCTTGACCATCTAAAGCTACCACCATTAGAAGATACACCATTTAACTTTGAACCGCCTCTATCTGTCTTACTTTTATACTTATCAACAGTAACGATAGTAAATGGCATTTCATGGGTAAATACAATGGTCTTATAACAATCTGATGGCTGAAGTTGTTTATTAGTATCGGCCTCAATTGTTGCTAAGTTTGTTCCCTTCCACAATAACAAGTCCTTTCTAAACCAATCTTCTAGTTGACCAAGACACTGAGATAAAAACTCCTTACCAATATCCTGAGTAAGAGATGTATATACTGTTACTGTATTTGATCTAAACTCTGAATTGATAGATACAAAATGATAATCTCCGAAATTAAATGAATAGAGAGATGGCATATAGTATTCGAAACCATATGCATTGCCACCTACCTGACCATCTTCGATTAGCCCTGTTATATACTTAGTGGTGTTATTCTTATTAAACAGTCTTGCACCATTTCTGTACTTAAAGATAGCTGGGTTATTCTCATCTAGTTCAAAGGTATAATAGTAGACAACGTTGGTATGATTGATTTTATAAGAACTAGGAATACCATTACCAAGCTCATATTCATTCTTACCACACAAGTCATTATTACCAATTGTGAACATCTCTTCCTTACCTCTCAATGCAGACCTACCCTCATAGTAATCAAGCCACTCATTTTCACGGTTACCACTCTGAGTAATGTCACCAGTATTAATAGTAAACAGTGACTCATTCTCCTCAGCGGCAATAAAACTAGCTGACTTCTTCCAAGCGATATACTCCATATAGTTGAATCCTTGCTGGTCAGTTACCTGTATAAATGAATAACCTCTTGCATTGATCACACTATCTGCATATACTGTAAATGTAAGGATATCGCTAGTATAAGACTCATCACCTTCACGTCTTACTCTGTATTGATAAGTACCTGCCTCTAAGTCTCTGATAATTACCTTATGTGTTGTTACTGCTACTCCACTTGTTGCAATCCATCTAATTCTCTTATACTGATTGATAAATTTCTTAACATTAGAGTCCCCAGCATAATCACCACCAGTCTTAATGCTATTCTCTGTGATTGAGCTTAACTTTGTCCAACCTGCACTGCTTGTTTTCTTATACTCAACAAATTCATCATAATAACCAACAGATATCCAGTTAAGACATCTACTAGCTTTCTTTCTTCCTGCTTCATTATGTGTTGCTTGTCTACCAAATGTTAAGTTTACATAATTAGGCTTGCTTGGGTCAAATGTAGTGTTGGTAGTAAATAAGTTCTTACCATACGCAGAAGACCTAGGCGTAAATCTAACCTTATCACTCTCCTTGAAATATGACTTAAGTACGTTAGTTTTATCATCATGTACAGTTAAGTCGATGTATGTCCAAAGCGCCTTACTATTCCTAGCACTATACGCCTTATATGCCTGCGTGGAAGGATCTAAGTAGTACCACCTAAAGAATAAGCAGTTGTCCATCTTACTAGTAGGGGCAATATCTACACTCTGACCACCCTCACCTGCACCTGTTCTAATACCAACAGAATCAACATAACCAGGTATTACATCACTACTATATGGGGTTAAGAAATCTGATAGGTCTGATACTGGATGAAGTGCCTTGTCTGACTTATAGATCTGAATTGTTCCCCCAGCATCTACACTACCCCAGCACAAATAGAATGTACTACCAGTCTGATCAAACTTAATTAATTCACGGGCAGGATTAATCTTACCAGTCTCAGTGTTTCCCTTATACCACTGAAGATCGTATGAATCTACGTTAATGATAGTGGTGTTAGTTACATTAGAGCATTGTGCACCTCTCACCAAGAAAGTACTCCCCGCCTTAATAGTACCTACTAGTGGTAACCACTCCCAATTAGATGTACTACCTGGTCTATATAGAAGGTAGAGTCCGTTTAAGTTAATATCGGATGTTGATGAATTACTTAGCTCTACGAAATTATGTGAGCAAGATATAAAACTATGCTCATCATTATCACCTCCGCAAAACACAGAGCTGATATTTAGGAAGTGACTAACATAGTTTCCACCCTTACTATCACTATCTGGCTGGCCTAAGTCAAGTCTATCGTTCCTATATATAATTAAGTTGCCATTCTCATTTACCCTGGCACTATATTTATTGCTTGCTAGGTCTACAAAATCAAGGGAGTTAAAATCGATTCCACCCTCTATTAATTTTCTTAATTCTTCTGCTGACATATTATTATTTTCAGTAGGATTTGTAACTACCCCTGATCCACCAGTTGTAGAAACCTGTTTAAATTTACCCCCTATGTAGATGAATAAGCTACCCTCTTTATCCTTTCCTTGATCTGTTATCCAAATGAGCTCACCATCTATTAAGTTCTGGTAGTTAGTCTTAAAATTCTGGGCAGTATCTACCTTAATACTAATGTTAGGTACTGTATGTTTCAGCGCTTCTGTAGTAGGCCTGATAGTATCTCCCTCTGCTTCACCTGTTCCTGGATTGATTAGACCTGTTGTACCAATCATCTTATGTCTCCAGGAATTACTTGAATCACCTGCTACTACACCATAATTTAAGATCCCCAGTAAGCTCTCTACCTGTTTTTGAAGACTAGCGACAGACTTATTAAGGCTTGCTATCTCCTCTGAACTTGCATCAATATCCCTACTAACATGGCTACCTGTATCGAACCAAATCTTATTCTGATCTCTTACTGCCGGCTCATTATCAGAAACTACTATGTCCTCTGATGATATCTCTTCCCAACTGCCAAGATCTGATTCAACAACTTCTGCTTCATTCTCAAACAATGTACCATCTATGTGCTTAAACTTGACACACCTATAAGTAGTACCAGTTTCTCTTACATAACAGATCGATCCAATAGTTAATCGGAATGCGGGTATATTACTCAGGTCAGTTAATGTATCTACCTCTTTATGACCACCCTTTCCATATATTGCTTGATGTGTTGGGTATTTATCAAGGTCTGTAAAAGGTACAATAGGGGCTGATATGTTTGTTCCTCTTAATTCTGACATATCTTAAAAAATTTCTCTAATATCATTTATCTTGACAACCCTTAATTTTCCCAGGTCTATCAAGTCTGTTCCATTCCAGAATAGTGTTGAATATTCAGGCAGCTTAACATACATAGATTTCTCCGTCATATTCTTAACAACACCGCTAGTATCTGAATCTGCCACATATAATTTCTTGATAGACTTGATATAATAGATTCCTCCCTGTTTCATACCAGATGTCGGAATTTCATCAAACATTCCATCAAGATAAACAATACCACTAGTTTTAAAGTCGAGCAGCTTGTCTTTTAATTGCTCCTCGATATTATGGTTTAAGAGGTCGTTTAAGTGATCGTCCCCTACACCATTAATAACAATACCGTCAAAATCACCAAATACATAGTTCTGTCTGAAATCGAATATCTTAATTGGTTCTTTCTTTAGGTATACAAAATACTCTTCGCCATCAATTACATAATGGTTGTCATAGATAATATAGTCCTTTAGGTAATCAATGCCATGATAATCGTAGATGTGATCCAAGAAACCATACTTCTTAGGATAACAATAAACAGTCTTAGATAGTTCCTTTATATCAATGTCAACCCATTCTAAGCTTCTACGATTATTTAGTTTTTTCTTCTCTAGTCCCTTAATATTCTCTACACTAGGTGTCCAATCAGGTGTAACTCTTCCATAATAGAAAATGTAGCCAAAACGAATACTTACTTTTTCTCTTATGTGCTGAAAAACTCCCTCTGCTAATTCTACCTTACTTATTACCTCAATATCCTTGTCGGTAGTTAGATTCTGTAGCCTATACTTTCCACCACTTAATGTAATCTCTTGTCCATCTATAGAATAGCTGCACTTACTACTTATATCGTTCCCAGCATGATCTAAAGTTCTAATGCTTAAGTTTACATCTTTTACATCACCAACTTTAAACAAGAAACCACTATCACTGGTAATCTCAAGCCTATCATTTCTAGATAAGATATTACCAAGTAATGTCTGTACACTATCTGTTGAGAAGAATTCGTCCTCTCTCTTACATTTTCCATCCCTATAGAACCAACGATAGCCAGTCTCTAGGTCGATGAAAATAAAAGGACCGCCAGTAATAAGTTCAATCCGTCTGTTAGCCTCATTCTCTGGCTTATAGACATAGTACCACTTATTATCAGGGTCTTTGTAAATATATAACTCATTATGAACTAGTGATGAAACATCTGCGAGTGATTCTACTACTTTTCTAACTACTACAGATCCACCTGCACTAATTATTCTATAGCAATCTTCACCAGTTCCATCTTTAATACCAATAGCTACTAAAGTCCCGATATCTGTTTTCTTATCTGGGTCCTTCTTGTAGTTTAGCATTACTACCTCACCTTTCAAAAATCCCCTCTCGTTAAGTCTAATTACTGCCACTGCTCTAGACTCTTCGATATACTTACTACTGGAGACTTTAATTCTATAGTCTTTGTTCATTTTTAGTTCTGATTGTATTTTAAAGAAGAACAGGGGAAGCTTAGTTGTAAATCACTTATACCTCTAAACTTCCCAATGTTCTAGTCATATATAAGACTTCTACGTGCTCTCAACTACTATTTAGTCAATTTCACATCTACATCGAAAATAATAGTGACCTGATTACCCTTACCATCGCTAATCCTAAAAGAATCGATCGTCTTTATATCTTCCTTCTTACCTGCAAACAAAGTACAGAAGTAATAGTTAAAGATATTCTGACCAATTATATCTCTTGACCTGTTAGTAATAGGATATAGTGGGTAGTCATTACTTGATTGTATCTTTTCGATAATCAAGGTATTACTACTCTGTGTTCCAAACTGTGTACCAGTGCTTGTCGGTAATTCAGCAGAGGCAACATAAATAGGATATATGGCAGTCAGTATTGAAAGTAGGTATCTACTGTAGTCACCCATATTATCAAACAAACTCCTAGTAATGGTCTCGACATCACTCTTTATCTTAACCGTCAAGATATTACTTTCTTCGGCACCAACAAATAACCTAGACTTTACATTGTCCATTGTATAAGTTCCATCTTCCTTAGTTGGAATGTAAGAAACGATAATACCATGAGTGTAAGGTTCTTGTAGGAATGATGGATTTTGTTGAGCTGTGTCATAAACTATCTGACCAGTCTCTTTTCCCTCAGGTGCAAACCTAATGGAGAAGTTATCAGGCACTCTATCTTTTGACAAGTCTAAGATTTTTGGGAGATTGGTTGAGTTACAGAAGTTTTCGGTACTACTACTTGATGGTTCTAACTCAATTCCACCATTATAACCAACTCTACTAGCCCTACTTGCAAAATCTACCTTCAAGAATTTCTTACCAAATAGACTCTCTACTGTAATTGGATTTAATATGTTTTTCTCACTATAAGGACGTTTATCGTGTTCCTGTGTGATGATATTATTTTCAAACAATGGATTTAGTTCTATTGTTTTCTTACCACCACTCGCCGGAATAATGCCACTAAACTCTTGGCTAAACGTATGATAATCTCTACTGCTCTCTGATCCAACATTGCGCCCAAAACCTATATATAAATCAAATACTTCTTTCGTCGTTCCTGCTATAAGATTGACGACCTCCTGTGGATAAGAATTATTGCCTATCCTTATATTTCTATTACTGTCTAAGATAAAATTATCCTTGTCAATATATGATTCTATCTCAAGTGTACCTATGTAGTGCTCATCATCTCGAGAAGTCAGTTGGTAAGTGTCTGGTGCCTTATACTGAATTTCAATAGGTCCCTTGTCATACCTATTTAAGTATACCTTATTATCTTCAGGCAACTTAAAACCTTTTTCACCTCTTAATACTCTAACTTTAAAGCTCTGACCAGGTACTGAAATATCAACTAGTAACTTCTGATCTGGTAGTACGTAACGATGGTTCTGGGTTGGTGGTGTAACATAGATTTTATTATTATACCTTGGCTGTGAAAATATATTTGAGATAGACACTCTAGGTACTATCAACCTATTATACACATTATACTCAATCTTCTTACCTGTGCCAACCTGTTCAAGCTTAACAGTATCTATGACTGGTATTGGATAAGACTGATTTATCTTGCTTGGGTACTCTTCATACACAACGCTTTCCTTAGTATAACGATAACCTTTATTACTACCATCATACTTGCCACCAACCTTTACCTTATTACCAACAAAACCTGATAAGTCAACCACAGTATTCCTAACAGACTTACTACTAACTGACGTACTTAGTTTTGTTTCAATACTAGACTTATACGCAAAGTTGAAACTATACTCCTTTTCTTCGATGTTATAGGTACAGAAAATATCCTTCCCCGATCCACTCTTTATCAGTGCACTACTAATAGGATCATCACCAAATAATTCAATACTAGACTTAAGTGTTTCACCTGTACTTGTAAGAGATCCCAAGTCCTTACCGTCTTCACTAGGAATACTATCTATATAATACCTCCTAAGCTGGACAGTTTTACTAATGGTTGGATCACTCTTGTAGGATATATTAATCTCAGTCTTCAAGTTCTGGTATGGTGTTCTAAATGAATTCTTCTCACCTCCCTCAAATACTAAGTAGACTGGAACATATTGACCAGGTGCAGTTCTATCAAATTCAACACTCAATGTATTTTTCAAGACCTTATTAGTATCATCGATAAAGTGTAAGCTATCATTCCCACTTAGTGTAACGACAAACTCCTCTGTACAACTAACAAATATTCGATAGATGCCGATGTAGTCAAGGGGAAGTACGTTAATACCATTCCACAACTTATTATCGTCTGTTCTAACTAATATATTATCTTCAGAACTTTCAGACTTTACTCTCGTCCTTACATTAGCAGTCGATACACCATTATTCTTCATCATCAAGTATTTCCAGTCTGATAGTAAGTCCTCTACCTTTATAGTATTATCTCTTACCCTATCTACTGTAAAAATATTTATAATGTCATGTGTCTTTACAGGGTTAGCTTTGTTCTTCAATTCAATCTTATACTGAGCAGTCGACAAGTCTTTATTAGAATTAGATACTACAAACTTTCCATCACCTAGGTCAAGAAATTCAGGATTCAATAAGTTATCTGGATTACTAGACACTACCTGAAGCTTATTATCACTTCTTATACCTACTTCTTTCCAATGTGTGTAGTCATCGATTGGCTTAGATAGTGCAATTACTGCAGATTCACCCTCACTTCTGAAATCAATATAGTCATTTTCACTGTCGTATGGCTTATAGGTATTAACTAACATCTTGAATTTCTTAGCCTTTCTAATACCTGACTTAATTTCACCAAGTGTTATTATATCACCTACTGAATGTTTTACTAAGTTACTATCATTGTTCGTATACTTATCAAACTCTTCCTGCTTATCAAATTCAAAATCAAGACCACTATTACTTGCAGAGGTTACACCATGATTTCCAGTTAGTTCTATCCACTCTGGCTTCTTGTTTTCTACATATACCTTAATCCGGTCTATCTTAAATCCCTGTATACAATAGAATTCTTCAACTATCTTATGATCATTTATTGCAGACCTCAGCTCTATCTTCGCCTTTATTATATCAGGCATGTTAGAACTATTAGTAGGAAGCCAATAACGATCTGAGTTATTTTCTCCCTTAGCAGTAATTATCACCCTATACCTGAACCATCCAGCCTTCTTAGTACTCTCAACTGCTGATTCTACTTTGATATTAAAAAACTCTTCGAGCCTTCCACTCTCTAGGACAATACTATTCCTAGGTATATTCTCATCTACTAAGAACTCAAACCAATGCTCTGCTATATCTTGGTTATCTGTATTCTCAAAAGTCTTTCCTGACCAGTCAAACATATAGAGCCTCTTAAGACTATTATCGTTCTCCTTTAAGAAATACTGAGTTGAGCTAGTAAGGGTAGAATAAGAGCTAGATGATGTATCCCTTGCCATAACCAGATCAAGCTTACAAGATCCAGCACTTGCATACATAACATCCCTCCAGTTTGTATTGTCGATCTCACCACTAGTCGGGGCTCTCTTGAATGTAATACTACCTATTTCAATTTCTGTCTCAGTACTAGGCATGTCATAAGAAGTAATTGATATCTTCCCCGACTCACCAACTGTTTCTACTATCTTTCCACTCCGTCTATCTACAAAGTTGACAGATTCATTAAAGAAACTATAACTACAAACCCAAGTATTATAGCCCTCTACTAGTTTCTCGGATGTTACATAGTAGTCTGATTTCTTCTTACCAATTATACCATCTAAGTGACCTACAAAATTACCTTTACTGTTTTTCACAAGGCTATTTGTTCTAGTGAGATCTCTGATGGCAAGAGGTAGTGATGGTCCCTGTACACAATAGAACTGTATCTTATTGTTAGGGCCAAGACTAATAGTACATGACATTAAAGTACTAGTACCACCTGACATCGGAAACCAAGATGAGCCTGTATTTTTCCCACTAGTTCCTATCTGTATTGAGTATGGATGTGCACCACTCTTAGCTTCTTCATCTAGCTTAGTAATAATCGTACCAAAATATTCATTCCACTGTGGAGAACTTGGAGTAACTTTAATACTGTTCAAGTCAACTCTCTTCTTAAGCTTTACTATAATTTCATGATACCTAGTAAGACCACTCCTTGATGTACCTACTGCATTACCATCACTGTCGAAAAGAAATACCTGCTTTCCATCTTCAAATAGGTTGGTAGAAGTACTTGGTTTACCCCATGTTGAATACTGATATAGGTTAATCTTGTTTGATACTAGTGGAACAGGTAGACCCTCTTTCATCTCATCTTTAAAATAGAGCTCCCCTTGAAAACTAGTAGTAGATGAATCCTCAACCCCAATATACTCAATAGTCCTGTTATCGACTATCTTGAATTTTTCTTGATCAATACTACCTAATCCTTTTAATACTACATTACTTAGATCACCTTTCACATTCTCCTTCTGTAGTATAAACTTTCCCTCCTTTACTTCATAGAGGTCATAAATAGTCTCACCACTTAAAGTAACAGTTCCAGAGGTGCTAGGTAGGTAATAGTTCTGAGTACCATCACTATCTTTATAACCTACTAAGTTACTTGAGTAGATATTGATTTTCTTGTATCTCTTATAATAACTACTACTAAATATCTTCTTACCATCTTTATTCAGGTAGGTAGGAATATTATTAGTACTTATTTTATTTCTGACGTATTTTAGATATGAATTCTTAGAAACTAGCTCATCTTCTCTACCATCAGCTACAAATATATTAGTACCTACCACATTAGACTTACTCTCTAGGTATTTCTGATTCTTACCTTCTACCCTACTTACAATATTAGCAAGCATGGTGAGAGGAAACTTGACTGTAATATGATTCAATCCACTACCTGTTAAGTTAAGCATTGAACTATCTTCACCGTACAATACTAATGCAGGGCCCTCTACTACTTCATACAAGCTATCTTCAAATAAGTAGATAACAAATGGATTACTACCTGTCTCCTTTCTCAACTCTTTAGTACCTGGGAAAGTAAGGTCCATAGTTTTTCTCTCATCATCCCAGATATAATTAAACTTACCTGATACTACCTGTCTCTGAGAATTTACATCAAGTAGGAGGTCTTTTTTCAACAGTGCACAAACTTTATACTCACTAAAGCTCATTGTTATACCCACTGTTCCAAGCCTACTCAAGAAAGACTCGCTAAATTTTATTTTCATATACTACAAATAATTTACAAGACTACCAAGCCTATAGAACACCAGACCACAGAGACCACCAATTATCTCAAAGTCCGTCAAGGAAGTAGGAAGAGTATTTCGCCTAAAGTAAGCTAAAAAACTCCTCTGCAAGTCTAAGATACTGTTAGTTGAATTAATGCTATTATCTATCATCAACCTCTTTCTATTACCAGGTACCTTATATTCCATAAGTGCATCTAAGTTGTTATAGTATGTACTTAGATAATCACTAGCCCCTGATGTCATGAACTTTCCATCACTGTCGAATAATGTATAAGTGATTTCGCTCAGTCTATCAGGGTTTGGGTTCTTTACAATTAAGACTTGATTATTTATAAACATTACGCCACCTAACTCACTAGACCTAATTAGTACTGTCTTGGTCATATTAGTTAGGATCTTTATATCTATTGTTGGGTGACCTATTATAAACCACTCACCTCTTTTTTCCTCTACATTAATACTGCACTCACTACTATACCTACCTAAGTCAAAGTGGATATCCGTTAGCTCTGGAATTGACTTCTCCGCCTCTTCCTTAGTTGCAAAGATTAGCTTTTTCGTAGTTCTGACTTGGTTTCTGATATCTAATGGGTCAAGAAGTGCAAGATCTTCTCCAAAGTTCATCCAGCCAGCATTTTTAGCGTTATCCAAGTTATCCTGCAAGTCTAAGTTAAATATCTTCCTTACTACTTCACCTGTTTCATTGTTAGTGTGAGATATCTGTACTAAGTTCCCAGAAAAGAACTCAATCTTACTTTTATAGTTGATATCATAGCTCGGTAGTCTATAAACACTACTATTAAGGATAAGTCTCCCTGTGTTTACTGGATTAGTATACATAACCGTATTTCCTACTAAGTTCTTTCTAGCGAGTGAATAGATTGAGTAGTTATTCCCTATATTCCATACATACAATGCTGGATCACCCTTATAGAAACCGAGCTGATAATTACCAAATGCGTTATTGAATCTATCTACATGCAGGTTCTTATTAATGCAAAGTTTAGTCTTCTCGATTACCTTATTGTTTCTGTCAAGTATAAATGAGTTAGTGTCGGAGAAAATATACTGACCTCTTCCACTTACAGTACTATAGATTCTGTTAGTATATAGTGGCCTTTCTACGTGACCTACTTTCTCCTTCGCACTACTTACACTTGCATAGTTCCAGTTCTCAGTTCCCCTTAAGTCTCTCTTGCTTAGATTTGCAGTACTACTTAAATTATCGAGGAGGTTTAATTTTTCTGTATCAAATAAGAGCTGGTTGTCAAAGCCAATATAGATATGAAGATTTCTAACATAGTAGTTCTTCCTAATCATATACTTGCCAGACTCTGTAAACACACTACTACCTTGTGGCTCTAAGAATGTTGAAAATCCAATGGGGACTAATTCGAATCCTCCATTACTACATAGATATACAATTACATTAAAACCATCAGGGCCAACAATATTATCCTTCCTGTTACTTACTATGAAGTCAGAATAATACTTACTACTGGGATCTGTTGACCTATTTACTTCTGATACATTATATACAAGTTCACCCGAGTTATTCTTTATCTTTAGTATCTTCTCAACTGCTTCATGAATACCTCGCTTATCTGGCGTCTTGCTAAGTAGGGGTAAGAAATTTGACTTGCTAATACTGATACCGTCTACGTACAGATCATTAGCTCTCTTACTGAAAGATTCTGTGTTATATACAAGTACATACTCACAGTCAACCAACTTACCTGCACCTAACATATAAGTATTATAAATTTCCATACGTTACTGTACAATTACTAATTACACATTCATCAATCTCAGAATCATCAGGAATAACTCTAAGTATGTTATCAATATACTCAACGCTAACCTCATTATTAATTGGTTTAATGAAGTTATTTCCTGTATATCCTACTATCTCTTCTGGTGTATCTGGGAACTTAAATGCCTCAAATACCATGTTATGACTATGTATCTGATCGCCCTTTGAATACTTAATACTCAAGTCAACCTTAGCAGAGATACCACCAACAGAGGCCTTCTTAAATAGATTCTCAAGACTTAATGTACTTGTATACTGATCTGGTCCTACTAAGTCCATCGTTACTGAATCATTTAAGATATCAAATACCAGCTCAGATGAATTGTACAAGTACACAGTTTTACTTTCTTTCATATTTTTGAACATTTGTATTATGTCCGAGTGTTCGACTTTATAACTCTCTAGATCTGATTTTATACTGTCGGTGATTTCTTTTCCTGGGCTGACCATGTAATAACCAGTTTCTAGCATCTTATCATCACTACTAGCTACTGACCTCCTAAGCTTCCTATCACCGTCTATATATTTCCTATCCGCAATATTCCAACCACGACTACCTAGCTTATTGAATAACTCTGACGTAGTAATTGGGCGGTAAGGACTATTGTAATTATCGTACCTGAGTAATCCATTTGAGGTACTATCTACAATAATATCTCCCGCCACATATACGTCAGAAATACCCTCACTACTTATGTCGAGCTTTTTCTTAATCTTAGCCATGTACTGTAATCTTTGTAATGTTTGATTCTGCACCGTTACTCTTTGGCGTCACTCTTATTGTAAGCCTCTCATAACCATCAGAAAACGATAGATCACAACCTAGGTCAGAATTAGGTGATAGACTAACTGTGTAGGTGTTACCAGATGACTCAACAGTTTCGGCAATATCACTAACATTGACAACGATAGTATCTTTCCTACTTTCTGTTCCTTTAACCGTTAGTGTATCTATCTGTATTGACTTATGTATGTATATCATCGGCGGAATTCCAGTAATGCCAGGGAAATCTCTAGGCCTCAATGTAACCTGATTTACCCCCTTGCTAAGAATTACATTACTATCTATATCCTTAACAAATTGCTGATAATAACAAGACTGGAATATTGCCTTACTGTTACCACTACTCAATGAAAATATAACATTATTATTTTTGTCATCGAAGGAAACACTTAGTACAATATCAGAATCAGAACAACCTACTTTATAACTAACCGCTGTCTTTGCTCTCAACAAGGTACCAAGCTCCACTGTAACATCATGAACCCTAAGAAATCCCTGAAGATCAACAGTACTAATAGTGAAAGTAGTTGGTACTTCGTCTAAGGTCTTATCTGATTTTACTAGGCTATTAAGTTTTCCGTATGGTATTTCAATCCTACTAGAATTACTTGGAATATCTAGACTCTTAAATCTGAAGTTATTAGACATTACTAGTTGAAGCTTTCTATACTTCTCTATTTCGCTAAGATAATAACCCCTTACCTGACTGAGCTCCTTCTGAAAATTAGGATCAACACCATTAGACACCCAAGTAGTATTGCCAGATATTGAGAAACTACCATCACTACTAATTACATACCTATACAAGGTTGTTACTGCAAGGTTAGATATTTTAGTAAGCTCTTGAATCCTAGTAATACTTGGATCACCGCTAGATGCACTATCAGAATCTATGTATGTATATTGTCTAAGTACATACCTAATACCAGTCTCACCATCGGTACGTGGCAAGATTTTCTCTACCTCACTATTAGGATCAACATTAAATATTGCATTATTCAAGTCACTCTTACATAATATCGCATCGAGTGGATTTGTATAAGCACTTACATCCTCTGTACTGGCGAAGCTGGATGAAATTATCTTAAGATCGCTAGTTATTCTGTTACTGATGAGTCCTTGTTCATTATAACCAGACATATAGGAAGAAAGAATACTGTCTAGAGATACTGCAGACAAGACACAATCTTTTTTTATTGCGCCTTTCTTATACTCCTCTAGACTTGTACAATTATTTCCTACATAGACTTCAAAATAATCAGGGCTAGTACGTGGTATGTTTCCTTTAGTTGTCTGTAGTACCTTGTAGAGTACCTCACTATCAAGTACAAAATCACCAGGTTCAAACTCGACGTTAGAGTTATACCTGTAGATTCCCTTAATACTTTTATTATTTATTATCATATCCTATAAAAATCTTATAGTTCCCTTCATAGATACTAGCTGAACCTGCTGGATGTTCAAAACTGATAATGATATCGTGCTTACCTGTCAAGTTCTTCTCCGCTAAGGAACCATACTTACTAATACCTGGTGTTCCCGTATAATCACTTCCCGGTATTGGTTTATTATTATCGTCTACCGCTCCCTTGATTAAATATGAATTAAGAGATACATACGGAACTGTTGTGCCTGGGATATAAAATCTATTCTGCATAGGACTTAATGTACCACCAGATAATAAGTCAGTATCATCATCCTTTAGTATCTTAATCTTAGGTACCTTATGCTGTTCTGATGCGATAGTAAACTTAACAGAACCTCCATAATTTGTAGACTCTGAATAACTACTTACCTCAAATCCATCAAACTTAGCAATATTTATCGTATAGACTCTAGAATTAAGCTCCACTGTGTAGATAGGAAATGCATTCTTCTCAACTAAGTCATCTACATAAAGGCTAGTAAACTCAAGGTCACTAAATTTCTCAGTGCTTAACCTTCTCTTAATAAATTCACCGGTCTTAGGTAAGATACTAGATTCTGACTCATATGGATCGTAGTAGTTAGAGCTGATTCCACCAAATTCATACTTATTCGGATCTACTAGTAGTTTGAATGAGAAGTTATTACCAGTCTCAACTACAAATGCGCTCTCACCGGTTGAATTTCCTGAAGTATCCATGAAATTACCATCATACCCAACAGGCCTATCACCTACCATCATAAGACCAAATGAATATCCACTAGGGTCAAGACTTTTATAATTCTTTCTAATCGTATCAAACATAGTGGTATCTAGTGGATGTCTGAATTTAGTATAGAAATCATTATCATACATACTTCTTGGCTTTGTACCATTTATTTTAAGATTCACAACTGGTACTACACTATTCCTCTTCAGTACTACATTGATAAGATAATTACTAGACTCTAATACCTCCATCACACTAGGAGTATTTGTATCTGCACTTAATAATTCAAAACCATCAGGGGCAGTAAATTGAATTGCTTTCCATTCCTCTTCACTACCTATTCCATGATACCCTGCACTGCTTTCTAAGTCCAGATTTATTACTAGGCTCCCATCAAAATAAGACCCGCTCAATCTATAATTATCCAATAGACCAGACCTACCACTCATACTAGAAGAGCCGTTGACTATAAAATTATTGACTAGCTTATTATCACCTTCATACAGTCTTACTTCTTTTTCGTAGTTGTGTCTGTCTGCAAAGGTAATATAGTCGATGCAGTAGTTTCCCAACTTAACAGGTATACTTAATGTTCTCTGTCCATCCTGTATTTCAAAATCCTGTTCTAGTATTGTACCACCATCGCCAGGAGTCACTACCACTGATATTTTCTTCTTGTGGTAATCCTTAAGTCTGCCTTCTAAGATCCACTTATCGCAACTAATGCCTGGTATGTTTCCTATATTATTATCAACTAGTGAGACCCAATAGTAACCATCATACTTACACTTACTGAGCATGCTGTATGAAAAAGCTGGATTATAGACTGTACTTACTATCTCCATCCAACCTCCATCTATACTAGGAGGACTTGGTGTTTTCTGTCTTAGTAAGCTTGTATATGTCTGACCACCTACTACTACTTGAGCGTTCTTAGTAAGTACCCAAGACTTTCCCTCATACCTAACCTCACTGCCAGTTTCATAGCACTTAGTTGGGTCATAGTTAATATCTTTATCTCTCTTAAGGGGTGCCCAGATAAGTTTCAATGCTAATCTCGGCTTGTTAGATACTGGTGGATCGCTAGTATCTTTTAGTGCGACATAGAATGAATCTGTGTTATACTCTATGATACTGCCCTCCTTATATACTCTCCTTGGTTCATACCTATTGAGATGATTAAACCTTCCTAAGAGTGATGATAAGATAGGATGTTTATTAATCTTCTTATTACCTAAGATTGTATCACTGTTCTTATCTACCACAATATCAGTTCCACCAAGAGATCCTACTATATCTACCTTATGATCTATCTCTTTTTTCTTGTCATTTCTCAATAAGTACTGACATAAGTTTCTCTCTGGGTTATCACTCCCAGACCACATGAGATGAGATAAGTTGATATTACTAACTTTACCATCCTCACTTAATACAAGCCATAATAATTTCTTACTCAGTGCCTCTTCCTTATCCAGACCAATACAGACCTTCCATGTAGAGCGTAGTACAAAACTTCTTAAGCCCCCTACCGTTTCTAATTCTAGCTCTGTCAGGTCTGGGTAGGAATCATATAGGTAGACTGTATCATAACCACTAGGAATATTGATCATTGTTAAGGTTTGATTATTAATGTCAATACTTCCAAAATAACCATACAGTTCCTCCTTACTTACCTTTGAGCCCGTTGGAAAAAATGTGCCCTCTACCTTCTCTAAGTCATCTATACTAGGACCTACTACCTCTCTAGACTTCTCCGATAGATAATTAATAGAAGGGTCACTGTTAAACTTGTACTTACTTGGAATAAACTTTAAACCATACTCAGCAAAATCACTAATCCCTAATAAGCTTGACCTACTTGCATGAACCTGTACTAAACTCTTATCTAGGTCTTTAGAATTTTCAAGTACTACAAAAGTTAATTCACGCAGGTTATCTTTATGTTCTACTATCATAATTATTCTGCTATATGATGCTGGTAATATATTTCACCATGACCTAAGTGATTAACAATACTACCATCTAAGTTAATACCAGCACTATTGATTATAATTTCAAGAGACTCAAAATACAGTAATGTCTTTAAGAAATCCTCCATTGCACTACAGAATAAATCTTTCCCCACCAAGATCTCACCAATCTCAATACTAATACTCCTAGCTGTATAGTTGATCTTTGACTTATCTGAATCAATCACACCATAGTACAAGAGATAATCAAAAACCTTATAAGTACCTTTGACACTATAAAATAATGTAGCCAAGTAGTTAATATTACTACTATAATCCTCACTGGTCTGATCATCTTTCTTCGGTATACACAGGCCTAGAAATCTCTTAACTGGATCATTACTTAAGCTCCATTGAAAATCACTAAAAGAATCTATCTCATCTACTGCCTGCTCACCATAAGACGTCATCATCTGGTAAAGCTGTTCGATGATCTTAATTTCCCTTAAGTGTTTTGGTATATATATTTTCATCTTCCCTTAATTACTTGGTGTATGTGATACGAGAGTGCTGACATTATAGGTAATATCAAAGTAAGAGATAATTGGGTTTATATCTGACATCTCTACTACCTGACCCCTAGAATCTAAGAATGTAATACCAAGACTGTTTATTCTCTTAATATTACTAAACTTACTGATCAATGACTTAACCTCTTCTATTGTTGTATCATTGAAGACAGTATTAAACTTTCTCTCGTACGTACTCTTCAAGATACTACCAATACTACCATTCAAGTCCTCAGTACTGTTTCTGTAAAGTTCTAGTGATATGTTAAACTCTGCTGTATACCTTTCTCCCTTTTCAACTTTGATATTCTTAGTGATTATATAGTATGCCTGCTCCTTCTCAATAAAATCAGAAATACTACTAACGCCTTTACCCGGATCATCACTAGTATCGGGAATTAATCTACTCTCGTCTTTTGGTATGTAATAGATTTTAAGTTCACTACCAGAATTATTACCCAGCGTATTGAAAACATAAGAAGTACCTCCATTCTTTACGTACTGTGGGAAGTTCTCCTCTAAGATAGTACCAATATCATTATTACTGCGTACCATACTATTCACATACCTATTTCTATTCGCCTTGTAGTGAATTGTATTTAGGTCATCCCTGCCTACTTCCTTAACAAAACAAAGACCACTGCCCTTACTTAACTCACTATACATATTAGCCGTGAGCCAGGTATCATTAAATCCCACTAGTTCTGCGCCTTTATAAGATAGTCTGCGAAGCTCTGATTGGTTATAGTCCTCCAACCTAGACCACTCAAAATATGTTGCGTTGATCCTTGTGTTAATCTCAATACCCACTGAATCACTCCTATCTGTTCTATCAAGGGTACTAAAATAATTGGCTGTATATATTCTACTACCAAAACTAGGAAGCGTCAAGTCAAATACATACTTAGTTGGCTTTAGTATGTGATCAGCAAAATTTCTAGTCACCTCAGCCTGTTCACCATTTACCTTAACTAGTACATCATTGCTTAAGTTATCAATGGGACAATCAATGTAGTATGTATTTCTAGTATTAACCATCTTATCCACTTGATGTACGGTAGGGGATATTAAGCAGATGATAATATAAGACTCAGTACTAACACTAGGCTTTAATGTAACACCACTATAGATAAACTCCCCCGGATATTTTAATGGATCAAGATTATCTAGGCCTGATAGTTTAGTATAATCAACTTCTTCCGTCCCTCTATTCATACTACTTTCTTCCTGGCCACTACTATCACTACTACTGCTAATGACACTACTACTTATCACATTACTGTCTCTCACTGACCTACTAGAATTGCTACTACCACTATTATTGCTAGGTTGAATCAGCTTATAGTAACCAAGATAGTATACACTGAAACTTGAACTCTGCTGGATAAGATCAAAAGGCTTCAACGTCAGATAAGAGGTAGGACGAATTTTCATAACTACCCTAGGACAGAGACCCCTAAATACACTGTACATATTATCCATACAGTGCTGAATCTTTGAATTGATGAGGCTAGATTTCTCAAGACTTGATTCCTGTAAGTATGCAACATTCTCTACCTCACTGATATATGACGCATTTGCCAATAACTGAACAAGCACCTCAATACTATCACCTGTATATCCTAAGTTCTGGGCAATTGTGTAGTACTTGTTAATGTAATCCTGTAAATTTCTCATACTATAAATTAATGTCTACTGTGTCCTTGGTGCTGTTAATACTCACCATTACACGAGCATTAGATGGACCTACTAATTCAACACTGTCAATCTTCATAGTGTAACCAGGCAAACCCATCCTCTTGTTAATATTCTCTACTAGTAATTGTAATCTTGACTCAATTGCCCCTAGTAGCTCGTCCTTGTGTATATTTGATGTGATGATATTAAAACCCACTGCACTGTTAGGTATGTCACCACTAAATATTGATATGTTCAGCCTGAGTAAGTCTAACATGTATAGTTCAACCTTACTAGTACTCGAACCTGTGCTTAATAAATATCTCTTCATCCTACTGCTACTTTTCCACATACCGCAACACCAGTACTACTAAGATGAGTCGCTGGGTAGGTTGGCGGTATTATACTATTAAGCCAGACTAAGATACTACTACAAATACCCTCCCATGCAATAATCTGGGCTGACTTATTTCCATCCCCTATCATACTATACAAGTCGGGGACAATCAATCCAGGTCTAAATGCTGGAGTAGGAGAAACTGGAACTACTAAACCAGGACTACTCGAAATCATAAGACCACTCACTATGTTAGACTCCAATGACCCTAACCAATCTTTTAATGTAGTTCCGAAAGGGGGAGCTACGTTTCCTATTACACCTACACTGTCACTTACTATATCCGGCTTACCACTAGGATCAGTACCAGTATAAGAAATAGAAATCTTTACGTTCCCTACTAAGTACTCCGTCACTGCACTACTAATCGCAAGACCTGATATACTTGGTGTGGAACTATTATAACTGCTGCCACTACTACCCACCTGACTGTTGAGATGAGAAATGATTAGACCAGCAAAACTACTCTTCGACATAAATTTAAGATGAATAAAAAAGAATACAGTACACGAATCAATATCATGTTCTGTATTCTCTATATGAAAAAAGACAGTTAATCTACAACTATAAAGAAACTAGGGCACCTCACCTGCAGAATTGTTAAGTTTGAAATCATTCTTTGTCCCCTTCTTCTAATCTTTCTAATAATTTAAAACCTGCTACTCTCTTACTACCGTCATGTACGGACGTCCTTCTCAGTTTATAGTATTTTTCGAGGTCATTAGCCTTTGCAGTTACTTTATAGCCGATTTCTTTATAAAGCTTTGCAAGTATTGATTTGATCTCTGCCTTTGTATAAGCTTTACCTACCTCAAATGTTGACACTACCTTATCCTCTACTATAGATAGATCAAAACTATTAACACTTAGGGTATCATTCAAGCTGGTAATTCTATAACTTTTTGCCTTACACTTCTCAGGTCCAAGAACAGTCAAGTACTCCTTAAATCTCTTGTCTGGTAGTAGATCAAGTAGAGGCTCTAATTCGCCGCCATTGAAATAATACTCACATACATACTTCAACCTCTGCCTCCTATCTTTCATCGCCTCATACTCTTTGAAGAATTCGGCATACTTCTCAGCAGCTCCAATATTACTTACCTTACCTAGTTCGTTGAAGACAGTAAAACGATTCGCATAATCAACCTGCTGCATTTCATAAGACCTAAGCTCTGCAACTCTTACTAGTTTATTAAGAACTGGCACAAGCTTAATACTACCATCAGGATTCTTTACTTGATTAACAGCTACATAGTTCCTCTTATAATGCCCGTATCTAGCATTATCTTGAAAAACCTCAGACAAAGCCTCCTGTTCACTCGCATCACTCTTATCAAAAACACCTAATAACTTCACTGTTTTTTCTGTCTTCTTTGCTATTTTTTTATTAAAATACTCCTCCGCTACTACATTACTATCCAAGACTGGTCTGAAGAATAGCGTTGCCTCATTCTTCCAGGGGTTCTCTTTTAACCTCTGACGTCCTAGTATCTGGGGGAGATCTAAGGTAATATCAACCGCCAGAGTATCTATGTTGGCATCACTGATAATAAAACTCCTAGCATTGTCGGAGTAGAAGTCAGCACCAAGGTAAACTGTTCTAGTACAAAAAGTAAACATCTTCCTAGGCTCATCTCTTAGTGGAACCCTGCCAATGTCAAACTTCCTACCTAGTCTTTTCTTTACCTTCTTCTCGTTTTCTTGTGTATTTGCCACCAGAATATTTACTTGCCCTGGCGTTAATCCTGCTCTCTTGATAATACTAGTAATGTTATTAACAGAGTTGACATAGAACACTGCCTCCTTTGATATTATTTTTTTAACATCCTTTTCGTTATCGCTCTCTGGATCTCTTACATACCTATATTCAAACTTTCCTTCTAGATAAGACTTAATAATTGGACCAGCCTCTGCATAAACCGATACTAAGTTCTTAACAGTTAGCTTTGGTTGATCTACTCTGTTTTTATCTAATGTACACCAATCAAGCTCATAGTATGGAAGGTCTTTAAACTCCTCCAGCATATCAAGGTACTTCTTTATCATAGGCGTTGCACTAACATAACATACTTTCTTAACGCCCTGTAAGTGATCCATGAATTGCATCTCTGTATCTGACTTGAACTTACTGTCAGTGAATATACTTTGAAACTCATCTACTACTACTCTGAAGTCAACATTGCTATAATTGAACTTGAGAATCTCCTTAACCAGCCTATAAGAGTCATAAGTAACAAGGATTTTTACCGGCTTCTCATCAAACAGGCACTTATTAACGTAACCAGTCAACTTCTTCGTCAGCTCCTGAAAGAAATTTTCCTTCGCCTTTTCAAGTTCCTCCTTTTCCTTCTTAATCTTCTCCTTGTTTTCGTAATTATTATACCTAGGTCTATCTACTTTAGTTAGATCCTTATCAGTTTTTGGATCCCCTTCAAATTCATTCACAACTAAGAAAACTTCATCCTTGTGCTGTTCATACTTGTTCTGAAGGAGAATTTTTCTAGGACTGCATAAGATCACATTTTCTTCATTCCTAATACAATACTCCGTAAACCCGCATCCTGGTATTTGTTTGTTCAGGATGTGGGGAAAGTCATGAAGCTTGAAGTCAGGTATATCCGATACATACCTATAACCGGCTGGTACTTCTGCAATGATCACTCTTCCGCGATCTTCTGTTTCTACTACTTTCTCTAGCATAAAATCTTACTATTTTAATTATTTATTAATTATTCTCTTCTAACTTGGGCTTTCACCCCAAGCTAAGCCCCGCACACAAGAGACTCCCTTCTGTCGTCCCCTGCGTTAGGGCTGTATCTCACTAGTAAGTCTTCTATGTGGTATAAACAACAAAAAGTTACATTTCAAATGCTAGAAAGTATAATATAGCTTAGAAAGTATATAGCTCGAAAAAAATAGCACGTTTTTATCACTCCTCAATATTATTCTCTATCGACATCAATATGGTCTCCGCTAACGCTCCGCCCCATAAAAATCCGATAGTGTATTCATCCCCTCTACTTCAAGTTCTAGGCGAAGCCCTCAACACCGAACCGACGACTTTAGGAGGAGTGTGAAGGTTTGAGCAAAGAGCGAGAGGCTAGGGTGACAATATTGGGGAACGCAGTGACACAATATTGGTGGCATAGACTTTTGGGCAGGCGGCCTCTCGCGAATTGGGTGCGGAGCTTAGCTTTCCTAAAATAGCACGGAAAGTAATAATATCAGAGGCCGAGGTGTTTTTTATTCCTCAGCCCCTAATTTTATAGCTTACTTTTTACGTGATTATACCAAAGTTTTCTAAGTTCTTTTGAGTATTCTTCACTATTACCTACTGCATTTTCGTTGTGGTAGTTTTCATTATCCTCAATCTCATGTTTTAAGAAAGGTAAGATGAGGTCTCTGAGATTGTTTACATCGCTGTTTGAGTATGTAACGTGCCAAGTATTATTATTAGTATTGTATATGAAGTAGTAATCATATTCTATATTTGACATGAGTACTATTTCACCATCACTTTCCATATCCTTCTTATAAGTTTCTACGCTATCATACTTTTCTGATAATCCTGAGTCTAGCCTGTATATGATATTATCAGTCCTCAGTATATGATTCACTTCCTGATCATCCTTACCTACCATCCAGCTCTTAAGTGGTCCTGCGAAACTTTTTATTGCCTCTACGTATTTGTATATATCCTGTGGCAGTCTTATACCATACGTCTTTTCAAATTTACCTAGTCTTTTCGTAACTGTGTCGAGATTGTATAGTTCAATGAGGTACTGGCGAGGGTTATTTTTCAGTAATCCGCTAAGCTTTTTCTCCTCTGCATTATGCTTGCTAACGTAGTTATTAAACTTGTCGATACTTTCCTTCGACGTTCCAAACCATCCAGGCTTAAGTCTATCCCAGTTATTTTTATAGTACTGTTTTTTCTCGAGCATGGCATATTGTTTTGTTCTTAAGATTATCATGCCTTACGTTCCACTTACGATACTTCCTGAATGTGGTGCGCCGGTAAATGGACATGTAGGGATGCAATTAAAGGGTCCACTCATATCTGTTCCAGCTGTTCCCTTTGTTTCTAATTTTCCGCCAGTTATTTTTACATTCGGCGCTTTAATAGTTGCACTTCCCTTACATTCTATCTCTGCACTGCCTTCTATAGTAAGTCCAAGTTTTCCATCAGTTTTTATATTAATGTTCCCTGACTTATCTATTTTAATCCAGCTTGTCGGTTCAGGTGTTGTATCTTTTTCTTGTTTATCATTATATTCACTGGCAGGGTCAAAGATTCCGATAGTTAGTTCAGACTCTGTCATCTTAATCATCTTTCCCCTTGACCTTATACCAATGAAATTATTCTCCTTTAGTTTTTCGTAGAGGTAGTAGGATTTGTATGTAGGGTCCAATTCAAGTAATACTACCACATCACCTACTCTTGGCTCATCTACTTCCCCTCTCTTTGGAAATGCACGTAGTTCTTGATTACGTCCAGGGATATCTACTTCTACTGTATAAAGGTCTGGGTCAAGTATTTTTGTAATTGTTCCTATACTATATTCCATTACTTCTTCTTATTTTCTCCACTTATCTATAGTTGTCTTCTTCAGCACACCATTTTCTCCATCGTAGATATATAGTTCTCCATTTTTTATGTTTGGATTTACTACTAGTGCACCCTTTTCATTTTCCCCTATGATATGGAAGTCTGCTGGTCTACCGTTTCCGTATGTATTATAGCCTTCTTTTCCTAATCTTCTATAGGTAAAACTTGGATATCTATAGCGTGTACCTGTGACATAGTTATCTGGTAGTTGACTTTTAATCTTATTATATAACTGTGGATTATTAGTCTGTAGTAGCTTGCCTGTATCACCGACTAGGCTCCTATAGTGTGCCTCTTCTTTGTCTAGGTTATAACTACTTAATGCGTCAGGATTAGAAGGTTGATTTTCCCTAAATTTCTTAGCCAACCAAGCCGCCCCACCTATTGCTACAGGTACTGTCAGTAATGCACCTGCTTTTACTAGGTCACCCTCTCCGCTGTAATTCTTATTTCTTAGTATTATCATTCTTAGTTGGATTTTGTTCACTACCTAATGCGATCTTACCATTCTCTTCAAGTCCTACTAGTTTTGTTGTCCACTTTGTATGGTATCCGTCATCCGCCACATAATCTGAATCATCAATGGCTATAAAGAATTCATTGGACTTGATTAGGTAATACTTGAAGGGCCACATCTTAGAATCTACTGTTGTCTTCGAGTCTCTTGTATATTCAACAACATCACCTATTTTAAACTTAGGTACTTGTCGATGTGTTATAATTATCTCTTGAAACATGTCAGAGTAGATGTAAGATGTATTATAGTTCAAGTTTTCACTCATCTGGTAGTAATCTTTGTGTACTATGCTCAATGCTCCACCTTTCTGTAAGACTCTAGGATTTACAGGCATTACGTCCTTATATTTTTCTTCCCAAATATCTTCAACCTTGCTATAGAGTACTGGTTGATATTTCTTACTGAACGGTGTTTCTTGTGTGAAGTCTGAGTCTGCGTGTATTATGAGTTTTGGTTCACGGTTTCCATATGAATCAGAGAGTCCCATAGTTTCTTTTATCATGAGTCCCTCTAGTCCAAATGTGAAGATACTATTTCTCTTATACCCTAGACATACCCGCCTTAGGAAATCTTGATCTGTCTCATGATTTTGATAGAGCTTTAAGTTTTTTGCTTGTAAGTCAGTATCACATCTCAGATCAACTTTTCCAGGATATACACCTCTTATGGAATCTTCAATACTATCCCAGACAGAGGTATGTTTTTCGTCGAAGAATTTTTGATCCCCAACACATACAAACTCGATATCTAGGTAATTCTTCTCATGCCATCTGTTAGTAATGAACACGGGGATATTATAGATAAGTCCTCCTTCTTGTTCTAGTGTAATAGTGCCTGTGTATTGTTCCGTTATTAATTTCAATGATTCAGACTTTCCTGCAACCTCAAGTCTCATTTCACCTCTTGCTAGTTCTCCACCAAGTTCTTCATATAAGTGGAGTGATTGAAAACGGTAACCTGAATCAAACCAGGGCTGAAAATCAACACTAGTCTTATATAAATTTTTATATTTCATTTCTTACATTCCATTAAGCAAGTTATCGATTACAGATTTAGGATATACATTTAAGACAGTACCTTTTGTAAATGACTCAAGGCCCACTGCACAAGTTAAGATAAGGAGTCCTGTATATTTTGTGTCTCCGTATATATCTTTTGCAATTAGGTCTGGTCTAAATTCGTATGTCTTAATAATGTATGGTTCCTTTTCTGCTTCGAATTCTTTAAGCCTATCGAGGAGTACAGAGTTAAATACATCATACCCCTCGATATAATTTTTCAGATCCTGCTTAGTACTTTCAATTCTACTTGATTTCTTATACATTTGGTAGTCTATTTTGATTAGATGCCTTTACCTTTTCTAGTGATCGTTTCATTTCATTCAGTATACCACCATCTCTACCTTCTGCAGACTGACTCATATATCCTGCGCTAGCTCTACCACTAATAAATCTTTCTAGTGATACCGCCGAATATTTAGAGGCCGGACGTAGAATGATGTTAACTTCAGCAAATAATGGAGAGATCTTACCACTACCGAAAGGATCTTTTACCATTTCCTTGCTTTCATTGATACTGATATTACTGATTACTAAGTTTTCGATCGCATAGTAGGGTCCGATTCTAAGTTTCAATGTACCTTTCTGAATTAGATCCACATCCTTAATATCGGTCTCAAAACCGGCGGGAGGAGTTTGCCAAGCCATAACGGTACTAACAAAATCTTCTACATCTTGTCCCAGTGCTTTGAATTTAACAGGTACATAATCACCAACTGCATAAGGTAAGAGTCCTATTAATTGATCGGTTACTGTTAGGTATTGTTTATCTTTATTTACTCCATGTCTATCAATAAGTGTGTCATACCTGTTAATAGTTGGAAAGATAGTAAATTTCATACCAAAGTTACTACCGAAATCAGTACCAGTGCCTGTGTAGTATGTAAATCTAGTACCCTTTACATCAAGTGCCCTAGCTAGATACTTTGCCTGTGCTGAATAACCACCTGCCGCAGCCTCAGTAAAGATCTTAGAAATTCTACCCACTGTCGCTGCTACATTATCCCCAGCTGCCTGTCCCGCATTTTTAAACTGTGCTGACTTACCTACCATATCTTGTAATGCCTCTGCTAATATCTTAGAGTATGGTGCTTTAGGTCTCATTGAATTCCATAACGATCCAATTTCATCTCCACCAAAACCAGTCCATTCGTTAGTAACAGTTACTTGAAAGTCTTGGTTAATAATAGATCTACATAGTGGAAGTTTACAGTACGGATATTTCACCGCACTGTTCTTCTCATCTAGTATAATAGTCTTAGAATCTTCCTCTTGTAGGTCTGCTGGAAACTCAACCCAATTCTTAACACCTTCATCATCCTTAGGTTTATTAGGATCTTCCCAGGTATTAGGGTATAGACCAACAGATAACATAGGGTTTCTAAGTTGGAGATCATAATAGAATCCACTAAGTTCTCCAGTCTTGTTATTATTATGTTTCATTACTTAGTCCATCCTTGAGTTTTTACTGTTTCTTTCTTAGGTGCTGTATTACCAACAATCTTAGAAAGTAGTTGATTAGTTAGATCCTGCTTTCCTACTAGTTCTGACATATAAGCAGAGGATACCTGATTAGCAGCAGCAGAAATCTTTTCATACTTACTAGCTGCCCTACTAGATACTGCATCTTTATTGATATTTGCCCTACTAGTTCTGCCAGCAAGTGTTGAAATTCTCTCCTGATCAAGTACACGGAATAGGTCTTTGTTAGAATCAACCATTTTCTTTGGGGCGATCCATTCACCTTCATGTACATAACCAACTGCCTGTCCTGTATCACCAACCCTAGTAAATCCACCTGTTGCATGGTGTCCTGGTCTTGTTGTATCGGACTTAGTAGTGTTGCCCTTCTTAGGTAGAGGTGGTAATGCGGTTTGGATGTCTCGCAGCGCTTGATTCCGCTTTTCACTATTTGGAGTGAACCTTAGCTTAGGTGTTAGAACAGGTTGCATATTAGCGTCAAGTCCTACTACGTAGTTTCCTGTTGCTAGCTTTTTCTTAACTGATGGTATTTCTGCGAACCTTTTCTTACGAGCTTCTATTTCAGAGTTACTTGTTCCACCAATTGCGTCCTTTACTTGTACCTTACCACTAACAACATCCGGATTTGCTTGTATTGCTCCACCGTGACCAAAGATACTGAAGAAATTACTTATAGTAGAGCTAACTGTATTCCAGGCTGACTTAAGGGCACTACCAATACCTGATACAACCCTAGCAATTCTTTCTGGGAATGATTTTATACCGTCTACAAAACTGTTAAATAGATTAGTTGCCTCCGATACCTGCTTATCAAATATACCTTTATTATTAGAGAACTGAGTTTTTGCATCTTCGAGAGTACTAGAATAACTTTTTACAAACCTGTTCTTTTCACTCTCAAAATTCTTCTGCATCTTATCCAGTTCCTGCATCTTCTTATAGGCCTCATCGTGTAGTTTAGTAGCAAGTGGTATATTATTATCATCTATAGCTTTATTGATTAGGTCCTTATATTGTTTAGTAACTAATTCTCTTTCTTTTTCTATCGCTGCAATACTGCCATCGAATTCTGCAACTTTCTTATTTCTATCTTGCAGTCTCTTCTTCAGTGTATTATTGTTAGCATTCTTCTTATCTACATATATATCACTCTTACCTAGGGCATCTCTTCTTGCCTTCTCTATTTCAATCTGTTGTCTAAGTTTCTCAGCCTTCTCTGGATTATCCTCTGACTCTAACTGTTTCTGTAATGCATCTATCCTATTCTGTATTGTATTTACTTGACCTTGGTGATAAATCCTTCGTCCTGATGAATTTAGGTGAGTTCTTATCTGATCATAGGAACCTTTATATCCCTCTTTCTTGTAGAGTCCATAGATATACTCCATTGCTTCATCATACCTACCCTCTTGCATTAAGGCGAGGTATTTCTTTCTGACTTTATACCAATCTGCTGGAGACATATTTAATTCTCCAAAGACGCCAGTATTAAGTCCAGCAATTCCACCTTCAGATCCTTCACCTTCAAAGCCAAGGAATGCGTTATTTATGTCTTCTCTGCTAATATTTGCTAGTTGTTTCTTTCTATGCCATAAGAATGTCCTACCGTCATTCCAAGCGGCAACTCTCTTCTTACTTGCAAGCCTACCTTTATCATCAAGTCCTACCCAGTATTTCTCAAATGCATTGTAGTCTTTAACACCTCTCTCTTTAAGGTAGATCTGATTCTGTTTCCAAAGTTTACCAGCTTCACCTTTAAGGCTTAGTAGTTTTTTCTCTTTTGCTAGTTCTGCGTCTGACTTAGCATCGAATGGTTGACCAATTGTAGGTAGTGGTCCGCTTGTTGATGCACTATCCCACGCAGCTCCAATAGATCCTGCAATACCGCCAACATCAAATCCACCTCCTGCTGCACTACCTGCTGCATTTGGGTCGAAAGATACTGAATTAGAATCACCAAGATAACTAGCAGCACCTTTTAAGTATGTGTATGGGTCAGCTTCATAGTAGATCTGTCCCCCGTTATTATTAAGCTGTTGGTTAAGAGGCGTTCTACTAAGACTCATAATGAACGTTCCAAAATCTCTAGCCGCAAGTGAACCTCTAAATTTACTGAGGAACATATTCAGCTTGGCATTCATGTAGTCTTGTACAGATCCATAGGTAATATTCTTACCACCCCTCTGCATTCCACCAAAGTTATTCTGATTTCTTGCAGCATTACTAGTACCACCTGCAGATTCATAGCCATCTTGTGCAGTGAAGAAGCTACTGAGTCGACCTGCATCTTCTTCGCTCATACCTCTCTGTTTCAAGACGCTATACCACTTAGCCTTATGCTCTCTCCAGAAACTAGCTCTATCGGCTTTTAGATTTCCGGCGGATACAGTAACTGGCGAACTAAATCCGTATGATGGAGCACTTGCCACTCCTCCTCCAGCATATCCTCCACCTCCAGAGAAAGAACTACCACCGCCAGCATATCCACCGCCGCCTCCATAGACTCCGCCAATGTGATCATTATAACCACCACTACCAAAGCCTCCGAAAGTGTTAGGTGTATCATTGTAGTTACTGCCGAGATAAGGTGTTCCACCTGTACCGTAGTTTCCAGAGTCTGTATCTCCCAGTGGTTCTCCGTTTGCACCTACTCTGTTAATATGTCTGAGAATAACTCCTTGCTTTCTTCTATGATAGCCAGTGTTAATACCACCCCACATGTTTTTCTGTAGGTAGTCTGACATCCAAAGTCTACCAGAGAACATACTAACATGGCCATACGCATGACCTGGCATTTCTTGTTGTGCTAAGATATCTCCTGGTTGTGGACTCCATTTTTGCCAATCGACTGGTGCAAATCCTACTTTACCTAAGGTTCTTGAAAAGTCCCTAGCATTACCAAGTACACCCTGTAGTTTATTAGCCGGTAAGTGCAGTCCTGCTTCTATTGCAAGTCTAACATACATTGCACAACTAGCAGCAGATCTAGGTCTAACATTTCTTTCGAGTGTTCTACATGCATCAGCTACAAAGAATGGTCTAGCTTTTCCATATCTAGTATCCGCTCTGCTAGGCATTGTTCCCCATCTAGCACCAGCACTATCATGTTGATTTGTGGATAAGCTACCAACAAACCCGCCAATCATATTAAAGCCTTTATTAGCGTACTCTATACCGGTGTTAATTCCACCAACAATGCTATTACCTAGTCTCTTAGAGTTATTTTCAATTGCACCCATAGATGAATTTGCCCAGAATGCTTTTTCCTCTGCTAGGTTCGAATTATGTAAGTTTTCAAATTCCTGGAAGTCTTTACTATATTCGTTGATATTAACATCGAACATAGTCTTAGGATCTTTACCAGCCCTTGACCATTTTGCACTAGCCGCCTGCACACCACCTGCTCTACGAAGAAGTGAATTTTGTATCTGACCAAGTGCAGCAATACTCTGTTCCTTGAAAGACTTGACTCTATAAATCCTACTAGCTAAGTATCTAATTGCCTCAGGTGATAAGCTATAGAAATCATAGAAACCTTCTCCTGGGTGTGGGTCATCATAAGGAACCAGCTTATACTTATAACCGTTTGCAGTTGCTCTATTATATGCATTTGCGATTTCACCTCTAAAATAACCCAGTGGACCTGTATTACCTAACACTGCACCTGCTATACCACCTCCAAGTACATATCCTGGTAGTGAGTGCCTGAATTTAGTATTACCTGAGTTGGCTACTGATTTTGCTAAGAATCCAGGTGCACCACTAGCACCCATTGCATTAGCTATGTTATCAGTAATTGCCATCTGTGTAGTAGCGCCACCGAAACTCTTAGCATTTTCACCAGCATAATCTTCTTCTGTCTTTGGTACTCGGATTGCCTTCATTCTGACAGTAGAGATCATACCGGACCTAATGAGTTTTCCAGCATCACTACCGAACATCTGCTGAACGAAGTCCCTATCTACTGTAACACCACCATTTTTAGTCGCATAGTCTTCCATTCTTGAAAAACCTGCTGCGACTCTAGCTGTATCAATCTTACCTGTCGACGCTGCATCTCTATAGGCACCCATGATATCTCTACCCTGTGATATTTGGCCGGATACAGAACTGGTAAGGTTTCCACTGCTATCTAGGGCCCCCTTCATCAAGCTGTATTTCTTCTGTCCATTTCTATTTGCGACAACAGCAGCAAGATCACCAGCATCTGTATTTTTAGCTAGGGTAGTATATTCATTGTACATATCCCTCTGCATCGCTGCATTGGAACTTTTAATACCTTGTGTGCTAATATTTGTCTTTAGTGCGTTCTGTATTCCCTTTTTTGGGTCGACCATTGCAGTGAGAATATTACCAAGATACCCGGCCATACTAGACAGGGTTAGACCAATATTACTTAAGTCAATATCTGGGAACTTAATAGCCTTCATAGCAGCACCTCGTTCCTCAAATCCATGGTCTAGTTTCATCTTGAGGTAGTCAATAAGATCTTTACCTACTCTCATAAGTGCCGTTCCTACTGTATCACCTTTTCTTACATCACCACCAAAGAAACTAATAAAGTCGGCTCTAAATCCTTTACCCATTCGTGCCAGTGAGTTACCATCAACACCAACACCAAAATAATCTAGTCCGCCCTTTATTTTTTCACCGACCCAAGTAATAGCCTTTAGTACCTTGGTCCAGTGTTTTGCTAAGAAGGTAACACCAAATAGCATGAGAAGTGTTTTAAACTGTCCACCTACTGAGTTACCTATTTCTTTTGGATTAAATGTCGTCATCATTTCTTTTCCGACACTCTCCATCTTTCTTAGCATCTTATTTGCACTCTTAGTAAGACTCCACTCACGTCTATCGAAGTCTCTACTCCTACGTAAGCTTTGTTCTTTCTGGGCAGCGAATGCATTACTTACCCATGTTTTAAATTTACTTTGTCCGGGATCTGCTTGTCTTGGTGCAGAACCCATAGAACCACCTGCAACATTATTAGTAGTAGTTGTGTTATAGTTGTTGTTAATTACTATATTATTTGGTACTACCTTTACACTTCTACCTTGGGTCCTCTGTACTTTTGGTTGTCCTAGTCCATATTTCCCCAGTATCTGTTGTGTCTGTGGATTTACTTGCATGTCTTGAGATCCTGCCATACTAGCTATTTCACCCGCTTGCAGCATCATAGAGTTAGATTGTTCATCTTGATCCATTGCAGCTCGTTCAAGGGCAAGGTTCTGTTTTCTCTGATCCTGTATTGCCTGAATCTGATTACCTACTGCTTGATAATCTGCAAGGTCTCCTCCCCGTCTTCCTGCAAGTTCTCTAGTTCTTTTCTCTAAATCTTTATCACTTGCTGCCATTATTCTATTATCTAGACAGGTTAAGGATTTCAGTTGTCATAGGTTGTTCACCTTCACTACTTTCATCATCCTCACCCTGTTTATTTTCTGCTTGTACTTTATTGACACCTTGTATCGTCTGCCCCTTATCACCAAAATCAATAAGTGGAAAGTCAGGATCAGTCCCTTTTGATGTTTCTATAAATTTATCATACGTATCTCTAAGTTTGAATAGTGCACCAAGTCCATAGTGCTCAATATTATCAACCTTGAGAAACTTATTTAAATAGAATTTTAGTTCCATCAATCGGGCAATTGACATAGATGTCTCGAAAGAAATCGACAATAAGCGAATCAACACTTACTGCCACACTCCTCCTTTCCTCAGGCTTCTTACCTTTATTACAATCTGGACAAAATACTTGGACTGGCTCTAGTCTATCGTAGTAAAGCTCTCTCAGTGCCATCAACATTGTAATATCAGAGTGCTTTGCGCCAAGTACATCCTGCTCAACCTGATTACCTTGCAAGTCGAAGTCTTTTATGAGGGCTATAGTTTTAATCATCTTGAGGTCCGTTATCTTCCTGAACTTAAGATAGAGTTTAAATACCTTCATAAAATCATTCCAAGTTGGTACAATGGTTTCGTATTCATGGCCGCCTAATTCAATCTTAGCGCCATTCATTACTTTTTCATCGATCTGCTTGAAATGGATGTCCTTGTTAAAATCGATACTCTTACTAATTGTCTTTCCACAGTCAGGACACTTAATATCTACGTGGTAACTAAGATTCTCACTAACTGTACAAAGCTTCTTATAGAATATCAAAAAATCAATGTCCATGATATAACAATCCCTGATATTTGGATCGTCTTTAATTAATTCATGAACATCAAAATAATACTTACCCAGTGGATCATCACTCGGTACCTCCCCAATATAATTACAGATTTCTAAGAAATTGTAAGGTTTAATTCTAACACATGGGAAGCTATAACCATAACCTCCACTTGGTAAGAGGGATACATTTATTTCCATACTTTTTAGGATTTAATTATGAAAAGAAAAACAACTATGAACTGTTTTCATAGCTGTTGTATTTTATTAAAAGTAAAGAGGTGATTATTTAACAGGTCAGGGGTCTATCTAGTATTTCACAGACTTGATTAGTAATTCTCCTATATTTAATTACAGATCCACTCACCCTCCAGTACATTATATTTATATATATTTTAATTATTAATTATATATTTGACTCGGGAGACGCTTTTAAAATCCAACCGTAATCTATTAATAATCACACTCTTTCATATATAAGGAATCTAAGGGCTTACTCATCCAAGTCTTCCACCTTAGCTTTTTCCCTAACCTCCTCTTCTTCTTTTCCTAGCTTACCATTATTTTTATAGTAGCCTAAGTCTAAGAGGGATTCTAGTTTAACCCCATACTTAGTAAGATTCTGTTCAATTAATTCTTTACTTGGGACTAGTTTCTTATTATCGACAGTCCAACTAACAACAAGAATACCTATCTCCTTACCGCTTTCACTACGTAAGAAATAGAGACCAGATAAATAACTATCCTCAACCATCATAGAGTGGGAATATCTTTTATCTATTTTCTCCATTTCTTCTACGTTAGCAATTACAGTCTTATGTTTACCAAGAAAAGTAACCATAGGATGAAGACTGGTTCTTACATTTTGATAATTCTGTGCTATCTCTGGAATGCCCCTATCATAGCAGACACTCTCATAACACTCACTGAAAAATCTAAAGTGTAACCCTGTTGTAGTCTTTAGGTTGTCATGAAAAATACTAATCACTACCCTATCCGCATTTAGCGTTAGTCTGAGATTTTCTATTTCATTGTTAACACTATTCTCGACGTCATCTGTTAAGTCATATACAGATTCATCCTTTTCTTTTAGGTTGTTTCTATCTTCTGTAATTGTTTTTGATATAACTTCCCTAGTATTCTTATCGTTTAGTGTTACAAAGAAACTAACTACTGCCATAAGTAAGATAATGAAGACTATTAACTTTAGAATAGCCAACCAACTAACCCTACTAACAGAACCTAAGAACTTATCCCAAACATCCGCTAACTTACTAAGAACTGTTACTTTATCTTCTGTTAACATCTACTTAATCCTCTTTCTGCTTTCCTGCTAATCGTTCTCTTATCATAGCAAGACGTCTATTCCTCTCTTCGTTTTGCTTAATCAGGTTCTTCCTACTAAGTCCGTATAAGCCAGCTCCGATAACACCACCTATTGCAGCACCCTTGACGGCACTCTTACCTGATGCTTTTACAAGCTTTTTAAGTCCATTGGTTGACATTTTTTTTGTTGCGTTGACATTGTGATTAAACCTGTTTTTTACAACTTCGTTCAAGAAATTTTGTGCCTTTTCTGCATCTTCCGGTTTTACTCCTCTTGTATTTATCTTGTCAACAACCTTTTTGATATTATCTAAAGTGATTGCATCTTTAGTTACAGCATCCGTCACCTTCTTGGATAACTTGTCACCACCTACTCTAAAAGTTTTTCTCGCTGCAAGACCCGCACCTACGAGTCCCAGACCAGCTACACCTTTTGCCGCATCTGATTCACGCTTCTTAGTCTGTGCTTCTGTTTCTGCGTAGCTATTATCTGAATAGTTTCTTCTAATTAGTATCATATTTTATTTACAAAGATTAAATAAGTACTTATAGTTCTCTAGTTTCTGGAGCATCGACTCTACTTCACTAGAAATTCCTTTAAATACTACGTCTTCTGGTATACTGTGATAGAACTCAACAGCAGTCTTATTGATTATATCTTCTAACAGTTCCATTGGTTCAGACTTATCACAAAACTCCGGATTAATATCAAGAGGGCTCATACTACCTAAGACACCCATGAAAGTCTCAGCAATCTTATCTTGATAGCTAATGAGATCTTCATACAGGTCGTCAAGGTATTCATGTATATCCTTGTGTTCTGCTGCCCAATGTAGATTCTTGCACCTAATTTTCCAAGCCTCTACTCTATTTAAGTAAGATATAAAAATGTCTCTGTCGTTATCACTATATTGTTTTACTCTATACTCAATCATCCTACTTTTTCTTAGTTTAGAGTAGGAAAAGAGAGATAAACATAACTACCTCTCCTTTCCATTGTTTGATTATTAGAGATTCTTAAACTCTAATGAATAATGTTCGAACTTAGCAGAAAGTGTAACATCTGAACGATCACTTTCTGCCTCAGCCTGACCATTATTATCGATACCTGCGTCCTGAATAATCACATTGTAGAAAGTAAGCTCACGAACATCAAGTCTCTGTGCGTTTGTAATAAAGAGTTTGCAATCCATTACTACATCATCCTTACGGAATGAGTACTTTGTCTCACGATCAGAAATTTTTTGTCTCCAGTCATCAAGGAAGTATGTAATTGCCTGATCCTCTCTATCAACAAATGACAGTGTTAAGTTACCTGAGGTCGTCTGGTTGGTCTGCTGATAAATTGCATAACCACCACGCATACGCTTCTCAATACCAGTAACACTAGTATCAACACCTACCTGAACACTATTGAGGCGTGCATTAATAATATCATCGCCTGGATAATAAACAATCTTAGGAGCTGAGAGTACTTTAAACTCCCACATGTCACCACGCAAGAACTCCTTATTGTTGTCACGATAGGTTGAGGTATAGTCAATAAACTTTGCTCTAAGTTGACTACCTCTTACAAGATCTGTAACTGTTGCCATGTTATTAAATTTATTATATTGGTTTGTTATAGTTTATTGTTATATCTAGGTCTACTATATTCTTAACTAAGTCGCTTATCTTAGTTTCAATTTTTAGACTTAGAGTTCCTTTTTTCTGGTCTATCTTAAACTCCTTAACTAGTAATGATCTCACTATAGAAAACCTAGTCTGTATTTTACCCAGTATACCTTCGATTACTCTTTTAGTAGCGCCGGTATTTGGTAGGGATAAGTAGGACCATTTTTTCTTTTCTAGTTCCCTCTGTATCTTACCTAGGCAAAATCTCATTAATCCAGAAGTTTTATAATCGGGTCCGTCAAAGTATGTTGGATAATAGTAGTACTGTCCATTATCGATCATATAGTTAGCCTTCTTTTCAACTAGACTAGACTTGAGATCATCCTTGCTATATGTTACACTTCTTTCAATCGGGCTGGTATAAATAATATCGTTCCCCGTAAAAGAGTACGTACCACTTAATAGCCCTCTCAAGAATGTATAGTATGCAGGTCTATACTTACCAGAACTATTCATCATACTCTCATAGAAATATAATAAGTAGTTCAGTTCATCGCCTGTATAGTTATTTCTGTAGTTATCCTTATTACATTCTACCAACACTTGACTACCTGATTCCTTTACCTTACTTAATAACCACTTCCACATACTTTCATAATCACCACCCACTACGTAATTGTCTGGATTTGGTAGTAATAAGAAATCTGTGTACGTTGTGTCCTGATACTTAAGTAATGATTCTAGACCTCTCTTATATGACTTACCTGTTTCTTTTGTAGACCCACTGAGACACCAAGTTCCTTCTTTTAGTCCTGGGTCTCTCCAACCTTGCTGTATATAGTAGCTATCATTACCTTCAGTACTGTAAGGTTTATATTCGGTTTCTAGAGTTACCTTACTGTTATTTCTAGTATTCTTCCAGACTCCTTGATATGTTTCTACTAGTCTACAGTATACAATCTTAGACTCCCTGTTTATAATACTATCAATTCTCTTATCTAGTTCGGTTGTCCATGAATATCCAAAGAAAGTTTCTACTATATTATATCTCTCAATAGTTACTTTATAGTAGTACTTCTCCTCTGTATGTTCGATCTTGACTGTGATATTCCCACTAATACCACCATTACCAATTGTCTTAGACCAAAATTCAATTCTAGACTCATTCTTACTTAACCTGTCTAGTATCTTTCTATTAATATCTACTGCTGGCTCTATAGTGAGACCTTCCATATTATACAAGCCAGTTACGTGCACACTAACAGGACAATATAGGATATCCCCGACTAGTTCGTAACCAGAATCCCTAAGTTGATCTATTAAGTCCTCAATACTAGAAAACCCCCTAACTGAATGGTAATAATCTCCACTAGGTTCTTCAGGTATACTATCACCGTCATCATAGTAGAACATTACTTTGTCATAGTACTGTGGAAGTATTATATAGGAACTCTCACTTTTTAGTTTTAGGTTTTTATAGTTGATTCTAAATGCAAGTGTGTGTGTTCCTTTAATGATAGAATCTTCATCTATATTTCCTGCATCGTACTCATCCTGTATTTCTTGTAGTACCTCAACATCTCCATCAGTATCTTCATTAAATAGTGGATGACAGTATGTAGTATGTGATTCTAGATGACATAACCTAAGTGTATCCCTATTACTATGTGATAGTGTTTTTGGAAGTTCTAAGTTTTGTGGGAGATCTTCTATGTTCACCCAACCACCTAGACTATCTAACCAAATCAGTTTATCAAATGTATAACCCCTAGGAATATCTTTATACTTACCTTTACCTTCTATGTTTACGTTCTTATAGATCTTACCCGGTACACCCTTTTCTGGTAGATTATTTATAAAAAATTCATCTTTATCGTCTAGGAATGTACTGTAATCTATATAGTTTCTTCCACTAGCCCGTTCTTCGTCTAGGATAGGCCTGAATAAGTATAATGTGTTTCCAGATGCTACTAATTCTCTGAGATAATCGAAGTCTTTAAAATCTGTTCCGAACCATAATGTTAATTCACTGATGGTTCTTACAAATACAGGCTTCTCAAATGACATCTCAGAATCAACTACCTCTGCTAAGATAATAGAGTCTTCACGCTTACCTTGTGATTGGTAGTTTATTTTAGTTTTTCCTAATTCTAAGTACATTCCTTATCCAATTATTTTTACTTTCTTTGGGCTGATCTTTATAGGCTTGTTAAACTTACTAGATATTGTACCAAACTTATCAGCAATACTAGTTACTTTATCAGAATCTACCTGTATTGCTCCACCGTGATCAGGATTTTCGCCAACAATACTAAATGCAACTGTTAAGTCATTACCGCCAGATTCTATTTCACCAGATCTCTCCTCTATGAAATCTTTAAGAGTCAAGAGAAGTTCATACTTGTTGATAGTACTTTTCTGTGGTGTCATACAGTAGATAGTGCACTTAAAGGTTACATTCTTATAAGGTGCAATACATGTAAACTTCTTATCCACAGAGGTAATTTTATTATATGGTTTTTGATACCCAACGAAGTTATTAAATCCATCTTGTCCATAGTCTAAGAAATCATGTGCCTCACTATTAAATACTGAGACCTCCATACACTTCTCAAAATATGTTCTAAATGATTTATATTGATCATCTGCTATCGTTAACCTAAATTCATTACTAAACTCAATGGATGTTGGGAAGCTAATTTCACCATCATATAATCCTGCCGTCTTAGTAGTTAGTTTTGATTTCTGCATTTCAAAAGCTACAATCGGCAACCATCTATTATAAGCAGTCATTACACCATGATCTAGCTTATTCCACAAGTTAATTTCTTCGATTGGTGGTAAGAATGATTTTCCACCGTTCTCTGATAAACCTACGAATGGCTCAAATATAATCTCCCAGTATGAATTAGTATCTAGGGTCATTACTTTCAGTGGGTTATTTTTTCCACCTACTACCTTTCCTGCTGTTGTTATGTATGGGCTCTTCTCAAATGTATCAAATAAGTCCTGTACTGTTCTGATTTCACCAACATCTGATATATTACACAAGTCTTCCAGTGTTGTATTCATTCCCTGAAAAGCACCATTACCCAAGTAGTTCTGATTGAATTGATAATCAGATGGACTTGTTGGTACCTTTCCTATTGCTGCATCTACAAGTTTATTTGCAATACTCTTAATAGACATACCCTTAATGGATTCGCCTTTAGAGTTTGCCTTAGTCCATGATTGATACTCGCCCCTTGCATCAGCCTCTTTTTGTTCTTCCTTATCATAAGGTCGGTTTATTGGGTATTTCTTCTCAATGCTTTCTCCGTGTATTAATCCGGTTGCTGCATCTTTGATTCTCTTAAAACCTCCCTCGATTGCTCCTCTTAGTCCACTTCTAGCTGCATCAGTGATAATACTTGGTTTACCTGGGAGTCTATCACGGTTTACTTTATACTTCTTCTCTTGCTCAGTTCTTTCGTATACTAAGAGAGATAGTGTTTCATCAAGTAGTACCGCCCTAGCCTTTTGACCAAGTCCTTTACCCCAACCACGACCTAAAACAGTTTCTGCAATAAATCTAAGATAATTATTTGCATTTATCGAGTCTATTCCGAATCCAGGTAATTTTGTACGTGGTCTGAATCTAGGGCTGCTCATCATAGCTTCCCTGTACAGTGCTGCTTCAAACTTTTTTATATTTTCAGGACTAATCTTATTACCACTAAGATACGTAGACATGAGTGACGATATCTTAGCAGCCCAACCTTTATTTATTGACTTATCTTGCAGGAAGTGTAGGAGATTTTGGTAGTAGTTATTGAGATCTTTATAGTCACGTATCTTGTTAACTAGTACATCAACCCCAATATCATCATTCTCTGGCTTACTAACTTCCTTACTAAGCTCAATCTTTTTATCTCCTACTTCTACCTTACTAACTTCCTTACTAAGTTCTAAGTCATTGTTGTCGATATTTAAGTCAGATCTTTTATCACTTAGTTCTGGATCTTTCTTAGTACGTTCAACTTTCGCAACTTTCGTACTAAGCTCATCTGTAGTACCACCTTGATTATCACTCACTGCTAGTACTGAATCATATAGTCCATCAGATTCAGGATTAAATTGTGTATGTTGGTCTGTTGCTGCGTCATTGATTACCTTACCGACTATCCTACTAAGCTCTAGATCTTCCCTGTTATCTTCTATCTTGCTAATCTCCGTACTAAGTTGATTATCTCTTGTATCACTAATCTTACTAATGATATTACTCAGTGGATAATCTCGCTTGTCATCTATCTTATTGACCTTTTTACTTAGTTGCGGATCCTTTTCAGTATTTTCTATCTTACTTATTTTCTTACTAAGTGGGTATTCGTGATCTCCTCTTTCAACTCTTCTTACTTCCTTACTCAGTTCGGGTTCTTTATTATTACCGCCTACCTTACTAACATCACTGCTTAAGTTTGGTGCTTCTTTCTTATCTCCCCCTACCTTACTAACTGTCTTACTCAGATTATTAGTACGATTATCACTGATCTTACTTACTTCCTTACTAAGTCCAGGATCGCTACTATTATCACTAACCTTGCTAACCTCTCTACTTAGTACTGGCTCTTTCCTGTTACCCCCTACCTTACTAACATCACTGCTTAAGTTTGGGGTCTGTTCTGCTCTTTCTACCTTACTTACTTTCTTACTTAGTTTTTGATCCTTATTATTACCTTCGATCCTACTAACATCCCTACTAAGACTTGGATCGCCCTCTGTTTTCTCTATCTTACTTACCTTCTTGCTGAGTTGCTCTTTCCTCTTATCTCCTTCTAGCTTACTCTTCTTTTTTGCTAACTGTACATCTCTTGTATCACTAATCTCTGCTCTCGTCTTACTTAACTCAGCTTGATCACGAATACCTTCTATCTTACTAACATCTTCACTTAGTTTGTGCTCTTTATCATCTTTAATCTTGCTTACTTCTTTCCCAAGTTGTAAGTCATCTCCTACTCCTTCTATCTTACTAACAACCTCACTTAGCTCTGCGTCTTTATGGTTATTTACTTCTACCTTACTAATATGCTTACTCAGGGTTGCATTCTTACGCTTTCCTCCTAAGATCCTCTCAAGATTCTTACTAAGTGCATTATCTGTTGTTCCCGAGTTTATTACCTTCTCTACATTCTGACTCAGTGCAGGTTCTTTATTACCATCACCAATCTTCTCGACTAGGCTACTTAATGTCTGAACCCTCTCATCACTAATTGTCTCTACTGTCTTACTTAGTTCACTTTCTCTCAGGTCGTTTAGTCTTTCTACTTCCTTACTAAGTGATTGCTCTCTTGTGTCTTGAATTTTCTCAACATCCCTGCTAAGTTCATTCTCCCTATTATCTTTTATAGTATCAATCTCAGTACTAAGTGGTGTTTCCCTTGAGTCGTCTATTTTCTCAACAGTCCTACTAAGCTCTTTATCCTCAACACCTTCTATCTTACTTACTTCCTTACTGAGATCAACCTTCTTTTCTCCACCACCAACTTCGATAACTGAATTAGATAGGACCACATTCTCATTTGACTCTATCTTCTCTACCTTATCTGATAGTGGTACTTCGTTCTTTAATTGTCCATTGAAACCTATGACACCAATTTTATCTTTTTCTAAGCTAGTATTCTCCTCATACTCTGTCCTAAGTTTTCTAAGATACTTACCTAGGGCTGAGATTTCTTCTGGCTTAGTAAATTGTTCACAGGATCCAGGAACTTTATTATCTTTTCTTATTTCCTCATCCATAGTTTTTTACATGTCTAGTGTTTCAATAATACTCATCAACGTATAGGAGAATAGTGTATCACCTGTTTCACTATAACCTTGTTTTAATGTTATCTTGAATCTATATGTTCTCTTGTCTCTGGTGTATTGTAGTTCATCACCGACTTCAAGAGATCCATCATTAGTAATAGCCTCAACACTATCCCTATTTCTATTCCATACGTCTTTCATATCGTTCTGATTAATAATGAGTGTTGTCGTAAACTCATCATAATCATTCTCAAGTGTACTATCAGAGGAATATGATCCACCAAATACATTCTTCCACTTACTATTTTCTTTAGGTCTTAGTACTATGAACTTTGTACCTAACATTGCTAGTTGTGCTTTTATTGTCTTTAGTGTAGCTTTGTAGAATTTATTACTCCTCTCTACACTCCTTGATGCCATATTCTCTGCCATACTTTTACAATATATTATCTAAGATAGTACAATAACCTTCTTCATCAACAATATACTCAACTAATTTAATATACTGCTGAATTGTTAAGTTGTCTGATAGCTTCATAACAAAAATATTTCTATCCAGACTTGTACTACACCTATTGAACTTAGACAGTTTCCTAATGAAGTCTTCTATCTTAATCTGACTATATTCCAAGTCCATAGGTATATAGATTTTTATGTTCTTAATATCTCCTGTTATACTGATTGAGTCTTTTGGTATTTTCTGACTTACTTCAAAATCTTCTACTCCATCAGACTCAAGCTTTTTCTTAATTTCTTCTATCATTTTATTGAAGATTGAAAAATTCTTTAGCCTAAAACTAACCATAACTGTTAGAATTTATTATTAAATACATTAGGAGTTAATCCCAATGACATAATCTTCTTTAGGATCGTTGCAAACTCATTTTCATTTCTGATTGCATACGTATAGAGTGATACATTATTTAGCTTAGACTTATTGATCACATTCTTCCAGTGATTATATACGCCACCAATCGCCTTATCCTCTTTACTATTATGTACTGCTGATATCATGAAAATACCAGATGCAATAGACATTTGAACTGGCGCTTTATTATCACCCTCTGAGAAATGATGTCCCTCAATGTAATAATTCTTCTTCAATACATTAAGGAGGAACTTATTATTTAACATTCCTCTAGTTGGTGTAATACCTAGTTTTCCCAATGTATCTGCTCCTAGCCCATTAATTGCTAAATCCATACCAGACATAATCACATCAGGAATAGACTTTAGTGGGCTCTTGATGTATGTTAGTGCCTTAGATAATCCACCACCAATCACCTTAACGGCATCATACTTAGAAATACTAGCATTCTCTGAGAAATTCCTATCTTCCTCGTCTCCACATGCCTCAGTAATTCTTCCCGTCACTATTGCATTGTTATCGAGGAGATTAATCTTAGTACCCAATGTATTGCTCAGTTCCATCATAAAATCACAAACTGACATGTAGTTCGTAAATTTGATATTAACTGAGTATGAGTTTGCGTTTAGGTTAATTACTTTCGCATCGTACTCCATACCAAAGAACTTTCTACAGTATGAATCGAGTACTTTATTAACCTTATCTAAATCTTCCTTACTAAGACCAAAGGTATACATAATTACTTGGTCATCGTGGATAGTGAATGTAATCTTATAGGCAGTTACGTTTCTATCATTGAAGCTAAATTTCTCCTCAATCTTAGCTCTCTTATCTACGTTCTCACCGACTACAATACCAGCTACTTGATATACACCAAACTGACGTCGTATACCTCTATCTACTTCTTGATACTTGATACTTGACATTGGCTTGTGGAAATAGTTTAGAAGTAGCTTTGTTGCAATACCTCCTAAAGTTCCCCACTTAGCACCAGTCAAGGCACCACCAAGTACTGTATTATCATCCATCAATCCTCCAGTTACTGCACCAATACCTGCTCCGATACCAGCACCCTTACCTACAGTTTCTAAGACACCTGGTAATCTATCAAGTGTTTTAGGTCCTGTATAGTGCCCCTCTTGGATTGAAAATTTCTTGTTTCTAAATTTTATCATATACTACTTAGAGCGGAATAATATTATGTGCATTTGCTGCTAGATCTCCGAAAGTTAGTTTACTTCTATCAAGCCTCTGTGCAAACTTAGACTTTCCATATTTTTCTGCAGTTCTCTCCAACTTTGGTATTACCTTCTTTGGAATCAATGGGTGATCCTTAACATAAGCAAGGACTGGTGTTCCCCAAGGAGCTGCTATAGCTGCACCTGCTGGTCCTCCCATTGCAATACCCATAGGAGTAGATGCCTCACTCAAAGCTGCAATGCCTACTACATCAGGTCTCTTGATAGTAGCCTTAACTGCCTTGTTTGTCGCCATACCAACTGGAGTAGTTGCAATCTTATTTGGTGCTGCTTTGATATCCTTAACCGCCTGTACTGCCTCTCTCTTTACTTGCATTGTTGTCTTTGGGTTAAATCCTTGCTTTACACCATAGCTAGGAGCCTTACCGGTAAAAACTTGCTTCACTGCATTACCTGCCTTTAGACCTGCGTTGTCTAGCTTTGTCATTCCTGCATTAGCTACCTTCTTAAAACCTGCCATAAGTTTTGTAGCCTTTGAATACTGCTTAGTTCTTAGTATAATCATAGTATCTTTTATAATAATAGTTCTCCATACCAACCAGACTGTAGTGAATAGTTATCACATCTACTACGAAGTTCCTGGTATGATGCATCTACGTTACTCAGGACATCCACTGACATATTTGGTAATTGTAGAGATGCCTTAAGCTGTCTAATATAATCTAGTAAGTGAACCATACACAGGTCCATAAAGAAGTTACCCCTTGCGCCAGTTTCTACATCTAAGAAGAATATTGCCGAGTTTTCTGATTTCTCATTAAACGATTTCTTTGGTGTGAAGTCTGGAATAATCGGATAACTAGTGAGTCCTTTTAGGCATATAGTTGTCTGTGGTAGGTCATCTAAGAATACATAAGGTTTTCTATAGTCCGTTACATATTGATAAGCGCCTGGACCTGGATAACTTGATGTACCTCCAAAACCTGCGTATGTATTACCTGAACTTCCTGCCCCAACTCTCCACATTGGCATAGAGTTAAATACTAGGATGACTCTATTCAGTGGTATAATACACTTAAGCCAGGATGTAAAGTTAGATTTCAGCTCATAGTAACCATCACCTATTGAATCACATGGTACTAGTTGCTCTCTATCGACAGTACTTTCCCATATGAGAGGGGTAGTTAATTCAAACTCCCTTAGTGCTTTTTTAAATATCTCTAGCAATACTTCATCTGCACTAACGTAGTCATTTATTCCAAGTAGTTCATCCAGACTGTGTATTCCTAGAAGTGTAGACCTAATAAATACTTTCTTCTTTAAGTCTGATAGTAATGTTTTATCTGCCATGCTCTTTTATATTATTTGGCCACACGATATTTTATAGTAGAGGGTAAGCAGGAAAACTCTACCTACCCTCACTACCTATGTAATTTTAAATATTTCCTTCAAATGGCATACCCATATCGTAAGCCTCATTATAAACCTCTACAAACTTGAGAGATCTTGGATAACGAACCTCTACTAAGACACGAACTTTATTCTGTCTTGCTAGTTCATCGTTGTTAATGCTAGCAATTGTGATCTGGTATGCATCAACAGTATAAGACATTGACAAGATCTCAGTACGGAAGAAGAAATCAAGTGCAGACTCCATATCAGAATACAGTGTCTCACCAATTCGTCTACCAATAAACTGTCTCAAGATCTTAGGGAATGACTTACTGAGGCGGATGAACAGACGGCTATTTGCTTCATCAGACATAATATTATCCTCTGATTGCTTTGTATAGTTATCGTTCATATTCCAAGCCTGTGACTGATTATTCCACATCACTGTATTAATCTTCTTGCTCAATAACAACTGACGTGTCTTCTTATTGAACTCTGTCACTGGCTTCTGATACTGTACTACACCATTTGTCTGACCGATAATTGGTGCGAACTCTCTATCAAGGCCTCTATTTCTACCTACTGCCTCCCAATAAAGTGTACTAGGTGCTGCATAATACTTAAAGCCAACAGTACCTGAGTCTACATCCCAAGGTGCACTGACATAGAGCTTATAACTATCCTTGCTTAACTTATTTGCTGAATTAGCAATGGCAAGGTAGTTTGTACTGTTCACTGTACTAACTGGATAGAAGTAGTTCTCGTTGATTGCCAAGTTAGCCATGTATGACTGAACAGCTGGTGATGTACAACCAAAATCTGCAAGTCCCTCAGTCTGATAAACCTCATCAAGTGCAAGTCTATCAAATGCCTTCATAATATCTGAATCACTAACATTGAGAATAGAATACTTCTCAGGGTTAATACCAAGACCTACATGAAGTTCCTCTGGATCTGCCTTATCGAGAGTAATACCCTTCTGATACTTGAAATACTTACCCTCAGACTCAGTACCAACCTTTGCGATATCACCTACCTTTGGCTTAACAATATGCTCGTTAAGTGATGCAAGTGAAGACTCATCATAGTTAGCAGTGCCTGTTGTATCCATCTTAACCCAGCCTGGCTCTGATGTAGTAACTGTGCACTTGTAGTATGTTACCTGGCCACTTTCGTTTAGCTTTGCATACTGACCATCTGTACCTTCTACTGCCTTAAGTGTAGTAAGATCTGTATATTCCTGTGCACTGTCTGCCTCCGTACCACTTGGACTATACAACTGCCAATCTCTTGTAGTAGTTGTCTTATATTCGTAGTAATCAACAGACTTCTTACCAACTACTGCTACATCACCAACACTTGCGGTAGCTGCCTTCATGTCAATCTTGCTATCGTATGCCTTAACCTTAGCAAGATCACCTGACTCAAGCTCATCTTTCTTAACTGGCATCCAACCTGTCTGCTTTGATTTAGGAAGATAGCCAAAGTAGTCAAGTCCAAGATCGCCCAAATCATCAGGGAGTTGTAGTTGAATCATCTTAAGTGACTTATTCAACTCATCTACTGTTACATCACCACGACCAGCAATCTTACCTACGTTGAAATAAACTGGCTCACTGCTTACGCTAGGGTCAATAACTGCTACCTCATAGAAGTCACGATCAAGTACATCTGCCTTTGGTGAGATTGTACCATTCTTAGTAAAAGTATCTAAGACGGTTGTAAGTACTGTATAAGGGGAATTACCACCACTATTTACATCTGCCTTACTTAGTTCCTTTGTAATTACTGCATCATGATTAAACCTGCGGATACGAACCTTAAGTGGTGTACTTGAATTATAGTTGTTTACTGCATAATTCTTAGCTGGCTTAAATCCTGAAAATGCTGCACTATTCAGGTCCACAATCTTCTGTCCGGGATTTTCTGGCGTCCAATCCTTTTCGCAGATTACTACATACGCGAGACCATCCACGCCACGCTTATCGGACTTATCTAGGACCTCAACACCAACATAAACCTCATGGAATACAACACTTACTGCATCCTTAGGGTCACTTGCTACTACCTCTGCCTTCTCATCCTCATAAAGTGTGTATGATGGGCTGAAGAAGATTGATGTATCGTTAAGGTATGATACAAGCTCCTTAAGATTCTGTACATAGTAGTCATATTGTGGTCCCTCATCGGTTGTTCTATTACCAAGTGAACCTACACCATTGATAGACACTGCCCAACCATCTGAATTATGATCTGCACTATCCTTATCAACATCTACTACCAACTTAAACTCTGGCACCTTCTTGAGCAATTGACCATCACGTACAATATAAACACTATTGTCATCTTTTACGAGTGGTTTTGCGAAGAAGATATCACTAGCCTTACTTGCACGAACTAAGAGCAAGTTATTTGAACCTGCGAGACGATAAGCATTCAACCACATTGTCTCAGCCATTGTATGATCGTCTCCCTTATATAATTTATTAAGCGACTCTACATACCCCTTAGTTAAGTCCTGTGATGAATATGTAGCAATGAACTCTGCCTGGCTAGTAATCAACGTTGGTACTGATGGTCCTGCGTCTGATACAATAACACCACCAATAATCAAGTTTTCACCTGCCGTTGGATTTACTGAGGCAGTTCTAATTTTCTCATGAACTTTTACGTATGGTTCCTGAGTTTCTTTCCACTGTGCCATTAAATTTATTATTATTTAATTAATTAACCAACCTCTACTAGATATACTGGGTAACCTGCTTGTATAAATCCGTCCACTACTGACAGGGCTGCATTTAGATTACTCCTAACGTCTCGTACAGTTGATATCTGTATTTCGTTATATTTGTTAGATGCGAAATTTGTTGATACCTGAGCTGCTGGAATATTCTTACTTAATTTCCTACTTAGGTTTCTTAGTTCAGGGTCATCTGCTGTATTAACTAACATCTTAAAATCAGAACCATCAGAACTAATTACTAGACAAACCTTAGTACCGAGTAAGTTAGCCTTCTTTGGATCTCTGGTATAATCTTGATCCTCTCGATAATACTTCTTATTGAGCTCTCTTAGTATTGGTGCCATAAGTCTATTATCTGCACCTTTCCTATTGAAATGCTCATTCAACTGTCTAGCTGTTCCAACTAAGGCTCCAAGTGCTGCACCGATAATTGCACCAGCCCCAGCAAGCATCTTACCTTCTTTAAAGAAAGGGACTTTCTTGACACGTCCACTAGCTAATGCACCAGCCGTTGCACCAATACTTGCCCCCTTAATCGCATCATTAACAATATAATTACTAAAGTCTTTCTCTCTAAACTTAATCATATTGTTTAATTACTTCTTTTTCAAAATTAACCGCCTACACCTGGTGCTGCGCCTGGAACTGCTGCTACTGGACTAGAACCTGCTGCCTTCTTTGCCTTAGCTGCCTGACCCTTAACAGTAGTCTCATCTGGAAGACCTACTAAGTCCTCTGCATTGTATTCAGCTGAACGCTCACCTGCTGCATTGATAGCAACTGGCATCATACCATCATCCAAAACTGCTGATGTCAACTCATCATTAATTACTTTCTCTGCCATAATAATTTATTTTTAATATGTTAGTTATTTATCCTAAGATACTTTTTATTCTACTATATCTACCCTTCTGAGCAGGCTGTTGTACTGGTTGGGCTTGTATTGGTTGTACTTGCTTTATACCAGTATTTAACGTCCTCACTGAATTACTTGTTCTATTGAGCTGGGTAGTTAGTTTATTAAGTGCATCTAATTCTCTCTCTCGAATCTCTCTGTCACTCTTACTCTTCTTCTTACTGTTGTACGTATTGGCCACATTTAATGCAAGATTTGACGCACTAAGTACTAAGAATGGACTTTTTAGATTCTTTAATGTATTTGGATTCTTCTCAGCCCATGCGGAAGCTTTCTTCTTAACATTGTCATATAGCTCACTTACACTGCTGTAGAGTCCTTGTCTAAATCTGATCATATACTATTAATAAGAATAACCCTCCCTCTGGGTCATGTTAGTTTTCCAATCTGCTCTTTCTCTCCTAAGTGCCTGTCTCTTTGCATATTCAAGTCGCTGGTTATAGAATTCATTATCCTTTGCCTGCTTACTTCCCTTGTTATATGCCATCACACCTGCCGTTAGACCACCAATCATTGCGCCAGCCTTACCAAACTTAGCTGCACCTCGACCCATTGCTGATAATCTAGATACTTGTCGTCCAGCTGCATTAACACCAGGCTTGAATAGTCCCTTTGTTGCACCTATGACAGCACCAGCACCAAGACCAGCCGCAGCACCTGTCGCAGCTTGTTTTACAATTGGCGCATAACTATTGGTCTTTTTCTTTTCAGCGAGAATATCAGCATCTTTCATACGTTTGAGATTATCAGTATCATCCCAGACCGTATAATTTTTTCTTTTTAACTTATATACTGCCATCTTACTGTTGTTCTTGTTGACCTGCCTGTTGTTGTGCGAGTTGTGCTTTTCTATCTTGTGCATCTTGATATTTATATGCACCTGGGTCAAGTGTCTTACCAATCTTCTTAGTAAGTGCCTGACTACCATCCCAAGTTGCCTTTGTGAGACCTACACCAACACCAATTGCACCAAGATTAGCAGCTGTCTTATGATTCTGTATGAACTGGCCTACCTTAACTGCTGCATTATTCTGAGTACCTGTAATACCTTTACCTAATGTACCACCCTTACCAAGCTCTTCCAGTCTCTTACCAAACTTCTGAACCTGCTTAGTACCCATCATACCGAAACTACCAACATTAGCTGCAAATCCTGACATTGTTTGTGCGGGATGTGCTTTAAACTTGTTGAAATCCCACCATCCAGGCTTTAAGCTACTAGGTTTGAAATTCTTAACAGCACTAGTCACTTTACCAATGAAACCTGGATTAACTGCTGCATACGCTTTCTGTTGTGGGGCCTGTGATTGTTCCTGTTGTGTTGCTGCTATCTGGTCATTCATCTGTTTCTTATCAGACATATAACCCATTACTGCCGGAACTGCTGTAAAACCTCCGGCCATAACCCAAGTTGATTTCTTCTTCAAGTTATTACCGACCATCTTACCAAAGGATTTTCCCATTGTTGATATACCACTCAATGCTGAATATGCCTTCTGTTGCTGTCCAGTCTGTACTAAGTTTCCATTCTCGTCTGTATCAAGGCCATTTTTCTTCATGTTATGCTGAATGAATTTACCTCCTGCATAACCAGCAACTCCCATAGTAAGACCAGTTGCAACATTACCTGCCATGCTCTTACCAAACGTTACTCCGCCTGCCTTACCTACATTACTTGCAAGTCCAGCTGCCTCTTTACCGAAACTAGTAATAGCACCTTTAGCCTTTGCAATATTTCTGAGTGTACCAACTGAGAATCCAAATTCTTTCTGCTTTTGATCAAGACTACTCGCTGCTGCCATTGCTTGTTCTGGATTACTCTTCGCACGTTCTGCAATACGATCAAGCTTTCTATTTTGCTCTTTCAATAATTCGTCGTGCTTTTCCATTTGTTCTGCTTGTGCCTCTGCTTGTTCTTTCATCTGTTCACTCTGATCACTACTTTGTTTCAAACCAAGTAATGTAGAACCAACAGTAAGAGCAGCACCAGCCCAAAACTCTTTCTGCCTATATTGAATCATCTTACAGTCCTCCTAATATTATTAAGACTGCATTGAATCACTAGCAGATTTAAGACCTTTACCCAAACCTCTTGTAGCAGCGGCACCAATACCTGCTCCTACTAACCAACCAAGAGGACCACTTGCTGCACCTGCCAATCCACCTAAGCTAGATAGACCTTGACCAATTGCTGAGCCTAATGTTGCACCACCAGCTAATCCACCGGCAATAGCAGCAGGTTTTGAATCAAGTGCCTTACCAACACCGCCTGCAATACCACCTACTGTATTCTGTGCGCCTTCTGCCCATCCAAATGTTTTTCTTTTTATCTTATATGTTGCCATAATTAGTCGTCCTTTAAATTATTCCATCCTAACCCTCTATTTAGTTCGCTCTGCATTTCTCTTAGCTCTGCCCTAATATCATCAGTCCTATGAAGTTCCCTCTGACTAGTTTTCATCCTTCCTAGTCTGTTGAGGTCCATATCATATTTTCTGTTTCGTTTAAATCCGATAGAGGGCGCATTTGTATTAATGATATTAGAGAAACGTTTTATTATCATCATGCGTCTAATAGATAAATCTTATAGTTTAATCCGAAAGGTAGTATATTAAGGGCATCAATAGCGGAATCAATACTTGGGAACTCTAGGACAAGACTTCTACTAGGTTTGTCATATTTAATCGCATCACCTAATAATTCCTGTACTTGATATTTTAGGTTGAAGTCTGGACTAAATGAGCTATTGATAAACTCACCGCCCTTGTTTCCACCATTATTATTGTTATTGTTCTGCTGTCCGTTATTGTTATTTGGTTGCCCGTAATTGTTAAAACCACCTCCCTGTTGCTGTTGTGGCTTATTACCTCCGTTACGATTCTTATTCTTACTAAATAGCTTCACCCTATCTGAGTCGGAAAAAATCTTCTTACTTAGGGAGAGACTAATATTACCAAGTCGTCTGTCGTATACTTTTGGAGATAATCTAACGTCATCTGGTAATTTAGCTTTTGCACCAATCTTAAGGTACATACGATACTTATCCTTGTTAAAGAATGAAGTACTAATTACAAAACGTTCGATTACTATATTATTACCTCTCAGGATTGGAATTAATGCGCTCGAATTAATTGTTGGAAACTTATTACGATCTCCATTTGTTCTCTTCATTAATTCAACATAAAGAGTTCGCATTGCATCATACTCTGAGAAGTTCTTCTGTCTGAAATTTATCATCCTACTTAACTATTGATAAATTATACTTAACACCCAATATTTCTATAATGTCTAATGCAATACCTAAGTGACTTGTCTCCCCAGTTACTGTCCTCTCTTTTGGATCTGTATCTGTGATTTTCATGTTGAAGTAATTCGGGTCGCCAATTAGTTTTCGAGTATATGGGTAAAACTCCTTGTCTTTTACTGTTATCTGATAAGAACCTTTATCTGTTTTTATAAAAGACATCAATACCATAGACTTAGAATTAACCTTACTTACCTTGTCGGCATCTTTCTTAGAGATTAGGTTGAAGTCTACATTCTTTTCCTCTAGATGATTGATTGCTTCATCAACTGCATCTGATTCGAGGAACTTACTTCTGAACTTTATCATCTTGTTTTATTGTTTTTTCTTCTTCTACAGACGTCTTCTTATTTCTGTCCTTATCTTCTGTTCTTAGTATTGTATTGATCTCCTCTAAGAAACCAAATCTAGTATCTAAGACTTCATAGTAAGACAGGTCACATCTAAACTGACACTGAAACGCAAAATTAGAGTTATCGTCTGGTTGATAGATATGGTTAAAATCCTCTGTTATCGAGCTCCACTTAACGGCAGCTGTAAAAGGATCCCCATATTTATCTAAGGTAGTGAACTCAACGAAATTAGTAAGCAATAATACATCACTATACTTATTTTTAAAATCATGATACAGTACCATATCTGTTGTGTGAAATACAAATTCGACTGGCTGTTTATGACTCATGATATTTCTTTCTAGGTCTCCACGTTTAGGATGAGAATAGTTAGTAGGGGTCTGATTAAATTGATAAGTTATGTAAGAAGATTTAGTAAGTGTCTTCTCCTTATTCAACCTTACTAGCTCTACTCCATAATCATCAAGTATTCTCCTAACCTCTAGCAGAAATTTATCTTGATAGTCAATCTCACGTATCAAGTAATCATTATACCTCTTTCTCAGCGTGTAGATAGTATTATTTGTTGATTCTACCTCAGTGTTTCCATCACCTATTAATAATTTTGGGAAGTTATAGATCTTATAGTTCTTAATCTTAGGTCCCACAGGTCTTAGATAAAGAAGTTGACCTGAATAGAATAGGTAATTTATAAACTCTTCGTTCTTGTAATCAGCCTTAGATACTACAAAAACTGTATTCTTATAATTTTGTACAACCCTAGACTCTGTATCGTCTGCAATCACAATATTAATAATGTGAGGGTCATACGTAAGTCTCTCCAATCGTAGCCCATTTAGTGTAATAGTAGGGTGAGAAAATCTACTAGGCTTACTCATTGGTGTCATTACTAAGTTTCCATTACCAACTAAGGGCAAGCCAAGTGAATTTGATAAGGATTTCGCAGAGCTACCTGGAGAGTATGTTAATGTAAGCGTTGAGGTATTTTCATTTTCTAAGACTGTATCATATTTGCCTTGTACTACTTGAAAATACCTGCACTTATCTGTTGTAATGCGAAGACCGTTGTAGATTATTTCATTTCTCATAGTCAACCTACTAGAATTTAGTTAGCTGCCTGCTGTTGTTTCTTACCACCAAACAAACCCTTTGCAAGAAGCGCAGTACCAGCAACACCAGCACCTACCATACCAGCCTTGCCCATCTTACCGGCATTATTCCAAGTATTCATCATACCCTGCTTGAGACCTACTGACTGAGCACCCTTATTTAAACCTTGTTGGGCAGATGCTTTTACTGCTTCAGCCGATTTATTAATAATATTCTGATAGCCTTCTTTACCTACAGCTTTTGAAATTTGTCCTGCCTGTCCTTGTAAAGCAGTTCCAGCAACTTTTCTAGCTGCCCTATCCACTACCTTCTGTGCTTCAGCGGCTGCATTTTTTGCTTTTTCCTTAGCTACGTTTTCAGCAAGTGATCCCTGTAGTTTGCCAGCCTTTTTGAGCTCATACATTTTCTTCAGCTCTTCAGAAAAAGTCTTCCTAGTTAACTTATAAATTGCCATGATATTATTCTTTAATAACCAGCTCCGTTTTCACTTCCCATATCTCCGGTTAGTGCATCCTTTGAAGCTCCTAAGTATTTAGCACCACCATAAGCTGCGCCTGCTGCTGCAATACCGCCACCAATGATAGCTGTCTTACCTATTCCTGTACCCCAGGTCTTCTTAGCAAGTGTTCCTATTGCATTACCAAGGCCAAAACTTTTACGTCTTAATCTGTACTTTGCCATATAACCTGTACTGTGTTTAAAAATAATACAGCCCCAGCTAAGAGATTAATCCTAGCGGCACTGTAAGTTGTAAAAAGTAGAAGGAGAAAACCATGTCCTTTATTGTAACATGAGAATTCCCCTTCACTTAATATCTAATTAAATCCTATTATACTTAAGGGAAAATTATATTCCTAGGATTAGAAACCAAACTTGAAGCTTACCTTCTGAACGAGCTCAGGTGCCAAGTAACGTACACCCTCCTGATAGTAAATACCACTAGCCATCTGAGTTGGGTTGTTGTAGTTACCAATAGTTGGAGTATCAGTCAATGGCATGTAGATACCACGTGCAAGAGGAGCCATCTGACCATCCTGTGTCTTGTGGATAGCATAGAATGTACCCTCACCAGCCTTCTCCTGAATATCAGTAGAACGAAGTACAGGCACACCATCATACCAACCAAGGAGGTCACTGATGTATGTCATCTTAGTGTTGCGCTCGAACTTACCGATAACGCCACCCTTCTGGAACTGGTTAGCTGCCTGGTTACCTGCGATGTAAGCAGTAGTAGTAACACCCTTAACAGCCTTAGTTGCGAGTGCAGACTCAACGTTGATCAAGTATGCATCGAACAAGTCAACACGTGAACGATAGTCCATGAACTTAGATGCGAGAGATGCAGGTGCGTTAGAGAGATCAAGATCATCCATTACGTTACCAGCATAACCCTTCTCGAGTGTGCTAACCAACTTGAAGTTGATAGTCTTTGTATAAAGCTCACGAAGCTTTGTGAACAAGAAAGTAGCCATATCTGAACCAGTTGCCTTCTTCATTGCACCAAGAGCTGCGATATTATACTCAGCAACCAACATATCAGGTACAGTGTTCAAAGCAATCTGCTGCATCTTAGCGATGAAACGCTTGTCATTTGCATGTGCATTAGATGCGCCGTTTGTGCAGCTAGGAGTACCAGTTGTATCCTCCTTACCTACGATGGTAATAGTACCATTTGCAGGAACAGCAGTAGTCAACTCGAAGTCAATCTTACCATTGAGGTAGTTAACAGTACCAGTCTTAAGTACACCAGCAACTGCCATGAAGCTACCCTGACCATTATCGATCAACTCGTACTTCTTACCTGTGCCATCTTCAACCTTAACACGTACAGTACCTGGAATCAACTTACGACCTACGAGTGGAGAGTAAGCAGCGGTACCTGCATTAACTGTAACTGGAAGCTCGAAGCCACCCATTACCTGTACGTCCTGATACTGATCTGGACCGAGGTTAGGAAGAACTGAACGAAGGTCTGTAACTCCCAGAACATCAAACCAATAGAACAAGCCGTTTGGCTGATCGAAGTCACGCTCGATTGACATATAACCTGCAAAAGAGCTTACGTAAGAAGCTACTGATGCGTTGAAATACTGTGTTGACAAGAGTGGAGTCTCAGAATAACCAGAGAAGGTCTTCTGAAGGAGGTTTGCGTTGTTACCACCCAAACCAAATACGTCCATCATTTCCTCGTTACGAGAAAACATCTTTGCATACTCATTACCACGAAGACGAGCGTCCTCTGCTGAAACTGAACTTGCGCGAAGGGCATCCATCATTGCAGAATTGCCCAAAATCTGTGAATAGTTATTCATATGTTATAAATTAATTTATATTACTTGTTTGTATATTATTTATTGCTGAGCCAAGATACAAGTGTATCATTCTCGCTAAATGTCTTCTCTGAGAACTGTGCCTCTACGATCTCAGGTTCTGCGTCTGGTGCAGGTGCTGCCTTAGCCTCCATAATCTGAGCTGATGCCTCTGCTGCTGCTGCCTTAATAGACTCAACTGCTGCAAGTGCCTTATCCTCAATGTTCTCTACTGTTGGAACTGCATTTGGATCTGCTACCTGTGCATTAGGATCAACTACTTGTGCGTTTGGATCTGCTGCGACTGCATTTGGATCTACTGCAACTGGAGCCTGTACTGGTGCTGCTACTGGGGCTGTTGCTGGAACTACTGCCTCTGCAAAGAACTTGTCAAGAGTAGAGAACTTCTTCTCATGCTCATCTGCCTTCTCTGCTTCCTCAATCAATGTCTCAGCCTCATCCTCTGTAAGTGGAGTTACATCCATTGTCTCACCATCCTCATTGATGATAGCCTTGGTGAACTCGCCATCCTCATTCTTATCCTCAACAACTGCAACTGTATCACTGATTGGAGTAATAACCTCATTATCAGTTTCTACAGTATCACCAGACTCAAGTGCCTTCTCAACATCATCCTGATCTGCCTCTTCTGAGAACAATCTCTCCATATAAGAAGTCATAGGCTCATGCTCTGAGAAGAACTTTGTCTCTGCCTCATTAGTGTAAACATCTGAGAACTGCTTTTCATCCTCATCACCGATAAGATTCTCTGCCTCATCGTCTGACAATGGGTGAACATTCATAGTCTCATCATCTACTGCAACTACCTTAGTAAACTCGCCATTACCCTTATCCTCAACTACTGCTGTGTCATCGCTGATTGGAGTGATAATCTCACCCTCAGTCTCGATCTGCTCACCTGATTCAATAGCTGCCTCAATTGGACACTGGCTCTCACCATCTTCCTCTGAGAATAAACGTACCATGAACTCAGTCATTGGCTCATCCTCTGAGAAGAACTTTGTTTCTGCTTCGTCAGAATAGATATCAGAATACTCCTTCTGCTCCTCATCATCATCGTCATCATCAGCCTCATCCATAAGGGCCTCTGCTTCATCCTCTGTGAGTGGAGTTACATCCATAGTATCCTCTTCATCGTCAATAATAGCCTTAGAGAACTCGCCATTTGTCTTATCCTCAATTACTGCAACATCGTCACTAATTGGAGTAATAATCTCGTTCTCAGTCTCAACTACATCATCTGACTCAAGTGCCTTCTCAACATCATCCTGGTCTGCTTCCTCAGAGAACAATCTCTCCATGTAAGCTGTCATTGGTTCAGACTCAGAGAAGAACTTAGTTTCTGCCTCATTTGAATAGATATCAGAATACTCTCTTTCCTCTTCACCTTCGAAGTCATCATCATTGTCTGACTCTACCTCGATAAGATCCTCACCACCAAGAACTGCCTGTGCATCCTCTGCATCCATCTTCTCAAGCTGCATATCCACACCCTGTACTGATGCAAGAGTATGACCACCTGCTACATCTGAGATAATTGCGTTCTGTGCATCAATAGGAGTAATAACACCATCTTCGAACTCTACTGGATCACCTGAATGAATTGCCTCCTCTACGAGATCCTGAGTGTGTGCGATACCTGCTGATGCCTCTGAGAACATACGGCACATCATTTCATTGTCATCTGAGTAGTACCTAGTAGTAAATACTGGTGCACCTACATACTCGCTGTACTCTCTTTCCTCTACTGGCTCTTCAACCTCACCTTGACCACATGCTGGATTTGCACCAAGACTATTAAGGAGCTGAATTGCATAGGTACGTGCGTCTTCCTGATTATCGAAAATCTCTACTGACTGTACACCATCCTCCTCGAGCTGTGCCTTCAATTCCTCAGCACTCTCCTCTGAATACTCCTGTGCATCTACAATGATATGATCAAATGGCTGAACACCTACTACAAAGAGTGGCATGAAATCGCTGTAGTTACGAGTCTCAACGTTTCTGTCAAGCTCCTCTACTTCCATTTCATCATCATCCATAGTTACCTTTGCCTGGTCACCAGTTGTCTCATTGGTAACAACAACTGTATTATCCTCATCTGGCAACTTCTCAATCTTAAGATCACCTACCTTAGCTGTCTCCTCACTCTCGATTACCTCTGAGAAAAGACGCTCACAGTACTCTTGATCGCTGAAAATACGAAGAACTGCCTGATTGTCTGTGAATACTGAAAATTCCTTCTCGTCACAGTCGCCATCCATACAAGGGCCCTGCTTTGCAAGATCCTCAACAAGACGCTCATTACCAGCCTCAGGATTTAAACCGCCATCCTCTGCTTCTGGGTTAATGACACCCCCATTTACGTGATTCTCTACTTTCTCATCTGGTGCGCCAACCTGATTACCTGGGTGAACTCCATCTGCAGACGGGTGGACAAATTTTTCCAACTGACCATCCGGAACAGCGACGAGATCATAAGTATCAGCTTCGTCAGCAGCCTCCTGTGCTAAAGTAACCTCACCATTCTCTTTGTCAGTGATAGCAACGTTACCATCACCTACATTTCTATACTCTACTTCTTCAGTATCAACAACACCATTCTCCTTAGCGGACTTGATATCGTTGTCTACCTGCTTAGCCAATTCCTCATCTGTATTTGAGAACATGACTTCCATAAATCTAGTCTTCTTCATTTATGTATTTTTTAATTATTTCTTAATCGTAACCTGACTGCCATCTAAGAAAATAACATCCCTAGAAATAAGCTGATCAATAATGTCCTCTGGTGCATCTGGGTATCTATTTCTTAAGATATCCATGAACTGCTTAATACCCATACTCTGATTAGCATACTCTAATTTCAAGTCTGGGACAATACTAGAATCGCTTACCCAATCTGAACAGCAATCCTCACTGAAATGTAATTCCCTAGGTGTAATGTCATGTGCCTTCTTAAGAATCATAATACCTTTCTCTGGCAACATTCTACGATCATCAAGTCTATCAATTAGGTCAGACTTAAACTCTCTATCACCACCGACTACATCCTCATCAAGATCAAGAACCTTAGTAACCTGAATAATCAACTTACTAAATAATCTCTCTTGTTCAAATGCAGTAGGACTAATTACTACATCATTATCAACAATACTAGCAAAGCCCTTCTCAAGCATATCATCTGCCTTATTGCTGAAGGTCTTTTCGAAAATATCCTTAGTAACTGTCTTTCCACTAAACTCTTTCAGCTTAGTCTCAAACTCATTAAGACTGTCCTCATGTTTTTCTGTTTCTGGATTCAACTTCTCCTTGAACAGCTTTAAGTTAAATCTACGTCCACCACAATTAGGACAAAGGATCTGACTTACGTTCTCAGCAGTCTCCATTACATGACCACAATCTCTACATACTACCTGGCGGAGAGTCATACCACCTTCATTATATTCCTCACTAAACAACTTACGTCTCTGAGAAAATAACTTCATCCTAGCCATTACTCTTCTCCTCCTTCTTCTTCATTTTCTAGCTCTGCAGGTACTGGATTAGAACCGAATACCTCATCAATCATAGACTTGGCAAATTCAGTGTAAGCCTCTTGTATCTTCTTCAGACGCATTGGACTAACTTTACCTGTCTTGCTCATTTCCTGCATTGCTAACCTATATGGCATCTGTAATTTCTGTGCTGCTACTCTTACTGACTTGCCGAGAGAGCTTGCACCAATTAACGTAGATACCTGTTTTCCTGATACTACTTCTGGTGTAATGTTCTTAAAAATATCAAGCACGTCAGACATAAATAGAGACTTCATAATCTTAAGTGTCTCTGGGTCAATCTTCTCTAGACCACCTGACTGCCTTACTAGTTGTTTGTACTCTAAGAATAATCTCCTAAATCTCATACGGGGACTAAACTTCGCATATCTAACACGTTCCTTGAGAGTACTAATAGAAAATTCCTTCTGCTCTGCCTTGAATACACCAGAATAAGGAGAATCATTACTAATCTCTACAGCTACATTACCAGAGCTGAACTGTTTTGCCTTAAGCGTAGTGAAGTGATTGCTAATTTTTGAACTCTTAGGTAGCTTAGTGTCTCCAAATACTGAAAGATCTGAAAACTCCTTAACAAATAACTTAGTACTACCCTCACTAGTATCTGAAAATGTCTTTGTACTAGTGTCTGAATGATCTACTACTTCCACTACTGATGCATCCGCCCAACTTGGATTCATAGTTACATCAAAACCCTTCAGAGATACTAATTTCTTAAGTGTATCATGGGAGTTCTGATTATCCCAATAACCAAGAATTACCGCTGACACACCTGGTAATATTGAATTAGAGATCATACCCTTCAGACGCCTAATGTTCTGAATTGCTTGATCATCCATTCCTTCCTCTGATAGGATAGTAGCTGTACAATATACCCACTGATCGCTGTCCTCAATCCAGATACGATCAATATAGTGAGTAGGAGATGCAACACCAACTAACATAAGCTGGTCATCCTTACCTGCCGTCTTACTTGCAACACTAGCATTATACTTATTCTGTGCTGCCCAATTACGTACTAGGTGAGTGAGAGAACCTAACATTCTCTTCTTTGCAATGTCCTCCTTGTACTTATCACTAGCTAAATACTCTTCAACCACACGGCGCGGGATTATACTAGAATCACTTGCTGGTATACCGCCCACTGAAAATAATTTAACTTTAATCTGCATTATTATAATTTATCTTGTTTTAATTCACCTCATAGCCTGCTGGGGTGTTACCTGGAATAGGCTCTGCAAGTAACATAAGAGACTTAACAATACCTGCACTATCTGGATCTATTACCTTTAGTTCTACTGCAATAACATTCATGTAGCAGGTTAGATACTTATTTTTTCCCTTTGCTTTTATTAGAACGTATGAACTATCCAATGAGTTATGTAATATCTCCCACTCAAATACTTCATCTACCATCCCAACAGTACCATCTCCCAAGATAGCTAAGTTTTGATCACCTACCATAAATCTAGCACCATACGAACTACCTAGGAGCTTATTAAATATAGTAAAGGTATTTGTAGTATCAACTCCAAAATGCTCTGAAAAGTAATATTCACCTTTTGGAAGATACTCACTGTTTTTAATATTAACTACTACCTTCTTAGTTGTCTCTTTTATGGCGTCTGTGTTGTAGGTGTATTCTGTGTAAGGTCGTTCCTGTGTTAACTTAGCAGGCTCTCCCACCAACTGTAATCTTTCCTCGCTAAATACTAAGACGCCTTCCTCGTTGCAGACGTTATACACAACAGCAACTTTCTTTTCGTCGTCTTCTTCTTTGCGAGGTGTATCTGGAGTTGGATTTTTCTTCCTGCTACACTTACACAGGTCTAGTTTGAGTAGTTCTAAGTCCTTCCAAACGTACTCACCATCAAGACCATCAAGACCAATAATAGTCACTAGCTTACCTGTATCTATGTCAAGCCTAAAACTAATAGACTTTATCCGATACTCACTAGAACTATCAACGCTAAATAATCCACTACTAACACTACTAGACTTAACCCTGACAGTAGCGCCAATTAAGTCATCATAACCCCACACCCCTGCAGGACTAGTAAGGTGAATTCCATCTGTTCTAAATCTACTCATATTTTCTCCTATTAGTTTTCCCAGCCTAATCGAATAGTAGAGTTCATATTACAAACTCACTGGGAAATAATTAGATGTATTACCTCATACTATTTTCCAAGTTCCTACGCTTCTTGAGTCGAGTACGTGTATTCTTCTCTGCACCCAAGTAACCACCAAGAGCACCAACTGCAGCACCAGAGAGACCTGCACCAAGTCCACCTGCTAATGCGGTAGCAGTTCCACCCTTAATACCGAGTTCTTTGGCAGCTCGGGCAACAGCTGCAGAACTACTCAATCCAGTAGCTAAGCCAAGACCACCACCGAGTAATGCACCTGCCTTTGCACCTTTGTTAGTTGCAGCCTTCTTAATCTCCCAATCACTAAGGCCCTGCTCGTCTGCCTCTTCTGCAGCCTTCTTTCCTACATAACCTGCAATAGCACCTGGCATGATACCTCCACCAAGTAGCATTGATCTACCAAGGCCACGGTGAGAGTTGATCTCACTCAACTTAATTCTCTTCTTTTTTGATTCTCCATCAGAGTAGAATCTAATTCTCTTTACGATCATATTATCTATGTATTAATTGTTAAATTTATTAATCTATGCTACCATTCTTCAAGTACCTAGCAGACATACCACCTGTACCTAAGAATGGACGTAACAAGCTTTCTTTTTCTTAGCCTGTTGTTGTGCTGGATCTACTACCCTAACTTACTATTCTTAATTGTATCTAGTAGCTCCTGTCTTTGTCTTTCTTTTTCTTCCTTATGTCTCTTGTACAGCTTATATCCACCATAACCAAGACCACCTAATAAAGCACCTGCAGACCCATAAACTATTACTTTACCTAATCTATCTATATTTTTAGGATTAGCAAATTCTTTATTTCTTAGTACTATCATTCTTCCTCTTCTTGCCTAGTAGAATTCTTAGTGGACCTGTAATGCTTGTAATTCTAGATCTAGCTTTTCTACTAGCTTCGTTGACTATAGGTATTTCCTCAATCTTTTCATCTACCTGTTCAATTGGGTCTACTGCACCAACTATGACACTACTATAATCAATACCGCTAGTTGGTATGTAGCCTGAAAAATTCTTCCTCCTTCGTATGATCATAGTATAGTTAAGTTTTATTCAGTTTCTTTTAATGGGTTATACCTATCTTGATTTTCTAGCATGTCTTCTTGATTCTCGACCTTACTAGTAAACCTTTTCTCTTTTAATTCGTCCATGTGTCTTACTTCTTAGGCATTGATACAGGAGGAGCAGTTTTCGCTTTATTCTTATAGAGACTTGTATTATCTGGCTTCTGGTTTGTATTTTCCTGCTGCCTAATCCTAATACGGTCTTTATTATCTGAGATTTCTTTTTCATTCTCAGACCTTTGTAATTGCGTAAGCTGCCTATTCTTCTGCATCTGTTCTTTAATACGCATCTGTTGTCTTTGATGATTCATTTGGAGCTGTTGTCTCTGTAGTCTCATCCTTTCAATCTGCATATCTCTGGCTGACACTTCTTGACTCTTTGCCTCTGCCCCTTGTTCTGGTAATTCTTGACCTGTCTTATTTTTCTCTGGGTCAACTATATCACCTGGTTCCGGAGCTGCATAGTATTTACTCCTTAGTAGAATCATGATCCTTTTTATATTTATCATATAGCTTCTTACCACCATATGCTAAGCCAGCTGCACCAGCCACACCAAGACCTACGTAACCAGCTTTCTTAAGTTTCTGACCAAGTAATTTCTTCCTTAAAGGCTCTTCTGCAATTGTATTTTCTCTCATTTTATTAGACGCTTCGTCTGCACCCTTTAAGATCTTCTCATAGAGGCCCTTACGGTGATGTCTATAGTTTTCAGCACTGTCCCAATAATTTCCAACAGACTCATGATTTATCTTACTAGTGACACCTCCACCCTTTACGGTCAAACCTGACTCAAATGTACGACCTAATAAGTAATCATTGGGGTTAGTTGTGTTTTCAAACTTCCTAACCATTTTTAAGGCTTTTGCATATTCAGATCTTTTTTTTCTTAGTGCCCTCTTACCTAACCAACTAAGGCCTTCGTAATCACGCTCTGCAAAGTATTTAATTCTTGGTACTATCATCTTTTCCTGACTTTTTCTGATTATATAGTGCAGCGCCAAGTGTGAGTGCTCCTGCTACCGCCGCCAAGCTACCCGTCTTCTTTGCACTACCTACTTGCTTATCTGTCGGCAATCTCTCTAGGTACCTCTTAATAGACTTATCGCTAAGTTTTGGGTGAAGCTTCTTAATTTCTTCTACTGTCATCTTACCGTACTTCTTCTTAGCACCTCCGATTAATGTAGCGAGTCCAGCAGTAGTACCACCCATACCCATTAAACTAATACCTGCCGCCTTAGCAAGTTTCGTTTTCTTCTTATCAGTTTCTTCCTTCTTAGCTACATCACTTTCGTCAGTAGCAGAATATTGTTTTCTTAGTATTATCATGTTCCTTCTTCCGTTGGTGTTTCTAAGATACTTGGATCCATACCTTGCTGTTCCAACATATTAGATAGTTTTGCCTGTGAATATGCTGTGTACTTATTGATTGTATCTTCTGTTATGAGAGGCTCTGTATTTGGGTCAATGTCCTTAATGAGTCCCTGTATGTAACTGAGATAAGCCTTTGTATCAATAAGAGGTGCTGATCCTTCTAATGTTTGGAGTGCGTTAGTGACAATACCTGTAATACCATTCACAAGTCCGCCAATACTTTCACTCTGGTTTATTTGATTATTATACTCAACGCTAGTCTTTTCACTAATATGTAGTTGGATTCTACTTGGGTCAATCTCTTCATGATATACAGTTTCATATATCTTAGCAGCTAACCTAGTAACAGATTCTTTAATACCTGTCATAAAACCCGTCACCCTACTATTAGCTCTCTCACTCTGTTGTAGAATCTGCCACTTACTACCACTCGTACTATCCAAGATTGTTGCTGGAATACCGAGAGGGCTAAGTACATTACTCCTACAGTTATCGAGGTTCTGCATAAGATCTAGTAGTTTATCACTAAGTTTATCTAGTGGCAACATACTATTCTTATTACCAATTGTTGAGTTATAGTCTGGTACAAACTTAGCTGATTGACTGAGTGTGTTTTCCAAGAAAGATACTGCATCAAATTGACTTGTTAAGAATGATGCTAGTTCATTTGTATTATTAGCCAGCTTAGTAGTTCTTGCACAAATCTCATTAGCAGTCTCAAGTGGTGTCTGCTTATCAAATTGTAATAAGAAAATCTGAATGCTTGATATATCCCTCAACGATATAAGAGATACTAGGAGCTCTTTAATAACAAGTTCTTTCACCTTTAAGATGGATGAATAGAATAATGGCTCCCCTGCTAAGTATGAACAAGTCTTAAGTACCTTTTCTATATTATCTTTCCCGCTTGTCTTACCGAAACTAGGCTTGACAGTGTGATTTTTATTTTCCCAAGATTCATCAAGGTCATTTTCAAGGCGTAAGTTAATAGAGCCTAACATAAATGCACTCTCTGATGGAATTTCATAGAGCTTATTGTCTGAACCCCTAGTAATATAAGAATCCACTGTATCACCTGTTTTATCTTTCTTCTTCTTGAGTACTACACTAACTGGATCATTAATCTCCTCAAATCTAAACTTAAGGTGACCAAGTTCATCCTTAGTATTCATCAACATACTAGTATAGGACCCGTGAAATACAACATCCTTAACATGACTTCTGATGTAATCGTAGATCTTTAAGTCATTGATTAGTATTTCATTTATCTTCTCAGTCTTGAACTCATCTGCTGCCTCATTATTCTCATCCATAATAGTGACAGCATTTCTACCCTCACCTAAGAAGTTAATTATGTAGTCAGCAAAAAAGTTAGTAGCTAATTTTACAACATCTAATAACTGATAACTCTTGAGCTCGTCTGATCTTTCGTAGTAACCAGACATTAAATTACTAGGTGATGCATTTCCTAGGAGAGGTGATTTTCTCTGACTACCACCAAACCTTCCACCACCAGTTGATCCAATTTTACTATAACCAGAACCACTATTGAAAATGTTAGATCTCAATGGAACTCTTGATGAACCTACTGAGAAACTACCAAACATCTTCTCAAAAAAATTTTCGTGCTTCTTCATTTTCTCTATAATTTTATTTTAGTTCCCAAAGCCTAATCGAATAGTAGATAACATAAATTATCACTTTGGGATATAGTAAGACACACTATTGCTGTGCCTGCTTATTACGATCATATAGTTTCTTAGCACCAACTGCAAGACCTGCCGCTCCCGCTACACCAAGACCTACATAACCAGCCTTCTTTAAATTCTTACCTAACGCTTTCTTAGCACGGAGAGTCTTAACTAGTTCCTCACGTCCTTTATTCTGTACCTCCTTAACAACCTTTGGTTTAACTACAGATTCAGGTTTAACATAGGATGCCTTAGGTTGAACTACCGGCTGCTTAATGACAGACTCTGGCTTAACGTATACAGCTTTTTGTGCAGGTTTAACTACAGATTCAGGTTTAACATAGGATGCTTTAGCTGGTTGCTTAGCTAATCTTTCTGCTTTCAATGCTGCTGCGCGATCTGCCCTAGTATTTTTATTCTTAAGTAGTGGGTCATTCGCGTAGTTACCTGCTCTAGAAATTCTTGCTTCTGCTACTTTTCCAGACTCTAAGTTATTTGAGTACCTATCAAACCCGACCTCTTTCTTTACCATCTTTCTAGCTTCAGAAACTTTCTCTGGATCTTTTAGCATCCAATCTACCCTACTTGCATTATCTCTTAGTTTGGATTTATCCTGCATTAATTTATTAACCCGATCAGAGTCCCCCCCCGTTCTTCTAGCATCTATTAGATTTCTTGCGTGATTTCTTCTAGCAGACTTAAGATATTTCTGTCCACCTTCACCTAGCCCAGCATAATCTCGACCTGCAAAATATTTAATTCTTGGTATTATCATTTTCTCCTGGTATATTATATAGGTTACTTGCGTCGATCATTACTGGATCCTCTTGCTTTTTTCTATACCTCATTAATTTTCTAGCAGCCAGTGATAATCCAATACCAGCTGTACCAATCGCAAGTGCTCTATTACTATTCTTTCTCTTCATCACTGCCTTTGACCTCTCTACCGCACCACTAACTCTCCTACTTAAGTCTGTTCTTCTCGCATTCATAAAGTTAGAGATGCTCTTCTCTGTCTCAGCTAGCTTCTGATTCTCTGTTCTTAGGTCCTTTGCGAACTCTCTTCTAATCTTCCCAGCACCAAATGGACCCTTACCTGATATATCTCTTCTTGCCTTATCCTTCAATGCAGTCCCAGCAATATCTCTACGTAGTCTTGCATCCCTTACTAGTTTTTCAGATTCGGCATTTATTAAGTTGGTTCCTTTTTCTAGGTGCTTCTGTGCTTGGCTATCGATTTTCTTAGTACCAAGTTTATTTGCTACCTTATTATAACCAACCACTGCACCAATAGAACCAACTACTCCGCCTGCACCTACTAAATTTGCAGATCTATTCTTCTTAGTCTGCTCTTCATAGGATTCAGCGAAATACTTAATCCTTGGTATTATCATCTTTCTTGTTCTTATATATTAAGCTACCAATGCCTTTACCTGCAAGTCTAGAACCTTCGCCTAATGCAATACTCTTTACTGCTGCTTGACCTGCATAAGTTCCCCAGGCAGCACCAAGACGCTTCCTACTCTCCTTCATTAGCTCTTTACTTGCACCCAGTTTCTTCATGTTCTTAAGACCATTAAGACTTGCTTTTCCCTCCGCTACTAATAGTGGGGCTGCAAGAGCTGCTGGTACTGCGGATGCTCTAACTTTATTCCAAGTTGACTCTTTCTTACCCTCTGCCTTTAGTTTTGCAGATTTCATACCTGAGTGAAAACCGTTTGCTGCAATACCAAGATGACCGATAGGAGATACAGTAGCAATAGATGATGCCTGGTACCCCTTATGCGCAGCCTTACCGATGATAGACTTAGATCTACCTGATCTTAGGTAATTAGAATGGCCTATTTCATGAGCTAGTACGTCTGCATCCTTGTGCTTGCCCATTACAATAGAATCTTTTCCTAGGTTGTCAACTACCTTACTTCCATAGATTCCCTCTACTGCATCTTTGATTCTATCTGCAGCCTTTTTATAGTTCTTGTTGCCAGATGATCTTGACTTTTTCTTCAAGTATGCAATAGCGTTCCTAACTCTTTTACCAGCGCCTGTTCCTACGTAAGCTGAGTTCTGAAAGTTGGGGTCTTCGATAATCTTAGGACCTCCATTTTTCTTAACCTGATCTACTAGTTTCTTTCCGATTGATTTAGCGTCTTTTGCTTTCAATTCGGATTTTTCTAGGTAATCTCCGCCTTTCTTTGTAATTGCATCACCTAAGAGACCGCCACCAACTGTAATTCCAGCACCTCCTGCGATCTTGGCAGCGCTTTTAGCAGTTGTGTAATCTTTCTTCTTCTTTTCTTCTTTCTTATCTGCGAAGTATTTAGTTCTCTGTATTATCATAGTATTAAAATTAAAATATATCTTCTAGCATATTCTGTAACTGTATGCTACTATCTTCCCTAGCATTTCTTGTCATCTGCTCTACTATCCTTAGCTGTTTATTTGCAGAGCTACCACCATCTTCGAGGTATTGTGAGTATTTCTTATAGCATGCCCAGATAGAACCAACACAAGCATCAGCAATATCCTTAGTACCTGGTTGATCTCCTGTTTTTCCTCTATAATCAAACTCAAAACAATTAGAGATATCTGGGTGATCTATCTTAACGTGACCACCATTTTTTCCATTAGTTACTATTCTAAGCTCTGAACACTCACGTAACATTCTTTCATTGTATACCATCTTAACCCTCTTAGATAAGACAATATTTTTGAACATAAAGTAAGGTTCTGTTGTTCTATCCACTGACAACTCTTCATAAGGGATACCAACACGCTCACAAGATTGGAATAAACCAGCACTAGCAAAAGAGTCAGCACTAACATTTACATTATAGTCAACATTTAATCTTTGTATAAACTGGAATATATGGTCAAGTGAAGTAGATTGTCCTTTCTTCCTACTGAGTCCAAATAATAATGGTACTTTGAATGTAGGATAAGGAGTTGTATCAAATCCATCCGTGTCTGTTATCTCACCGTCAAAATAAGAGACTGCTATACCACACACGTCATTCCTAAGTCCAATATCTAGGTGTATGAATAATGTAGTATGTCTAGGTATCTTAGTAAGCATTGGTGAGACTCTATCATAGATTGTATCCTCTAAGTTGAAGAAATCGATATCATCAATTACATCATCACCTAGGTTTGGTATACTAGAACACTCAATTACACTTGATATGTTGCCTTGAAAAAATAGCTCCTTACTAGAATAACCATATCCCGCCAAGTCTTGTAGTGATCTGATAGGGTCTAAGATAAAATTTCGCTTAACCTGTATTGGACATTCTATGATTCTGTCCACATCTAGTTTACTTCTATCTGTTGTTTCTTCTAGTACAAAAGGTGTATGTACTGAATCACCCCTATAGAATTCAAACGTCTTACCTTCACTTTCTCTATATAATTCAGGTCTCGCTACCCAATGTGAATATTTAGCGAGGTAGAGTTCATCCTCTGGTACAGTCTCTTCAAACTTATCTGCCACTGAGTGATCTGCATCCTTAGCACTACTATCAACAATTACATGTCCAAAATTATGCCTCTTACTAACAAAACGAGATTGATAACGTGTAAGGACCTCACTAAGTTTATTCATTGCATCTTGTGGTCTCCAGAATCCAATCTCAGAAAGCACACTAAATACAAGCTGAGTACCTAAGACTGCATTTGACTTAGGACCTGATGAAATAAGTCTGATCTGTGGCTTATTATACTGATTCTTGAAATATGGACTCAGCGCAAAAACAGTTTTAAAATATACTACGAAATCTTTATACGCTGTATCTTCGTTAGCATGGAAAAAACCAAATGCGATCTTAACACCACCCGCTAGACCAAGACTAAGGTTCATATTTGTACAACAGTCTAGACGATGATACATATAAAGTCCCATCAGTTTAGACATAGTTGACTTACCAGAACCAATACAACCACCAAATGATACATAAGGAGTTTTAGTGTTGATAGGTGTTGGATAAATCTCAGAACCAGCATTTTTCCAGATATCAAAAATAGACCTACCGTGATTTGTTATTCCTGGATTGCCTAAGAAATAATCATCATGTACAAATTGATCAAAAGATACTGGTACATGATTCATACCTAATAGCTTGGAGCCCACTATTATCTTCTCATCTCTGCTAAGCTTCGAATACTGTAGCTCTATATCAGAAGGTAACACTAAGTCCCCAATTGAAGATGTTGGGTCGGATTGTACTATAAATTTGTTCCCACTCATAACATCTCATTTTAAAATTGGTTCCCCTAACCTCATCGAAGAGTAAGATTCTTGTTTCGAATCTATTAAGGGAAATAATATGGTAATTAAAAAAGTTTACCAACTAAGCTTATAATATCAGATATATATCTAACATCCTCAGAATCATGGGACTTAATATAGTAGTTCTTATAACTATCTAATTCAAATAATAAATCTTCCTTGAAATCAGAAATGCCTGTCTTCCTACCTGCTAATTTATGCCAAGTTCCACCTTTAAATACATACCTTGCATTATAACTACAACTGAGCCATGTATCAAAAGTTAGGACTCCATTTTTAACTTCACAATGTAAGAAAGGACCTTCATCATCTGCATCAGGGTAATCTTCATACAATTTCTGTGACTTACTGCACAAGTCCTCTACTAACTTTTCAGAAACCATACCTTGAAGTTTTTGATCTCCCCTAAAAGCTGGTAAAGTTGCTACATCTTTTACAGAATAATACGCAGTCCTTAAAACTATCATAGTTTAATTCTTCTCTGAGTCTTGGTCTTTCTTATACTTATCATAGAGCTTCTTACCACCATATGCAAGAGCTGCAGTACCTGCTAAACCGAGACCAGTATATCCTATCTTCTTAAGACTCTTACCTAATGCCTTCTTAGCGCGAAGATCATCTGCAATTGCTTTATGGCGATTTATAGAAATCTCAGACTGAATCCTTCTACTATTAGTATCTGCAAGTAATTCAGTCTTCCTGAATCTCGCCTTACCATCCACTTCGGAAGCTGCTCGATTTCTTCCAAATGTGCCTTAGATTTGGCCGCACTTATTTTGAAATCTGACCCAAAATTAGCATTCTTGGCAGTAGTTAGTTCATCTGCAAGTTCCTTATTGATTTTATTTCTCTTTGAATTTAATTCCTTAGCTAACTTATTTCTATACTCCCTAAGTTCTCTCTTAGCCCTACTATCAAGGTCCTTATAATCAGCCCTAGCGAATTCCTTCTGCTGTTCTTTTTTTTTTGTCAGCTAGTTTCTTAGCACCTACTGCAAGACCTGCCGCGAGGGCGGTACCAGCAGCAACACCACCACCGATCTTAACACCCTTCTCATGCTTTGCGTAGAATTCAGCTGCATTCTTACCAGCCTTAGAGTTTTTAATACTCTCCTTGGTACGGTTAAATATATCACGTAGTTTACTTGCCTTCTCCTTAGCTACCTTTGGTGTTTCCATTGGTAAATTTTCTGCAAATTCCTTCTGTTCCTTCATATCTTTATTTTTGTTTTTATCGTATAATTTCTTAGCTCCATATGCAAGCGCAGCAGTACCAGCAACACCAGCTCCTATCATACCTGCCTTTTTAAGATCGCCTTTGAGTACTTTTACAGTTGAACTAGATTTATCGAGCATAGCATGATTTAAAGCACTTCTTCTCTTAAAATTTGCTAAATCCTCTGCACCTTTATCTCCAAGGTGAATAAAGTCTATGTCTCGTTCATAATTGATCTGATTTCTACGCTTATTTAATTCCTTTGCTATTTTATTTCTCTTAAGTTTTTCCCCAAACTTTTCGATGAAATTAAGGCCTTTGTAATCATCCCTAGTAAATTCTTTCTGCTTCACGGTTACTTAATTGTTTCTTTGTTCAAGAGCTTCATGAAATTATCAATTGCCTCTTTTGACTGGTCTGATTGTAAGTCTAGTCCATTACCTTCTTGCGCAATTTTCTGAAGCTCTAAGTTTGCACCATCTATCTTGATATCTGACTTAAGTTCCTCTAGCTGATTTATATATCCCATTAAGTGATCTACTATTAGGAAGATATCAGCAGTTGTTAAGTCTTGTCCAAACATTCTAGCAGGGTCTGTGATATACTCAATTGCAATAGCCAATTTCTGAATTAAATGCATTATCAAGATTGGCTTAATGCTTGAGTAGATTTCTGACAGATATAATTCAAGTACTCTCCTACTCTTTGGATCACTAACATTCACTAGTGTCTGTGTTAGGGAGTCAAAATTTATCTGTAAGTCTGTTCCATATTCTTTATTATACTGCGTGAATACATTATTTAGTGCTAGTGACATTTCTTTTGCCTTCGCCTCTTTTTCATTCTTGGCGAGAGCACTAGCATCAAGTATTAAGTTCTTCGCAGTCTTAGGAAGGCTTGGGGCACCTGATATAATACTTTTGAGATCCTGACTTACATCACCACCTTCAGAATCCTCATCAAGTAGTTCATAATCATCACTCCCTGTACTACTTCCTCTTTCCTTATCAATAATCGCCTTCTTAAATTCTGGATCACTGAAGGGGTTGATTGGATTTATGTTTCCCATTACCTTTATTTTTTACCTACTTACTAATTGCTGAGGAAGGATCATAGGACCTTAATTCACTAGCATCATTTTCTGCCGTTGAATCTGCTAAGGCCTTAAACTCTTCATCACTCACTGCAAATCTTTTATTTCTTATTATTATCATCAGTCTTTACAGTTCTTCTACCTATTACCTTACCAGCCTGTCTAGCACCGTAACCGGCTAATAGAGGTGCGGCTAGTGCAGAGGCGTAAGTACCAAAAGCGGCGCCCATTGTTTTCCTTGCTGCCCTCCTATATTCCTTACTTGCTCCTACCTTCTTTAATAGTTTCAGACCCTGACGAGATGCCTCAAATTCGGACACTAATTCAGGAGTCTTGTAAGCAAGGGGTGCTGCATAAGGGGCGAGTTTATTTAAGACACTCTCTTTCTTACCTTTCTTTTCGTCACGCCCAGCTTTAATACCGCTAAGTAGGCCGCCAGTTACGCCAAGACCTGTTCCAATACCAGCACCAACCTTAAAACTATTGTTAGTACCTAAGGATTTCATCGTCTTTCTATCAAGTTCGTCTATCTTATGCTTTAACTTATGTGCAATCTTACCTACCTTACTACCATTCCTGCCACTTACGTGCATAGAGTGTCCTAACTCATGAGCAAGGTCTGCAGTCGGGTCAGATAAAGAGTGATCGATGGCAATTAGGTCTTTAGAGTTAAGTACTTTCTTGAATTCCTTAAGATTTGTTTTTATCTTTCTCTTAGAACCTTCATGTGGAGTCCCCCTAAGTCCCTTTCTTGCCAGTTTGCAACTCTACTTCTTTTCTATACTCCCTGAGCTTCTTAATCGCATCTTTTGCCGGTTTAAACTGTTTCCTAATACTTTCTTTTGTAGTATCACTTATTTCAGACATATGGAAAGACCCTTCACCTCCCTTTCCCCTAATAACAGCCGTTTTCTGTTTATTAGCAAGATCTCTTAGTTTACCAGAAATGGATTTACTCTCTTCCGCAAACTTCTTAGAATTACTTTTTCCTTTTTGGAGGTAGTACTTAGCCGCATCTTCATTAAGTTTAGAACCAGAACCAACTACTGCCAGTAAACCTCCAGCACCTGCAAGCTTAACTAGATCTTTATCTTCTTTTTTCATAATACCGTATTCCTTTTAAACTACAACAGCTCGTCCAATACTTAAGTGGAGTGGTAATCCAGGTTTCATCTTATATCCTGGCACTCCCACATAAGCTCGGAAAACATCTACTGTGACCTAGTTACTATTATTCGCTAGAGAAAATAAGGGATATTAGTCGCCCCATTAAATAATTTTTCACAGTTCCTAGCATGTACGTTGATATACCAGATGATTGGTTTTGCTAAGTAACGTACAACTAGTTTTACTTTCTTTACTGTTGCATTCATAAGTTCCTATAGCCTCATCGAAGAGTAGAACCTGCCGCTGCTATTCACTATAGGAATTAAAAATTATGGAAAACAAATTAACTTTTCTTACTTACTGTATACACCATCAAAACGATACTTCCAGAAATTCTTCTTAATCTTGATAACTGTTACACCATGCAAGGTAGTTGAATCATCCTTGACAACATTATATCTAGCCACCTGACAATCGAAATACTTACCAGTTGAATCCTGACGTACCTCAACATCACTCAGTGTAAGGCCATTAATGCTATCCTTACAGTTCTCCTTAATTGCGCTGATCACTGCATTGTAATCTGTCTTATTGCTTAACTTCATAGGAGCTGCCCAGAAGAAAATAGCACTAACCAACAAACATACACCAATAAAAGTGCCCATTGCAATAATAGGGTTCTTGAATGTCAAACCCTGCTTTAAACTTTGTACAAATTCTTTCATGATTTTTTATTTTACATTGTTTATTATTCTACGTGTCCTCTATACAAAATAATAGATCGAAAGAGGCCAATATAGCTTGCTGAGAAACCATATTATGTACCCACCTAAATATTTTATTCACCAACAAGTTTAAACTATACTGGACGCTCCCTCTGAAAATCTATATAAAGTATAAAGTCAATTACAAAAAGAAAGACAGCATTAATAACTCACCAAGCTTATCAATCTGTCTCAATCACCAAGTAAAAAATACTCAGCTCTTTCTACATATAAGGGAACTACTAATAATCGGGGTAAAAATCGGGGGGAAATTTGTGGCAGGTACTATAATATTGGCTCATTTCTAATATTAAATCCCCCTGCCATCACCCAACCCCGCTAAAATCACCCCGGAAATGCCTTAATTGTGTAAAATAAACAATTAAGTATTATGTATTGTATTGAAAAACTTATTATGGAGGCGAGAAAGAATAATAGTAAGCTCGATCTCAGTGTGTATCAAAGGATCAAGGCAGAGCAGGATAAGTATGCACATTCTGTCGGACAAGTTGATGAAGTAGGGCAGGCGAAGATCTTACAGAAACTCTACAAGGATTACACAGTGTCAATCAGCGAATATAAGAAAGCTGGGAGACAAGACCTAGTAGAAGCAGAAATTGCAGAACTTGAGGTACTTGAAAAATTAATGCCGCCTAAGATGAATGAGGAGGACATTAGGAAGATAATAGAAACCGCCTGTGATAAGCTTGGGAGAAAAGTCACCCTTGCTGGTACTAAGACATTACTGGCGGGACTACAGAAAGACTACCCGGGGATAACAGGAAAACAGATAGTAGATGTAATTAAGACAAGGTAAGCAAAAAAAAGATTAGGATAGACTCTTATGTTCTATCCTTTTCTTTTCATTATTTTTTAGCTAGTTTCTTTAGCTCTTTCATCAGTCTCTTACTAACCTTGACCTCTTTACCATTGACCGTAACTGTAGTAGGTCTCTCATTTATCTTCTTACAACCACCCTTGCTCAGTTGTTCAAATATTTCATCTAGTACTGGTACTTCTCTTTCACTTACAGGTCTCCAAGAACTTTTGCAATTACATAGTACTTCGTCTCCAAAGTTACTAGACTTCAACTTAAACTCTATAAAGTCTTTATCTTTATACACTATTCGTTCTACAGCTGGGTTGTTGTGAGAATTAGTTTGTAGGTAATTACTAACATCTTTCTCACATTCAAATCTTATGATATCACCTAATAATGTATTTACTAAGTATCCATGGGACTCTTTCCTATTAAATGCTGCAAAATGGTCCTCTAGTTTGAAATTTCTTATAAACTTCATATATTTCGGATCAAAGTGCCCCTCTCTTCCATCTAGAATCTGTGAGAGAGATGCCGCACTATTATCAATCTCAACGGAACATATTGGATACATACTTGTTGTAACCTCTTCGAATTTAATCTTAGTGCCAGATAGTAATGTAGGTATATGTTCTCCACTAAATAGATACATACCAGGACCGATAAAAGTTTTATACCCAACCTTAAATGTACAACCCGCTTCAAGTCTCTGCATTACTCTATTGTTCAGCTTATTATCTAGGACTGTTCGTAGGTAGTCTAAGTACATATTATCCTCTTCTGTACTTCCCTCTACTACTGGGAGGTTCTTATTAAGCAAAGAAATCTCACTCATCATAGCTTGTCTGAATTTAGACCCTGCCTTACTGAATATCACATACTTCTCATGACTATCCAATAAATTCTCCTTGTCATAATAGAGTCTTGATATTACATAGTTACCTATTACTTTGTCGATTGATAGTATAATGCCTGTCCTGGACTCGACTACAGTATCACCAAACATCATATTAGGTGCATACATCTTATACTCTGGGAAAGCTCTCCTAAGTTTACGATCTAATACACACCCTGCCTCAGAAAACCATAAGTCTATATTGGTTGAATTATTCCAACAGTACCAAACAGGCTTATCTAAATCACGCTCACCCTTTTCCAATGAGATGTACTTACTTCCTATTGTTTTCTTAGCACACTCATCAGACAGAGAATACTTACTGTCCAAACTTATCACCTCTAAGCTTTTTTGTCCCTTTCCATGAACTACCTCTCTCACCACATAGATCATATTAACAGGTCCACTAGTAGAGTTAGTGAAGTGGTTAACCCTTGATAAGTTCTTTTCTTTTTCATCTTCACCTCTGTAGGTATAAAATTCTCCTACTTTTAATTCTCTAGTTGTTAATAATTTCTCTTCCATAATCTTTAATTGTTAATATATTTCTACCTATAAGGAATCTAAGGCAGGATAAAAAAAATAAGTAGGAAAGTCATATTCTTAACTCTCCTACCCATTATTCTCTACTCAACTACTAGCTCCTTAACAAAAGAACTAATATAGTAATTCTCAATACACCTACTATTTCTTCTAAGGTATATTCTAATCAAGTCTGGTATGTAGTCATCAAAATTTTCCTCTGTTATGCTAGAGAAGATTTCATCCTCACTTATTCTCATTGCATATCTTCTCTTTGCATCCTTACTACCATACTTGCCTAGATATAATTCATACAACTTATCTAGTGGCATCCTAGTTAAGTCTGGTTTCTGTATTACACCTTCCGCACTTCTTACTTGAGATACGCAGAGTAATCTAATCTTATCAAACTCACTAGAAAATAACCTATCTACTCTATCTGATAATCTTACATACTTAACCGCATCTTCCTCTTTCTGAAATAACTTAACAAGGTCGGTTGATTTTGACCTCTCTGTGTAGACTGCAAATACTATCATACCTTTCTTAGAATAATTTAATCTGCTCAATCCTAGCACCTCGATATCTTGACCTACTAACATTGATATACTGCCTCATTTTCTCTGGGTCACTTGCATTCTTAACTGCATATTCGAAGGGTCCAGTTTCTTCTAGCTGACTTAATCTTTCTTGGTCTTCTTTTACCTCTTCTTCATACTTACTACGTAGTTCTTCTCGACATGAAAAACTCTTGTCAATACTTGAATACTTCTCATAAACCTCGTCTATTCTACTCTCAACCTCACAATACTCTGGATCTTCTTCGTAGTATTTATTGGTCAAGTCATAGTATTCATAGGTCAGTTCAGTATCATCAAGTAAGTCCCTGTTATACCTACTCTCTAATCTTCTCACTAACTCCTCCGCATCTTCTTTTCTTTCGTACACTCTTCTAATATCATCATCCACACCATCATCAAAATCTGGCGTGTAAATATAGAGCGCAAATAATATCCTTTTCATACTCTACTAATATTTTTAATTACACTCATGCGCTTGATTCTAACACGCAATAACATATTTTTATCTCTCACATTATTAAGGAAACTAAGGGAAAATAAAAAAGAGCAAGGCAGTTTCACAACTACCCTACTCCAAAAAATGTTAATAAACCATTAAAAACTTATCTATGCAAAAATTGAAATACTTCCTTGTTCTAATGTTTTCTTCATATCTATTACTCTCTGATTCTCACTTCCCACCCAAGGCTTAAGAGGTGATTTCTTTGACTCAATAAATCTACCATCACAAAGAACATCAATGTGGTTTAAGATTTCAAGTTTCTCATCACCCTCTGCTTGTATTTGTTCAAGTGTATAACCAGTATAGAGCCAGATTGTTTTGTCAGGGAGATCTTTTTTTAATCTCACTACCAAATCTAGTACCCCCTTCTTATTCCAGACTGACATAGGATCACCACCACTCAACGTAACACCACTAACATAAGGCTTTCTCAAATTACCAAGTAGTTCCTGATAATCCTCTTCCTCAAATTCATGTGCTTGGTCTACATCTGGGTCCCATGTAAATTGATTGAAACAGCCTGGACAATGATGAGTACAACCCGAGAAGAATAATACCTCTCGTAATCCAGTTCCATTTAGTAAGTCGTTATGATATGTCTCTATTATTTTCATCCTTTCTTACATATTTACTCTATCACCAATTTCTTTCATCTTACCCTCATTAAATCTGACATCACCTGTTCTAGTTCTAGTAAAAGATAAGTAACCATTCATTCTCCTAACTCGCACTATATCAGCACTTTGGCAAACAGGACACTTACATTCATCAGTGCTATCGTCGCCAATAAAATGATGACCACAACCTACACAATAGTCTGCTTGATGATTTACACCTAAGTAGAGACCCTTAGACATACCATAAAGAATCAAAGACTTAATTCCCTCTGTATTATCTAAGGAGTTAATCTTAATGTGTGAAATCTTGCCACCGTTTGAGTAATTCCAGAACTTGGACTCAGCATCCATCTTATCAATAGGGCCAATGTCTTCTCTAACATTCAAGTGGAAACTATTTGTCAAGTAACCACCCTTCATAATTATACCATTCTTCTCACCGTACTTGTTAATGAATTTCTCGTTAAACAATGGGAGAAGAGATTCACCTGGCGTCGTGACACTACTAATATTTCTACTAGTACCGGATCATATCTTAACTTACTGCTAATAAGTTCTATCCACTTCGGAAACGTACTAATCTCGTTCCCTACTCTACTCAGTTACTCTCAATAAAACAGCTAACTATTTATTGATACCTTTTCGATGATCTCTACACGCTAGTCAAAACTCTAGACTAGGCACGGGATTAACATATTACATAGTAACTTAGCCTTCCCCGTTAGCATTACTTTCTCAGTAACACACCCTTTAGTAGGTTTGATAGTTTTAGTACGGCACGCTCTTTTACCGTACACAGCAAATAATATTCCTGTCTTCTTCTTATATTCTTCTGCCTTCTTTGATATATGCTCTAGTGTCTTCAACGCAAAACCACTTTCGTCATCATGATGTGATTTTCCTGTTGCCAACATAGACAATTCATGAAGACCACCATAACCAAATGATACTGTTGAATACTTAAGAACTGGCTCAATCTTCTCATCGGGCTTTAAGTTACCACCATCGAAACCGCCTTCACAGAATACAAGTGGGCTGCTAGATGCTCGAAGATTTGATAGGTATTTATAAGTCCTAACATTAATATTCTTTGCCATGTCTAGATAGAAGTCAAGTGTTTCTATCCAGTCTTTTCCTTCCTCTACTGATTTCTCATAGATCATTGGAAGGTTTAATGATATCACTCCGAGATTACACCTATATATCATCATCTCATCGTTATCATCTTGAGGCGTTGGTGTCCCTGAATTCTTAAAACATGGACTCAAGAACGCTCTACACATTTATTCCCTAGTTACCTAAGGCACTGACTATATCATCTATTACAATCATCCTTTGTAATAGTCTTCCGCTTCGATCTAGTTCTCACCCCTAGACCTACTCCCCTACACTCATCAGGGATAGTCGATACACTTTCTAAATTAACTTAGCTTAGCACGGTCTCATCCTATATAACAGGACCTAACCGTTAGCAAGATTTTACTCTTACACCCGCGAGAAACGGTTCAAAAGATTTTAAATGGGCTGTAGACTCTTGCTTACCCATTGGACTTACGATTTTTCCCCACTTATGATATACATTACCTACATAGTTCGGAGTTTCGCCCTCTGCAGTTTGATCAAGGCTTAAGTAGTCTGGATATTGAGCGATCTTAGTACATTCAATCGCTTCATCAAACAACCACTCTAGCTCCTTACCTTTACCATGCAGGTCTGAATCAAAGAGGAATATAAGTTTTGGAAATACAACGGGAACTTTACTCCCCGGCTTTCCTTGACCACCTTTTCTAACTTTCAAGATAGTCGATGCAATCAAGCTTCCCCACTTAGACTTATCATGTCCAAAGGAGAAGGACAAAAATGGAAAATCTCCGCGACAACTTGCAACAGAACCACTACTCATTTCGATCTGCTGGAAACCTGTCTCGGCCTCTCTTATTACTCTACCGATTGCATATTTCTCTTGTTTTTCTGGATCTACTGTACAACCCGCATCTTCCATTAACTCCTTATACTGGTTTAGGTAAAAATCATACGACTTCTGAGCATAAGGGGCAAGTACTGTATCTATCTCAGGGGCCGTTAATCCACCATACTGATTACCTGCTATCACACTAAGTACATCAGCAGTAACAGAAATTGCCGCCTGAAGTGATTGTGGTTCGTTGTATTCTGTATTAGACAACATAAAACCATCCTTTAGTATCTTACCTAGGTTAAACAAAGAACAATTACCGGTGGGTATACCACCCTCTAGTACAAAAGAGTGATCATCTTCTACTTCAAGGCACCATACCTGAGCCTTATTATTTAAATAAGATGGGGTAATTGACTCCACTCTCCAATTTACTTTAAAACTAGAGCTTACTCTATAATTCTTAGTCTCCTTTTTTCTAACACCAAAATTAGTAACTTGTCCGGTCAAATCTCTGACTGAGGTTACAAAATACCCAGCAATGTTCAATAAATCATAAAGATGCTTATTTACTCCCTCACCAGTTGCTTGAATTCCACTAAACTTTAGAGTAGTACCGGGTATTTTTGATCCATCAGCACACATTAAGCCATTTACATAGTACTGAATATCCTCAGGTTTAGTAAAATATAACCAAGGGATTTCTTTACAATGTCCAAAATCTCTAATATACACTTGTGTGATTTTTTCTTTTATACCACTCTCTGTTACACTATACCCACAATCAATAAATCTCTGTGAAAAATCCTCTATTTTGTGCCCACAAAGGCGTATTACAGTAACGTCATTATAGCCATCTTTGTGACTCGTCCCATCACCAAGCGCAAACCCCCAACACCAAAGTTTCTTCTCCCTCAGACTAAGATCATTCCAATCGAACTCTGTTATGTCGGGCATCTTAAATAGGCAATCTCCTACTTTTAAGTTAGTGGTGATAGTGTTGTCTTCTAGTATCCACCTATGGTTTCCAGTACAGTAGATAGTCTTTTTTACATTCCCACCTCTTACTAATACCACTTCACTTAATCTCTGCCATCCATAACTTCTAACAACTGCCTTTTTCCAATTACCATAGGGAGTTAGGACAGTTATCTCATCACCATCTGAGAAATCATAGAAAGACTTAACACCAACACTAGTGATAAATTTAGTATCTCTCTTGAAACAATTATAGCAATCAAGTCTAGCTGATTGGTCATGTGCATAGATATAACCATCAGATAGTGCTTCTCTCTCCATTTCATTCAGGAAGACTCGCCTATATCTCTCCTTCTGTTGTTCTCCATATATCAGGCTTCTTTTCGTTGATACAAGGGAGCTATCACAGTTTGCATTTGACTTATCTGCTTTGTATGATAGTTCTAAGGTCTTTGCATCAACAGCCTCCATTATTTTCTGGGCATCGATTTTATAATTTCTATACTGCCTATAAGATTCAGCCACCTTATTAAATCCACACTCATCCAGGGACACTTCAACTAGCTTATGTAGTTTTCTCACTGTTACCTCTGGCTCCTCAATTCTGCTCACTACTGCATCACTTACCTTCTTGCAGTCTTTATCAGTCATGTCAAATAATACTCTATCTGCACTTTTTCTGATAGCGGCATGAATCTTCTTAGGGTCGAATGCTTCAGTAAATCCGGCTCTCTTCTTCTTGACAATAATCTTTTCGACTTCCATCATTAGTTTTTCCTTCTTTATTATTATAGATTTTCATATTGAGACTCATCACTGAATCTCTTGTCATTTTCAGTCAACATGTTCCATAAATTTTTGACCAAGTACTTTTTCTATGTAGTCCTTGGCGTTTGATATTTTTACTACACTGTCAATCTTATTATACTCCTCTGTAAACCTGACATACTTTCTCTGTTTTTCTAGGTAATCATTGACATCCTTGAAACAGCCTGCCCTATATTGATCTTTTAGTACTACGTTCCCTATAAAATCAGTGTCTTCCTGTACTAGTAGAATCTTCCTTACCTTGCAACCCCTAAGTAAGTTAAGTTCTTCTTGTATTGCTGATTCTATTACCTCAAAATCTCCTGCTGATCCTGGAAAGAGGACCCTAAGTGTATGATAGAAAATTGAGTCACTAATACCTCTCTCAATAATGGCACTTCCCTGTTCATTAATACAGAGGCCGCTTAAAAATGATTCGAGTCCTACCAAGTGAAGAATGCCATAGTTCAGGTCGTTATATTCAGTCAGGCCATCAAATATATTAGTCTGATATTTTTTCCATGACTTGATTTTCGACCTCATTACTGGCAGATCATACTTGGACAATTTCGAATCGATAGTAGCGCTTTTCATTGCACCACTCATACCATAATAAATTTCTACTTCCATATTATCATTGTTCATTTCTATTAATAAGGCAATAATAATAGAAAACTTGCAAGATTGTACGGTTGGAAGAAAGAAAAAGTTAAGGAACGAACACACTGTCATTCCCTAACTGTTGCTTATGGTTTACTATATTTGTATGTTATCCCACCATTTAAATAACCAGGCAGTCTAGCTGTTATTTCGTTGATACTACTGCTTAGAGGTCGTGTATTAATCCTCGTTGCAAGATCATCAAAACTTCTATACCCTGCCACAGAATCCCAAGTATCTAAGACACTTCCAAAGTACCTAGTATTCTCTAGCTCCTCCATGACAATACCAACTAAGTCATCGTTAATATAATCAGGAACTTCAGACTCACACATCATAGTAAGTCGTCCATACTCAAACTTAACATAGACCTTGAAATTATCTTCCCATTTGTCGGGATTACTCAGGAGTACTAATTCTAAGTCTGGTATCTTAGGGGGCATGTTCTTATAGTACTTATCACCATACCTTAATACATACCAACCAAGTTCAGGACAAAGATCTGATAGTTCTAAGTTAAATCTCTTACTTGTCCATCGATCTTTAAATTCATCTCCACTAAAACTCTTCCATCCTACCATACTACTTACATACTAATTTTGTAATACCACTATCATTAAGACTAAGCTGTATTGACTTGTTGTTGAATGCTGGAACAGACTCCATATGACTACAGAGCATGATACATCCAATATTCATCTGACTAAGTAGGTCAATACAGATTTCATGATTCTTCGCATCTAAATGTTTCAAGAATTCATCCATTACAAGAAGTCCCATCCTAGTTACTACCTTAGATAGGAAGTTAATGTCGAGTATTGTCTTCTGTCCATCACTACAATTCTCATAGCTTACTTCATTTCCGCCATCATTAATATAGTGTGAACCAAGATCTAAGTGCTCAACCTTACCACGTCTTGTTCTGATTACCTCATACTTAACGCGATTATCACTAAACTGTTCTGCGAGACGTGACATAATCTCCTCATAGATCTTACCAGTTGGACCAGTAATTTCCTGATACCTTGCCAACATCTCTGCACTCTGACTAATCTTATCGAGTTCAGCCTGACAGTTCTGAATAGTAGAGAGGGTTGAATTTCTATCACCCATTAACTGAGTGTACTGATCCCACACCGACAAGTCACTTTCTATCTGTGCCATAGTCTCCATAAATCCATGAGGCAGTTCAACTTTCATTGGCTCTGTTCCCATTCTCTTAATAGATTCTACCACACTACCTAATTGTGACTGTGTCTGCTCTACTCTCTTGGCTAGGTCATTGATTGTACTAACCTCTACCATCAACTCAGTCTGTCTCTTACTCAAGTCACCTAAGATAGTTTTACAGCCAGTGTCAATTTCATCCTTACTAATACCTGGATACTTATTGAGGAATTTCTGATACTGCTCTGTCTGTTGGTTGAGGAGTTCTTGTATCTTATCACTTAGTTCTTTCTTATGTTTCTCTAAGTGTTCCTGATTTTTTAACTCCTGACCACAACTAGGACAAACCTTCTTACTATCAAGTCCCTTAAGCTCAAAGTATAATCTCTTACCCTCTGTCTTAATCTGACTAAGTTCCTGTAGTAGTTCATTGAAATCATTAATTTCCTTCTTAATGTCTTCGATTTCTGGACTAATCTGGCTTTGGTAATCTCTCTGCCCTGCTTGTCTAGCCTGAAGTTCACTAAGCTGCTCTTCTAACATACCTCTCTTAGCAGTTAAGTTGGCAGTATTAGTTAGGTAGTCATTATACTCTTTCCACGCCTTCTGTAAGTTAATACCATCTTGTTTCTTATTCCACAAGTCTTCCTTACTTAGTTGTGGTAGTACTATGAGACCTAATTTTTCATCAATATACTTAATAAGCTCATTGTTCTTATCAAGCGTTTCTCTCCAACCTTGTGCATTCTTAGTAACTTGTTCATATAGTAAGTCAGCCGCTTCGTGGAAAGTATCAATCTTATCCATCTTATAGAACTTTGATACAATCTCAGACTTTCTCTCAGGCGTAACACAACCTATGAACTTTGGATGATTAGAGTCGAAGAAGTAAACGTCCATGTAATCGATGAATGGAAATCTAGTGTGAAGTTCAAGATCGAGACTAGCCTTATTGTTAGACTTCTGCTCTTCACCATTTATGTAGAACTTTGTATAACCAGCACTACTCTTTCCCTTCAGTACACAACCTCTAGTGATCTTGTATGTACCACCTTGATATAAGAACTCTACCTCAGTCATACACTCACTTGCTCCGAACTGTACATACTCCTTGATATTTCTGTTTTCAAGGAATGCGTACTTAATGGCACTAAGCAAGCTACTTTTACCACTACCATTCTCACCCGTCACAAGTATCTTATCCATGTCACTCAAGAATAGTTCAGTCTCATCAATACTTCTCCAATTCTTACAGTAGAACCGAGTAATGACAAAATTGAAATCTACCTCCTTAGACTCAACATCCTTGACACACTTTAAGATCTCACTATGTACACCTTGTAAGTTATTAGACCCAATTACATTACCTATCAAGCCATCAATTTCTTCCCAAGCTGGTACATTAATGTTGTTTACATTTCCATTGATTGTGAGATTCTCTGGCTTATATACATTCCAGGTTCCCGTCTCATCATTCCAACCCTCAGCAAGTCTATCTGATGTATACTGAAAGCGCATTAAGTTGTTGTCGGGATTTAGATTTACCCACTTAAAACTCTTATCTGCACAATCTAAGATAACACCAGTACTTTCTTCACTGTCTGACATCTTACAGCGCTGAGGAATACCAATACTTACATACTTACCAAGCTGAGCAGGTCTATGTATGTCTCCACAAATAGCCAGGTCAAACTTAGTCTCATCTAGTACTTGTGAATGAATCCTATCACTATCTGTATATGATATTGTTGCGTGGGTAAAGAGAACATCAAGCTTTCCATTAATCCAGGTCAAATCAAACTCTGGCCTCCAATTATAAAAGCCAATTCTCTTACCATCTATCTCTACCTCCTTACAATCAGCATAATGTAGATTAGAAGGCAACATAACAGATAAACAGGAATCAGTAAACTCAGAAAAAACAGATTTATTATCTTGGTCATGATTTCCCCATATTATATAACCAACTCTGAAGTTCTGCATGATCTTATCTAGAAATGACTTAACCTCTGCTTGTACGTAGGGTCTATTTATTGTCTTCTCTAGTACATCGCCTGCAAATACAATTACACTTGCACCTTCAGCTTTTCCAACTTTTATTATATTATCTGCTACCTTCCTAGATTGAAATAACCTATACTTCTCACTAGGATTTCTCTGTGGGTAGTCGTGAATATGAATGTCACTTACTGCTAGAATCTTTGTCATACCGTCTTCATTAGAGTTGAGTAATTATTCATTAACCACGTAAGAGCTGCATAAGAATGTTTACAGAGAGTTGTTGTCTTAGCTCCCTTCTTTGGTGCATTATTAACAGCAGGACCAAGTTCAATACTAGATCTCTGTGTGATAAATAATGAATTCCTATGCGATAAGATATAAGCTGATCTATACTTGAAGTCAGAACAGTCACAGTATATCTTAACTCTATTATTCTGCCAATTGCTCAGTGAAAAATCAGGATCAAGCTCTATGAAAACTACGTGATCATGGCCCTTCTCTGAATTAACCCTGAACTTTAAGACAATATGATAAACCTTGATTGCCGGCGAATTTGAGAAGAAGGATTTAAACTTGGCTAATACTCCTTCCGGTTTTACCAAGTGATATACCTTCTGAAGACTCGCCGAACAACTACTAGCCCTACCAATCCTACCGCTATCTATGTTCATCAGCTCACCAATTGTAAACTGGCGGCCAAATAAACTACCTAATACACTTCCTAACATAAGGCTTAATATATTTCTTCCTTACTCTGGGTCACTGTATTAATGCTCCCGGTTATACTCACGATCTTACCAACGTTCTTGAGATAGATACCAGAAAAAGTTGGCACCGCACTCTCATTCTCGTTGTTTGTATAGACTGGCTCTGCAATACCATCACTCAAGACTATACCATTTTTCTTGATCTCCTTGGTAATCTCATTAAACTCATATACACTACCATCGGATGAATTAATTTTTACCATACCTTAAAAATTCTTTATTAAATCTACTTGTAAAATTATTATAAAAACTAAAACTACTAATACCAGTCATACTATACTTATTACAGAACGCAAGCCAATCACTGTAAGGCTTGATTGTTCCATAATTAGGTAGACCCTCATGAATTATTCTCCTAGCCTCTTCTAAGCCAGGGTATTTCCAAAGGTCAAAAGATTCATACTGTTTCTTAAATAGTTCTACATCATTAATACTAGAATAATCTCCCTCTAAGATCTCAGCAATCACCTTATCACCCTTCGTACCTTTCTTTCTCGTTACTCTCATCCCATTATGTCCCATACCGATTGCATCACAGTAAGCCTTGTATTGATAGAGTCCAAGCTTTCCCTTAAACTCATCCGGCATTTCACTGTATATCTCACTGTATGTTCTAATCTGTGGACCACTCTTATCCTTACTAGTTGGGATCTTGAAATAATCCATCTTAGGTGACAGAGAGTAGAGTAAGTCGGAGTCTTTTGTTATTATCACGCTAGGTTTATTATCTGTTTCATATAATTCCCTACTCGCTAAGTAAACCAAGTTGTCATATTCCCAACCTGGCACGAAGAACGATGGCACTCCGAAATCTACTAAGTGTTCAATAATTGCATACTTAGCCGTTCTTCTTACTTCATTACTGTATACCTGATTTTCTGCTGTCTCGATCTCTTCCTTACTGACACTAGGATCACTCTTTAGCTCCTCAAGTAATTCCCTTGTCATGTAAGTGTCTTTTGGTGATGCAGTACCTTTCTTAGAACTAATATCACCTCTACTGTCTTTATACGCACCACCAAGTAAGTGAGTCGTATAGTAACCACCAAAATCTGGAGACCACTTATCACAAATAAATACGTACTTATCCGCAGTAACCCCAAAATCACGAGGTATCTTATTCAATGTATAGATGCAACTTTTAATTAGATCTCCCACTGTATATTCTCCTGCTTTCTTACCTACCGAAATACCATAATGATTTCTCGCTAGGATATAACTATTGTCGATTAGTGCGTACTTATATTTGTTACCTGAATTCATTTATTTAATAAGTGTGAATGAACTACCATGAGCTAAAGACTCATGAGATTCGGACTTCATAGAGGAATGACCTTTCGAAAGATCGGTTCTTACTTCCTCTCCATCCGTGTAATCGACAGTTCCTGCCGATATGTCATTAAAACCAAAATTAAGGATATTGATTGCTGCATTAACATCACGATTATGATTAGTATGACATACAGGACATTCCCAATCACGAACAGATAAGTCTTTTACCTGTTTATTAATATACCCACAGGCACTACAAGTCTGTGAAGATGGGAAATATCTATCTACCTTCACAACCTTCTTGCCATTCCATTCAGCCTTATATGTTAGCATAGCTACAAAGCTACCCCAACTTGAATCTAATATAGATTTAGCAAGACGATGATTTTTGACCATACCCTTAATATTTAGGTCTTCGATACATATTGTATCATATCTACGTACAAGAGAAATAGAGCACTTATGCAGATAATCAGCACGGCTATTGGAAATCTTTTCGTGGAGTCTGGCAACTTTGAGTCTTTGGTTTTCAAACCCAATACTGCCTTTCTTCTTACGAGAAAGATGACGCTGTGCTATTGCAAGTTTACTCTCGTATTTTCTTGTATATCTATTATTATTAAAAGTTTCTCCATCAGAAGTGACAACTAAGTCCTTCAATCCCAAATCCAAGCCAACCGACTTATTGGTCTTCTTAAGTGGGGTCGTATACTCTTCTTCTGTAAATACAGAGACAAAATACTTTCCACTTGGAGTTTTACTAACAGTGATCTTTCCAATTTTTCCTTTTATTTCCCTATGCACACGACACTTTATACCATCTTTAAACTTAGGCATGAAGAGTCTGTTATCAGCAATTAATGCAAATTGAGGGACAGTAAAACTGTTCTTAGAACGTTTGGATTTAAACTTTGGAAATTTTGCCCGCTTTTGAAAGAAGTTGGTATAAGCTGCTTCAAGATTTCGGATAGCAAATTGCAAAGTTTGAGAATTTACTTCTTTAAGCCATGCAGTTGCTTCTTGTTTCTTTAGTTCGGTAAGAGTTTTAGCTTGTGCATAATAATTATCGCTTTTACCTGTAAGCCTATACTGTTCTATGCGTTGATCGAGAAAGTAATTATAAACAAATCGAGTACAGCCGAAATGCTTTTCTAGTAAGTCGATTTGCACCTTGTTTGGATATAATCTGAATCTGTATGTTCTATTAATTTTGCTCATATTGTGTACAAACTAAATATAGTTTTACAGTACATAATATAAAAAGAACAGAAGAAACCTATACTATAAATCTCTTCTGTTCTTATTTGTCTATGAGTACTTACCTCTCATTAGAAAGGCAAGCTATTTCCGTCTGAACCAGTAGGATTACCAAAACTTGATCCTCCATACTGCTGCTGACTATTACCTGGATTAACAGGGGCACCAGTAATACTATCGAAGTGTGCTGCTGGTGGTGTGTTGAATGGGTCAGTATTTCTACTAACTACTTGCTCAGGATTATTAGCTACATTATTATTCTCGTAGCCAGCCTGTGCATTACCCTGTGCTGGACCTGACATACTAGCAAGAACTGGATCATTCGTTGCCTGACCCTGCTTGTTAGTTGGTGTCTGATTCATCAATACGGTCTTATTAGTCTCTTCGATTGCCTTCTTGATTCTCTCAAGATCATTACCACCACTAGCCTTTTCCATCTTAATCTTAGTAAGCTGGTCTGTCATATACTGGATTGTCTCCTCAATGAGTCGTCTGTTGAAAAGACGCTTCTCATTTGATGGTGTACCTTCCTCACTACCAGCTGCCTGCCAACCTAAGAAGAGCTCAACTGGATTTTCCATAATCTGAGCTGCCTCCTCTGAGATCTCTGCATTCTCTGTGATAGGTACTGGACTAACCTTATGAACCACTGATATATTAAAACCAGGGCCACCAGCATTAACACTAACTGACATCATAACGAAACCCTTACGACCAGTTAAGTTCCTGTTGTAGGTATCGCTGAGCCAATCCTTGTTAAGGGAACTCTCAGTAATGTTAGTATCCTCAATGTTACTAGCTACTAAGTCCATAAAATTCTTAGCAGTTAATACAAACAGGCCATCAAAATTCTGACGAGCTGCTTGCCTTGTGTTACCCTCCTGCCAAAAGTTCATAGCATGTGCACAGAAGATAGTATAGTTCTTCTTGCGGACAAAGTTCTTGATAACCGGATCCATTGCATGTTCACGACCATCAACCTCCTTATAGAGCTCATCAAAAATTACATAAGCCTTGTTAAGAACTTCCTCTTCCTCTGCAGTTAAGCTACTAACCTCACGACCTGAATCCTTATCCTTAATCATATATGCTGACTTAGGAAGAATTCTAATCCAAGCGTCATAAACAGATTCTGTACCATCACTACCCATGTTCTTACGCGGCATTCTAACCTCACGTGTTCCCATAAGTGTGACATAAGGAAAATCAGATACAGTACTGTTCATTGGCAGTAACTGATACTTACCTAAGTTTCCCTTGAAGTTACAGAATACCTTCTCAATCTGCTTCTTCTTTTCAAAATTTTTACTCTTAGTCATTGGTTTAATCTGACCAATCTTCTCCAAAAAAGAATCTACATTGTTAAAACTCATAAAACTTAAAATTTAAAATAAAAACTTTATATAAAATAATTCACTTGCGTAGAGAGACTTCAATTCTCTCTACATTAATAAGATTTCTAAACGATCTGAGATGACAACTTATTATGGCCATCCCTTCTCTACATATAAGATATCTAGACGCCCTTACCTACATTTATTACCACTACAAGATCACCTTATTTGTCTTTAGTAGGTCCATGTCTAAGTAAGTTTTCCCCAGATTAATACCTACCTGATGCTCTGCCCAACCTAGAGATGTTAAGTTACCTAGGCCATCCATTAATACAGACTCTGTCAGGTTTAGCAGTTTAGGGAAATATAGTACTACCTTATCAGTGTCAGGCATACTATCAAGCTGGCCATCCTCTAACCACCTTACTACATCATCACCCCCTGGATAACTTAAGACGTCACCATTCCAGCAAAGTGAATAGTTAACTCGCATAATGTAAGGCTCAAAATGAATCCTCCCTACTAATGACTTATCACCCAACTGAATACGACTGATGATGTGATTCCGCCTCTCTAACAGCTTATATATGTTTTCAAGCGGATAGTCAGGGCGGTTGATAATAATGGTCTTGTTAATAATATAAGATACCTCCCCTGGATTAATAAGGATACCACAATTACCAATCCTAGAATTCGTCGGCTCCTCTAAGTAAGTAGCCTCAATATTAGACAAGATACCATCATTAAATACCATAGCCTGTATCTAACCAAAAATTATTACCGCCTAGCTCAAACAAGACAGACTCATCATAATCCTCCATGTCCTCAACTGTACTCACCCTAGCATAAACGTAAGTAAGTGTCCTAAGTCGTCCCTCCTTATTAACCGCTCTGATGTTATAAAGAAATTGACTAGGTATCTTCTCAACTGCACTACTAGGTAAGGCAGAAAATGGTAGAGGTAAGAGATCATCTACACTGTCACCCTCCACAAATATATCGGCAGGGTCAACAACTTCAAAATAAACAACTTTCTTTTTCTTCGCCATACTATTAATCTAAAATTTATATTACCACATATAAGGAATTACACAATAGATGACTGCAAAATTGTCAACCCAAGTCCAAACCCATTATCACTTCCCTTAAGTCATTGTCAAGGTAGAACACATTAGACCTTTCCTTAAACTGCCGGAAATTACTGTGGAGGTAACGTTTGAATGACTTATACATCTCACTATCACCCCCAGCCTTAGAGATAACCCAGAATGACGGATTAAACTCTGACTTCATCTTAATATATGAATCCAGCGCCTTTTCGTTCTCCTTGTATACTACCTCAACAACACTAAAGCAATTATCTAAGTTTCCATTCTCACAACCAAGCATCTCTATAAATACTATCATACCTTCTTGCTTAATATTTTTAAACCATTTACTCTCTTGCCACCTATCTGTATTAAACACTTCTTAATATCAAAGTAGTTTCCTAGATCTGTCGCTTTCGCATTTATCTTATAACCTACCTCACTGTATATCTCATTTAATCTGGTTTTTATTTGAGTATTTGGATAAGATTCCCCTACATTAAACTCACTCAGTATTTTAGAGTCCAGGAGATCAGTATCAAAACTCAATACATTCAATCTTCTATCAAGCTCAGAAGTCTTATACCACACTGCCTTACAGACATCGAGACCTAATACATTTATATATTCGTTAAACCTCTTTTCTTGAATCTGATTTAGGATGGACGTATTACCTACCCTTTCACAGTATTCACAGAGATACTTCAGCTTATATTGTCTAGATTCTTGCGCCTCGTAACCTCTAAAGAATTCCTCAAGTCCTTCCTTATCTTCAATCGCACTAACATTACCAAGCTCATTGAAAACAGTGAAACGATTTGCATAGTCGACTTGTTGAATTTCATAGGCTCTCATCTCTGATACCATTACTAAGTTATTAAAGACTGGCGTTAGTATTGTTTCACCACCTACCTTCTTTCTATTAACCGCTACAAAGTCATCCTTATAGTTCATATACTTTGCAACAATCTGGTAGTTTTCTGATAAGTATTTCTGTTCATCACTGTTACCTTTATCGAATACAGATAATAAGTTCTCAGATTTCTTTATCTTCTTCTTTAGTTTATCTGCAAAAGTTTCTGGTGTCACCTCTTTACCTGGCGATAATGTCTTATAAAATAACATCGCCTCATTTCTCCATGGATTCTCTTTTAACCTCTGACGTCCTAGTATCTGAGGTAAGTCTAGAGATATATCAACTGCCAGTGTATCAATATCTGCGTCACTTACTACATAAGACTTTGCATTGTCACTATAAAAGTCAGCCCCTAAGTATACCGTTCTAGTACAGAAAGTAAACATTTTCCTTGGTTCATCTCTTAACGGAACTGTACCGATATCGAACTTTCTACCAAGTGTCTTACGAATTCGATTAACGTTATCCTGCGTGTTGGCTACTAGAATGTTGACCTGATCTGGAGTTAACTTTGACTTCTTGATAATGCTAGTGATGTTATTAACTGAATTAACATAGAAAACAGCTTCCTTCGACTCTACTTTCCTAACACCTTTTTTACAAGTTTCATCTTTAACATACCTATAGTCAAATTCACCATTTAAGTAAGTCTGTATGATAGGAGTAACCTCAGTAAGTACGCCCTTTAAGTTTCTAGTAATGATCTTTGGCTTGTTTACTCTACCCGGATCAAGTGCTTCCCAGTCTAATTCATAATATGGTAAGTCTTTGAATTCCTCCAGCATTTCAAGATACTTATCAATCATTGGTGTAGCACTGACATAACACACTCTTTGTATTCCTTGTAAGTTACTGACAAACTGCATCTCCGTATCCGACTTGAACTTGCTATCAGTGAAGATACTTTGAAATTCATCCACCACTATCTGAAAATTCTCTAGACTGTCCTGATGCCTGATGATATCTTTAACAATCCTAAATGAGTCGTAGGTAACTAGAATTTTCACTCGCTTATTGTTTAACCTGCAAGCCTTGATATAAGTACTGATCTTGTAAGTAAGGCTATCGAAGAAGGATTTTTTCTCCCCCTCTTCTTTCTTTATTTTCTCAAGATCAGGTTTATCAAGCCAGTCAAACCTATTACCCCTGTACTTTGGAAATTTGGTAAGGTCTTTATCAGTACCAACTTCCTTTTCATATTCATTCACCACTAAGAAAACATCATCCTTGTGTTGATCATACTTGTTCTGTAGTAGGATCTTTCTAGGACTACACAAGATGACATCCTCATTGTTAGTAATGCAGTATTCAGTAAATCCACATCCTGGTATTTGTTTGTTCAGGATGTGTGGGAAGTTGAAAATACTGTAACCTTCCCATTCACTCATGTACCTAATTTTTTCTGGTACTTCAATTGTTTGTTTAATCATAAGCTTCTATAATTAACTTTTATTAGTATTTTGTTAACATATTTTTCGAGATATGGTCCCGTCGCTGGAAGCTAGGTACCACACTCGCTTGGGTAAACCCAAGATATTTCGATTACACTTATAAGGTTTTTAAAAGTAAAAACATACAGAAATGTATATTTTGTAATGACCTAAAAAAAGAAGAAGCTATGTAAGAAAAATAGCTTCAAAAAATTATACATTATTTTTATATTTTCAATGACTCCTCAATTTCGCCAATCGCTCCGCTCTTTGCTACATTTCGTCATCCTATTGAAACTTAAAAAATGTTAACGGGGAAGTACCGCCCTAGTCTTTCTCATTTTATCGATTCATACCTCGCTTCGCTCCGTAGAATCTCAAAATTTCGCAAGCCGGAGAAAATCATAATCTCTTCTTCAGACTCCTTAAGGCGAAGCCGCATAGTGAAATGATCAGTGATGCCGAGGGGAGCGTAGCGATCTGAGGTATCTCTTTTACTGATCATTTTGCTAGTTCTCTCTTTACTGGAACTTCTTCTGTTTCCTCATTCCATTCCCGTTCCGCTTGCGCTCCACTTCATGTCATTCGTCAATCCAGAAGTAATTTCCCATTCAAGCAAGTGCGGGGCCTAGCTTACCCTTTTTTCATTCGGGTAAGAAAAGTATGCACGTCAACTGTTCGCCACACACACAGATACGCGCCGAATTTTTATGCGATTTTTATACAGATTCAGGCGGGACGAAAAAAAAAAATGGGGCGCAGGATTTTATATTATCCCACGCTCCAAGTCTTTTTATAGTCTCCGAATTACACTCTCCGCATACTTAAGAGGTTCAAATGCGGTTAATTCTTTCAGCTTTGTTTTTAGCGCCTTAATTCTTTCTGTTGTATCTTTATTTTTTCTAAGATAGCTAATTGGTTTTGACATTACTGCGCTAACTACTTCTGCCTCAAGTCCCAGCTCATTAATTATCTGACGGTCACTTGCTTTTGGGTTTACGTTGATAATATAGTTTGATACGATTGGGAGAGCTGTTTGTACTTTTATATCGAACTTAGTTTTTTCTATGTTCCTTCTATTTACTTCCCCCACTAGACCTATGAAATTATCTAGTGTGTATTTCAACCAATCTCTCAACGGTATTCTAAAAGCAGATTTTCCGTCAGTTACATTGAGCTGATAGGTAGTGGCATCAAAACAACATTGCCTACATAGTGTTTCCAGTCCCTCTAGTTTCAGTGAGCCTCTATTACTAACAAGCCCAACGAACATTCTAGGTCCTTGTTTTGTTGTCATATCTTCCACAAATACCTGCCCTAGCTCAACATACTTATCGATTTTCTTTAGTGATGGTGTGAAAATGCAAGTATCACCTTCAAACATAAATCCATCCTTACCATCTTCATTTGTATATGGTGTGAGCTTGTATGAATAGATAACCCTACCTTTACCTGTTTCCCAAAGTCTCTGTAGTTCTGAATTCTCTTTATCAATTAAGAGGTTTACATTTGGTTCTAGGAGTTTTGGGTTATCTTCTACCAGCGCCCTATACATTGATACTGGTGAGAAGTTTGGATAGATAGTGCTAATACCATATCCAATACCAGACACCAGCGATTTCATATAAAGTGCCAGTGGAAATACAAGTGATAAGCTCTCTGGTTCTAGTGGTCCTTGTGGCGATTCTACCATCTTAAGACATTGTAAGTTAGGCCTCAAGATTTCACTATACAGGTTACTTAGCATTGTCTTTGTATACCTAGGAGATGCAGCTGGTTTTTCATCTCCCAATATTGACTTAGTACCAAAACTACCAGATCCACTCATAACACCACTTCTTACCATTGATGCAAGTAGTGGTTCACATCCAGTTAAGCTATGAGGATGATAAGAAGCCATACCATTCAAGAGCTTAGAACTAGGTTGTAATTCGCCTTTTGGGAACTGAAGTGCTGAGTAGATTAACCTCCGATAACTAGGTTTACATCCATCACTTACATTTGCTAGTGCCCTTTCTGTGTTAAGATAGGTTGCACCATTAACAATTGCCTCCTCAGTTTCCTTACCTATCGCTTGTTCTAGGATCTCTGCGAATACTGTTTCTTTTAATTTATCTGCCTTACTTTTTCTAGCCATTCTATTAATTAGTCTTTAAAGTTATATGGATTTGTTAAGATTCCTCTATTAGTTAGCAATCTCTTTCTCTCGTTTATATCTTCATTCAACGCCCTAGAATAATCAATACCATCAGGCGTAATCTTAATAAGTCTTCTAGTTGACTCATTAAAGAATATATCCTCTACTTCACCTGTTTCGGGGCTGAGGCTTCCTAGGCCCTTAAAGCGAGAATAATGGCATTTTTCATCCATATCAACTGGAAATCCTGTTTCTACGTCATACTCATCATCTGGGTAATAGTATTGTATCTTTCCAGTTGTTTTGCTCTTTCCTTTCCATAGAGGTGATATTGCTCTATATACAAGTCCAAGATCTATCATAAAACGGGCGAACTTACTAAAGAGATATAATAACTCCGTAGCTATTAAGTCGCCATCAGCATCTGCTTTTTTTTATTTACACTAGATCGTCTACTTCTAGTGCGGACTTACTCAGTCCCTCATAGTCTCCTATGAGAATAGACTATATTTTCACCTTCAACATTACTTGGTCAGGTGTCGTATCTTTCGAACAGTCATTTATAGACTTACTGCCCTACTTCCAATTATGGAATAGTCGTTGACGTATTGTAGTAATTTTATTTTATTTAATTAGTTTATAGTTTGGATATGTACTTTTTGAAAGTACTCTATGTCTTATAATGCATCTAGAAATATTTAGCTGTTTTGATGCTTCTACATATGACTTATAAATAACTCCATCTATTTCAATAGTATTTAATCTATTATGTCTTAATGAGTAATTTGGATTACTTAAGTTCTCTTTCTGAGTACATATTTTTAAGTTGCTTACTCTATTATTTAAAGTATTAGAATCTAAGTGATCTACAACTAGGTTACCACTTATCGGAGAATTATTGTTTAGAAAAACTTCTGCAACAATTCTATGTAAATGTCTTTTCTTAAAATAACGCAACTTATATTTTCCAGACCCCTTAATACTTCCAATAGTTATGTATTCTCTAGATTTATACTTAATCCTTATTATGCCTAGTGGATGTACCTGAAACTCTCCAGAGTAGTGATCTACCCATTCGGTTTCATCTATGTCATCCCCATCTAAATATTGAACTATTGTCATATTTACAACACTCCAGTACCATCCATCATACTTTATATTTCTGACGGAGGCATTCCTAATTCTATTCTTAGCGTTAATAATTATCCGAGAGTATCTATTATATAGTCCTTCTTCGGTAAACTCAACACGCTTATTATGCTTTTCCTTATCACTGAAAGCTATGTATACATTGTTACCTATAAATAGCTTTTTATCCCTATTAAGAGCATTAATCCTCTGACTTACCCATCTAAGATTTGATAGACTATGATTTAGCTTGTCTCTATCTATATGATCTACTATATCATAACTATCATTAAATCTAGGTATAAACAAGAGAGCTAATAATCTATGAATGGGACAATTATAACTCGAGTTGAATTTTTTAATATGGACCGATGGATAAGTATCATCTGTTTGATTATATATTTTCATTTTACCACGAGGCCCTATTATTTCTAGGCTCTTACGGTTTATTTTATAATCTTTGCCAAAGCTCTTAAAAGCCGTGTCAAAAGAATACCAATCATCTTCAGAGTCATCATAGAAGTAATCCATGAACTCGTCAGTGTCTGGGTTCCAACAAATGATTTCCCCATCAATCTCCCCTACTCGATAATTTCCTTGGTCTATTTCCCTATGTTTTAGGAATAGGTTATCTAGGTCTTTATCGAGTAGTTTTTCTTTTACGTCTTTTCTAACCATATTTATTTTTTACTACAAATTACTACAATACATGCGGACTGTCTCTATTCTTAGGATTGTTACTCTTTGGTACCTAAGACCTAACGAGAGTTCCCCGCAACAATACGATTCTGTAGATACATTTCTGTACCCTCGGACACAGATTTCTCTAATCCGTTGCTATGACAATTTTGCCATATCTGCTTTTTTGTTTTATGACTTCTAATGCTTCTTCTATTGTATTACAGTCTTTTGTTACATTATTCACATCAAGACCTAATCCAATAACTTTAAAAATACTATAAATTGTTTGGCTCTCCATCGCCCTCTTAGCTGATGCATTTGTAACATTAAGAATTTTACCCCTCAATGGAAGAATTGCTTGCTTTGTTGTATCAGGGCGTGCAGTAACCAAGGATCCGGCCGCTGAAAGACCTTCGCAGTTACTGGCAAACACACCAGATGCAAGTGGAAAGTTATGTAGTGGATTATCTACCTCAAGACAATATACATCTTCTGTAGTATTTATTATCTCTATGTCGGCTACAGTATCTACACTACTTAAGGACATTAATTTCATTCCCCCTGTTAAGTACTGTGCTTCTATGTATTCACCACTACTTAATAGAATTTTATGATCTAGTGTACACCTAAAAGAACTATTATCATTTAGCCATACTTCTACAGTCTGGTCTACACTTTTTATCTTCTCAGCTGCAATAATTCTGGTCTTTGTTTTATTACCATTCTTATCACAAGAGAAGGTATATAGTTCTTCACCATTTTCTATCCTTCCTACTAAGTCCCTGAATGCGATCTTTTCGTTATTACAAGTTAAGATCTCAGTATCACCAGTAAAGCATAGGAAAAGTTCACATGCCATTCTATCTTTTCCAGTTGCCTCAGCGAATCCAGGTACTAGGTCATTTTTACTTCTATACAATCCAACTCCACTAGCGCCATCCATCATCTTCTCGGCCAATTCAGCTGCACCAATATCTTTCATTGATTCAGCCAGTTTATTCAGCTTACTAACATGAAGGTCCCAGTAGTCAGAGTTTTTCTTCATGATTTTTTCCATATCTTTTACGACATCTCCAAAATCAGTTACCTTGACCTTTGTAATACTCTTTAGCCTTGTTTTTGTCTGACTATCGAACATTACCTCCCCTGCCAATAAGATAACACAAACACGAAGACCATTTAGGAGGTACTCATGTTTTATCTTATACATATCTTTCAGGGCAGTTTTAAAGCATGATTCGGCGATTGTTATGTGTTGTCCTTGATTTACGTCTAGGCCATTAACAGATCCCATTTCTACTTTATTGCCGAGTTTAGGATCTACTTCAAATGTCACATAAATACCGACCTGCTTATTAAAACTATCATCCTTAGGGGTAATGTTTCTGACTAGTTCATACTTAAATGGTTTGAATGTATTATTTATTTTCTTACCATCTACAAATACACTAACCTTTCTGTTATAGAATTTTTCCTGGATCATCAAGAAGTACTGTAAGTTTGTAATCGGTACTTCTGCCTTAGTTGATTCAAAGATTTCAGGGTCAGGCTTAAAGAACACAATAGTACTAAGATCTCTAGGTACTGTCTGATAGTCTTTAATACCTTTGAACATTAATTTCTCGATATCACCAAGTCTACCTGCTGATTCTAGTACCTTCTCACCTTTGACGCACTTAACGAAATAATACAAGTCTCCCTTACTTCGTGGTCCTGCATTATTCCAAGCTTTTTCTACGTCTGGTATTGATTTATTGTAGTTATGTTCTCCGATTCTAGATAGGAGCCAATATTCTTCACTAAGGAAATTTGTTGCACTACTACCTACACCATTCATACCTACCCTTGAAACCTCTGTATTACTGAATTTAGATCCACTATGTAATTCAGAGATACTAAGATATGCTTGTGTTGACCCTGGTTTATCTGGTGACATTGCGATTGGTATTCCTCTACCATTATCAGCAACGAAACAGAAACCATTAAAGTCTCCACTTACCAAGATTGAATCTCCATATCCTGCAGAAATTTCATCTCCCGAATTATCAATAATTTCACGAAGTAGTACATTAGCATTTGAGTTATCGCCAATATACATACCCCATCTTCTTCGGACTGCATCTCTCGGTTTTAGGAATTCAATTACATCTTCTTTAATTTTCTTTGCCATGATTTATAATTATATTTTTTATAGTTATTCTCATACTATTAAGAATTGAGTGCTGTTCAATCGCAATACACTCAATTATAAGGAATGTAGGCGGGGACAAAAAATAAAAACATACTAGGGTTTATTCTAGTATATCTTTTTCTACTACCTCAATTAGATCTTCAGGTGAGCTAAATAAGTAGTTCATTATCTTATCATTGTCTGGCCATTTGAGAAGATTTTTTGTACTTCCCCAGTCCACAAATAATAGTTTTTGTTCGGCTTCTATATTATCGATAGTGTCTCTAACTGCTTGTTCCACTAGATTATAGTTAGGGTAGTAGTCGTCATCTAATCCTCGAACGAACTTAACACGATCCATCTCACTATTAAAGTTAGAGTTTCTGACCTTATCTAAGTCATATATAGTAAGATCACTTAGTTTTCTATCAATAATCCTTCTATCAAACTGTACTAATACTTTTTCGATTACCCTTAGTTTCCCTTTAAATAATCTAACTACACTATATTTTGTAAGTACTGGAAACAAATCCCCACATGATAATATAAATATTGGTTCTATTGTTTTCATCTTTCTACAAGTTCGATATAGTCTCTAGGGGAACCATCTATGAATTTTCTTATTTCTTCATACTTCTTCCACTTCATATTAGTCCTGCACATTGTTAGTTGATACGCAATTATGACACTTTTATAGTATTTAATATCTACTAACCCATCTCTAAGTGCTAGTTCTACCATTTCTTTTGTTGGGTAGAATTCATCATCTAGTTCATATTTTTTCTTTAGGTTTTTTAGGGTTAATTGAGATACATCTTGCGGCTCTAATAGTTGTGATAGTTCACGACTATAAGTTTGTATATCGTTACCTACTTGGACAATTATTGACGCTACTTCTACAATATCACGACTTGCCCACATAAATTTTCTATACTTAGCCAAAACCGGGTATACAGTTCCTTTAAACATTATGAATTTTGGACTCATCTGACATTAAAATATTCAGTAATTAATTTTTCAGGATTATTCTTCATAAGATCTAACAAATTTCTACCATTCTCAACCTCTGGCCACTTTGTACCTAGACTATGACTACTTATTCGGCAGTTAATGAAAAATTCCCGCTTCTTTAGGTACTTAATAGTTTCAGTTATTGCATCTTTTACCACCCTGCTTGTTCTATAGTAACCTTTTAGTTTATAATACTTTTTGATATTTTTTATCTCGTCTTCAGTTAGGTCTTCCAGGCTGATCAGTTCTAAGTCACCTAGGCACGAATACTTACCATCACTCTTTAATACTGTTAGTCCGGGTGATTCGATACACTTTCCACCTGTTTCTACAATAGTCCTGAGCTTTAGAATAACTGGACATACTACTATTCCACCCAGTCCTATTGCTCTTACGAACTTAGGGTCTCTCATAGAAGTCCGTTTTTAGTATGTAAAGTTGATCTATGTTACCTCTGAATCCTAGACAAGGTTTTTCATCTTTACTATACCCTACGAAGAATGCTACAGGGTATTCATTATCTGTCACAATTTTATGATCATCTTGAAGTTCTGGTAGTACTAAGTAGCCAATCAGATTTAGTATCTTTCCAGGTTCCTCTACTTTAAACTTACCTAGTCCTTCTATATCTACTTTATCAAAATTAGTCTTCATAAAATCCATCTATTATTTGATACAACTCTTCTTTTCTAGACATAAGATCCTCTAGTTGGGTTTTTATCTTTTCTCTAGACGGCGCTTTCTTATATCTAGCACAGGCTTTTCTGTCTATTATAGAGAATTCCTTGTCCAATCCATCTACTAACATATTTTCTATTCTAGACCTCTGTACACTACCGGATATCCTATCTACTAAGTCTAGTTCCGAATCAGTAAGGCTATTATAGTCGTACTGTACCTCATCTAGGTGCTGTCTATCTGTAGTCATAAACATAGCAGAATTTTCACCAATTGAACTATACACTACTGCTACTAGTATACCTTTGCTTTCATTAGGGTAAACTTCTACTCTATCTTCATCTAGTTCAAGCTTTTTATAGTATCCAACAAAGTGGTATATCATTAAAGGACTCCACGGTGTATCCCCTCTAGACACTTCAAACTTTCCTATTAGCTCTTTCAGGTCAATACTAGAATTCATCTTTCCTACTTATCATGTTAATTAATCTAAAGTCCATATTATTGTAATCCTCTGTGACTAACTTCAATACTCGATTATACTCTGGATACTTACCAAAGCGCCCCTTATGAGCCCTACAGTTTCCAAGTAACATAAAAGTATCTGATTCTATCTTATCTATTAAGTAATCATGACATTTATTGATAAGTTTTTCTTTAATCACAAGCTTACCGTTAGTTTTCTCCAGGTAAGATTCATAGAGTGACCTAGCAGTATCTATTGGTATTTCTATTATTTTGTAGAACTCACTTACAAGATCTCTACTGTGAAATATCCAGTGCTCATCACAAAATATTAACCTAGTAATTTTAAGTAGTCTACGATTATATAACATGACGTGATTATACATTGCCATAACCGGACAATACTTATCACCTATCTTTGCAAACTTTCCAAAAATACTCTCATACATATACATAACATTCTTCTATACTAATAACTGGGTCTTTCTTTATTCTATCCAATTTCTTAAGTAAGTATTCGATAGTTGGGTATTTAGTTCCAAACTCCGTTGGATGCTTAACTATATAGTCCCTACAGTCATCTAATCTTTGGCTAACGAAATTAAGTGTATACTCTCTTGCATCAGCTATTACATGACCTAGTATTAACCTATCTGTCATTACACTGATATCAAATTCATGTAGTAAGTAAATATTAACACTACACTTATAAACTCCTTTATCCCCTTTCCAAATTTTCAGTTCATTATTGAGTGTATCAAAGACTGTAAAGTATGTTATGTTACAGTTTACTTGAATATCAGGAACTATTGAGGTAAATATTGGAAAAAGATACCCATTGTCATAGTATTCGTTATCTAGTTTATCATCACTGAATCTTAGTATACTTATTTCTCTCCCCATATTACCTCCTTTATAAGTGCTTCTGGGTTATACATAAGGTTTTTTATATAACCTTCGATACTGTGAAGTTCAGGGTATTTTAGTTTCGGCGTCAAGAAATACATCGTCCTAGTATACATTTTATCTAGTTTTATCTTTATAGTGTTTATTAATTTTCTTGTTATCTCATCTTTCTTTTTCATAATAAGGCTAGTAACTTCTTCGAATTGCATTCTATCCTTATCAAATAAAAGGTGAGGTGTAGTTATATTTCCACTAGCATATACCTCGACTATAAGAATATTTCTCCCATTAATTATAACAGAATAAAATATGTTATTTATACTAGCTAGTAGTCTGCCACTGCTTTTTTGAATAAAATTTGGTAGTACTGCTCTTGCAATAATGGGAATAAATGTATAATCTCCTATCAAAGGTTTATATGCTTTTCCAATTAGATTTTCTTCTGATTCATTTACTGTTAATAATTCTTCTATCACTATATCTTTCATCTTACTAATAAGGTATTGATAGGAAAATAAAAAACACCTACTACTCTCTCTTATCTACTATTCTAATTCCCATATTATATATTTTTCTGGATTCGTTTCTAATTCCCTTAATCCATTTCTAGCCCATTCTAGTGTTGGGTATTTCAGGTATTTCTTGCACATTGTATCCTTAAAACAAGCTCCCCACCTATATACAATTTCAGACACTGCTCTATCCCTCGCACTTTTTATTATGACACTCTTTTCTCTACACAAGAATTCGGCAACGCTCTGATGTTCTTTATCTGATAGGTAGTCACTGGCCAATTCAATTCTATGTTTTTCCGGATATAGGAACATTATGTACGACTTAGTTGACGGCCTATAGCAAGTGATAAATATAAATTCATCTTCACCATACTGAGTAACGGCCTTGTATACATTAATTATTAGGTTCACATCTTTATTCACATCTATCAGTATTTTTCCTGTAAAGTCTAAAGTTTCTCCCATAATACTTCTTCCAGCTCTAAGTTTTCTAAGTTTTTTATAAACCTATCATACTTCGGATACTTAAGAAATTTTCCTCTTATCCTTGTCCCAACGCTTTTGACCTTATTGATTTCACGTTTTTGACACTTTCTTAGGTCATCCAGTACCTTATCCCTGTCTATCTTACTTACCCAATCTCGATCGTGTGAGGTGGCCGTTATTAATCTACAGGGGGCGACTATAATATTTTCACCGCTCTCTAAGGATACAATGAACATAGTACTTTTATCGATCTCACAGTTCATTGATACCATATCTTTACCATAAATATAGGGTGAGTAGTTAGGGATTTCTACCAGACCTACTATAATACCTAGTTCGTCATCCAGTTTTACTTTTTCACCTAGGAAATCTTTATCCCTCTCTGTTATCATGATCTTTTCTATTGATTACGCCATGAATTATACGTGCAGCTCTAGTCAACATTATATTTATCTTTTGTTGAATACCTTGCACTTGATTTCTTGGCGTATAGTAACCAAGTACTAGTTTTTCTGGACAATCTAAGTACTTCTTATATTCCCTGACTGCTTTTTCATAACCTGGATACTTGGGATACCTTTTTAGTAGCTGTATATTTAGACTGATCATATTACTTTCTATCCATCTTAAGGTCTCTTCTCTACTATTTTCAATTGTATTGGTTATTAGTTCTCTGTTCTTAAAGAATTCATCCTTTTCCTCCCTAGTTAGTTGGTCCTCGTCTAAGAATATTTTATCCTCTAGATAGAAAGTACAAAATGTATTTCCATCCTGCCCAACGAAAAACTCTAAAGGTTCTAATTTTATATCAGTCCCATCAAAATCAAGATGAACTAGGGATGCAAAAACAAGACCCCTAATTTTTCTATCCGGTCCATTCTTTTCTACTATAAATTTACCTGCTAGATTTTCCATAACCTTATTTTCCAATGCTTATTACAGCTTTTTGTGGATTTGCTATCAGGTCCTTAATAATATTGTCCTGTCTTTTAAATTCTACCCATTTCATATTGTTTAGATTCCTTTTCCTGTCTATATACTCTTTTGATTCTTTAATACGTAAGTGATAGTTCCTTATAACCCTCAACACGTTTCTTCTTATCCTTTTTATGTACCTACTTTTTAGTGTACCATCAGATCTTAGCATAAATCTAAACTCTTTTATAATTGGCCCAACTAGATTTTCATGAAAACTACTCAGACTAACTACTTTATGATCCTCCATACTATATATAAAGTAAGAACCGGGACAAGAAACTGCTACTATAATTTCTGTTAGTTTAATATTAGGGCCTATAAATCTCACTCCTTTAAACACTCCCACTACCGGGAGCCATCCTAACATTGTTCGTGCTACATTAATCATTCCTAGTTTCTCCTATTTTTAGTATGAACCTCTTCAAGTCCTGTCTTTTATTAAGCAAGATCTTTTTCACTGCATTGACCTTAGGATATTTTCCAAGTGTGTATAGATTTTTTGAACCCATAACCCTGTAGTAATTATTGTAGTTCAGTCTAATCAACATTCTCCTAAATTTTCTAATGTACTTTGACTTAAACTTTCCATTCTTATCTATGAATTTACTATATTGCTTGTAAACACTTTCTCTTATTTCAGGATCTAAGTTTTTACATACAACCAACGATGAAGTTCTTATACTAACACCAAAATTAGGACCCAACCCAATATACAGAGGTGTTGCATGTAACATACCTCTGTACAAACTTAATTCCATATACTTACCTATGACTGGCATGTAAATTCCATCTATTGTTTTTATTATTTCTATCATTCTATTAATAAGGATTCTACAGTAATGCAGAGTCCGCTTGAATAAAAAAGTGCATCTAGGAAGCCTTAGATTTCTTATATATGTAGAATAATAATTGGGTCTATAGTTTAATGGATAGAACAATGGCCTTCTAAGCCGTCGGTTCAGGTTCGATTCCTGGTGGACCTACAATGAAAGTGAGGATAGGTAAGAGCAATTAAGTTTGTTCTTGCCTTTTCTTTTTATCCGTCTAGGATGCCCTAAAACCCTTATTAATGTAATAGAATAATAAAATTTTCAAGTAGCTTATGAGTAGAAGCGCTATTATAATTAGAGAAGTGGACTCGAACTCCACCTTGGAAATTTTATGGTTATTCCCACTTAGCTCAGTTGGATAGAGCGCCCAGAGATGGATCTGGAGAGGTCGAAGGTTCGAATCCTTCAGTGAGATAGCCAAGACAGTACTTAGTAGATATGCTAAGTACTTTTATTTTTTTCTAAGGGACAAAAAAAGAGGAGCCACGCCGTGACTACCTCTATTCTTAGCACTACTTTATTCTATCGCACGCCATTAATTTTTTCGCCTCTTCGTATATCTCTCGAATCGAACTGTACAGACACCTTGATTGATAAGGTTTTAATTGTAACCCTACTATCTTAGTAATCCTACCGTACTTATCTCCCCTACAACATCCGAAAGTGAGACTAGTAAATCTATCTGGGCCAATCTCGCAGAGTTTTGATATTAATTCAAAATCGAGTTTAACACAGATTCTAGTGTCGCGCGAAAAGTATCTATCTCTGTAAACTTTTGATTGACTTAGTTCTTTTTTACCTAGTCTACCAAGCTTACCATCTACTACATACTCAAAGCAAATACAGTTAATCGGGTCTTTTCCTTGACAATCCCAGTCTTTTGAATTATCCGGATTGATAACTAGATAATATGTAGGGGTCTTCTTATCTAGCACCATCAAGATTTCTATGAAGTATCCAACTCCATATCCACTAGTAACCTTTGTCTTAACTGTATTATACTCTGACTTATCAATACTATGACTGACGAATAATTGCGCACTCCCTGTTATAACACACATAAACAGAATTAATGCCGTAATAATCCTTTTCATGGTACAATACTTTTCTCTCTTACCTATAAGGGTTTAGGACAGAAATATTTACAGAATTGCGTATTTCAGAAAAGTGCACCTAGGAAGCCATGGAATCCTTACTTATGTGATGATAATAAAGGTCCCATAGTTCAATGGATAGAACGTAGGTTTCCTAAACCTTTGATTCAGGTTCGAATCCTGATGGGATCACATATATCGTTTGTATGTATTGAGTTTGTATAAGACGAAGTAACTTGTCCGAGAGGATGGGTTACTTTTTATTTTGCCATTAATCCCTTAGTAGTGAATATTAAGTTATTTTACTCAGATTTGTATTTACGAGGGTCAACTTGTTCGGGAGAATAGGTTGACTTTTATTTTTTCCTCCTGAAATGTCCTAGATCCCTTATATATGTAATAAAAATTAACCTTAAGAATTAAAATTTTTCTTAAGGCTTTTTGTTTTATTGAAATTTAACAATTAAAAACTATAAAATTATGAAGAAGATTATGATTATGTTAGTTATGTTAATCAGTGTATTAACTACTAACGCACAGGTGAGAGTAGTAAGCGAAAGAAATTTACTTCGTGCTACGACAGAGTGGGTCAAATTGGCCGACAATGGAACAATCTCTACATATCTCAGATTTGTAGCGGAGGATCACCCTGGAATGGATGGTGCGGATCTGTGTACTTATGTTGATTATAAGTACATTAACAAAAAGCCGAGTGGTATTTATACACCGGCTAATGCGAGAGGTTTTGTCCTTGCCGTATATAATATGCAGTATGGCCAGTATGGGACATTTGCGGGAAAAAGTAAGAATATTAAAATTAAAGATGGTATGATCAATAGAGTATCTATGGATTTTTTAACAATCCAGGATATCGAAAGTTGGACTACCTTTATCCTAGCAAGTGGAACGGCGTATTACTTAGGAAATGGTAAGTACACTAAACCTAATTTCGTGAAGATTAGTGATTCGACACAGACAGGTCTTGTGAGACAGGCCCGTTATCTTAGGGAATTCATACAGAGATGGTAGAGAAAAATATTAAGAAGAGCTATAATGCTCTTCTTTTTTTGTTTATAAAAATTCAACGAGAAGCTAGTTACACTAAAGTTCCTCTGGACTTATTCTTTATATGCCAGCAATAACATAACTATCCTTTCGACTTCTCATTTCTACCATACCGTAACCTAAACTATGAAAGGTCTCCTGACGTAATTAGCTTCCTCTACCGCTACCTAGGGTAGTCTAGTATTAAGTACATTTATTTTATGTAGGGATAAGTAAAACTAGACTAAACCTTAACCCGTGTATGTACTACCAACTCTCGTGATATACCAAATGATATATTGTAATCTCATACGCCTCTTCACTATTAAGGATTCTAGGGGAAATAAAAAAAAAATAAAAAAAACGACAGAGAGCTAGTTAATTCTATGATCGTTTCTGGTCTTATTGACTTTGCCAGCATCGAATTAACTATCCTTTCGACTCTCTATCTCTACCATACCGTAACCTAAGCAGTATAAGTAATATAGATATCTTCATACTTAACTGAAAGGTCTCCTGACGTAATTAGCTTCCTATATCGCTACAAGGGTAGTCTAGGACCATTTGGCAACTCATTATAAATTAGAGTTGAGACTTATAAAACTAGACGAAATTCAGTCTATATACGTATTATACCTATTGTACTGTATAATCTCATATATCCCTTTCTATGTATAAGGATTTGAAGTCATCATAATTACATCAACTCCATATGCAACTTTAAAATAGTTCTTTATTTCTAATAAAACCTTACTTTTTCTTTGCAAGTATTTAAAGTCTTTATTCCCTATGTTTTCCGGTTTTATAATTAGTGTATTTATAAACATAAGGTTGTTGGTACTATATACAAGCTTGTCGATTATTCTAACAGCTCTTTTATTTATAGTGGTATAGTTATTTATAATAATATCCGTATAGTCCACTACTGTAGGCATCCTATTTGAATTTTGGCAAAACATGACCAAAAATTGAAAGTCATTTAAGAATTTTTGGTAGCTATCTCGCCCATACTCATAGAACCTTATTATATTAATTCCGAACTCTTCCCTAATATACTCATCTCTAGCTTTATCGTAGTCCTCGTTATGGAGTTTACTATCTATTTCTACTGCAAAACCATATCTGAACATAAAATAGTCAGGTAGAAAATAATTTCTAGGTCTTAGGTTATTTTGCACATTATATTTATCACATAGATAGTTCCATTTATCCCTATTCCTAATAATCAGTGGAAATTCTCTAATATACTCGATACTTTTATATTTAGTATCTAAGAAGTTTCTAAAATTAGGAGACCACGTACTACCTTGATTTAAGTTCCGAACTCTATTATCTTCTAGGTCAGTCCAATTGTTATTTAATGTTAGAATTTGCTTTGGAATTAGGTAATGCCCAATTTCAAACGTGTAATTTCTATTACCTCTAAGATATTTTATTAATCTAACTGTTTCCATACACCTATAAGGGATTTAGGGGAGAAAAAAAATAAAACGACTGGGAGCTAGTTACACTAAAGTTCCTCCGGACTTATTCTTTATATGCCAGCAATAACATAACTATCCTTTCGACTCCCTATCTCTACCAGTACCGTAACCTAAACAGTATAAGTAATGTAGATATCTTCATACTTAACCGAAAGGTCTCCTGCCGTACCTAGCTCACCTTTATCGCTACAAGGGTATCCCAGCGTCTCGTGACTAATTAAGCATATCTTATTGTAAGAAATGAGACTTATAAAACTGAGCAAAACTAAGTCTCTACTAGATTCTGTACCTCTCAGTACCTCTAGTATCTCTTTCATTACTAAGGATTCTAGGGCGAGCAAAAAAAAATAAAACGACAGAGAGTTAATTGCTGGTGTGTACTCCAGGTCTTACCTAAGAATGCAAATTGCCTGGCACTAAAAACAATTCCCTCTCTATCTCTACCAGTACCGTAACCTAAACAGAATAAGTAATATAGATATCTTCATACTCAACCGAAAGGCCTCTTGACATACATAGCTCACCTTTATCGCTACAAGGGTATCCCAGCGTCTCGTGACTAATTGAGTATCCTATAAATGCATTGTTTATAGAATAAGACTTATAAAACTGGGCAAAATTCAGCCTATACAGTACCATGTATTTCAATGGATTACTAGTACCTCTTTCACATTTAAGGATTCTAGGGCTTCATAATTACATCAATGTTGTATAACGTTTTAAAGTAATTAATGAATTCATATAAATACTTTATTTTGTACAACAATAGTAAGTACTCTGCCTCACTAAGGTTCTTTCTACTCAATACTATTTTATTAATGCCTTTATTCGATAACACTAACCTTTCAAATCTTTGTATGGTGGGTATTACTTTCTTATTTATTATAATATAGCTACTCATAATTAAAAATTTATAATTAAACTTAATAGGGGTAGATCCGTGACACCTACAGTAATTTTTTAAGAATTGAAAGTTATTCTCAAATGTTTGATAACTATATCTACCATATTCATAGAATCTAAGTGTTTCTAGCCCATACTTTAATCTTACATATTCATCTCTTGCTTTATCATAGTCAATTTCATGCAGTTGACTATCTATCTCTACTAGGAGATTAAAGTCTGGCATAAAATAATCAATTAAGAAATAATTTCTACCTAGTTTGTCTCCATCTAGTTGATACTTAATACACAGTGATTTCCACAGTTTTTTATCTCTAATTATGATGGGAAATTCTCTTATGTATCTAACGCTTTTATATTCAGTATCTAAGAAGTTTTTAAAATTAGGAGACCACCTACTTCCTTGGTGTAAATTCTGTTCCCTGTTATCTTCTAAGTCTATTATATTATTCTTAGTACTGATTAAAAATTTTGGAAATAGATACTCACCTACCATAAATGAGTATCTATTATTTCCTCTTAAATATCTCTTTAATATTTTTTTATCCATACATCTATAAGGGATTTAGGGGAGAAAAAAGAAAGCAGGCTAGTAAGATTTTCTCCTACTAACCCACTTATTTTTTTTACAACTCTTGATCTAGTCGCTTTGCATCTCTTCTCATCTGTCTAACTCTAAAGAACCTGTCAACGCTACAATTCGTCGTCAGGTCTATTACGTCATACTTAGACACTCCCTCTCTACCATAAGAAAGGATAATATCTTCAAAATGTATTGTTGAATCTTCCAGAATTAGTCTTAAGCTTTCTGAACCAATATAAGATCTAGCAGTTCCTTTTTCTAGCTCTGCCAATGTTAAGTGCGGTGTATAGCTAGAAAAATCACTAACTACACCAAACTTCTCACTGAGTTCTTTATTAATATTCACTAGTGTATCGTACCAAATGTTTCCTTCTTCTTTCACCTTGAGAACTACATAATCACTATCATTCTCAAAGATATCTAGTTCAAATACATCAAATACTGGCACTGCGAAATCTGCATTACTTTTATGATTGCTTAAGTACTGAGTAAGATTTGGTGCTTCCATACCCAGTGACAATCTAACACCTTGTACCTCACTTAATACTTCCGATCCACTTAGCTTTTTATCTCTAGCATAAAGTAGTGTTACGTGTGAGTCATATTGAATACCTGTATCTTTTAGATCTCCAGAATCAAAAACGCAATTAAGCAAGACTGGAGTACTAAGATTCGCCGCTAACATTACGCAGCTATTCATGTTCTTAATTTCTTCCATTACTTCTGATTCTTTAGTCTAAATTTAACCTTCATATCGCCAAGACGTCCCTTAAGATTTGAACCTCCCTGATTATAACCCTTAGAGTCAGTTACAGTTAGTCCAAGTCCCAACAAGTTATTAAGGAATATCTGATTATCTTCCTGTGCTGTATCCCCACGAGCACTTTCAATAAATTCCTTAGCACCACGAGCAAGATAAGCACTTAACTCCATCTCACCAATCTTCTGGCCAGTTGTTCTATACTTACCTCTTCCCATAATCGGACTATCCTTATACTCATTAATATCAACACCAAACAATGATGATGTTACTTTATTTGAGTATGTTGGAATATGATAAAGTTCTTCCATACAGATATAACCACACATAAGAGGTTTATCGGTAGGCACATACTTTCCATCAAGGTCTTTCAGTGTCTTTTCATATTCATCAGGTGGTAGGTTCTCTTTCAATTCATTCAGGTCAGCTACTGAATCTGCTGGCATTAGAATTTCAGATTGAGACTTGACACCTAACTCTTCGCTCCACTGTTCTACTAGTGACGGTGTAAACTTTGTACTATAAGAACCGACATTGAAGTAGTATACATCCTCAAGCTTATTCTTATTATGATAGTCTATGAATTGATCTAACGTCATGCTATCGAATCTGCCTGGGTAATACTTCTTCACTAATGGTAAGATTGTTTCTCTTTCCTTTGGTGAATTCTTACGTTCCTCTACTATATCATGGATTCTGTGAGCAATATTACCAAGACCACTCTCCAAAAGCACTGATGGAATTTTACGGTTGATAGTACTGTAAGGGTTCATAACAATATCACAAACCTTCTTCTTACCACTTGGATCAATCATCAATGGCATCTTATTATCAGGAAGAATCTTTGATATCACACCCTTACCACCAAATCTATTAGTGACCTTAGAACCAATCATCAAGTTTGTTCGCTTAATGAGTCGGATTCTAACTGTATATACAACACGTTCATTCTTATCTAGGATGACAGGCTTTAATCTATCAGCTGCAATGTACTCTGGATATCTTTCGTATATTACAGACCTATCCATATTCTTTTCGTACTCCTTGATATATTTATTAGAAGTGCGTGAATAAGTAAGGTCTGGACGTTTAATACCCTTTGTAATTCTAGGCTTCTTATTTTCCTGTATTAAGACATCACTAACATAAGCCTCATCAATATTGTTAGGAACTTTTGTAGGATTCTCAGTTGTAAATTGTGAAACATCTACGTCATCACCAAAAATACCTCCTAGTTTTTCTTGAAGTGCCTTATTTATTTCATCTAACTGTACAGCCCTATAAGTTTTAAAGATTACATCACCACTTTTCACTTGATGTCCAATAGGTGCAATCCACTTAATAGCTTCACTAGATTTAACATCTACTGAGAGGTCAATAATAGAGAAAGAATGCATTTTCTTTGAGAATGATTCACTCACCACCAAGGCATCCTCATTAACATAACCAAACATTGCATGGAACAGTACCAATGCATTAATACCTGGCTTATATGTATCTGTCTCTAATCCCACTGCACCAGTAATCACATCACCTTCACGTACAGTCTGACCTACTTTTACCTTAGGCTCAGTATATACAGCAACGTCATTTACTGATTGGATTGCAGTTCTTCTAGGTACCTCAACTGTTTCTTTGTTTGGGAGCTCAATGATAACTTCCTTTTCATTGATTTCCTTTACCTTACCCTTCGGATGTTTAAACCTATCATTAAGTACGTTAGTGTGAAGTTCTTCGTAATTACCTGTACTAACTAATGGTCTTTCTGCAAGTGGTAATGGAATAGCTTGCTTTAACATACTAGATCCCATATGCACACGAACAGAGTCAGTATAGTTAACAAAAGGTATCTGTCTAACTTCCTCAGATAGTCGATAATCTGGGTGTAAGTCAATGAATTCAACTTCACTAACTGGCACAGTCTTTCGCTTCATCCTATGCTTAACCTCAACCATTCCATTTGCATCTGGTTTTAGTGTGTTGGTATCATAGTCCACGTACTCTGATGCACAAACCTTATGATTCAGGTAGTCTAAGTATGATATTGTTATCTTATTAAACTTCAAATCGTAACAGTCGAAAAGTACATCAGTATCCGTCACATGCGTACTAACAGTTAATGCATTCTGTTTACCTACGTTCTGATTAATAGGGGTTGCACCTACACAGATCAGATCAGAGAAACTCTTATTATAGGCAACTGATGGTGGAATTTGGATCTTATTAGTCAAGCTCTCCAAGTTCATTGCATTGATACCCGGACTAACTTGAGGATCATTACCACCCTTACCAGAATCACTACTACCTTTCCAATACTTAGCACAAATCAAAGTAAGTACGTTGATTGTATCTTGTAGTTTGCTAAATTTTGTCCAGTAGTGTCTAATGCTGCTATAAGTTGAGTTAAAGTTTCCTCTATTGTTGTTCTTAAAGAGGAAGTTCATAAAGCCACTAGATACAGACTCAATCTTCTTGTCGACTACCATATCCTTAATACGATCATCACCAAAAGCCATACATTCCTGAATAAGCTTTGATGTAATGTATTCTGGTTTATAGTCAAGGTCAAGTTTAATCTGTAGCTTCTTTGACTGTCTTTCTGTTAGCTTTAGTACTTCTCTTTCAAGTCCCCTAATATTATCCACTTCCTCCAGCTTATACTCTCTCACCTTCTCCGGCAAGCCAAGTTCTGGATTAGTTCTTTTTATTCTCAAGACCTCAGAGTTAATATCATAGTCTCTATCATAGTCAAAGTTTATATAGTACCTACCTGAACCTGACATATTGATTCTACATTCATAATCATTGCCAAGCGTATTAGTAGCAACCCTATACGCACCTTCTATAATAAAACAACCATCTATCTCTCTAGGAACTTCAAATTCAGAATATCTAACGTCAGAGTCATCGTAGTTAATTGTATATTCTAGGTTAACTTTAAAGGTAGCTGTGAGACCGTTTTCGATGAAGTAAGAGGCAGGCTTATCAATACCCTCCTCTGATATACTCCACTTAAGGTCAGTCAGCTTCGCCTTATCATTATACCTATCAATACCAGTAAAGAATTTTTCTACAATGGTCTTAGCGCCTTGACTTCTAAAAAATTGATTAAAGTTACTCATTATAAAAGTGTTTTAATATTAAGCTGTTTATAATCGCAATCAACAGACTCAAAGAAGTTTTCTAATTCCTTCTTTGCTTTTTCTTTTATCTCTTCAGCTCCTACATACTCTTGCATTGGTAACCCTGATGTACTTCTGAAAAATGCTTCATAAGTAACAAGATAGTTGAAGGTATCTTTTAGTTGATGCAGTACTAGCTTAACCGAAAATTTCTCATACTTATCCTCTGGTACTAAATTTTTCAGAGTTTCATACAAGATTTCCCTAGCCTGTACCTTATCTTGATCCTGACTATCTAAGATATTTATAGGAATTTCATAAGATAATACGATTTTGTAATAATAATCGTTTGACTTATTATTCATAACTTTTTAAAAATCTGCGTTCATCATATTTCCACCTACCGAACTATTTGTTGTCGGCCCAGTGGATGTCTTTTTTACTTCTTTTTCTACACCCTTATTTGAGCTAGAGGTAGGAGAGGATTTACAAACCACCTCTCCATCTCTACGTATGATCAGTTCAATACTAATCTCTTTCTCAAAATCAGGAATATCAACTTCAAATTTAATACTTCCCATTTTTAGATTTTATCAAGTTTATCGTTCATTAATACACCCAAGATAGTATCAGTCATGACATCGTTCTCAAGTTCAATCTCTCCACTAAGTGCTTTACCGATGATCTTATTTGACCAACCGTAAGAAAGCGTTGTGAAGAATGATTTTCTATTGAGGATTGCATTCTGAGTACCAAGATATTCAAGTTCCTCCAGTTTATTCTCAGGGTTACCATCTACATATTTTGGATTGGTAAGACCTGTAAATACTAGCTCAACAATCTCTTCCTGCATATCACCTGGACTAACTACACCATTCTTTTGATAAGATGCACTAGTCAAAGAATAATATTGCTTTCTGAAAATATTGAAAATACCATCAATATCAGAACCTAAGTCACTTGATACTTGTCTCATATTTGCAACACCAGAACAAAATCTCTGATACTTCTTAATTACTGTACCCTCAGGGTAATAGTACATACTTTCTGGTGAGTAGGCATATCTAGTATCACCAATGTATACCTCAATTCTACCTTCTTTATCTTCTACATACTTAATTTTACCCTCATTGTAAGAGTAACAGTCTGCAATAACTACCTTGTCCTTCTCATAGTACTTAATACCTGAGCTACCCTTTGCATTCATCAATTTAATAACTGCATTGAGCTTATATACAGGACTAGTTGAGTTATAAGCGGTACCAATTAATTCCCCTGCTGAATACTTCTCCTTAGGCATCGCTACCCAGTTACTAGGTCTTGGGAATTTCTGCTCTCCACCTCTAACTTTCAGGATCAACCACTTACCCTCTTCTCTAACGGTGCAATCTTTCTCTGCATACAAGTTACCTGTTAAGTCTTGTATACGTTCATGACCACCATGTTTCAAGCCGAGAATTGATTGGGTTGTTGATTCTGAGAAGCTAGTACCTGCAGATAGTCCAAGTGCTGAATTATTTGGGAAACTAGCCTGTAAGAATCTCTTGCTAAGTAAGTCTGGAGTAACTAGATTAATGTCACCAGTTTTCTTCTTAACAATAGATCTAACTGGGACGAGGTCATCTTCATTTGTCCTAGCTACTTCTGGATATACTTTTCCATTAGGTGCAGTTCTACCACTTGCTAAATATCTAGGAATCATAAGTCCCTCATTGTCCTTATCTTCGCCTTCTCTCGTAAATGTATAATTATTTAACAAGAATGAAAGCTGTCTATTTACGTAACCGCCAAGAGGTCTATATTAGCTAGTGAGGATTAGTTTTCCCCACTAGATCATAAAGCGGTTATTGTTCAAAATTTCTTTCAAACACAGACTATATCATGAATGGCTTACTTATTACCACCCTCGCTCTTATAGTCGTTGGCCTTATTACTTTCTGGCTTGGAGTTATCGGCTAAGCTTTTCTGAATACTTGCATAGTTCTTCAGTGTTTCTCCGATACCTGCAAAAATTACTCCAAGTGCTGTCAAAATTTTAATCGTTTTTTCCATAATAAGTTGCTGATTAAATTAATAACTAAAAATTGATTAACTCTTACATTTTACTATTATTCATTCCAGCAATAGTTGAGCGTTTTTATAGTGACGCACCTCTTTGACTATTACTCTACGCCACTTTGTTTAATGCCTTGAAGAGATCGGTTCTCAATTGCATGATAAATATACTCATCCTCACCGAAACCAGATAACAATGATTTCTTGGTAATGACAGGCTTTTCATCTACACCACTAACAATAAGTGATGGCATGTTGATAGCCATGATAGATGCAAGTTTTACACGAGCTGCTCTATCAAGTTCGTTCTTCAAGTCACTACTAAACTTACCTTCTGTCTCTTTCTCATACTTGTTATACCTTTCAGTCAACATCATGAGTTTCTGTTTGTCGGTCAGTTCAGTTGAGTCAGCTATTTTTCTAATATCCTTGTAAGTCTCATCATCTGTATCTACATAGAGAGTCTTAAAGTCGAAGGTAACAACACCCTTCTTGCTGACAACCTTTAGTGCAAATTTCTGGATATCTCTTGCCTTTTCAATCCAATCCTCATAGTGGTCTTGGAGATAGGACATGAGCTTTGCCGCACTACCTGCACTAATTCTATCGTAAGGTGTTTTAAATATTCCAATCTCATCAATATCCGCACCGATGATCTTAGAAATTCTCAACCTACCGTATGTTGTTATTTTGCTCTGATAATCTACACCACCTAATTCACCAGTAAACACAATAGGAGTGCCATAGTCAATTACATGATCAACTTCTACATCTTTCAGTAGTTTAGAATAATCTGTGTAATAGTACTTTGGATCCTTTAAGTCATCTGGGTCCTTTGGTGTATATTCAGTAGCATCAGCCATACCATTTAGAGTCTCATGATTAAATTCAAATACACCCTTTAAGTTTTTCTTGTAGATGTAATTATAACGTGGACTCATTTTATTATATGTATCCTCAGCAACTTCTTCAGGTACTAAGGTTACAGAAATAGTATCACCGTCAAAATCCTTTACATTCAAACAGGTACACTACCACCTGTCCCGTTCTCTTATGAACTGCTATACGTCCCCGCATAGAATAGACTATATCTTCTACATTGATAATAATGTAGCCTCGCATTTCCACCTGTGACTTAGGTGTACTCCCTTACATTCATCGGGGATAGTCGTTGAAGTTATAAGTAGGTTTAGTTTCCTACTCTTTACCTGCTGATTGTCTCTATTTTTAAGATTGTTACACTTTGGTACTTAAAACCTAACGAGAGTTTCCAGCAATTAACGAGGTTTTGTAACGCCTTGATATTCAATTAGTTAAAGCGTTAAGTGGCCCACAAAGGGAAATTGGATAATGAATTGCATCATCATCTACCAATCTCATCTTCAGTGCATAAATACTGTATTCATGAAGCGTTGGTTGTCTATTTGCTCGGTCTTGTCAATAATTTCTTAATGACACCAGACTATATCTTTAGAGTAATCCACTACTCTATTTTGTACATAGTCGTTGAACTAGAATTTATTTTCGATTTCAAATCTTAGGTTACTACTCTTCCCTACTGCATCTTTTAGAAACTTATATACTTCTCCTTTCTTTGATTTTTCCAGGAATTCAGTATATCTAGTGCCAGTTGGGTCGAGTTTTGTATAGTGTTGGAATTTAATCATTGTATCAAACTCAAGATCTGCCAGTTCATTAGTAGGTCCTGATATGATAGCAATAACTCTTCCACCAAGTATCATCTTAGGAATTTGTTTTTCCACTCTTCTTTCCCAATCTTTAGAGAATCCGACTTTAATACTTCCAGGAAATTCTAGAAAATACATAAAGCCTTCCTCTCCCTGAAATTTATTATGTAGTAAGTTTCTATTATTAATTCTCATTGCATACTCAGATCCATAGCCTCGAGATGTTTTGTCAAGTAAGTTTCTTTGTCGGATACTTACCATTCTATCATGTTTCTCTTGGCTCTGGTTCCAAACGCCGATCTTACTAGTCCCAGCATATCTTCCTTGTTGGTGTAGTAATCTCATATGTTCGGCTCTATTCCAGACTGAATCAGAGTAGTATTTTCTTAATAGTATCACCCTGAATTCTCCTTTCTTGTGTTATTAGTTTTGAAATCGATTATTCTAGCTGCTGGTCTAATATTTGATCTATTTATTCCAGCAATTCTCAAAATTACGTACCAGTCATACTAGTACTAACTGCTTCTCAGCATATTCTTTGAAAAGCTTCTTAGTTGTTGGATTATCAAACTCCTCTCTGGTTGCTTGTAGTGCTTCCTTTTTAGTGAAGTTTAAGTTTTCCATAAGATGCTTTACAAAACCTTCACGACACATTTCATATGCTAGATGTGTAGGTATTCCCAACTCATCTACTGCTAAGGTCGTGCTTGGTACAATAGGACTACGTGCAGAGTTCTTAACACGAACACTGTACATATTTCTCGCTTCGTTTTTCTTTGATGTATTTAATAAGTCTGTTGCTAACTTCTTACCTGAATTTAGCATGGCCCTTAAGAGAGCAGTGTATCTAACCCTTTCTCCGGGTGTTTTAAACTGCTTAATAACGTCAGCATAATTTTGTGGATTAGCGTCTGTATCCTTTACGCAACATAGACGTATAATGATAGAATACCAGAGGCTAAGCTTATGGACGTTCATCTTCTTATTACTGCCTCTCATGACAAGGCTATAAGGTCTCATCATTGCAGGCAGAACCAAGTAGTACCTATTTATCAGTTTCTTGTAGTCTGTTAGGTATGATGGAAAATGCTCTTCAATTATCTTAAGTAAGCCTTCATAAGAACACATACTTTCATCTGTTATAAATTCAGAGATAGTTAGTTCTTTCTTCTTGCTATCATAAGAAAATTGGCAGGTATCAAACACTTTAATACCAAGCTTTTTCGCACTCCTACCACTATAACCATTTCTCTTTAAGTCATCCATTAAGAAATCTAGCTTAATTTTTGACCCGCTGAAGATGTGGTTAAATAAGTCTAGGAAGATATCAAACCTAAGCTCATTCAAGTAATAAAAAGGTAGTTCAATCCTAGCAAATCTACGCAGTCCTTCCTCTCTTGAAAATACTCTAGCACCACAATTAGGACAAGGCTCTAATGATTGCTGCCTGATATGACCGCAAATACACCTGTCTTCATAAGGTGAGCCAAAGATATCTACGTCATATACACCTCCCACTACTGGTTGAATTGATGTAATACGCGTAAGATTAAGGTCTTTGTGACTTGTTATGACTCTGTCTTTTCCGTCTGATCGAGTATAATCAATGATATCCTCGTCAGTCAATAATTCCAAACTAGCTGCCATTTATTTTAATTTTTTACAAGGTTTAGATCTTTCCAAATAATCTTCTGACTAATCTCGGAATCCTCAGCTGTTTCATTTGACCACTCCTTATAAACTCTTTTTACGTCGGAGATAGCCTCAGATCTAGTGCGGTCCTTTAATTTTTCATAGATTCCTGCATCCTTATCTACTACCACTTCGATATAATCTGAGATCAATTCTTGTGTAATAGTTTTAGATGAGTTATTGTATTTTGGTCTAATCTTTCTGTATTCTACGACATCTTCTGGCGTTAAGTCAAGGTCGGCAAAGTCTGAGATAGAAGTCAACATCGCTGGCTCTCTATTGAACCAAGCAACTCCCATGTCTCTAACTCTTTCTGCTACCTTATGTCTTCCTTTCTTATCGTATATACTAGCCAGTTCTTCAATAATGTCTGTCTTATTCTTCTGTATCTTCTTAAATGCATTATCGATCTGCACTTGATACTCTGGTGGCATCGTTGGGCAGTTCATAATTAAGTCATACATGTTGGAAGAGAACAAGAAGATAATAAAAGCAGGCAATTGTCTTTGTTTTCTTTTTCTGGACATAATAGAATCCTTTGAGAGATCCCTACTAGCCAAGTATTCAACGAACTTTTCAATATGCTCACGTACAGACTTGGTATACTCCTCGTTAAATCCGCCATCATCTAGTCCACCAAATTCATCTTCTAGGTCACTATTTCTAATTGGCCTATCTGGTGTGTAGAGTCCAGCTGGGATACGGTTTTTACCTTGCAGGTTAAACAGGTTTTTCATGTAATCTTCTACTGTCTTACTTGATGTATTCTTTGGGTCAGCGTCTAGTACATTCCTGACTGCATCACTAACACAAGCATCAATAATACCTGCACCACCTAAGCTTACCTTCTCATCATTTTTCTTAGAGGACAGAGCTATATTATTATAGTTCGCGCTAAGTTTAATTTCAGTTGGGGTAAGTCTTCCTTCTTTGTTTGCATCTAATAATTCGCGTTCACTTGTACTCTTAGAATCTTCTTCTGACTTAGATTCAATATCTCCATCATCTTCATCATCGTCGTCGCTATCATCTTGCGCTTCGACATAATTTAAAGAATCAAGATCTTCATCTTCATCTAACAAAAAATCATCTTCATTCATTAGCTTATTATTAAAATTTAAAATTTATATTATCACTTTGAGGAACTCACAAAACTCTTCCTGAAATTTATAAAAACTTCCTCAATAGTAAAGATTTAACCCCTGTAGAAGTGTGATTTTGTGCATTTGAGGCCCTAAATTCCTTAATACTGAATAAATTTGTTTATTTAAAATTATACGGAATTTCTGAAATGAATCCAATTATTAGTTTGTTAGGGATAATAGGCTAATGAGGTGTGTTAGAAAGGTTGTGAAACTGAGTATAACACACTTATTTTTGCCTCCTGAAATGCCCTAAAACCCTTATTAATGTAATAAAAGTTATCTCAAGAAAGTCGAATTCTTGGGATAAATTATTTTTTAGAGTATTAACAAAACAAATATAAAAGCTATGAGAAAATTAGCAAGTCAAATGATGGATAAGGGTGTAATCCTTGCCATTAGTGCAGGAGGTCAGGCAATTGGTCAGGCCCTATATAACGTAGGTCTCAATTTGTATGAGAACCACGAATTGTATGCTGAATATGTTAAGAGCATGTTCAGAAAGGAAAAAGAACAAGCTGTAACCGAAAATAAGGAGGTTGCGGTATGTTAGAGTTACTAAAATTACAACTTCAACAAGGGATTGAGGTTGTAAAGGGGTTCATTCAGGAGGACATTAAAGAGTACTTCCAGAGAATGATAGAAGAACAAAAGAGAAAAGTTCAGGAGCAAAGTAAGTAGTGCTCCTGGATTTTTTTTGCTCCTCTAGAATCCTTATATATGAAAGAGGTACTAGTAATCTATTGAGAAATATGGTACTGTATAGACTTAGTTTTGCCTAGTTTTATAAGTCTCATATCTTATTGTTAGATATGCTTAATTAGCCAAGTTGGCACTAGACCCCAGAGCGATAAAGGTGAGCTATGTGCGCAGGGGGTCCGCTATGGCATACGTTAGTTGGGACTACGGCACTGGTAGAGATAGAGAGTCGAAAGGATAGCTGTTTTTGAGTAGCTAGCTCTCTGTCGTTTATTTTTTTTTGCTCCTCTGAAACTATCGAAATTACTAGCGGGGAGTTTTAGAACCCTTATAGATAGAAATAACCTTAAAATCTAATAACACAATGGGCAGAATATCAAGATCGATGCGCTCACTTATTGATAACAGGAGCAGCCTTAGTAGTAAAAGTTTTGCTCTCTTAGTATCAACGATAACAGGTGGACTTATTGTAATTTGTATTTGTTATGTACTTATTTATGATGTAATGACAAACGGTTACTTAAAGACAGATTTAGCTGACTTAGGTATTTTCTTACTCTTCGTTGGTATGTATATAGCGGGAAGTGGTATACCTAAGACAATAGCAGGTAGGTTTGACAAGTTCCACCCTACAACTTCGCAAGATAGTGATGAAGAAGGTGAGGGCAAAGAAGAATAGTAAGGTGAGGTAATCTAAGATAATAGTTTCTTAGGTTACTTCTTTTTTTCTTTCTCCCGGTTAAAAAATAAAGAGTTAGTAGTAATACTAACTCTAATATCTATTATCTCTATATGCTTTGTAGAAATAATAATATGCAGGTCCACCATTAAGGGTAGGTCTCACGTCTACTCTCAGCACTGGAAATTCCGGACGGGCACTAGGAAGGTTTACAATATCCTTCCATCTTAGCTTTATTCTGTCCGGGTCTCTAGTGCTATCAAGACCACAACCAATACCCTCAATCACAGCCTTCTTATCTTTTACTGCTCTATACAAGATTGGTGCATTATCATTACTCCTAGTCAAGTCACAAATACACTCGTCGAATATAAAATAATCACCCTCCCTGATTGTACTATACTTAGCAATAGTAAGGTGATCATTGCCTAGACCTGGGAAACCTAATTTAATTTCATCAAGTCTACCCAAGAACGCTCTAACATACCTAGGCCAATCAGTTTTTATACCCCTACTATCTCTTACTAACTTAATTACTGATCTAACTACAATCATATTCTCTGTATTTAAAAGTTTCATTATAGAGTCTGACTATTCTATCAACGAAGTCAAGAGTATTCAAACTCTCTACTCTATCCCCTTTTGTTGGAGAATGGAAATAAAATGACTTACTTATTATGTGGCTCCTTGTGTCACACTTATTTACCAGTTCTTTATGGAGAGGTATGAGGACTTTATTGTATAGCTCTATCGTCTCTTCATGTAGTATTGACTGAGGTATTTTACTGTTCAAGAATATTCTCAACATAAACAGTAGATCTTGTAAATTATCAGCACCACCTAGAGCTACCTTATAGAAATACTGCTTAGGATTCACTCTAGTAGATTCATAAGGGTCATACATAGATAATACAATACAACCTTCTGATAATATAAGGTCTAGTATACTCTCATCTTCTAATATTTTTTCTATTAGTTTAATCATGCTGGCTTTATATTAACATCAAGGTTACACTACAAAATCTCTACTATAACCATATATATTTTCCAATACATTAACCGGATCATTTTTCCAGCCGATAGTCATAGATTCTACTTGAGTTCTACCATCTTGCAAAGGCTTACCATAGCTAATCTGATCTAGTGGTATATCCATTTTATCAATAAACTTAGATATCCCTTCTAAGTTGTAATACATCATCTTAGTTTTAGGCATATTAACTACATATGATTTCTTAAATAGTCTTACCTTGACTGCATTTAGTATATCGTATGCATCTTCAAATTTCCCATCGAATTCTTGCCGGTCTATACAAATCAACTGTTCATCGTCTGGGTTTTCTTGATCCACCGCTACAACTATAAATCCTTTCAACCTAAGTATTATATCTAGGTTTTCTTCAATAACACTAAGTATTTCTTGTTCTAGCTTTCCTATCATATATCAAAACTAATATAAATTTCTCTTGTCTGATTCCAATACTTAGACTCAAACAACATTCTCCTTAATGTTTCTAATGGACTATCACCCTCCTGAATAGTGATAGTTTCTTGGGCGAATAGAGGCTCATTATTATTTGAAGGTAGTCTGCCTGAGAAACTGACTGATTCCCCAACATCAAATATATCTATCCAATCAAGGTAGAGGTAAAGCCTTTTTGTATATTCAAGATCTAGTACAGCATCGTCCCATGGATACCTTAATTTCTTCCTAAAATCCTCTAATATTTCTTCTAGATATTTCTTTGGGCTCCTCGTACGTTCTAGGTAGATAAATGTTCCATAACCGTACGGAATATTAATGGCAAGTACTACACCACCATACTTCTCTACCTCCTCAGCATGGTCTAATAGGAAACTTTGTATATCAAGTCTTAAACTCATACTCTGGCTCCTTTCCTAGTTCTGGTACTCTTACGGCTATTAAACATTCTGGGTTTTTATCGGAATCCCAGTACGCCTCCAATAACTCTTTAAGATATCTATAGTAATCATCTTCTTGCACCCCCGGATTCCATCTCAGTATTAAGCCGATCATCCAGTCTTTATATTTCCAGAACTCACTTAACATTATATTATGGTCTCCAGTATCACGTGCACCTATTAAGTACTTACAGAGACGAAATGATAATGCACTAGTATATTCAGGGCTATAGTATTTTCCATTATGATTTTCTTCTATCAATTTCCCACTAGCCCATGCATTATTCTTGTGATCCTCTTCTTTCTGTACATTTCTTAAGTACCTCTCACGCCTTCTTTCTTTTTTCCTCTTGCTTGATGACATCTTCTAATATTTGATCTGACAACCATCTTAGGCTACACCTAATAAAATTATCAATTGAAATACCTGATTTATAACTTTCTAATGCTTGGATACATTCACTGAGCCTTATTAAAACTTTTCTAGTTAATTCTTCATTAATTACCTCATCATGTACTGCAATTATACTAGCGTCCTTCATTCTTTCTAGGTTCACAGTATCCAGATAATCACTCAGATCTATTTTATATTCCGACAGGTTTATATAAAAAATATTCTTCCCACTACTTCCATCAGTAACATATAAGAGTCTATTATAGTTTAGAAGTAGATCAAGTAAGTAGTAATCATTCAACATTAGGTTAATTATATTACTAACCGCTTTCCTATTATGATTACACTTTTCTAGTTCGTCCATACACTTTCTTATAGTTATTCTGTATGTAGGTTCTAATATCCTCCTGTTGTTGTAATGGTAAGTCTCTAAAATATACACACTCAAGAGGATTATGGAATGCAATGATCTCTCTATAATCAACGTAGGTTCTGATGTAATTAATAGGCCTAAGATATTTGTCCACCAGGCCTAAGTCTCTCACATCAATTTTCACGTTGTCACCTAGAGAGAGAAGTAGTTGGTATTCTGGACACTCTGAATTAGGGAACCAATTACTGAGATCCTCTACTTCTGCTAATACCTTCTCTAGCCCTTCAACACTATCAACAAGTACTCCGTCTAGATAGATATTCTCCATTCTCCTAGTAACTGTTCCTATCTTAGTACTTAAGAAGTCTCTATAATGTAAGATTCTCCTTATTGTTCTAGATATCTTATTTGCATTTAATCTCTTTGTCATACTAAAAGCTCTTCTAGTGTTACAAGTTTACCATCAACTTCAACCCCTAATAACTTACTCATTCTTTCTGATTCGCACCAAAGATTATTGAACAAACCTCCAAGCTTACAATCTATAATAGTGTGCTTATCGTCTTTATTCCCTTCTCTTACGTAGGCTAACTTAATTACACTATTACCGTCATCAAACATATCCAATAATTTTCTTATTAGCTTACTATTGCTCTGTAAGTAATCCTTAGTGGGATCAAAGGAAAAACAATCAACCCATTCTACGCCACCTATTACACTTAGTAGTTTATTTGATATGGTATAAACTATCTTATCGAAATCTAGCCCATCTTTATATGAATCTTCGGGCAGGTGAACTACTCTTATTGCACTACACCAGTACCAATCTTTTTTAATTATTAGCGGTATTTGTCCATGTAATAATATCTCCATCCCTAGGTCATCATCTGCGTAATAGTCTAATAATATCTTAGCCAATCTCATCGCCTCGATATCCTCTTTAATAGATACATGCATTACCCAGCTTTGTTCTTTTAGTAGGTAATATATTCTTCCTACTATATCAAACCCGCGTCGAATTGTATCAGTTCGTGCTCTGCTATCCCCTTCGATATTTACATAATCAATAGAGATTACTAAGGCTTTGTTACTAGATGCGACCTGCTCAACACTAGATATACAACTAGAATAGTCCTCTAACAGGTCTATAGTATTATCCAGTAAAAGACCATCGCCATCAAGTGCACCGAGTATATAAGAAAGTAGGTTAGTGGAATTCACACTACTTATCTTTTCTACATAAACTAGTTCAATATAGGAGAACATGTTTTTATCTACGCCAATTATCGCAAACTTACCATAAGTTTTTATATGCCTGAGAACCTCTGGTGTTCCCATGATAAACTCGATAAGCTTTTGGATGTCCTCTATGTCATCAACAAATCCGTACTTCTTATACATATCTCCAGTATAATACTTACTTAACATATCCAAATTTTTCTACATAATCATTTATCTGCCTAATTATATCAAAACAGAACTCGGATTTAACCTTCGCTGGTATGATCGATATAATGTCTCTAAACCAAGCAGACCTATTATCAGTTGGTATTAGATCTTCTACTAGACTCAACAAATCCTTTCTTAAGTTTCTCAGGACGTGCAGGTACTGAGCCCTATATCTAATTGGGTCACTAGGTTCTACGGTTAAACGATAATAGATAATATTTCTAATTCTTGCTACTATGTAACCAATTTTTTCTTCTCTTGTTATCATATACTTATAAGGAATCTAAGCTAATCATGTAAACAAAAATAATAAGTAGAACCACCGCCTACTTATTATCTGTCCCCTCTAACTTAATATCTTTCTCAGAATCGCCAAGTATCATAAACCAATTAAGCAGGTCTTTTATCTTTGTCTTATGCCTCTTCCCATCAATAAGTAAAGAAATGTACCTATCTGGATCAGGGTCGTCTATTACCTGTTCAATTATTTTTCTATACTTATCTAGTAACCAAACAATAGCAAACAAGTTGATCGTACAACCGTCATCATAGTACACCTTTAGGCAGCGATTGAGATGTGCAGAGAGTGATTGATAATCCTATAAGTTATTACCAATTGTAATAGTTCTTTGGTAGGAGCTGAAAGTATCATTTACATACACTGGCACTTTCCCCCAATTATCTACTATCTTAAACAGTAGGTTATTTTCTGCAATTAGTTGGGCGAGTTTTTCTATTTCCGTACTTAACATTATTAACTTTATTTTATTACTACTACCAACTTATCTACTCTGTTTTCCATAGGATACTTAGTTCTTCAAATATAGTATCACCATTTACAGATAATACTAACTCTAGTGCTTTATCTGGATCTCCAGTGTTCACTATTCTTCTATTTTTTCTATTCACGTCACTAACACCTACTAAGAAAGAGCACTCATTCATAACCTTCGATCTAATATATGAAATTGCACCTTTTATCCTTGTTAGTAGTTGATTAGTCCCTGCAAAATCAATATCATATCCAACTACTAAGTTCTTATGGCAGTGACTTACTATCTTATCAAATAGTTCTGGACATATTCCATCTTCTATATCAAGATCACCCTCTAGTTTTATATAGTTCACTGTCCTATCCATCACATACCCCCCTATATCTAATTCTGTGAGGAGCGGAAACTTTTTGTATTCTATTAACATACTTAGAAGCTCTTCATCTTCCAGCATCATACGTAGTAATCCCTTAAATTCTTTCTTATCGTATTCTGTCATTTTACTGGCACTATTGAAACTGGATAACTGTCAAAAGTACATTGGTCAAACAAGAGATCCTCTACTACGTCTCTAGCTGCATAAAAGTCCCCTAACATGTGTGAGGTTATATACTGGTAATTCACAATAAATGTGTTATACCTAGAATCCTTGTACACATCTAGACATTTATTATACAAATCTAACAACCACACTGTCTTATCCAGATCTATATCCTTATCTATAATTGCAAGTCTAAGACATAATGATAGTTCACTGATCATATCTAATCCACTCTCTAGATCTATACCATCAACATTTTTTATAATATTATACCCCTTACCTTCAATATCGACGCACCACATGGGAACTTTTTTATATACTAGTAGGAAGTCTAGGTATTCATCTCTTAACAGAATTCTTACTAGCTCACGGACTATCTTATGGTGTTCTTTTTTCATGCGTCCTATCTATTTTAGCCTTATTAAATAAGAAACTACCCATCATCTCACTAATTTTACTACTGTTAGTGTCAGTACTATCTGCCCGAAATGTAACATGATCACCAAGAACAGTGATCTTAATCATTTCATCTATATACTTTAAATCCTCTATTGTTTTATCAGGAATCACGCAGAAACCTATAGGAAGTAGGCCACTAATACTCTTAACTGCATAATCTAAGTCTGTGTTCCTGTCATCATCAAGACTAAATTGTACAAAAACTCGTCTGACTACACCATTATTCATAAAGTCTCCGACTATTGGAAACTTTTCAGTATACTCAAGGACATCTAAGAAGTTATCTACTACATACGCTAATACCTCGTATAGTTCTTTTTCATTCTTGACCATGTTTAGCATCTTTTATTTCATCAAAACTTCTCTTTCCTCTCTCCCATAGGTCGGCACACTTAGCTAGTAGGTCTCCCTTACCTATTGTTTTCTCTCCTAGACTTGGTATTTTATAATATCTAGCTGGTCCTATGTAATTCAATCTCTCTGACAACTCCCTAAGCAGTTTTCTTGTCTCTTTTAAGTCAACACAAGTAGAAACACTTAGTTCATTATACTCCAGTACCTTTTAATCCAAGTACCATCGTTAGCACTATCTAGGATCTGTACTGGTGCATCTAGTGAAATTACCATACTATCATCATTACTAATAAAAGGTCTACTTACAATAATAAAACCTTCTAGTTCAGTAAGTTGATCACAGAATTCCTCCTCTACAATTTTTTCTAGTTTCTGCAGTTCAATTATTTCATCCATTGTCATATCTTTATTCTTATCCTCAATTGCTGATATACCAACTATCTCTTTGCCTGAACAGTAAAGGGTTGATATAAATTCTAGCAATACCCGCTTATCCAGTTCTAATCTTATTCCACTACTCGCACGAACAAGATACTTCTTAGCATTCAATTTAGGCCTTGGTAAGAATCTAGATATCATACCTAGTAGACCTTTAGTTGCTTCAAAGTCTGGTATAAAATCTGATCCTACTTGACTTTTTGCTAAGTATTTAGTATTATCTAGATCTTCGTCCCCTATAAAAATAACCTGTGGACTGCCTTCGCTGTTAACTACTATAAATCCACCTAGTTCGCATAATTGATCTAAAAATATCGTTCTTACAATATTTACTAGTTTATCATAATCTATGTCTGTCATATTAATTTCTTATAATACAACTATAAGGTATCAAGGGGAATAAAAATAAAGGAGAATAGTTCCCTACTCTCCTCTAACTACTATATAAACTTTGCAGCGTGATTTTCTACTGCATCATCATATACACTCAAGCTTGGATTCTTTGAGTTAATTGTTGCCATTCCATCCTTTAAGAATCTCAGCTTTCCCTCAAATCTTCCATCCTTCACTAGGTCTCTTACTGTTTCAGCTACACAATAGTCCATAGCAAATCCAGCCACTACTATTTCGTCAAACTCCTGCATTGCTAAGCTATCTAGTGTCTGTTTACCGTAGGTTGGTATACTTCCATCTGCAAACGAAAATGCACTATACATTTCAGCAGTATCATCAAATCCTTTCTGAAATATGCCATAGTGTTTCTTATTTTCTTCACACCACAACTCCAGAGCATTCATTACGTGTTCACTTATCGCCTGACCAATTGACCCGGCTAAGCAGTGAGTTGGCCAGATTTGATGTTGGTGACCGAAACTCTCAATCCTTCTAAGATATGACACTGCTTGGTCTTTGGTCATAATAGTAGGCGAGTAATCATCACGTTCAACCTGCTCTGATGTAATAATGGTGAATGGATCTACAATGTGTCCTTTCTTATCAGTCCAAGCCTTAGGATGACCGATGTGAGTGGTATAGTGAGTATCCATTGTGCAAAGAATACTATCAATACTCTTCTTGTTCAATTTAATCCAATCACCTAAGAACTCAATACCATGCTCTGCGCCTGGTATATATAGTTTACCAGGTCTTCCATCATATACATCTACATGAGGACTGACAAAATCAACTTGCGCATCAACTATCAATAATAATCTTTTCATTTGTTATATAGGTTAATTAAATAATTCTTACCTTCTTCTGTCCAAACATTGTATTGCTTTGTGAAGTTAGTGTCCTTAATGGTAAATGTCTTCTCCTTAATGAACCTTAACTTACTTCTATCACACATTGTCCACTTTTTATCCCTACTATTAGCCTGACTGAACTTAATAATACCTTTCTTCTCTAGGTCACTTAGTAGGGTCTTTACATTCCAGTCACCTTCTAAGAACTTGATGACCTCTGTAGTAGAGTAGCATGATTTCTTGTCTGTAGTTGCACTAGTACTGGCAATTCTATTACAGACTGACTCACACCATACGAAAAGTTTAGGACTAATCCACCTACAGAAGTCAAGTGCAAGGGCCCTACAAAACCAAGTACCTCTATTCGCTCCCTCTGCTACAGTCTTAATCAGTCTACCTCCATCAACAGGCTGATTCTTACACCCTGACTTTGGAATTACCTCCATAAGAACTTTAGTATCGTCCCTCTCTAAGTAACTATGAACTGTATAGATTGGAGATACTTTTTCTAGGTCAGATGCACAGATAAAAAACTCCTTTGGATCGTCTAAGTCTACAATAGTTCTAACCTTAGTCGGTCCGTACTGATATGTATTATTTACGTAATTCATATACTTATTTTTTCTGTTATTACAAAATTAGACGGATCACTTTCAGACTCCTTGATGAATTTTTCAAGTGTTAAGTCACAATGTTCATCAATCCAGTCAGCAACATAGTAAAGATTCCTAGAACCTCTTATCATACCAAATAAGATAGGATCGCTCTTCTTCTTTCTTTCTTCCTCTAGTTCCTCTTGGGTTTTCTTGTATGACTTACCGCTAGGATCATAGTAGAGAATACAGTAATTATCAAAGACGTGTAGCTTATCTAGTTCTACCTTCTTCTCAATTACATCACTCGGTATAGGTCTTGAGAAATTTTTGATATAACACAAGTCTACACCCTTATCAGTCTTCTTAACAAAATCAACTACCTGTCGTTCTGTTATTTTCTTACCAAATCCATACGACAACAAGATAGATTCAAGCTTGTTAATAACTATCATTGCCAGTAGTTTCTCACATAATGCAGTCTGTCCCATCTTCTTAGCATTTTGTAGTGCCTTGAGATATGGTTCAATTCTATTATAGTAAGTCCCTGCATTCTCAAGAGTTGTTAGTTTAACTTTCTCAAAGAACTCAAGTACACCTAGCTCATACGTCTTTTCTGGAATATCACCCCTCACTGCAAATTTTTTCTTATCTTCGATTAGGTTATGCAGCTTATTGTCAAGCCGGTCTAGCTCTCTTTGATATCTTGACTTTGTCCAGAAGAATGGCTTTTTCTTCATCAACTTGTATAACTCTGAATTAGCCTCACAGATCTCATTCTCCTTCTCTGACATCTTAAGCTCTGAAATAACAGTTAAGTCCCTCTCTGGTTTGACATAAGAGTTGAGACTTATTGATCCGTTAAACTCTGGAAGATCATCAGGTGTTACACTATCAAACATCGCACTATCCCAGAGCGGTTCGAAAAATCCCTCACTGAATCTACGATCAAACATCACTGTTATATCATCAGCAGTTAAGTTATCATAGAACTCAGGATCAATTAGTATCTCCCTTGATCTCTTCATTAGGTGTCTTAATTTCTCTGCACCATCTGGAATACTTGCCTGCTGTCTAGAGTAATGTTCCTCTACTGAACGTGAGCTTTCTTTTTTAGCACCTAAGTCACCCTTAAGTTTTTCCATTACACCTTCCCACTTAGGTAATGCGTAATCAACTTCAAACTTTCTATTAAATATAGAAAGTTCATCACCATCTCTATTTAGTATTGCCATAATTACTCTACTTAAGTCCTAGGTGTACAAGTTCATCTTCTCTACCTATTGTTCGAAGGCAGAGCTCAACTTCATTCGGGTCACCCATGTACTTACCCTCTGTATCTGGGCACTTAACACAATGAACCCAAGGACTGTTCTTATTGATCCTTGCCTCTGATAATTTCATTACTACCTGAGGACTAGCATTTTCTACGCCAGTATTATTTGTGAGCGCTCCACCAATACCCGCAGCAACATGACCTACTCTTCCTCTGACGTTTCTATGTATGTCTAAGAATTTCTGCATATTAATAGAGTCAGAGTATACTAAGGTCTTTGTTAGCGGGTCAACTCTTAGCTCAACAAGTCTGGCGATAATTTTGCTAGTGAATGATTCCCAAGTACCAGAATCCCACCTAAAACCATCTGCCGCCTTAGCATAAAGTTGTGGTAAGTTATTAAGGAACTGATCAATACCAATCGTGTCCACTAAGAAAATACCATTAGAGCCACCAAATGTATCATTCCAGTTCTTCATGGCATGATAATTACCAAGCCTATAACCGGTAAATGCATTATTCAGCATGATCCAAGAATGTGCCTGTGTACCTGAGATTGCTGTACCGTACTTGAACGCCATATACACATTGCTATTACCGACAAAGTACTTAGAGTTCTCAACTAGTACCTTATCTACCATATCCTGTACAGCACCAGAAAATCTCCTCCTAAGTCCAAATTCACTGAAATAGAGCTGATTCTCGTTTGACAATGCTATCTGATCGTTCAATATTTCAAGTGCCTCTGACCTGTTGAATTTCTTATCAAATCCACGATACCTAGTACGAAGCTCACTGAATATAGCAAGCAGTGGCACCTCCCAAAACTCATTCTCATATGCAAGCCCTCTAGACTCCACACAGAAATGCTTGTCTTCATCTAACCATACCTTCAAGTTAGAACTATCGAACTTAAAGTTTTCATACCAATCGAAGAAATACTTAGGGATCCAGTAGAACTTAGACACCAAGAACTTTTTCTCCTCGGGTTTAAGTCTGAGCGCACAAAGGCTTTCTACTTCAAGATTAAATTGATCAACAAAGTCCTGATCAAATGTTTCATTCTTTCTGTCCTTGAACTTAAAGACAGTCTCTGCGAATGGATAAGTCTTCATAATTGCATAAGACATGTTCCACTTATAAACATCATTCTCTAATAAACTTTTAATAATCATAATTCTTTCTATTTTAATTAATACTTCAATTTCTACTATTAAGGGGACTAGGGGAAAATAAAAACAAGGATACCAATACTGATACCCTTGTTAGTTTCAATTAGTCGGGAGTGAAAATTTCTCTGGATACTTAGGACCTACACCATCATATGCAGTCCTAATCTTATCCCATACTTCCCCTGCATCTCCTGGGTTCTCTATCACTTCTAATATCCCAACTTCCTTCTTCTTGTAGTCAATAAAGCTCAAGACAATAGGAACATTACACTTCTTGGCAATTAGATAAAACCCTGGATTCCATTTTTCTACCTTCTTAAGATGACCCTCTGGACAAATAAGAACGTTCATTTCATCTGCACTATTGATAGCATTTATTGTATCCATTAGTGCATTTCTACCTGTATTTCCAACTGGTATAAATCCAAATGCTCGAAATACATGATTCACTGGCCAAATAAAATACTTACTGGCCATCAACAACACATGCCGTACTCCCCAAATATAGAAATACATCTTTCCTAGGAATCCATCACACCAAGACGTATGAGGGGCAAATACGACAACACTCTTCTTTAGTTTTGGAGCCTCACCTACTAGCTTCCAACCTAATAACTTCACTAAGATTAGTTTACTTAAAAATTTCATCATAACACTTATAAGGGAGCACGGGGAACAAAAAAGAAGAAGAGACTATTTTAAGCCTCTCCTTTTCTCTTGACTAGTCTAATAGATACTCCCTCCCACTTTCCTTGTCCGTGTGGGTTGTCAATGTGTGTCAAAATGTCTATTCTATCTGTAAATCTTTTGTTCATTGTGTCATGAACTTCGTATAGACCATTGATAGATTTATCATCACCATCCTTAGCTTTGATCTCAACTACGTCCCCGTACTTATAGACCTTTCTAAGATCCTGTGATACTGCTATCCATCTGATCTCACCTCTCTTTAATTTACTGAGAGATATCTTAGACATATCAGCCGTAATTAATGGCTGATCATTACACTGACTTTCTACTGGATTGTATCTAGTAGCTGTTACAGTTCTTCTTGTTGGGTTGCTTTTTATTGCTAGCTTCCCATCCCCAAAACTACTAGGGTCGATCGCTATTTCATGACCAACCTTAAAGTCTCTGCTATTAACATAATCAATAGCATTTTCTATCGCCTCTTTTTCTCGAGACTTCTTACCTATGTTTCTTACGTTGTAGGCGAACATAGAAATACCTAACAGAACAACCAGAATAAATAATAGGTTGTCAGTTCTAAAAAAATTCTTCATAATCTTATATAATTTCTTGTTAATAAAAAATTTCCCCAAGATACATCTTATTATATCTTGAGGTATTTGTCTACATTAATAAGGGATCTAGGGCATCCCAAAGGGCAACTTTTAATACAGAGTCCACTTCGAAGAAAAAGTAAGGAGAACATTGCCTCCCTACTTACTTTGCCCCACAATCTTAATAAAATTCTTAGTAGATTGAATTAATGACCTTAGTTCTGAAATTTTCTCGCTTATACTGCTTAATCTATCCTTAAGACCGCTCATATAAGTCTTAGCCAGTCCAAAATCAGAAACATTACCGCTATCATCCTCACAGAGTAGTTTATTGATTACTTTTCTAATATCCTCAAGTCCCTCTGCGAAGTCTAGGTTTAATTCCTCATTTAATACTGACTGTCTTTGTATTTCGTCAGTTAGGTAGTTATTACATTCCTCCCTGTATACCTCCTTATCCATTGCATCAAGTTCTAGTTTCGCCTGCTCTAAGGAATTACTGAGGTCGTTTATTTTCTTACTAAGTTCTTCTCTATCAGTTGTCATTATATAATAATTTTAGTTTAAGAGGGCTAAGTGAAAAAATAGATCTCTTATCTGTTCCCATACAAATAAAATCTTCTCTACCTCTCGCTTTTACTAGGACGCTTAACCCGCTCGATTCTTTCAGCTCATAACCACCAGTACTTGAGCTAACTATTTCGAGCTGAATATTTCCGTCCTGACCCTCGAGATAAGATACCTTCGCAATATCAGATAACCACTCAGGAACTATCTCACCTAATCTCCATGTCCAAATTTCATCAGGGTACTTATTATTTCTACCCTTCTGTTTTAGTACTTTATTTGTCATACTTTAAGTCACCAACACCTTTAATAGACTCAATGCTATCCTCTATCATATCTACACCTAAGCGTTTAAGATAAGAGACTAACATATCACCTAAGTCTGTATAGTCTTTAAAAGAGTCTAGGATATCATTAATCTTACTGTCTAGATTTTCCCGGTCATTCTCATACTCCTTCAGAATAAGATCAACCGTTGCTTTCCTGATGAACACTAAGTCAGATTCACAATTCCAAGTATAATACCTACCTTCATTGTTTAGTACAGTCTCCTTGTTCCTCTTAAAGAAACCTCCACCTTTACTAGTATCTACCTCCTCTACTGTATAAATAGCCTTAAGTTCATCAAAAGTAGATCTCCTTACCTTGCAGATAGGTTTTTGAAGGGCACTAACATGAACCCTAATGATATTATCTAGTTCCTCTTTTCCTAGCACTACATCTCCAAGCTTAAGAATGTCAGTCACTATATAAGATACATGTGTTTCATATACTTCCTTTGCATATAAGAAAGCTTCAAACAGAGTCTTATGTAAGTTACCATCAGAAACTATAAAACTTGCAGACTGATAGAGCTCTGTAAACTTAAAAGGATTAATAGTGTTAACAACCTTAGGATCAAAGATAAACATAATATCACTAACCCCCTGTATCAAGTCGATCTTATTATGAATATCCTCATTAACTTCAGAACCATAACCAATCTTGATAAATGTAATTAATGAGTGCTTTGGCTGATTAATTACGTACACTGAATTCTTATTCATACTATATAATTTTGTTAATTGTTTCACACTAATAAGAACTTCAAGCCGACCGAATAGCAAAATTACACCTTTTAAATCCTTATATAAGTAAATAACATTAACAATTTTTTTAATATGAGAGAAGAGAAAATTAAAGAAATTTATGAAGAGTGTAAGAAAACATTGTTCAGCACCAGAGGTTCACTGTTAGAGAGGTTAGTTGACTCTAATAGAAATATTTTTGGAATCGTCGGAAAAGAGTCGTTTAGGAACAGATTGCATGAAACTGTAAAGGAAATGCTATTTGATGAAGACGTAAAAGACTACTTCTTAGAATGCTTAGGCGAGAATGGTATTATCGGAAAGTATAATATCTCAGAGCAGAGTGAAAAAGATGAGGTAGTTAACAAAGTCTTAACTCTGGAGTACGAAGATAACGTTAAGACAATTAATAATATTGTAGATAGAATAGAAGATGGATATTAGTAAGAGAGAAAAATTAATAGTCTTTGCTGATTGTTTATTTGGCATCTATCAAAGAGTATCCACTGAGGAGGATAATACGGTAGATACTATTAAAGAAGCAATAAAGTACCTCAGACCTATGATGAGTAGGGAAGATGTACGAAAGTTCTTTATAAACTCTGCGGATAAGGTAAAGCAAGGTAATAAAGTCCTGCTAATAAACCTACTAGATAGCGATAGTTTTAGCGAGATCCTTAGTAATATTGGCGAAGAGTTCTCTAGACTAGATAGAGAATTGATTGTAGATGAAGTCAATGAAAGAATCTACAAAGCAAGAATTGAGAAAGTTGATAATATAATAGAAGAATTATGGAAAAGTCAAGATGCATAAGGAAATAAATATAAAAACGTATAGAAGATGACAGCATTTTATTTAATCTGTTCATTAATAGTAGCTGCACTTTTCATTGTACTTATAGTTGGTACAATCACAGCAGCACTAGACATGAATGAAAAAGATTTTAGAATAGTAGAGACAATAGATAATAGGTTTTCAATATACTGTAAGACCTATATAGGCAGGTGGGTCCCACTATTCGACGTACTGAAGAAAGATAGGAATGATATAAGTGTGTACCTGATTAAACAAGGTACTACACGAGTTGATGAGGTTAGAATAGAAGAGTATTATGCGGATCAGACGTCAGCAGTTAATGTACTAGAAGACCTACTAGAAAAACTGCGTGAATCGAACCGACGTAAGAAAGGTGATGATAAAAGAATAATAAAAGACTTCAGAGTATGATGATGACAGTAGGGGATATGTTAATTGGATTACTAGCTGATCTAATAGTAGTCTGTATATTTCTAGTAGTATTCATTGGTATACCGGCCTTCATTAATCATCTATACAAAACACCTAACCTAAAGGACTTCAGAGTTTGTAGAAGATTAGACGGTGCTTTTGTAGTGATGGCTAAGAATAAATTAGGCTTCTGGAGACTACTTCCTAACATGTGTGATATGGGTTACCTATTCCTGAGAGATTACGAAGATAGTGTCTTTATTTGTAATTCTTATTGGAAAGAGAGTCTAGCAGAAGAAGCTGTGAATGATATTGTAGAAATCATCAAGAAGGGTAAGGTTAAGAGAAGTAATAAACTAGAAACAATAAAAAAGATAAAAGTATGAAAGTATTTCTTATTATAGTAGGAGTATTAGCATCACTATATTTCATTGTACAGCTAACAACAATGCCTGATATGAAAAGGTTTAAGGTTGTTAAGAATGAAGTGAGCGGGCTATTTACTCTATATGGAAAGAACATATTTGGTATTTGGTCACCACTTTACAACCTATGTGAAAGAGTGTCAGGTGAGTTTATCGTAAAGTTTCCTGGATCTAATAGGACAGACTGTTATTATATCAAGCAGACCTATAAGAATCAAGAGGAAGCAATGGAAACGATGAATAAGATAATCAATTCCATTAGACTAGCAAATCAGTCACTTCTTGAACTAAAAGAAGAGAGTGGAAAAAACCATAATAAGACAGTTAAAGAATTTCGAGTATGAGTAAGGCAGTTGATAGTCTTTTAAAGTTCTTGAGTACAGCATCACAAGAAGAGCTAGATGAAAACTTCAAAGACTTAGAAAAATACTGTACTGTTGGTCCTCTCGCTAAAGATTATATTGAGAGGGAATTGAACCGGAAATAAGCAAAAAAATTAATAGTAGACTTAATTGTTCTACTATTTTTTTTCAAATCTGTAACCCTAACTACACCTTAGTTAATTCTCTGTCTTCCTATATAGATTTTCAGCATAGTTAGGGTTATTTTAAAAAGCACTAAGGAGGTTCTCAATATCTCCTAAGTCATCTCTCTGTATTTTTTTCTCCTCTACCTCTTTTAAGTCTCCTGTTGGTGTTACGTATTGAGTTCCTGGAAATAGGATCTCTTTTGGTTGGATTGTCTGAGAATTAACCGCATTATCATAAGCAGTTTTAAATTTCTTCAACCAGTATTTAGCCCAATCACCTTTTGCAGTAGCTAGTTCTTGATCAAACGGACCATCACCCCACAAACCATCTTTAGGTCTAGGGCACTCAATCATTACTTCTACCTCTGTGTTGTCATCTTCCATTGACGTCATCTTATAAGTCCAGTAGAAATAAGACTTGCCATTATACTTATATGTTCCACTATCGCTGGTTAAGTCCTTCCAGATATCCTCTACTAGTGCTACTGTATTATTGCTTGTTTCTCCATTAGATAAGATTAACGTCTGGTCCTGCAATAGTTTATTTCCCATAATCCATGCCTGACCCTTAATTGTCTTACTTGTCATATTAAATATTAAAATAAAATAGAGAGATTATATTAATTCATAATCCCTCTATCTCTTTTTTATTGTTCTACATAACCCATCAGCTTTTCTGCAATTAACATATAGCTGATTGAATTATAGTACTCACCGTAATCTGTTGGTACGTGGATAAAGCTAACTGGGAAGTGTTTTTCTACTTCCTTAATAAACTGCTCATCATTCAAGTACTTAGCGAAGAAGTGAGATAGTCCACCTACAATCAGAAGTCCATTACTTGCGTCTAATTGTGATGAGTACTTCTCCTCTAATAGGTTAAGTACATTAGCAAGGTAAATTCTAGTGTACTTATCTACTACATCTGATAAGTCAATTACCTTTCCCCTCCTCGTTAAGATACCAGAATCCACTACTGTCTGTGCTTCCTTTGTTGAAATTCTATATTCGTACGTCTTATAGATATACTCTGCGACGTCTCTAGAAATACAGATAACACCTGTATCCGGAATTCCAATAGTTGCACCAGCTGCAGATTTTTGGTCAATCACTGCGCAAATATCAATACTAAGATAACCACCATCACAAATTACATATGAATCTAGTTTGTTATCTGTTGTATGAATATTGCTATCTTTTACATTCTGACCGTACTTAGCAAAAGCCGCCTTACATGCAAGACCCTGTGGCAAGCATACAAAGAAATTGGTATCAGGACTAATCAAGAGTGACTCATACAGATACTTTAATAGATCATCTGCCTTGTCACTAAATGCCATAGATAGTCCAATTGCTACCTTGTCCCACTTAATATCTGAATACTTGCTGAGGAAGTAACTAATCACAACTGGATAGATTGCCTTCATCTGCTCGTATGTCTCCAGCTTAAGTCGATAATTTCTATCAAGCTTAAGTGAGTTAGGACCGATTACATACCATTTTTCATTCAGCTTAAATACTGTATCATTATCGATCTCAAGTGGTGCCTCAGGAAGTTCGGAAATTGCTGATATCATCTTATAATTTACCAAGCTCCCATTATCATCAATAAAAGAAATCTTAACTGATGAATAACCAAGATCGATTGCTAATACTCTAGGTCTTTTTTGCTTACTTACTGCCATACTTTTCTTCAAAATTTTTAATAACCTGCTTATAAAGATCAATCAAGTCTTTCTCTACCTTATACTTCTTCATGTCGTTAATTACATCATTCTCAACATAAGTAAGAGGTACATTAGGAAGGAGCATGGTGAATCCCTTTGTTACCATACCAACTGCATAGCTATTATCCAAACTAGTAGGGTTACCAAATGGATCCCTCTTAAGATTTCTAACTACTACTAACTGAACTAAGTCAGCCTTATCGTTGGTGGCTTTATAGGCAAACACAAGAGTACCATCAACCAGTTTACTATGAATACTGCTCCATACACTAGCCGCTACATCATCTGCATTTCTCCAACCTACTACTAATTGACTCTTTCTTTCAACATCTCCCATTGTTAATTTCTCATTTGATTCCATAACTTTTATTTTTTTTTTAATTAATACCTGAGCTACCAAAGCCACCACTACCTCTTTCTGTACTTTCCGATATCTTGGCAACTAAGTTTAACTCTGCTTTTTCTACTCTTGCAAAAACTAATTGTGCTATTCTATCACCTGGGTTTATTACTACTTCCTCTGCACTTAAGTTAATCAGAATAACACCTACTACACCTTCATAAGACTCATCTACTGTGCCTGGTGTGTTTAGTACTGTTATTCCCTTCTTCAATGCAAGGCCACTTCTAGGTCTAACTTGAATTTCTATGTTCTCTGGTACTTTAAACTTCAATCCGGTACTTATCAACCTGCGCTCTAATGGTTTCAATGTTACAGGCTCTTCAATATCAGCCCTAACATCCATACCACTATCACCAGGATGTTTGTACTCAGGAAGTTTAATACCAGTAATAGATACATTCTCTACAACTACTTGAATCATAGCTTATATTTTCTTTTTGTTATGAACCTAAATAACCAAGAATTACTAGACACAAATCTAACAGTGCCTAGTATCTCAGGGCCTTTCCAGAATTCCTTTAAGTTAACACCATACACATCAAAGCCATAATTTTCAGGGCTAAGACATATACGATCATCTAGTAACCTACCACTAGATATAAGACTACTCAAGTTATACATAAGATAGTCATAATCTTTCGGTAGTAGGTATGTTAGCTTAATACTGTCAAGACCTAGCGAGTAATAAACAGGAAGTCCAATCCTAACTGAATTACCAAGTTGTTCAAATAATAGGGAATTGGACTCCTTCTCAAATTTAACAGTGATAGGTAGTGGATTACTATTTACAAGGGTATCTTTATTGAATACTATTAAGTTATTATAGATTTCAATTAAGTCATCCTGTAATGTTGTCATACCTATCTTCTATTAATCTTCACTAACTGCGCAGAATACTTTAATGCCAAGGTTATCAAGTACCTCATAAGCCTTTGTAACTGGGCCTGGTTCAATACTTCCCTTAACCTCCTTGACCTTCTTGATTGTATCTACTAACTCCTTAAGTGGATTTTTAATACCACCAAACTTATCCTCACTGAATAAGCCAGTATTATTAGCGATATTCTCAAGCACAGATACTACATCAGTACCACCAGACTGTACAATCTTAGTAGTTGTTGGGTATCCATTTTGCATAAAGTTATAATCCATGATATTCCACTCAATCATCTCAGCTGGAATAGACAATGGATTTTCCTCATCTTCGGTTACATTCTGAATAGTAACCATATAACCTGACTTAATGAGGAAATAGTTAATACAAGCAAAATCCTTCGTAGTGAGCGTAATGTCACTATTGATCAAGCTAATAATGTCAGGATTGTTCACTGATGCATCGAAATTAGGAATATTAGTCTTCAAGAAACCCTTTACGAATTCCATTACACTAACCTTCATAATGTCCATGTCATAACGTGTACGGTCAATACAACGACCTACTGTTGCTCCTGCATCCTTAGCAGGAATTGCATACAAATTAACTTCTATCATCTTTTTATAATTAAGAATTATATTTTAAATTTAACTCTGGCTTAGTAATCACAAGGAAGATAGCCCAAAGTCGCTCTCTTACATTTCCTTGCTCAAACTTCTTTTTTTCACTCCCTACAAAATCACCTGCTTTTAATAGTGCCTGGTAGATATCATCAAAATCAACTGGCCTATTATTCATCCACTCAATCTGTTCGTCGATTAAGTAAGATTCTAAGTTTCCATTTTGTAGGAGGTTTGGGTCTAATGCAATCCACTCATCAATATCAAACGACTCTCTAAGAAGTGTAAATATATCTGAGATCCTTGCAATATTCCTATACTTGTCTATCAATTTAAGATAAACATATTGAACTGTTTGTGTGTAGTCTGTATCGTTAATCGTCTTGATAAAACTGTTACTACTACTTTCCTCTAACATGTTCTTGAATTGCTTTAAAACTTGCCATCCAAACAAGATCTAAGTTTCTTATCTGGAGCTCTGTTTTCAAGAATCCACGCAGGTAATTATAATATCCAGTACTATCATTGCCCACTGCTAATTCTACTAACCTGTCTACTGAAACTTGTGTATTTTCCCATCTGAACCTGTCAATCACTAACAACTTATTCAGGTCTAGATCCTTTGGTGAGCTTGTATTGTTTAGAACTTTTTTCATTCTTCCCAATCTTTCACTACACAATTGATTTCCACACTTCAATAGGCTACCATAGATATCTTTAGAGCTTAACTTATAACCACACTTACAAGAAGGCCACATATAATCACCGTTACCTGGCTTAAATACATTACCAACCATAGGGATAGTACTGTTTGCTAAGATAATACCAACTTCTGCGCCTGGTGTTATGTTATTCTTTATTAACTTACTAACACTTCCTGCACTTGGTTTCTTGATAGTACAGCCTTTAACTTGTACTGGCTCTACTTCTACATTAGCACTCCAACTATCTTTTCCTTTGCAAGTCTGATCATTCCAAATAATACTTCTTACTCTGGTCTTTATTGCCTCAGTCCCACTACCAGCCCCTGCATACTTAATAGCTCTCTGACAGATACCATGCTCATTATAAAGCACCCATCCATCATTCAAGAAAGTACCAGTATCAGTAACTGTTCTATCACTCTCACAAAAACCTGGCATTCCCTCTAATTCAGGTAATGTCCAAACTTGTGCAGGGCTAAATAGAATGTGGTTATCTTGCTGTGACCTAACTGTATCAAAACTCTGTAAGACATCTCTATAATCGGATTCCCTTACTTTCTTACCTTCCTCAGAGTCATCAGTATAATACCTATATGCCCTTAAGGTTAGTAGTTCTGACACTTCTTGATCACAGTACTTAGAATTGATAAGACCATTTGCTTTCTGTCTTGCTTTTTCTGGATCAATACTCTTATCTAATCTTTCAATATCAATAAGAGCTTCACACTGAATAGCAACAATACCTCTTGGAAATCGTTGAGGTAGAAAATTAAACAACTTAGCTGTCTGATCTACACCCCAATCATTAATATTCGCATTTCCAACTGTTACTACTCTCTTTGGGACTCCGTTAGTAGGATCTATGTAGACTGCAATACTAGAACCGTCATACTTCAGGTCTAGGTATATCTTATCTGTACCTAATTCCACTATTGACTTCCTTATTGCATCTAACATTGATTTAGGAGCTTTAAACTTTTTGATTTTCTCTATGTATGAGTTCTTTGTCTTAACACCTTTCAAGTACGTGTCAAATACATAATCCCTCACGAAAAAACCATCTTCGTTAATTGCTCTCTGTTCCATCTCATCATAATCAGAGTCACTAATACCTGTCGGCTGTGAATCAATGTAATATGACTTACACGCATTAATTAAGATAGACCATTTTGCTAGTACAGAGTCCTTTATATTCATCCTTTCTTATCTTTGTTAAAACTTGCTGACCACTCAATAATAAAATTCTGAATCTCCTCTGAAAAAGCTTCTACTATGTTCCTCGTATCCGGCACATATTCAGAACCAGATTTAACAGCAACTTCGAAATCTTCATCAGTGTCAAGGTCAAATCTCTTTACAATACTATATCCCCTGCTCTTCAAGAATTCTATCATCTTTTCTCTCTTCCAAGTCATCCCGAAAGGTTTTGGCATCATAGTTAGTGTTAGGAGAGTCTTCCATTTGTAATCCTCACCATCATCACCATCTTCTAGGTCACTACTCTTTACCAATTTTCCAAAATCACTTAGGTTTAGATTTCCGTATTTTTCGTTCTCGTCTTCTATACCTTCCATTGATTTTATTTTTATTTTATACTCACTTTTTAGGCATTTAGGAGCTTTCTTATGCAATCTTGTTCATGTTGGCTTAAAAATCGGGTACTGTACCTAATATTTCAAAGTACAATACCCTTTATATATGAACAATTTGCAACTTCTACTACATCATCATACCCTTAGTTGCAGGCTCAGCTCCATCCTTACCGCTCAAGTCATCAGTGATAGTACAGTCAACCAATAAGATCATACTAGCTGCTGATATACTATTCTCTAATGATACACGGAGAGACTTTGCTGAATCTAAGATGCCATCCTCTACCAAGTCAACAACCTTACCAGTCTTAGCGTTATAACCAAAACCAGACTTCAATGACTTAGCCTCCTTAACTATCACATCACCACTAACACCGCTATTCTCTGCGATTGTGTGCATGATAATAGGAAGTGAATTAACAACAATCTTAGCACCTTCTGCCTCATCCTCAGTAAGCTCCTTCCAGAACTTCTTATCCTTAGTCAGAGACATAGCAGCTCTCAAGAATGTATAACCACCACCAGGAACACAACCTTCTTCGATTGCACTCTTAGCCGCCAAAATACTATCCTCAATTGTTGCCTTTCTATTTGCCTTCTCAGCCTCACTTGCACCACCTGCCTTGATAATAGCAATACCACCAGTCAAGTTAGCAAGTCTCTTCTCAAACTTTGTCTTTTCGTAGTCTGATGTCTTAGGGTCTGCAAGTCTAGCCTTTAAGATTTCAGCCCTGTTCTTAACTTCCTCAGGATCACCCATACCTTCATAGATAACACATGAATCCTTTGTCACTACTACTTTCTTAGCCTGACCAAGTACTGAGATATTAGCCTGGGTCATAGTAATATTATTCTCTGGGCAAATATGAATACCGCCTACCGCTACTGATACATCTTCCATAATGTTTCGTCTTGAGTCACCAAAATCGATACCCTTAACTACACAACAACGAATAGCACCACGCATTACATTGATTGCAAGCATCATATTTGCATTATCGTCAATTTCATCAACGATCATAAGAAGTGGACGACCCTGACTGTTCTGATCGTAGTCCTGAATGAAATCTACCATCTGCTTAATGCTTCCGATATGCTCACTCGCAACAAGTACATAAGGATTCTCCATCACACATGTACCGTCCTCTGGGTTTGTTACGAAATTAGGACTAGACCAACCACGCTCAATCTTCATACCAGCTGTTGTCTCAATTACAGTATCAAGACCACTAGCAAGATCAGCTGTAACAAGTCCATTAAGTCCTACCTCACTAAGACCCTTAACTACCAAGTCACCTACCTCTGGATCATTATTTGCAGAGATTGTGGCTACCTTACGGATCTTCTCCATATCACCGTCAACTAAGATAGCATTCTCCTTGATATACTGCTCAACCTTTGCACGGGCCTTCAACATACCAAGCTTTACCTCATTGACATTTGCACCACTATTGATCGCTCTCTGTCCACGCTTACAGAACTCTTCAATTAAGATAGATGTAGTACTAGTGCTATCACCCGCTACCTCCTCAGTGGCAGATGCAGCTTTCTTTACTAGTTCTGCACCCATATTCATCTCCTGGTCCTTAAACTGAATATTCTTTGCGACAGTTGCACCATCACGAGTAATTTCAGTTGTAAAACCATTCATGTTAATAGCAACACACTTACCACTAGGGCCGAGAGTTGATTTAATTGCACTAACTGCCTTACTAACACCCTCAATAATCTTTGCCTGTGTGTCGTGTCCTGTCTTTACTACTTTGTCTTCCATTTCTATTTTCTTTTGTTAATTGATTAAAGAATTACTAATACATCAGAGTCAATAATAACTGTGTACTCTGAATCACCAATTTTCACATTATGACCTGCATTTGGCCTGATCAGTAGCATATCACCCTCTGCAATACCAACTACCTTACCACCAACGCTGATGACTTCACATGTGTCATAATCGTCATCTTTTTCACTTGTAATTACGAAGTTGCCAATTTTCTGCTCGGCAACAACCTTCTTTACTTTCTCAACTAAGATGTTAAAATTGTAAGCTTTCATTCTTTTTGTTTGAAATTTATATTAAAAAATCTATATCATGAGTAAGAAACTTCCTACCCACTTATAAAGGAATTAAGCGGACCTACTCACTTTTTTGTTCATTTTGAGCAGATATTTTCATAATTTCCTTCAGAATTCTCTTACTTCCGAGATGATTGTCCGTACTTCTTAAGAAATCGTCAACTGTTATGTCCGAGTCGAATGTACTAACTTTGGCATGTTCATCACACTTAAGACCTGCCAAGTAAAAAGGATCAACGATGGAATAATACTGTGTTGGGTTAGATATTGCTTCATCAGTGACTTCATTAAGTATTATACTACGAATCATCTTAGGTGTGAGTACTTTCTCTAACCCATTATATCTATTATCATAAATCTCCAAGTAATGATCTATCTCTGTATCCAATGGAAGTCCTCTGTATTTATTAAAGAGTCCCTCAGGGTCTAGTATAAGCTTCATCACTTTAATTGGAAACTTGTCCTTACTGTAATTATTAAACAGGACATCTGCCATCTTCTCTGGTATAAAAAATCTTGGAAGCCTTATGTATACCTTTATGGTTCCTTCAAAATTCTCACTTTCACCTCTTACTATTACTACTACTTTCATAATCTTACTTTATATTATTACGAGTGACAGTCAATAATTGCCACAACATCATCACTACCTTTATTATCTAGTATCTTCTTATAGTAGAAGTCTAGGTCATCTTCACTCTTACCGTCTAGATCTACCCAACCTGTACTAGGACTAAGAAGACTATAAATACCATTAGTTAGTAGTTCTCTGATATTCACTACATCATCCAGTCTTGCAAAATCTGCCCTGTTCCTGCTATTCATTTCGTACATTTTTTCCACTACATTATAATTGGCTGGATAAGCATAGCCTTTGATTGGTACAGCAAAGTCTGATAGTAATAAGCTACCAGTAAATCTTCCTCCAAGCTGATACCAATCCCACTGACCCTCTGGATTAAAACTGCTATAGACTCCATCTTCACGTACATCATTTCCCCAGTCCTTTGCAAATAGTTCATACAGCTTTTCTCTAACTTCTTCTTCAGGGGCTGTAAAATCTACCTTAAGGAAACGATCTAGATCTCCCTTCTTATATGCAGGGGGAACATAGTTAGGATCACTTTTTGTTTTTTCTATGAGGCCTTTGTACTCTGACTCATACCTATCTAGTACATCATCCACTACATCATCAAAAGGGACATTTAGGTAAGACTCTACTTCTCGATCTTCACTGTAATATTCGAGTTGCCCTATAACATCATCTTTGTCTTTTCCTACTACTAATACTGAAAAATGCATACTAATTTATTATTTTACTTCACTAATAAGGAAAAGAAAGCCTAGCAATACAAATTAATGTACTACTAGGCGGAGTGCGGGCTTTGATTAATTACCCTTATCGTGCACCCTGGGCTGATCCAAGAATGTTAATATCATAAATCATATATACAAGTCCAGACAATGTATCAAACTTGCCAAGATTATCCCATACCTCACCGAGTCTATCTATGAGTTCAGGGTAAATCTTACTTTTATCAAGGTAGGCAGAATTATAACCCCCAATGAAATCTGTAAGTACTCTCTTTGTAATTAGGTATCCTGTTGCGTCACTTCCACCCAATTCGTCGTTATAGTAAGAATTGAGGGCCCTAGCAATATTAGATTCTGTATAGTGTAGTGATGGGTAATGTTTCTTAAGCTCCCATACACACTCAATCAGCTTCAATACTTCACCCGGCTTAACTGTAATCGTATCAATCCCTGCTTCCTTTAAGATACAGTTAATAGATGTCTTTACTAGTTCTTTCTTACTACTACACTCACAATTACTACAAGGTTCTTTCATGACCTCTTCAAAGTCCCATGAAGTAATAGAATCTGACTTACTCAAAAACTCAAAATTCTCCTTAGTTTCTGGCATATCTACTACCACACTAACCTCGATACTACTACCTGATAACCTCTCAACTACTTCGCCAACTTTATCTGACGTAGTTGTTATCTTGATTCTTCTCTTAGGCATACTATTTTATTATTCTTCTTATGTTCACTCACGTAATAGTTAACCTTATTCTCATCTTCAGGGTCTAGGTTAACAACATTACTGTACTTAGTGGGATTAAAACCACTTGGATAATAGCAGTGTGCATGGATAGAATAAAACTTATCTCTTACGTAATTCTTAGTAAAAGCCTCATCCACACGCTCAATGTTTTTATTAGAATTGATCAGGTTACCTACAAATTTTGGACTTAACTGCTCGATCCATCTAATACCACAGTGTGTACATATGTAGGTATTCTTTCCCCTCTTATAGATGACATACTCCTTAAGCTTTCTATTCATCTCATCAATCCAAGCCCAGGCCTCAACACTACTTAATGTCTCAAACTCTTTAGCGGTCGTCTTTAAGAATTGATCAGGAATAGAATTATAAATACAAGAAGCTGCTATCTTACGGTCTGCTGCTTTTAGTACTTTCCAACCTAGGTATTTTCTGAGTCTCAATTCATGGTTACCCTCTAAGTATCTAACATTCTCTTTATCACATAGTAAGATACTTTCCATTACCTTCCTACTACCACCAACTACAGGACCATCAATGTAATCCCCATGAAATACTGTTAGGCTATAATCTGATGTAGGTGGTATTCCCGAACTCATTGCATTGTAGTGAGAATGTAAGTCAGATACATGTAGGACCTTATCAGTTACCTCTAGCTTTATTGTCTCATCACGCTTAGACCAATACTTCTCTAGGTTCTTATAGGTAGTAATTAAGTTCTTATTTTCCAGTGATTGTGACAAGAAATTACCTACCTCTTTCTTCAGGTCTACTCTACTATGGGGAATATACCTAAGATCACTATACTTCCTGTTCTTAGTTACGTAGTCTTGAGGGATTGGAAACACCTTATAAAAAACAGTATAACCGAAAATCCTTGCTAGTTGTTCTAAGATAGCAGTAGATTCATTTTCCATGTCCACTACTATCAAAGTACCAGTGCTAGCTTTTGTACACACTACCTCAATAAACCTACTATAAACCAGTTCATCGAAAGAATTAACTAAGTAGTCCCTATCACCTTTATAGTCAGGCTTAAAATATAACGATCTTAAGTTATCTATGTCTAAGAAAAAACTAGATAATCCCTCTTTCAATACCCAATTCCTTTTATCCTCCTTCACAAGTCCTTTCAATACTACAAAAGATCTCATTATTCTGGGAGTTTAAATTTTTGAATCTCTTGAAACTTAGGAATATAGGACCACATTGTTTGTAATACGAGTAAGACACTAGTTGTCGCACCGGGTAAGAGAGGCGCCTTATATCTCTCGCATAATGTTCTGATAAGTCCATAATTCACATACTCATTACTACACCTCGTCACTACCTTACCTGACTGTGCGATGAGCGAGAATTCAACAGGCGCAATAATACCGGTGCTCTTCTTAAGGAAATTGAAGAAAATACCATCTGCTGCACCTGAATAATCTAGGTCTGCACTAAGCTTATTAACGAACTCAGGATTATCAAAGGTCATCTGAGGGTTCTGTGGTTGACTAGATTGACAGTTAAGGAGGAGAATCTTTGTACCCCTAAACTGAACAATACCTTTACCAGGCTCTGTACTAGTAATCGCCGCTACACCCTGGGCAAATTTACTCTGCCATGATTCATTAGCTGGGTTAAGATCAGTAGGACCCATGAGAGCGATCTTTACAAAATCCTCTGTACCCTCTGGAATAGGCTCTGACCCTGAAATCATCATTACTGTTGGACTAAGTTGTTCCATTTGTTATTTTGTCTATTAAAGGTTAAAAACAAAAAGAGAACCTAACTACTAAAGCACAACTAATTTGTACTCTTTCATTTGTTCTCTTCTCTAGCTTAATTATTAGAACCAATCAACTACCTTCGCATTATCTTTGAAGTACTTCTTGAGCGGCTCTAAGTTATTTTTCTCTATCCAAATTGAAATATCAGCATAGTCAGAAGTCCCATACTTAACTAGGACCTGCTTAAACTGATACCTCCCTGCTTCTACTTCCTCTTTATATGTCTTATAGGAATCAAGCAGTAAGAAATCTCTCTTGTTCTTAATGGCAGTTACTACATCACTACGTCTCTCTTCCTCACTGTAACCACCACTTAAGTCATTGATTGGTAAGAACTCAACATGCTTTGACATATTCCTAACTGATAGGCTGGCAAAACGATTAAGTTCTTTCAATAGTGGCTCTAAGAAACTAGCATCAATACCAACGACTGAATTTCCATCGGGCGTGTTCCTAATAGGTCCCATATTACTCTTTGGGATAGGAAACGTAATGATTGCTGTATCCTTGGCCGCTTTCTCAACCTGTATACCTCTTGGACAAGTCTTAGATACTTTCAACATTCCACACAAATGAGGATAGTATCTATCAATCAGGTTTGTGTTCACTGTTACTACCATTCTCTGTCCACCTTGATCTACACTTGATGATATTTTAATCATAACTTTATATATAATTTATTTTTAATTTTCACTACATATATAAGATTTCTAAGCCAGCCTAATTACAGCTTTTACTATTTAAGTGCTGTAAGAGATCTGTATTAAAAACAAGCGGTGCATAGTTCTTGATCGGCTCTATCCCACGTATCATCTTAGTCAGGTCATGAAACTTTGTCTTCTGTATCTGTGGTTTCTCAAAATTTCTCATCCTAAATACACTAATACCATGTGTCTTATAAAGGTATTCATCTCTAATTGCATCAGTGTCATTAGTACCCTGCTCATCATGATACTCACTATCCAACTCTACCGCAAGTCTAAGCTCTGGGAAATAATAATCCATCAAGTAGTACATCCTTTTCTGATTTGGTAGACGGTGTGAATTCTGTATAACCACTGGAAACTCTCTAAATACAGTGAGAGGCTCCCAATAACCAACATTAATAAGTGCATCAAATATCTTAGCCTGCATTGATCTCTTCCTAAGCTGCTTATTCCTAGTAAACCTCTTGCATGATGAAGGACTAGGGTACACAATATTCTTAAAATTACAAAGTCTACCACTCTCTGATAGACAGTAGACCGGAAAAGATTGGCCTACTATATCTGGAAACATAAAAGTCTCACGATAATCTATTTCTTTCTTCTTTGCCATAAAAAATAAAAAAGTCGGAGAGCCATTATAATCACTACAACGGACTCCCCTGGATATTAACAATTTAAATTTATAAAATTATGAAAAAGTGAAAATCATTTCTTCCAATTATCTAAGTAATCAGAACCTTCTATTTCTTGTAGGAGGTCATGAAGCTTACCTAACTGTATAAGACAATCAAGGCAAACTACTATATCAGTACCTTCACCACCAAGAGATAAATGTTCCTTCCTGACTACTTCATCCTTTCCTAGCTCACAGCACTTCTCTTGCCACTTACCATATTGATAAACTGGCTTCCCACAAATGCCGCAAGACTCTACCTCATTACCATCAATAGGGACAATACTATTATCCTTCTTGACAAAACTATGAAGTAGGTGACGAATATATTTATTATACTGTCTACATCTATAAGCGTTTAACAGCATAATAATCTCATTATCTACAGGTTCAAGCTTTCCTGTGATATTACCGTCCTTATTATTCCTGTATGTCTGAAACTTACTAACTAACTCCATATCTCCTAGGTTAGTTGGGTGTAAGTAGACATAGATAATATTTTTCTGAGTAGGGGTTAGATCTGTTCTCTGCTTTAACACTTCTAATAACTCACTACTGCTTAACTTACTATACTCGTCTATTAGTTTTTTAATCTCCATAATAATTAATAGTTTGTAAAACAAAGCTGGCTAAATAACATAACCAGCTTAGATTTAGTTTACTGATAATACAATTCTGGCAGTATATCATCATACTCTGCCTTGGCCTTTTCAGACCTTACTTCAATTACATGATCTGCTTTGAAAAATACAGTATCCTTCTCTTTGTTTACCATAATACTATTATTTAAAATTATTATTACACTTATAAGGAATCTACCTGCTTTCATGGGCGAAAAAATATTAGTTGGCTCAGATTTTACCTACCTAAACCAACTAATAATATTCTACTTAAACTTATCGGGGCTGAACTCTTCCATCAGCTTCTCCCAACTTTCTAGATCTTTTCTCTCACCACTATTGTTATTGTCGTTGTGATGAATTTCTCTTACTTCACGAATTTCTCTAAACTTCATAATCGTATAATTTTAATTGTTTAAAAATAAATTATCCCAAGAATTTGATTTTCTTGAGATAACTTTCATTACATATATAAGGATTCTAGGGCATCTTAATCGACTAAAATCATCTCCCAAGGGCTATCTCGAAACAATTTTACCTCTAAGACTGCAAAAAATCCGCTAGGTGGGTCTGGTAGGTGAGAACTAAGTACATCCCAACCAGCAAAACTCCTATAAAGATCTCTCCCTGACGGTTTTCCAGGCTTTACGTAACTACCTCTTGTGAAATAACCTCTATTTCTCTTAATTTCCTCTAAAATCGGATACATTACTTCCATATCCGCATCACTCACTTTTGATATTGATACACAATTTTCACCATCTTCTCCGGCTACTTGAATAATCATTGTATACTCATGATACGCCATAATTTTATAATATTTATTTGTTTACTCTTATAAGGATTTTACTTGATTTTCTCTAACATCTCAGTTACCTTCTTGATAAGTTCATCCTCAGACATACCCAAGAGTTCAGGGTGAGTAAATACAGTTGTCCTATCATCAAAATAATAACAGCCCAGTAATTTAGCTGCATCCGTCTCCCCTTTCTTAATAGGAGTATAGTTGAGATTTACAGACTTTTTTACTTCAAACTCTAGGATACCCAAGAACTTATCAAGATTCTCCTTTTTTAGTAGGTCTGGATATAATGCCATAAATACATCAATCCCTGTCTTATTATATAAGTCGCCAGCAATTGACCCAAAGAAACCAGACGGACTAAAATCACTAGGAATGTCAATTACTGTATCTGTCTCAATAAGCCTAAGTTTCGTTTTCCTATCCTTTCTACCACAAAAGAAACGATCACACACCTGACCCTTCTCTACTAGGTCTGATATAAACTCAAGTAGGGTAGGTTTTGTGGGAGAATCTAAGAGAGGTACACAAGAATCATAGTCAACACCAATAAACAGGTCTACATCTTTCTCTAATTTGATCCTAGGTAGTTTTGATAAGCTCTCCTCTACCCTATATAGACCCGTAACACTAGATAGGCAAGAATAACTATTACACACAACCTTACTGATTTTTCCAAGATATATAATTGCATTCGTGTTATTCTTGTGTAGGTATAATCTGCCCGGTACTAGTTTAGATGTTGTACCGCCCTCTCTATACACAGATAACCTAATACTATTCTCAATCTTATCTCTATTACTAAAACCAACCCTGTGAAATCCAGTAGTAGCAATAAAATAATTAGTAGAAAGGGGTCTAATATAAAACTCACCAGGAATTGTTAGGCCTGTCATACCTCCACTAGCTACGATAATTCCCATTAATTCACTAGCAAACATAAACAAACAGACTGATCTACCTCCTGTTTTCTCTAATAATTCAGGACTTGATACACTAACTAACATCCTAGCTAAATTATAACCTCTTTCATCTGTTGGGTAGTAATTAGTAACCTCATCACAGTCTACTAAGGATAATGTAAACCCGCCATTTCTTACACGCACTACTTTATAGTTTGGGTCATGTAGCTTAGCTATATGATCATACCTTAATCTAACTGACCTACTAGCAAGACCCTTAATAGCAGCACCAAAACAATAACCCTTTCTAATTAATGCCTCTATCAGTTTCTCGTGATAGAGACCATAGTTAGGCTGAATTGGTTTCACAGTTAGGTAAAAGTCTAATAAATTCGGTAATTCCATCTTCTTCTCTCTATTTTATTATACATTACATATAAGGTATCTGCGCCAAACTAATCTACACGCGAAAAACCATCCCTACATTCATTCTCTACAGGTTAATATTATCCTGCGTGTGAGTATAAGTGGCGCGAGAGGAAAAAAAAAATAAAGATAAGAACTAAGTCCCTATCTCTAACGCTGGCTCATGTTTCTCTCCAGCATCTCCTTAAATTTTATCTCTAGCCCATACTTCGACAAAAAACCATACATTTCTTTCTCATTCTTTGGCAAACGACTCATTGCTTGTATGTTTGTCATGTATACTGTAATAGCCTTCTTGTTGAATTCACTAAGAAAATCCACAATACTGAGAATCTTCCTCGTCTTCTTACTATCACCTATGGAAACGCTCATCACACCACGCCTAATAATCCTTCTTGCAATTCCTACTAAGCCTGCCGTAATTGACCTACCTGAGATAACAAGATCCCCTAAGTAGTTGTCGGTATCGTCGTCCACTCTCCTTTCGTCTACTATATCAACTTTGGTCCTCTTTTTCCTTCTTTCATCAGGGACTAATACCCTCTTATTATTATCTTTCTCCTTAACAGACCTCCTGCCAATATAGATCCCTAACAGTAACAATCCCATTGATACTGATACGGACGTCAACATACCTCGCTTCTCCATAATTCCTGGGCTCTACTAATATTCTGAACTATCATAACTAATAAATTCTCGTCATTATAATTCATCATGTAAATAAATTGTTAAATAATGTGTCTAAGGTTTTATGACATTCAATAATAAATCTCATGCCACCGTACTCCGCTAATAACCTATGAGATAAGTTAATAGCATCGCTCAATCATTAGTTTCACAACTTTAGTGCTAGTTATCCCTCATACCACGTAAAGGTTATTGAGATTTAATGAGGGTAAAACAAAAACCACATACTAAAATTGCCTAATATAGTTGACAGTATTGCTCACGTGAAATCTAATCACTAACACCCACTGCCAACTACTTAAGCGTTAGTATATGATTCTACACTAATAAGGGATTTAGGGCGTTCTAGAAGGGCAGGTTAATGCAGAGACCGCTTTTGTGACATTCTTGGGCAAGCTAGGCTCCGCACTCAATTCGTAGCCTCCGTTACACTCGGATTACATCCTCCCTCCACTATGACTACTCCTTGCTTCCCCGCCTTCCCGTTGCCACAATATGAACCCTCCCTCATTACCATTCGGGAGATCATATTGAACCCGGGGAAGATATTCACTCATTCGTAGCCTCGCCGGCAGAGCACGGCTCAGGACTCATATGAGGGTAAACTTGAAAATACCCCGATAAAGGGCGCATCGCAATTTGGAGATTTAATGGGCGGAGCGCTAGCGGAGGCCATAAATCGATGTCGATGGAGGTATTATCGGGAATACTTCAAGTGTAATATTTTTTTGGTGGTAAGATCTTCTTAGTTTATTGATAGCTAAATCTACTATGAAATATTGATTTTTGCATGTTACAACATCTGAAAGACTTACTAGTGAGATACAGCCCTAACGCAGGGGACGACAGAAAGGAGTCTCTTGTGTGCGGGGCTTAGCTTGGGGTGAAAGCCCAAGTTAGAAGAGAGAATGTATAATATAAACCATAAAAAATAAAAAAATGGATAGAAAAACAATCGTAGTACCTGCAGGATATAGGTACATTTCGGAGATCCCTAGCTTCAAGCTTCATGATTTCCCTCACATCCTGAATAAGCAAATACCAGGGTGTGGGTTTACAGAGTATTGTATTACTAACAATGAGAACGTAATACTATGTAGTCCTAGAAAGATTTTGCTTCAAAACAAGTACGATCAACATAAGGACGAGGTTTTCTTAGTAGTGAATGAGTTTGAACAAGAACCAAGGACTGATAAAGACCTGGTGAAGCTAGAGAAATATAAAAGTAGTCCTTACAAAACCAAGGATGAAATAGAAAAAGGAAAACAGGAACTTGAAAATGCGAAGAAGAATTTTTTCCAGGAACTGACTAAGAAATTAACTGGTTACATTAATAAGTGCTTATTTGAAGAGCGCCCTATTAAGATACTAGTTACTTACGATTCTTACAGGCTCGTCAAGGACATACTTAGGTACAACTATAATAACGTTGACTTCAGAGTGATAATAGATGAGTTTCAGAGCATTTTCACAGATAGTAAGTTTAAATCTGACACGGAACTTCAATTTGTCAGTAACTTACAAGGAGTTCAGAAAGTATGTTACGTTAGTGCAACCCCTATGATTGATAAGTACTTAGATATGTTAGATGAATTTAAAAATCTTCCATACTATGACTTAGATTGGAGTTCACAGGATAGTAGTAGGGTGAAACGTCCTATGTTGTATGTTAAGACGTTGAAAGCTGTCTATACTGAGGTCAAACCAATTATTAAGTCTTATCTAGAGGGAAAGTTTGAGTATAGGTTCGTAAAGGATCAGAACGGCAAAGTTAAGAAGATAGAATCTAAGGAAGCTGTTTTCTATGTTAACTCAGTTAATAACATTACCAATATCATTAAACGTGCAGGATTAACACCTGAACAAGTCAATATCTTAGTAGCTAATACACAGGATAATATTAGAAAAATACAGAAGAGATTAGGAAAGAAGTTTGATATTGGAAGGGTACCGTTGAGAGATGAGCCTAGAAAGATGTTTACCTTCTGTACTAGAACTGTATATCTTGGGGCCGATTTTTACAGTGATAATGCTCAATCCTTTGTAGTAAGTGATGCGAATATAGATACACTGGCTGTTGATATTTCCCTTGACTTACCTCAAATACTTGGTAGACAGAGATTAAGGGAGAATCCATGGAAAGATGAAGCAACATTATTCTTTAGAACAGTAACTAGCGGTAATAAGAAACCAGAAGAGGAGTTTAATAAAAAGATGGATAATAAGATAAAATGTTCCGAAGGTTTATTAAAGGCCTTTGATCAAGTAGCTGAGGAAAATCAAGCTTACCTATCTGAGGTCTATCAAGATAATGCTAGAGCTTGGAACTATAAGAAGAATTTTGTGGCAGTTAATCCAGTAAAGAATCCTGATGGTAGTATTAAGCTCGTACCAGTATTTAATAACCTAGTTAGAGTGGCTGAGCTTAGAGCCTATGAAATACAGCAGGTAGATTATGCTGATCGTTTTGCAGTCTTTAATGAACTAGATAAGCTAAATGATATTGATGTTGATAACGAGGTATTTAATAAGTTCTTTGAGGAGTATGACAGGCAGAAGGATAGAAGGCGTAAGCTCAAATTTCTCTGTGAATCGTCCCACTTACCTGGATTTAGAACTATCTTAGATAATGTTCCTAACAAGAGATTTAAGGAATATATTGATACTTTAGGTGTAGAGGTCTGTAAGTCATTGTCATATAAGATAGAACAGATAGATAAGAAGCTAAGTGTCTTAAGTTTTGATCTAGATAAGGTAAAGAATACAATATATAATACATTTGAGGTAGGTAAGTCTTATACGAAATCTAGTATAAAATCAACACTTGCAAAGCTTTATAAGGATATAGGCTATAAGGCAACTGCAAAAGCTAATGACCTTAATTGTTATTTTAAGACTAGAGAAACTTTAATCTCTGATGGTCTAAAAAGAACAGCAGGCTTTAAATTATTAAGTAAGATAGATAATAATAACGACAAAAATTAATTAGAACATGCTTTACGTAATAGAGATAATGTCTAGTGATAGCTTTGATAACCCAACAGTATTTAAGAATATCATCAAGATTGGTTATACGAGGAATTAAGCTATTAGAAAAGGTAGATAGTTCCTCGGCCTCACTTAGCATTATTCTGTAGTCCTCTAAAAACCTTACTTGTGTAATAATAATATAAGAAAATTAATAGTAAAATTTATGAGCGAAGAAAAAAGTATTGCAGGTCTTAAGGTAGTTAACGTTAAGTTTGAGACAGCGGAGAATGGTACAATCAAGTTACAGTTCAAGAAGGCTGTTGACACTGAGAATACGAATCAGCTTATATGTGAGTATGCTTGTCCTTATGGTAAGTTAGTTGCATCTACCTTAGCTGATCCAACCGAGCCTAATGATCCAGAGTCTTGTTTTTGTGATTTTTGTAATTCACTTGGCGAGCAGAGGAATAAGACAGGCCAATCAGATCCAGAAATTTATAGTGGTCTTGTACCTGTTGAGGGAACACTTGAGGAGAACTTGCCAGACTTTAAGGATTATTACTTGAAGTTGAACAGAAGGAATCCACTTGTTCGTCTTGATGCGGTTATTGATACTGTCTGTGATGGTATCTGTGAGTTCTACTGTAAGGACCATTCACAGTGTACAGTTGCTAATGGTGACTGTTTCTTGATGGATCTTATGAAGGAGCAGAAGAGAGTCGAGCAGGAGAACAAGAGAATAGAAGAGGAAGCTAGAAAGAAAGCTGAGGAGGAGGCTGAATCTGAAAGTGATGTGTAGTGCTTATGGAAGAGGAGAATCTTGGATATCTACCTCCCGACTATTCAGAGTATCCGAGGGAGGACGATGATGACTTAGATGACGATGACATTGAGGATTACGACGATGAAGAGGAAGATGAAAGTGAGGACCTCAGAATCGAAAAATTACTTGATGAGCAGTCTAAGTATAACGAGGACTTAGCAAGGGTTGAAAGTATTGAATTAAAACGAGCAGAAGAAAAAGAAATGGCAGATACACCTTTTGGAAGTAGTCAGCCTTGGAAAACGGGCAGTAGTAGTAACAATAATAATACTGGAGAGGCTGCACCATGGGAAAAGCAGACCCAACAGAGTACAGGATTTGGAAGTTGGGGCAGTGGTGGTAGCAGTTGGAATAATGTTGGTACTAGTTGGGGAAATAACAATACAACCCAGAAGCCAACAGTTGATTATACCAGAAATGAGAAGGTTAAGAGTGTCCTGATAGTAGATGCACTTGATTGTCTGGTAGAGTCTTATGATAGTAATGGAAAACCTGGCATCTTACCTAGGTCTATATTTGATTTAAAGCCTAAGTTTGATGTATGGGAGAGGTTAGCAAGTTTTAATCCTCGTCGAATCTATGTATTGTTTCCTGCTATTGGTCTTGTACCTAGCATTGGAAACACAGAATCAGCTAAGGTTGCATCAGAGTATATTGCTCAGTGTATTGCAGCCTACTTAAGAATACCTCGTAATCTTTGCAGTATTATCCATGTAGTTGATAATGCCGTAAAAGAGCAGAACATATCAGGCATTTTGAGCATGACTAGTTTCGATCATGATAGTGTCTTATATGTTGGTGTTAGATCTGGTAGGTATGGTTTAAGTTCAGAGGATATAATCGCTGCTAAGAAAAACGGCATAGATTACATGGACTTATACAACCTGCTAAAAGGTCGGTATGAGTATGAATAATGCAGAGGGGTGGTTAGTTAAGGAGAAATCTTTAATTAACCATCTTTTTTCTTCCTCGAAACTTACAGAGATGTTCCTAAGAAGACCTAGATTACTTATAATTGTAGATAAATTATTATAATTTTAATAGTAAAAATGGCAAACAGTAAAATTAATGATTCAATTAACATGCGAATTTTCGCTGCGTTGAAAGTGAGTGAACTTAGTGGTGTACCTTTGTTTCTGTTGAGTAATCCAGGAATTGGTAAGACCACCACAGTTAAGCTTTTTGCAAAAGTTCGCGGGTATGAGGTAGTTGCATTGCACGGTAACAGAATGAGCTCTGAGGCTATTCTTGGTTATGATTGTGCTCCATCAGACTTAGAGAAGTTTGATTCAGCTAGACACCTCAAGCCTGCATGGTTTAAGAGAATCTTAGAAAATGGAAGAAATGGAAAGAAGAGTCTACTTTTCTTGGATGAGTTAACAACTTGTCATGAGTACGTACAGTCTGCTTTGTTGAGTCTTGTATTCGACAGGGAGATTGATTCAGAGAGATTACCAGAGGATACTTTGGTAGTAGCGGCAGGTAATTATGCAAATAACTTGAGTAATACTGCTACAATTCTTCCACCTATGTTGAACAGATTTATGCTATATAATCTCAAGGTGGGTGTTAATGATCTCGACGTATTCTTCAACAAGTTCGAGGGTTCTGCATCAGGTCAGAGGATTGATTATTTTGATGTCCTCTATAAGCAGATGCAGGAAATTGATTCACAGGAGAAGAAGTTTAGTCCAGAGAAGCTTGCTATGATTGGTGAGCATTTCGAGAAGAGTATCAAGTTTGTAACAAAGTCATTGATGTCAGGTGGTGAAAGTCCAGTTGATCTTGGTGTGACGGAGCTGCAGACAATCTACTCTGATATTGATGGTGATAATGACCTTCCAAACTTCATATCACCTAGATCTGCTTGTTACGCTAGAGATATTACCATTGCTACTTACATTGCGTTTGGTAGTGCTGGTATTAATTCAGACAACTATAAGAGCATGATGTATGGTCTTATTGGTATGGGTCTCAAGCGTAGTGGTAATGGTGAGGTAATCAAGACTAATATTGTTGATGATTACGTTAGGGCCATGATCGATGTTGTTAATGATGTCGAGAAGATGAACAACGATAAGATCCCTGAGTATGAGAAATTCTACAGAGATATTATCAATAGTGCAGTAGACGGAAAATTGGATATCGCTGCTATGAATGCAAGTTCAAACAAGATCAGGGAAATGATTGATGACCCAGATGTTAAGGGTATTGATCGTCCTATGGATCCAGGTATTGTTCAGCAGTTCTGTGAAATCTTCAGAACATCAGGTAAGAAGCTTGTTAGTGGTTATAAGATTGACCCTAGTGGTGAAAATGTAGCTAATGTAGTTGTGGAGAAATTCGCAGGTGATATTAACTACTGGAACAATCTTGCAACTCTTATGGTGTCATTGAAGGCGCTTGTAAGTAATACCAAGTTCTCATACGATTCCAGCATTAAGACTGATATTAAGAATACACAGTCTGAGTTGAGGAAGATCAGTTTCAAGCTTAAGACAGTTAGAAAGTCTTACCTGAACAATGATGATAAGGCACTAGCTGAAATCGTCCCAGAGGTTAAGAGCTGTGTTGATGAGTAGTTAAGTTAAGATAGGACTTTGGGTTGGTACTATGATTATCACTCAAAGTCTTATTAGTTCCAAATTATAACTAACAATAAATCAGCAATGAAAACAAGACAAGAACTCGAATTTATAGAGAACCTTGTAAAGAGGGCCTATAATAATCGGAACTGGGGAAACATACTTAAGGAGAAACTTGATAAGCCTTATAATCCTCAGAATCCAGAACTAGGTTATTCATACAGGCATCAGTCATTTGATGGTGAAGGTAAAAAAGAGTTCACTACCTATAATGTTGTTTGTGCACGTACTGGAGTTAATGATATTGACTATCGTGTAAAGCTTCATGAATACGGACACATCTATCTAGCACATCTTGACGGTATCTATGAGGAAATGGATACTAGAATTTGTAATGTGCTTAGAGATTACAGGGGTGAATTGATTGAAACAGTTAATAAAGGCTGTGGTATCAATTTTGGTGATAAACTGATTGAGAGAGTTATTGATGATCCAGTACTTAATCACAGTCTTCACAATATTGCAATGGACATGGAGGTAAATACTAAGGTCCTAAGCAAAGATGATGTGGAGGTTATGGAGAGTGAGTTATCAAAAATCCTCCCCGATACTCTTAGTGATAAACTTAAGGAACTTCTCAAGACAACTACAGATGAGGAAGTCAAGAAGAAGATAGAAGATCGTCTCAAGAAGATGGGAAATGAGGCTAAGATTAAGTTTATCCTGCCAGAGAGATATCACATGTCAGACGGTACACCTTTCCCAGATAATGCCGACTATCTTGAGTATCTTATTCTGATCGTTAAGAATCTTGATCAGTTTATTAAGATGATGATCAGTATTAGTAGAGGTGGTAATGGTGATACTAGTGATGTTACTTCTGAGGATGTCCAGGATGCGCTTGGTGATGAAAATAGTGCGATGAATAACTTGGATGACCTTATGGAGCAGATGGGTATGTCTGACGGTAAAGGTAAGAATAAAGATCAAGGACAGGACGGCCAAGGTTCAAGTAATGGTCAAGAAGGTGGCGAAGGTAACGATGCTAGCAATTCTGGTGGCTTCAAGGGTGACTCTGAGAAAACCGACAGTAGTAATCAGGGAACCAGAGATACTGACTTTTCTGAACTAGATGGTGGTACTCATCATGATCACTGTACAGACTCTAGAGATGACGCTGACAGAAAAAGAGAGGTTGGCGAAATTAAGGCTGGCGGTGGAACTGGCTGTAGTGGTAGTGGAACATCTAGTGCAAAACGAAAGGTGAGCAATGCAGATCCAGTCGACGAAGCAATAGATCAAGTACTCAGGAACTATAAGAATAAGGTAGTTAAGAAGGAGATTAAGAAAGATATGATGTGGAATTATAACAAAGGCATCAATCGAACTGTTATCGCCCCAGCTATATTACCTAGAGTTACAATTAAGGATGAACCGAAAATTGTATACTTGATCGATGTTAGTGGTTCTATGGATACTGAACTGGTTGATAGAGTCTTGAATACTATTGCAAGAAAGATGAAGTCAATTGGTAGAGGTCTTCACTATGACATTATCAGTTGGAGTACAGAGCTAGAAGATCATTTTAGAGACATTGACCCAAGAAAAGGTATTCCACATATCTCAATGGGTGGTGGTACTAGAATGGCAAAAGGTATCAAGTACTTCAGAGATCACTACAAGGACGACTCTATCTTAGTTGTTATATCAGACTTTGAGGATTACTTAGAGGAATGGCAACAAGTAGAGAGGACAATGAATAAGTATGCACTCTACGGTTTCAATTATGGCCGTAGTAATTATAATGTAGATTTTAAGAACCTGATCGTTAAGAACTTCAATGTGAGTTATAAGGGTCCAAGGTATTAAAGTATGATAAGTAGACAAAAGATTCATAGATTAGTTGAGTCAGTATATAATTACATATTCAAAGTATTTAATGTAGTTGAAAGTACTGACAATCCTAATAATTCGGTAGGTGTATTTGTTAGCTTAGGTATTACAACACAACTAGAGACTATCAGAAGCATTAAGGATATTTTTGATAACATGAAAGAATATAGTGCTAAGGTAGTTGAGATAGTTAGTGAGAAAGTTGGAAATACCTATGTTAACACTGTGCACGAAGATGTTAATCCAGGGCAGTATAGATTAAAAGAGCTGCCTGAGGATTTAATGAATAGAGAAGAAGCAGTAAGTGAATTAGAGAGGATGCAAGAAAAAATAAATCCTCAAAATGACTTAGATTCATTAGTTAAGTGTGGAGTCAAGGTACAGAAATTGAAAGACTTGATAGGAAAGCTTGATGAATCTAATAAATGGGATTCTCACTTGATTCAGAGACTAGGTGAATGTGATTATAGAATTTTTCACCTAGATCTTAATTATGAAAGACGTGGGGACCTTGAATATAGAGTAGGTATTTTGATAAGTGAAAAAGAAAAACGAGAGGATTAGTCTTCTCGTGGTACTAGTATTGATTGGATTTGGTATTGGTATGTATGTTGGAAAATGTATATATCAGCCAGGTCCAATTAATCTTGCTCCCCAGAAAGTACCCGAGAAACTAGTAAGACAGGAAAATAAGAGAATAGGGGAACTTAAGACACAGGAAAAACAGGTAGGAGACACAGTAACAGTAATAAAAGAGAGAATTAGCACTGTCTGGAGAGAAAGGGTAGAGGAGTTAAATAAGATTGATAGCCTCCCACTCGATAGCAATATTAACTACCTCAGGAAAAAAATAAAAGAATATGAAGAGTAAGGTAATCATGCTTTTCTTTTTGTTACTACCTATTATTGGACATGCACAAGAGAAAGTAGTAATTAATAATGACACATTGATCACAATAACACCTGGAAATCTGAGAACCATAAATAAAATGATAATGGACTTAGATTATCATAAGCAGGCAGTGAGGGACTATAAGGAATTAGTTAAGAAAGATAGTGTGTTGTTAGGTATTAAAGACTCACTAATTGTCCAGTATAACCTAAGAGAAGCAAAGAAAGAGAAATACTACATAGACCAAACCACTAAACTAACCGCTGATAATAAGAGGCTGAAGAAAGAGGGTAGAAGAAGAACTACTTGGATGTCAGCAGTATGTTTATTAGTAGGTGCAGTGCTTGGTCTATTAGTTAAGTAAGAAATATTGATAAGATAGTCAGTATTTCTTTTTATTTTTGAAGTTATGATAGAAATAGTAATAAATCATGATCCAACCAGGCATGAGTATAAAATCTATGAGCCAACTACTGATACATTAATGGCATCAAGTAATCTAACTGAGGCCTTGTGTATGTTAAATAAATTCATTGAGAGTAGTGGCCTGTCTAATGTTGGTAATATCTTAGATTGTCCTGATATATCTTACCACATAGATTCAGCAACAATGAAGGCTATGATAGAGAGTAATATATCGCTCCTAAATAGACTTCGTACTGCACCTAGTGGATTTGCGGCGTCTAGTCAAAAATTCGGAGGCACTACACAATTCCAACAGAAGATGACACAACAGAAAGCAATGCAGGGCGGAAGTAGTCAGAGGAAAAAGAATACAATGTCCTCTGGTTTTTCTAGCGCGGATGGATTTAGAAAAAGTTACAAAAAATTTAAGAACAATTAGAGATATATGAAATCGGAACTAAAAATAAACACCTCCTTTGTTTCTCCTGCGACACTTGAGAGATTTAGGAGTAATAATATCTTGCCAATCTTTATAGTAAGAAATATCGAAAATTCAGAATTGATTGGACAGTATAGTGGTTCACCTGTACACTTGAAGGAATTATCTCCAAGTAATGAACTATTTAGGAAGAAAAGGGATAAGGCATTAAGTATTGACGAGTTTAAGAAGTTATATGCAATTGAAATAACAGAGAGGGTTGATCTTAAGAGAGTAATTGATAAGCTTGAGTCACTAGTTGAATTATCAGGTGCTAGATCTATTGTATTACTCGGTTATGGAAGTGATTATGATAGTTGCCATAGATCAGTCCTCGCTAAGATTTTAAATGGGAGTGGCTTACTTGAAAAACCGGTTAAAGAGCTAGTAGTATGATAAGTAGTACAGATTTTCAGGAGGCGGTTATTAAGTACCTGGAAAAATATGACATCTACCCTTTCTCTGTTACCTATACAAGCGATTATAATAGGTCTAGTGATGGATGTATACTTGGCATTACTACTTTTATTGTGGATGACATTGATACGATCCTAGAACTCCTTGACTATAAGAGCTTGTGTGATAAGAGTGGGTTTACGGTATTCAGAGATAATTGTACAGTTATCTTACAAGGAATGCCACTTGTTCACTTATACAGCATGATATGAGAAATTTGGAAATATTCAGAGGATACATGGAACTAATGTATTCTGATAAGTGTCCACCTATTAGAGAGAAGGATATAACTATTGATAATTTTATAATAGGTAGGTTCAATAGTTCAGGTTTTACAGTGCACTACTTATATAATGGTTCAAGTCTCTCTATTTCATCAAAGTGGTTAGGAATGTTTAAGCAGCTCTATTATTCTAACCACGCTGAAATTTTCTATAATGCTAGTAATGACACAACTACTAAGGACTTGGATAAATACTTAGATACTTTTATTTATCTCAACACAAACTTACAGACTTGGTTGGGACAATCTATCAGTAAGGTAAGTGGTCCTGAATTTCTCGACTGCTTATCTAGTATTTGTGAGATGAAGACAGGAAGATTTAGAAAGTTTATGAGAGAGGAATATGAGCTTGACTTAGAACCTTTCAAGTATTGTTCATTAAGTAAGAATTTTGATATATGATAATTAATATTTATACCGACGGATCACACCTAGACAAGCAGAATAATGGTAGACTGGGTTGTGGTGGTGTTATGGTGCAAGAAGATAGTGCAGGTAAGTATGGGACAATCCTAGATAAGTATAGTCAAGAATTAACCCCAGACTACATGCAGGCTGAGTATGGCAGTAAAAATTGTAGTAATCCAACAGCTGAAATGATTGGTGTACTTATGGCCCTCTCTAATTTTAATATCCCAAGTAATGCAAGTAAAGTAGTAGTGTTTGCAGATTATATTGGTGTTAGAGAGTGGTGTACAGGCAAGTGGAGAATCAAGGAGCCATACATCAAAAAAGTAAAAGGACAGATAGACGACGTAATAAAAAGAAAAGGTCTCACAGGGAAGATTAGTTTTGAATGGGTAAAAGCACACCAAAGAACTATTAACCGAGACTCATACTGGAATAATTACGTCGACCTACTCGCAAAGGAACAAACTAATTAGAAGAAATGATTGTATTAAGAACAAAGCAGTATTCATCATTCTGGCAGAAGCTTAAGGGTAACCCAGACTTGAAAAATACATTAAGGACCTGGGACCCAAACTATGTTAATCCTGAGGTAAAGAAAGAACCACTATTTAAACATTTCCCAAAACAGGTACTATCATGGCTGTCTTTCCTCTATGAGAATGTGAGAGATGAGAACGATAGCTATATGTATGGATTCTTAAATAGTGTTACTGTATTTTCTTATGAGAGTGTCTTAGATCAGCTCAGTGGTGGTCGTGCAGAGTATACATCAAAGAGGAATGATGGAGTTATTAAGCTGCTTAGGATTCCTTTCTCAGAGATTGCAGACTCTTTCTTAAACTACCACGTTGATAAGAATAGAGTAACATTGATTCCAGAGTCAAGTAGGTTTGACCTATCTGGTATGCTTGCTGATAAGATTTCAAAGGGACTATTTGGTGAACTTGATCAACTTCCATCTAGACGTGAAAGAGACCCTGAGAGATTAGTAGATACAGTCAAGAAAATGTTTATTAATAAAGTACCAAAGAAGTAGATCTATGAGAGGTTTTTGCAAAGATGATGAGAAGAGAATTCCTAAGTCTGGCAGGTCTGGATTAATTGAGTATAAGGATCTTCTTGGCGCTAGTGTTTATATTAAGTCACTAACAATGGGAAATGGCTGGATGTGGAATAAGGATGGAAGAAAAGAATATAAGGTAGAGGATATTTCTTTCAGGATTAGTACAGATGGAAAATGCATTACTGTATTGAAGCTTTCTGATTGTCCTGGAAAAACCTTCACCTTGAAAGATATTGAGTTTAAATTAGACTAAGATGGATGAATTAATATTAGGCAGTAGTACAGATAGGACGGTGAGAATAAACTATAGAAGTGATTTTCCACTAGCAATCAAGTTAAATAATTTCACTAATTTTCCTGATTGTGATTTTGAACTTCGTGCTACTGTTGATAATGAAGTTAAGTCATACTGTGTTGAGAAGAAGGATGGTGTCTGCAAGAATTGTAAGGTACAGGGTGATCAGTTAGTAATATTCTTCAACAATCACGGTCTCAGTACTGGTAGACTTAAGATTGAGATGATCCTGTATGTACCTGACCCTAACTATGCAGACGGGTTTAGACAGGAATACTACTCAACAATTACAAATATATTATTGGTTGAGGGAAATAGTGATACGATTGATAATACTGTCCCATCAACTCCAAATTCACCTGTTGCATCTGTTCAGCTTACAAACTTAGGTAATGCAGTGAGAGATGTACAGGCAAAGATAAAAGAACTACAGGCCGCTATAGGTAATGGTGGTGGTCTTAGTAGTGATAGTCTGGCTGGAAAACAAGATCGAATAGATGACCTTGATACAATCCGCAGTAATTCTAATCAGGTTGCGGGAAAATTAAGCAAGGAAGAAGCCGATCAATACTATCAGCCAAAGGGACACTACTTAACAGAACACCAAGATATCAGCGGCTTAGTAAGTAAGGAAGAGGCTGATAGATTATATAAGAAAGTTGGTGATGCTGAAGGAAGTGTAGGTACTAGTGTGGATCTTAGCGGCGTTAATGAAGAGTTAGGAAAGAAGCTGAGTAAGACAGAGGCAGCAGAATTATACCAACCAAAGGGAACATACCTGACGGAACATCAAGATATTAGTAGTCTCCTTAGTGAGTCTAGTGCAGATGAAAAGTACCAGACAAAAATTACTGACCTAGAAAGTATCAGAGAAAAGGCTGGACTAGTTGATGGAAAACTTGGTAAGGAAGAAGCAAGGGGACTCTATCAACCAAAGGGAGAGTACTTAACAAGCCATCAAGATATTAGTGGCCTTCTCGAAAAAACTAAGGCAGAAGAACTATATCAACCAAAGATTAGTGACCTTGATAGTATTCGTGAGAAAGCAGGACATGTAGAGGGCAAACTAAGTAAGACTGATGCTGAGGAAAAGTATCAACCAAAGGGAGAGTATTATACTAAGTCAGAGGTTGATGTAAAGATAGGTAATATCCCAACATCATCTTCTTCTCCAAGTGGTCAAGCTAGTGGAGAGTTTAATCCTAGGGGTATTTGGAATAAGACAAATACTACTAAGATTGAGGCGTATGTAGATAATAAGGGAAAGTTTACCAGGTCTGCAAACTTTAACTCTTACTTAATACCGGCTGAGGGAATTGATAAGATCACTATTACAGGGGCAGGTGCAACAGATACAGTTCCTTGTGTATTTTCTTGTTTTAATAAATTCTTAGACCCTCTTACCAGTACTGAAGCAATTTCGATATCTAGGGCAGAGACAGCTAAGACAACGCCAACTAACTATACTCTCACCAGTTCTGATATTCCGGCAGGTACAAAGATGGTAGTAGTAAGTTCTAGAATTGTTGATAGCTTTACAGGATTCGATTTTAGTATTGAGTATGATAAGTTAAATACTACTTCTAGATATGCACAAAGCTTATCTGATTGTGATTATATGGCACCATCTTCTGCGGTACTAGCAAAGGATCTATTATTCATTAACATAACAGATCGCTTAGTACAGGGTAATGTAATTATTACTGCAGCAGGTTGGAGTGTAAATCAAGCTAACCCTAAGAGATGTTACTGTATGATTGAGCTTAATAGTGGCATTACAGTTCATATACCATCAGGACTTAGATCATATATTGGCATACAAGACAAGAGTGGTGTTTATAGCTTCGTACCTTGGACAACTGGTAAGTACACAACTACTAAGGATGGTAAGTATTGTTTCTTGCTTAGTAAGATTGATAATACAGACCTATGGATAACTGACTTAGGTAATTATCCACCTTTTAAGTTAGAGGTTGTTGGTAAATCTACACTAGAGGTTATTATGAATTCACTCAAGCTCAATGGTATTGATGTCTTGAGTAATAAAGTTAACACTGAAAGTACCGGAAAGGATTATTCTAAGTACGATACAATCATCAAGGGTGTTAATCATAGAGGTTGGACAGGCTTAGGCGCAGCGCAAGATACACTAGACGCATATAAGGACTCATTTGCGATGGGTTTCAGGTATGTTGAGGTAGATGTGCATAAGACCAGTGATGACAAGTTTATAATTGGACATAATGACGAACTTCCAGATAGACTAGTTAATCCTGCAACTGGCGCTAAGGGTAGTACAGTTAAGATAGCAGAGCATACACTAGAGGAACTCAAAGCATTTAAAGATTCTAAGGGTGGTACTGTGACTGAGTTGTCTGAATTCTGTAAGCTGTGTAAGACTTATGGACTTCACCCTTATATTGAAACGAAGAAGGCGTTTGATGAGCAGACCATGTATAAGATCCTAGATATTATTACTAGGAGTGGTCTTAATTATAACTTCACTATTATATCTTTTATTGAATGGACACTGGAATCATCTATTAAGTATGATGATAAGATTAGAGTTGGTTTAATCTATGATAAGGTTCAGGATAATACAATAGATGATGTAGTGATGAGGATTAATAAGATAAAGTCTAAGAGTACAAATAGGATCAATGTTTTCCTGGATGCAAATGGTCAATATTTCAAAACACCAAGTGAAGCAGTTATGACAAAACTACTTGCTAATAAACTACCGCTAGAGGTTTGGACTATGGATACTGAGGCTGATGTACTTGCGCTAGACTCTTATGTATCTGGTGTAACCTCTAATACAGTACATGCAGGAAAAGTATTACATGATAAACGATAATTAACAATAATGTCATATTTTACAGTTCCCGAGCTCTGTAGTTCAAATACTGCGGCTCGGTTGAAATTAAGCAATACACCACCACCAGCAATCAAGAAAAACCTAGAAGAGACAATTAAATTTCTAGACTTGATTCGCGTTGAGTGGGGTAAGTATTGTGAAAAACATGGCCTGGCTAATCCATCAATCAAAGTGTCAAGCGGTTATAGGAGTCCAGCAGTTAATAAAGCTGTTGGTGGCGCTCCTACATCGGCTCATCAATTTGGTTATGCAGCGGATTTACAACCAGCTAATGGTAAGCAGACAGAATTTGAGAAGTTCTTTGTGACAGTTTTTTCTAAGCTGGGTCATAAGTACGATCAGATCATAATTGAAAAGAGTAAGACATCAAGGTGGGTACATGTTGGTTATAAGAAGGCCGATGGTACACAGAGAATGATGTGTTTTAACCTAAAAGTATCATAACATAAATGGAAGTAGTAACACTAGGAATCAACAGACAGAATTCAGAAACCAGGGGGGGGAGAGCTTAGTAAGAATTAATAAGAAGAGTGATTTCCCTCTGGCAGTTAGATTATTGAGGGGTGGTCAGGTAGTACCATTTCCAGACTGTGACTTTACTATGGAAGCACACATAGAAGGCAGCACTGATATTTATAGGGCTGAAAGAAAAGGTGGTATCTGTAAGCATTGTAAGCAGGATGGTGATAGACTGATTATATTCTTTGACAATCATAACTTCACAGAGGGAAGACTCTTAATGGAACTTACTATTGAATACCCAGATCCAGACTATTCGGAGGATGGTATTAGACAGGAGCATTTCATAGAGACTGCACCAATTCAAATCGTAGCGGATAATGGTGATGCACTTGATCTCCGCTTACCAGAACCAAAAGTAGTAGAGCGAGTAGTTGAGAAGATAGTAGAAAAGCCAGTTGAGAGGGTCGTAGAGAAGGTAGTTGAGAAGGTAATAAATAATAGCACTTATACAGACCTACAAAAGAAAGCAGCAGAGTGGGTGAGTAGAATAGAAAAGGAATCTATCGATATTACAGGTGAGGAGCAAAGAGTTAAAAAAGTATTAGACATTTTCTTTAAACAGGTTGGGTATGCTGGCTTATCTTGTGTATCGCCTATCTCTTCTACAGGAGATAAATTTTTGTTTAGTGATGTTAGTAGTTCTGATAAAGATTTTGAAGATAGGTTAGAATTTTCTAAGTTTTTACTAGAGGGAATGGGCGGGTATAATACTGCGTATCTCTTTAGTAACTTAAACGCACCAGAATTTGATCTAACTGTTACACTCCCTGATAATACTAAGAATTCTTATGTAGGGTTATTTAGTCCATCTACGTTAAATACTATTACGATAAATGCGGAAGGTGAAGACCTTATATGTCCTTCATTAAATAAAGATGACCTAATAGATTATTACAAAGGTTTATCTATCTTTATTAACTGTACGGCAAAGAAAGTGGTGATCAATATAGATCCTAATTCAAATAATAAAAAAGGCTATTATCTCTTATCTAGTATTATTCAAAGTAACGTAGAATGCTTTGATATTAATGGTGGAGGTAATACATACGATTCGAAATATAGAATTGATAATATCATTAAAAATTTCCTCCCCGATGTAAGAGATAATGAGCACCAGCCTAGCCTTATCTTTAGAGATTATACTGGCGAAGCAACTGAGGAACTAAAGCAGAAGGTACTGGATAAGGGTTACTTGTCTGTTGAATTCTATAAGGGTGATACTAAGGTTTTATAATAAAAAATAATTAGATTATGAGTAGGGTAGTTAGGAGTGTAAAGGGTATGAGTATTAAGAGAGGTGGTTCTCGTAATACTACCCCTATGACTTACAAGATTGACAGGCCTAGAGTTGATCAGATTAAGGAGCTAACAAAAGGTATTAAGTCTGGGATGGGTCTTGATAAGTGCTCCTTAGATGTTATGAAGTTAAGTTAAGGATATGGAATTATTAGAAGGAACAGGTATTGACAAGTTTAATGTAGGTCAGGGTCTTTCATCAGCAATCATGAATCAACTAAATGATGCAATTAATATGAATGCTCGCGCCCTAAATACCCTACTTAAATCTGACATTAACCTGAACGCTGAAGTAGGTGATTATAAGAAGACATTTACATTCAGTGAGGCAATAAATCAAGTACCAGTCTCTAGAAGAATATCAGGTATTAAGTTAAGATATATTGATACCCTTACTAAGACTTGGGTAGAATATGTTTTCACAGGTACCGATTCTAGTGAGTGGGAAGATGAAGGTTGTTGGAATTACAGCCTTAGTAGTATAATTAGTGGAGGAGAGTTTTAATGATCTGGAAAAGCGAAGAAGGTTTTAAGGACTATAGCATCTCTTTATCAAGTCTTAAGAAGTCGTTGGGTATTGAGAAGGTAGACTATGAGGTTAGGCCAGAACTTGCTCCTTACCTAGTTTATATTATCAAGCACCTGAATAACTTACTAATTGATGCAGGTGAGAGTGCTGGTATTGTTGATAAGTTAAGGGTGATTTTTGATGAGCATGAGAGAGGTGCTGATATGATAGTAGGCCTTAAGGGAATGAAGCTGGCTAAGGAGATAGGTATTGAGACGGATAATACATGGGGATCGGTTAATGATTTCTTTGTACCATACGAAGAGGATAGGTTTGTTTTCTGTTGGTCTAATGTAATGTCTAGTCTTATCACTCGTCTTAGATTACAGTATGCAAGTCTCTTAGTGGAACCTATTACTCAAGGTTGTGGTTGTTGTTGTGGTAAGGGTGAAACACAGAAAGATTGGGAAAAATATACTAGTGGTGTTTGGCCTGAGGAAGAAGATTACAGCAACTATGATTATGGAACAACTAGTACAATGGGTCTCGGAAAGGATGGCTCGGAGTGTACTTGTTGTTATAGGAGATAATTAATTTTGAAGTGGAATGAAAAATATAAAAAAATTCAGAAACCTAGAAGAATTTAGGGAGTATAGAGCTACAGATGGTTGGGGTTATCCTGCTATCAACTATGTAGGTACTGATGATGGTGGTAAACAGGTCTTCTACAATAACGAGTTTATCATGAGGTGGTATGACGAAGATACACTCAAGGTACCAGTATTTGCAGGGGATATTAAGTATGATGATTTTAAGACTTGGGTAGAGAATAGTAGTTGGCCTTGTGAGATTAAGAAGGATGGCACTAATTTTAACTACCTGAGGAGAGAAGAAACACTTGATGGAAAAGTAAAGCTAGTAGACAGGAATAGACTTGATAACGGAACGACTAGTCATTATAGTAGCCCAGACAAAGACGATTATTTACAGATGACAGAAATACCTAACATCAACATTGGTCTTTTCTCAGGGGTGGACAATATTAAAGGTTCATATAAGGAGGTTAGATTTAATTTTGATAAGGGCTGTCCAGTGGGTTTTAGAAAGTGGTTTGGTAAGTCTAAGTTCAATAAAGAGCGTGACTGTTATACTAAATTACTTGGTAGGTATGATGCAGTTAATACAGAGGCCGGTTTAGTTTGCTCAGTGGGAAATCAGATAGTGTATTCAAAGAAGTGGGTACCTAAGAAATTTAAGGAAGCTGGACAGAAAACTAATAAGGACTTACTTGGTATTACATACTGGGAGCAACTCGTTCTTAGTTTTATCTTGACTGCCTACTATAAGACATTCAATCATAACAGTATTTTCCCGACCACCTGTAATATTCAAAACAAGGTAACAGGTGAGTCTGATGCTGAAGAGTCTGGCTTGTCAATTGCATATACTACTTACATGAAAGGTGATGTAAACGAGGGCAAGATTAGTAGTTTTAGGTTTATGCATCTTGAAAATCCATTCTTTTTCAATAAGAGAGGTGGTATTTTCACATTTGGATACTTAGTTAGCAAGACAGACGAAGGTGACAAGATATCTATTAAATTTGATGAGGTACTTGCAAATGATGAATACTTAAAGACAGAGGGTTCAGATGTAGTACTAGATGCAACCAAGAGAGAATGGGGAAAAACACCTGGCACTAGATTTATTGGGGAGGTAGACTTATATGGTAACTCTATGAAATCTAGTATCCCTGCCTCATCTACCACTGGATTTTGCGCGTCGATAATCAATACGCATGGTCCAAATAAGTTAGAATCTGAAAAAGGTCTGATCGTTGGTGGTGTTGGTATGTCGGAGAGTCAGGTAAGTGCATTATCTAAGGAAGTATCGTATAATGAAACCGACGCAGATTCCAGTGTTGAGCTCAGGTTTAGATTGACGATGTAAAAAAAAAATAAGAGAGAATTGGTTAGGTATTTATTTCCTTTCCTTTTCTCTCTTTCTTGTTTATCCTAGTTAACCCAGTCCTTAATTCTCTCAGTACATAAGGTAATCAGTTCTTCTCGCCTACTATTACAAGGCGGTATGCTACCAACTGTACTTACTTTCCTATCAACTGACCAACTGTTCTCATTGCAGATCATATTAAAAGCGGTTTCATCTACATCTAACAGATCTTTATAAGTCTTTACATTTTGTACAGTACCCTCTTTATCTCTGAGAATAATATGATCTCTACCCCTATCTAAACAAAGAATGGTATTGTCTAACATTTCCTGGTATTTCTTATAGTACTCAAGTGTATATCTTCTTAAGTCCTCTAAGTCACCAGCTGTTTTATTTTTTCCTAGCCAGTCTATAAATTCTAGGTATGTAGCCTTAGAAGTACTTTTAATAATAGGGCCTTCTTCAGTATTATAACGAACCCCAATAGAAATATAACCGAGTGCAGCAATCCTTGAAATAGGTTTATCCATTTGCTCATCTAGGTACTTCCCAAACTCGCTTCCTAAGACTTGTCTTGGGTAGTAGGCGCAAATATCTAAAGTCTTGCAGAGATGTGGTGCTTTTTTAAATAGTTCACCAATGGCAGGACAAGTATCTATTATATACTCATTCCATAGCTTTTTGATTTCACTACCTATCTTTCCCAGACAGCCCTTACGTACGTCTTCATGAAACTTATCAGAACCTTCTTTGAAAAGAACCTCGTAGTAGTTGCCTAAGGTATATAGGTCTGGTTGACTAATAGATGCACTTAGTAGTTCTGCATCTTTTTCATCTTTACTTAGTAGAGACTCTAACTCACTCACGCTACTAGATGGTTTCAGGTTCTTAGACGTCAACTCTAGTGTAGTATTGCTGGTTAAGAGGTCGAATATCTTTTCTAGTTTCCTATTAATCTTCTTAAGTGATTCTACATAGTTTCCTGCTCTCTCACACAGCCCTTCATAGAATTCTGGGTAGCTTGCTTTGATTTTGTCAGCGTCTATTGCATAAGGTCTGAACATAAAAGGTAAGTCTTCTTCTATTTTTATTCCACCATTTTTGAAGTCTACCCCACTGAATACTTGAGCTTGGTAGTCTAGAATCTTATCTCTCCTACCGTTTTCAAGAGTCGTGGTTAGATTTGGGCGAGATTTTTTAGAAACCCCCAATAAGAAGTCAAAATCTATGTAGCATTCCTGGGTTTTTGCTAGACCTATCAAGTCCATATTCGAGCTAACTTCATCCCAAGCTAGTCTCTGTTCTTTTGTTAGGTGAGACTCTACTGCATCTTCAATATACAGTTTCAAATCATCTCTACATTTTTTGTAATCTTCATACTCACTTGAATTCAATAACCATGAATTTGTAATTTCTAATCTGTCTTTCTTACTAATCATACTCATAAAATAATTGGTTATTACTTATCTATAAGGAATCTAGGACAAAAAAAAGAAGAGACCAGAAATTAATCTAGTCTCTAATTCTCTTAAAGTATATTCTTAAGTTTTTCTATCATACTGTCTAAGTCATAACCTCTTTCAATACTAACTGATTTTCTCCAGGTCTTAAGATAACTCATAATACCTTTAGATCTACAGAAACTTATGAAAAGCTCTGGATCAAAATCAAATAAGTCTTCAACCGTTAACAGGTCTTTTCTATTCTTGAAATCTATTGTATATGTATATTTCTCACTACTGACAATAAACAAATCACTGAGTTTATCATTTACTCGTCTGTAGCTTATCTTAAATATTTCGTTTTGTAGTGTACGAATCCTAGTAATTATTGGCCTTACCTCTGGAATCTTATCTATATTTGAGGTTACCCAATTATTTAGCGACATAAAACTAGATAGACTTACAAACTCACTAATAATCACGGGCGGTTTTTTTGACATCTTACTAAAATCTATCGTAATATTTATAGGTACTACTGCTTTACTGTACTTTTCACTTTTTTCCTCTGTGTAGATTGAATCAAGCTTATTACTATTAATGAACCCAATAATAGAAATACCATCCAGTGTTTCACAGATACCAGGGTGTTTCTGATAAATTTCATAGAGTGCAGGGTTATTATGTATTATGTACAGCTCTATTAGTTTTTTCATCTCTACCGCAAGCTTGTCATGACTTTCTGTAGCATCCCACTCTGATAGATTATGATACCTTTCCTTTATATAATTGCAAATGATATATCTATCACGCACTGATAACTTCCTCCTCAGTATATCTTCTCTAATGTATTCCTTTTTTAACATAGCTTATAGAGTTTTGGTAGTTCTTTTTTAAGTTTTGTCTTTGTCAGATTTTTATCACTAAGTACTTGACCTAACATATCTATCTTACTATTTAAACTTTTACACACACTAACATACCGAATAAGTAAGTTTTTTAAAGTATCATACGCTTCTTTGTTTGTACTCGCCAAGCTTTCAAAACTATCAATAGAATAACTATCAAAAAGTCTAGGTAATTGATCTTTGAAAACTATTGTAAGGTCTCGAATTTCCGGGACAACACTCGTATCAAAAGTGCTGACATACCTACCGTTATATTCTTTAAATCTAGGAAGGATACTATAAAATGTAATACCAAAGTTAGGAAGATATTTCCCTATAAAAACATCAAAGAATGATCGTCTTATATCATCCTGTTTTAGTATACAGGATGGGTTTACATTTTTCGCCTCCTCAATTAGATTTAACATACTTTCTCCCAGCGAACTCTCTACATAGTACTTGACAGTATCTACTATTTCTTTTTTCAACTTAATAATCTCTAAGTAGTCCTTGGACGTAGAAATCCAAGAACTAGTTATTTTTAATCTTACATTATTTTCCATCTTACTTATAAGGTATTGACCTGCGCTTAGATCCCCATAGTTCTCTTATAAGTGTATAATTAAATTATCAATTATGAATATTAGCAAAATTTTAGATCAAGAGAATGTAGAGAAGAACCACCAACTCTATGCAGCTGGACTTCTCGATGTAGTTAATTTCCTAGAAGCAGATCTTTGGGGTCAGCTAGAAGAGGAGAACAGACTTAGAGGTATTGTTAAGACGTACCAGAAAAAAATTAATACTGCATTTAGTAAGATTAATAGCAATACAACAGAGTCTGACATCCTTCTGTTTGGTAAGATCCTCTACTTGCATAAGGGATTACTGAGAAAAGAGTTCAACAGATTAACTACTAAGAGGTTATCTCCAGCTGATGCATCTATTACTATCATAAGACGCTTACTTAGTATTATACTTGAGGTTGAAGATATTGAAGGTAAGGCTGAAGTAGAGAGTGTTAAAGAGGTAATAGATAATCTTTGGGAGTATATTAAGAACAGATCAAAGAATGATTCCTTGTTTAACTTAGCGGATGTTGTAAAAACTAATCTCAATAAGGGAAGTCTTGGAAAATATGCGCTCGATGAATTTACCCTCAAAGAGCCAGAGTACACAAAAGATCCTATTCAAGATGATGGGGTCCGATTAAATGAAAGTAGTGATGCAGCTAACAAACTACTTGAAATAGAAATGTAATAGGAATGGACAGAAAAACAGTAAATACACTGATTGTTGATGATAATGACTTTGAGTGTAAGAAAGATCGCAGTAAGGTAACATTAGATGATATTAAGATGTCTAATATTGGTTTTATTGCGAGTGACCTAGAAAAGTATCCAGTAATTATCTATAAAGGTAGGCTTGGTAAGAAAGCGCTAAAATTGGATATCTAGGGAATGAAAAAAAGTCTAAGGCCGGAGAATTAAATCTCTAACCTTAGGCTTTAATTTTTTTTTGTTCTAACCAAGTACATAGTTTAGAACAGTTTTTTCTCTACCTAATTTCTCGTCATACTCTCTATCTAAGCATACGAGGTTGTCATAGTTGTAAGGGTAGAACATTAGATATTCATACTTAAATGAACCTCTATTTCTACTAGACGTTACTTCTACTCCATCCTGCTCATCGAGAATATCAAGTAGTATGTTTTTTGCAATATCGACCGTAATACCACACTGCTCATTTTCTTTGAACATTGGGTATGATAGTCTACATGCTAAGAGTGAATCTTGTACGACTATATTTCTAATGTCACTACAAGAACTTTCTAAGATAGATTCCGAAAGTTTTATGTTTTTCATGAACATAGTTAAAACTTCATTCTTTGGTCTATCTCCATACTCCTCTAGTAAATTTTTATACTGATCAAGATATTTATCAACCTTAATCATTGCTGACCTTTCTTCCCACTCACCTTCATCTGTAAGTGCTTCAAAAGTAATCAACAAGTAGCCATCTAATTCGGCTTGTAGTTTGAGGTTTCCCCACATACTGAAATACTTATCTTTCACCTGTTCGTAAAAACCTTCAACTCTTTTTCCTAGTTCTTTATCGAAACGTCCAATGATAGTAGATAAGAAATCCCTAATATCTACGCTTCCATTTTTGAACTTAGGACCTCCATCTACATACGCTGATTCAGGTATTGTAAATAAGAAGTCAATATAATCAATGCCATCAACCCATGTCTGTCTAATGTGAACGACATTTTCAGAGCCGTTTGCATTGGAGGTATTGATACAGTCTTCGCCAAAGTCTGCATTTTCATATACAACCTCCGTATATAGATCTCTTACGAAGTCCTTGGATTCTGCTACGTTCCCTGTTTCGGTACTTGTTATCGTTCCATCAACTTCGTCAATCTTATAGCCTGCCTCTTCAAGTACTTTCGTGTTTTGTTTTTCACGTTCTTCTAGTACTTGTAATTTTTGTTTAGATCTCTTATAAATCCAAACACCTACTGCGGCAATGAGTAAAGTACCAATGCCTAATTTAATTACTTTGTTCTCCATTATAATATCGAACTTTAGGTTTTTATTATTAGACTTTTATTACCTCACTCCGTTGTTAAACTTTGTAAATCCACCACGACGATTACCAGGTCTATTATCCCTGCGATGATCATGGTGACCTCCTCCGTTGTTATTGTGTCTATCTCCCTGACGATCACTACCACCAGGTCTTACATTACCCCACTTATAAAGGGTTGTGACTGTGGCAACAATTCCACCAATTGCAAGACCCGCAAAAATAGCTGAACTTGCATAATTGTCACTGTATGACTCGAGGACTGTTCTTTTACCGCCCTCTCTCTTACCATTGTTATTACTACCAATGATTCTAGACATCAATTCTAATTTCTTAAACATAATTTGTTCTCCTTTGTTTTATTTGTTGTTACTGTTTCTTCTCAACTCCTTAAGCTCTCTCTTGCTCTTTCCGAGAGACTTATTTGTTAGGTCTGCACCAACTGCTGCAAGTGCACCTACTACTAACACTAGGAATCCTGCCTTTACTGCAAAAGATCCCATCTCGCCTAATGTGTCGCTTACTACTACACATCCTCTTCCGAACTTCTGCTTACGTTCGATTCTCTTTACTAATTTCTCACTCTTCATATAATTAATTTTAATTGTTAATAATTCATGTTTATTTTCTAATTATAAGGTTTTTAGGGGAATCTAGTTGAGGTGGATAAAAAAAGAGTGCGACAGTATTTCTGCCACACTCAATTCAATTAATAACTATCTGGAGAACTAATCCTTAATTTCAGATTTGGTTTCTTCTACAGTTTCTTTAATCTCTTCAGCTTTCTCTTGATACGCTGATTTAATCTCAGCATACTTTGACTTAACTGCTTCGCAAATTTCTTTGCGTTTGATTACTACAGCACTAACAGCTGCACCGAATATAGTTCCAAAAATGAATTTTCCCATGATTCTTCCTCCAATTTTTAGTTAAAATTGTTAGTATTATTGTACTTATTAGGACGGTTGTTATTCCAACCTCCCTTGTACTTGCCCTCCCATTTGTTATGGTTAGGTTTCTGCTCTTCTGACTGAGCAGCTGTAGTCTGAGTTTCCTCAGCTACTTCTACAGGAGCTTCCTCCAATACTGGAGTCTCCTTCTTAGCAAATGCATTCTTACATGCATTCAAACCATCGTTACCTAGGGCAACGATCTTCTCACGAGCCGTCTTAGACCCGATCAGTACACCAACAGCAGTACCAACTGCTGCAGCTACAATCTTACCACGATTTCTCTTAAAGAAACCTGGCTTTTTCTCTACTTGCTGAGCTACTGTCTCAGCTACGTTCTCTACTACTTTTTCAGCAGCATCTTTTAAATTCTTGTTCTCCATAACTTTATATTTATGAATCGTTAATAATTTGTTAAAATATCTCTTATAAATGTTTTATTATTTTCTCATATATAAGGTTTCTAGGACATTTTAGACGTCAAAATCTGTGGAGCCTATTTTTACATCAGGCGGGTGTATCTGGGGTGACTTAGAATCCTTATATGTGATTAGAATTTCCATTTATATTTAATATGATGTATTTTATTAGATTGAGACTTGGCCGTGAGGTTAGGTCTCAATTATTTTTTTTTCATCACCCCAAGTTTTTCCGCCTGTTCATATAAATAACCTATCAAGTGCGCCCCAGGTTCCCCACTAGTACTAATACCTCTAGTGGTTAGTATATTTTCAACTAAGTGATAAAATTCATGTACTAATACTCCACCTAAGTCTCTATCTTTTGCACTAATATTATCCAGTTCAAGGCAGATCAAGTACTTATTATCCACTACACAACCTCTACTAGTAAGGCCGCATGCATTCCCTAGTTGCTCCTTGAATCTCTCCTTTAGTTGATTATCTTCCGTATACTTCTCTGCTTCCTTGTATATTTCATCAAGTGTCCCTACCAAGATAATGACCCCTGTAAAATACACATCTATATCAATACAATACTTCTCCATAATAATAAAGAAAGAGAGCATACTATTTCTAATATACTCCCCCTTGTTTTTTAGATATTACTTTCTAACCACCTACAAGTCTCACTATCAATATCATGCGACGCCCAGCCACATAGTGAAATATCTACCACTAAGACTGCACATTTCCTGTCTGGATCAAACCCATCTACCATATTTCTAAGGTCTGACGGCGTATGTGAGTCTGTTGATACTACGTATGTGTTTCTATTGACTTGTCTTATTTTTCTTCCAAACTTCCTACCTAGTTTTTCAGTGACCTCCAAGTATCTCTGTGCAATATCCTTACTTGGTTTCAGCGAGAAGGTAATTAGAAAAGCTGCCATACTACTCCTCCTCGTGTGCTCCGTTTTCCATCAACCACTCTTCAATCAGCGTCTCAGTTACTTCATTCTGTTGACTAGCCTTCTGAATACTCTCCCAGATAGCTTCGAACTGCTTATCCGTGTATTCAATCTTAGACTTGTCACGATCTCTGAGAATCTGATCAACTATTTTCTGGATAGTCTCAGCATCTTCTGGATCTGCTGCAGCTTTTACTTGTACTGTGAGCTGTCGGATGTTATACTCCTTCTTAACATCTTCATCATCGCCCATTACAAACTCCTTAACAGCTGAGCCAGTCTTTTTGAGCACCTCCTTAGCACCGCCAACCAAGTCTTCTCTCGTTGACTTAGGATTCTTCACAGTTTCTACAAAGTCCTTAATACTCTCTTTAGGACTCTTAGACATTTCACGAGCATCTTTGACAGCTTCGGTTAGCTCTTCTTTTACTACATCTGCCATTATTGCAGCCTTCTTCAAAAACTTTCTGATCTTACTCATACTTTTTAGTTTATATTCACTAATAAGGGTTTTAGCGGTTCTCTTAGTTTCTTGTACCTCGCAGTAGTTGTCAGAATAAAACCTATTACCAAGTATCCTATCAAGGTTCAGGGCGATTAATTCTGCTAGCTTATCATGACCGAAACAGAATTCCTCAGGGTGTCTTAGTATGTACTTAAGATCAAATAGTACATACTTCTCTACTTCCCCCGATTCACCTCCTCTGGTAATGGTAGACAATTCATTTCTACTACTCATTATAAACCTAAGCATTTCATGTTCTAAGATTGTCATGTACCTCAGAGTGATGTTTCCATTGTTAGTATTAGGTCCATCATCTAGTCCGAAAAAATGTAGGTCCCCAGGATTTACAACAAGACCTGTCTCCTCTAGTAATTCCCTGACTGCACCTCCTCTAATATATTGGTCTGCAAAATCATAGTACCCACAAGGCATACAATACAGGCCTACATTATCAGGGCAACCAGGACCTCTCTTTTCAAACAAGAATAATAGGTTTTCAGTTGGATCATAGCCCTTATCATTCCAACAACACACTGAACATACTGTGGCAATGCTAGGAGAAAACCACCTAACTTTACCATCTTCCTTACACGTGAATGGTTTGTTTGTTTCCATAATTTTTTGTAATATACTCTAATTTTTCTCTGAATTCCACTGGACTTATTCCTGCCATTATTACTACGGCGGGAACATGTCTCTTACTCATGTCCTTCACAAATAACCAGGGAACAGCACCTAGGTTAATATCTTCTACTGACCAAGGACAATTACCTCCGCCGTAATCCTTTGGCAGCTTATAATCTAGTGGGTATGTGCTGAAATATCCCTCATCATCCTCACTACCAACAAATGCAAAAGGTACCTCTATTATATCTCCCTCAACATCCTCATACGGTCCCCCTGCATTACAATCATAGGGTACATCATTCCAGTCATCACCCCATTGTTCTAAGAGATCAAGTCTTGTAAAATATGCGGAGTGTGTTCTACTGGTTTGATCGTATTCTGGATTAGGTAGGTCTTTGTATACTACCTTAGGATTATACCACATTACACCATACTTCTCAACATAATCCTTATACTCCTGAGTCTTCATATATTCTCTAGTGTCATCAGTCATCCTATATACGGTGGGACTAATTTCATCTAGATAACAGAGCTTGTAATTATTCAGGCTCTCATCGATTTCATTTAATAATACTATCTTACTCATGGAAATACTTGTTTGAATGGTTTAATATTACCTCCCATTACATTTCGCTTACTGTTTTTATCCTCCAGCACTGCAAAACATATCTGACTAAACATATTCTCAAACTCAGATTCACTTAGGACTTCTCTGAATGATTCTGCTGTCTGTAGTGGATTATTACCATATGCACCACAACCAAAGGCACCAAGCACTAATTTTCTATGCCCCTCCAGTAATGCTATCCTAAGTATTGTCCTTATCTTACCTTTCAGCGTTGTCAAGTCCTTCTCCATCATTTCACCATTACTATTTAAGTCTGGTCTTTTAATGGCTGGTACTGTGATAATTGAGCAGGTGAAAGGGTCCGATAAGTAGCTGTAAGACGTAGCGGCTCTAAATACTGTTACGTTCCTGCTATATACCCCACCAAATTCAGATATAGGATATGCTTGCTTCACCAATTTATCACCGAACATACCTAGCCGCTTTTGATCACAGCTATATAAGGACCGAACTAAACTGCTCCTCCTACACAGCTCTTCTTCCTGTGCTTTAGATCCTCTCTCAACACCACCACCAGGACAATAGAAGGATGCCATATTAAGTACAGCACAATCAGGACCTAGTTTTTTAGCAGCGAGTAGTGTATCTGTGTTCTCTACCCAAATCTTAGTAGGGCCAGAGGGAGCATAGTTTTTATTTTTCACACTCAATGTTCTCTTATAGTATCTAGTAGTTGGTAAGGTTAATTCATGCCACTTACCGTCAGAATCTAGATATCCTTCATTACTAATTACATCACAAGTGTCTTTAAAAATCTCTACTAATTCACTTTTAGATTTTGTCATGTCTCTTTGATTAATTTATATTATTAAGGATTATAGGCTTATTCCTTCTACTACATTACTACCTTGTTTTAGCATACTTAGTTCATCATAGATTTTTCTCTTGAGTGTACCTGGTTTAGGGAGGGGATAGAAAACAGTACCTCTATTATCCCATAACCAATCATTTAGGTCACTCACAGGGGAACCAAATATTGTCTCAACTTCAGGCTCATAGTAGAACCATTCATCTAAGAACTCAACTTTATAATCGGCAAGTCTTAGGTGAAGTTTTAATTCCATCGCCCTATCTCCCTCACGCCAAGCAATAAATTCGCCCATTGGATTATGTAGGTTATATGCGGTTTCTCTTGTCTCCTTACTACCGTCCCCTGTATAACCTACCTTAACTGCTTTCCTTGAACTCTTGAAAGCACCTGTACCGAATAAATATAACATAATGAAAAAATAAAAATGCCAACATTACCTCGACACAAAACAAACGAGGTAGGCATTTGACCAACATCTTAAAATTACTCTTCTTACTCTTGATTAATTTATGTACCTATTATTTTCCGGTACCTTTTCTACATTTTCACAAATTCTATCACATTGCCTGGCCTATTGATGTAACAAGTGGTAATTCCTGTGTATGGATTGGTAGTGTACAGTTTAACATTGTACGGCTCACCTTTCTCATTGACCATACCATCATAAGAACGACCCATCCAGTCTGTACTTAAGTCACCAGGGACTGTTTGATATCCTGAGTAACCTGTCGATAAGCTAGGGTCGTTGATTAAGTTATATGAATTCTTATCAAATAACCTATTAACATTACTAGCTACTGACGAAAGTGACTGAATAATCTCCATAGTTCCACCGCAAACCATCTGACCAATTTTCAGACCATTCACTACGTTACGTCCAAATTCACTGTTCATTGCATTACCACCACATTGATTCTGAGGCTGCGCTTGAACTCCTGTGTTGTAGGATGGATTTGAACCCCTTGGAGGAACTGTTGAAAAACCACGCTCCTTGATTTGTTGTTCTGCTGGCATTTCATCAATACTCTGAGGTCCTTGGTTAGAATTACTCTTACCCAATTCCCTGATACCTGCAAATACAACTGCACCACTTACTGCTGCCACTAATACTTTAAGACCTAGAATGGCAATTTTAGAATAATTAAGATTCATCTAAGATTCTTTTAAATGTTTAACTAAAATTTTTCTTTTTCTCATAATAATTTTACTAATCTACCAGTCGGATAATTGATTCTCTAGCGCTATTTTTTCGATTCAAATATCTTCACATATAAGGAATAGAGACCTTTGTAATACGGAAGCCTTCAATCCCTTAACTATGATAAGGTTAAGGTTTGTCACCAATGAATATATTATGTCCGTGTAGGAAATAAGGGGGCATTAGTGTAGTTCAGGCTGTAAAACATGAAATCAACTTGAGTGCAGCCATAATTCCTACTATGCTGTTGTGCAAAACTTGAGAGTAGTGATATCCTGGCCTTATCATTTTTTTTCGTCCCCATGGAAATAAAAAAGAAGGAGAACTTAACTGTCTCCCTCTTTATTTTCTTTTTCTTCTTTACCACAGCACCAGTATTTTACTGTTGCTTTAATCTCTTTCCATACCACACTCAGAAATGTTACTGAGAGTGGCTTCTCTGTAATATTATTCATATCTTAAAATATTATTCGGTTAAATACTCTACTAATTCTCTCTTGACTTTGTGGAGCCCATGCATGATGAGCTTACCAACTATTATCGATCCAATTACTAGAACCATCATCGTTGTATAGATGATTGTCCAAAATAAGATCCAACTTTGATCTACTGTCATAATTGTATGTATTTGATTGTTAATATCTTTATTACACTAATAAGGGATTTAGGACATCATAGGGAGCAAAAAAGAGTAGCCCAATCTCACGACTAAGCTAACTCTCCCAATAAAATTATAATTATGACTTTTGTATACTCACTTATAAGGTTCCTAGGGCTTTTAATTACAGACCTAACTTATTAAGCACCATTTCTACGTTGTGCTTTATGAGTACCTTATCACTATCACTCCACTTATCTTTTTTCATTTGAAGCTCTAGTGTTTCTCTTGCATTCAGCTGTGCATCCATCTTGGTAAATCTGCTACATTCCCAGTCAATTACGGCAGCTGTCCAATCCACCTTGCACCAACCATGTAATTTACCATAGTCTAGGTGATGGTCTGCATGTGTTCTGTGAAATTCTTTGACAGTAGGATACTTACAGAATAATTTTAACCAGGGCTTTTCTATGTCATGGAGTAGGTATTTCCATCTCCAGACTTTATGATTTAGCGCAGTCATTTGGAAAGCAGACCAATGTGCAAACCAATACTTAAAACTACTCCTATCACTCCTACGAAAACCGAAATCCCTGGCAAGAAACTTTCTAATCTCTTCAACTACCTGCAAGCTGAATTTTTCGACATCATCCCCATCTTTAAATTCAATTAATACTGTCGGAAGGTATATTTCTGAGTTAACCTCGTGGTATCTCAACAGTTTTACACCCTCTTCTGGATGTTTAAAATCAAGAGTCAATGATGTATAACCTTTACTTTCTTCAAGGAAATCTAGACATATTACATACTCGTTTTTATTCTCCTTAAGCTCCTCTAACTTAGCACCATACGTAGATAGTTCATTGATCTTACCACATAGGTACTCTGGTGTTAATTTTTCTTCCATTTTTATCGTTTCAAATGTTACTACTTCTGCATCGGGTGATAGTTTGAAATACTTCTCGTCATCACAAAATAGCGGAGAATTATCACCAAACCTAGCGTTCATAAGGTCTTCAAATTCTGCAGACTCTTTAATAAATGGTTCACACTCGCTTATCTTATCCGTGGGTGAGTAGGATACAAGAAATATTCCTTTATCCTCGCTGTAATTAAATCTGATCGTTAACCACCTATAACGACCTACTAAGTACTTAAACCAATCTCTAAGTTCTTTTTCTATCTTACTTTTCATAATACGTGTATATTGAGGGACTGTATAAGTTAACATTATCATATCCCACATCCATTACTTCTTCTATATAATCTTTTACTAGTTCACAACTTCTGACTAATGATTTCTCACTAAGCTGATCTTCCCAAAGTTTATTAGTAGTTAGGCTCCCATTACTGTTAACTATTATTGACTTAACCTCTAATTTTCCATCAGGCTCATTAATAGTAATTGTAAGTTCCTCTGAATTTCCTTCTAACTTTACAATAAGGGTTTCACAAGGAACAGCACTAGTAAAATCGTAGACTTTGTATTTACTACCAACTAGTCTACTCATTAATCTTGTTTTTATTGTATAACTATCTAATAACATTTCATCACCTCTTATCATTGTTTTCACTAAAGCGGACTCTGTATTATTTACACAGGTAAGGGTTCTAGGGCCGTGAAACTAGAAAGCCTTAAAAACCTTAATAGTGTAATGAGAATTAAAATTTTATCTTATGTTAATATGTGTAATATGTTAAGAAAAATTTTAGTAGATTGCCTTTGTTCATCGGTGACAAGTAACGGTTCGAATCCGTTCAGAGGCACTATGAGCTATTCCACAGATAGTTCATTAATAATTAACGTTAATTTTATAAATCAATTAAGATGAACAAATTTTTAATCTACACAAGTAACTTGGATAGAAATCCAAGAAGCATGCGAGATGTTATTAAGTTTGCTCAGCAGACTCCAAAGTTCTACCTAGCAAATGTAGAGCTCAGTGATGTACTAGGAGATGTCCGAGAAGGTGATAATATTATCACTAAGAAAGGAAACTCTATCTATGTGATTAGAGCAATCTCCGAGTCAGTAGATGACTGGTCAGATGAGACTAGGGAGTATGTAGAAGAACTTTCACGCCAGTATGGACTTAAGAGGTGTAATATTACAAGTATTGCACAGGTGGTTAAGTTTGAGACCTGGTGTAAGCAAGGAAGAGCAATTATTAACAAAACAACAAAAGAAAAAACAATGGGAAGTATTAGCAATCTCAGCAAGTCAATGTTTGCAAAGTTCATGCCTGCAAAGGCAGAGGGTGTTCGCGTATCAATGGATGGTAACATCTGTGTTGAAACTAGCGAGGGTTATGTAACAATCGACGCCAATAACAAGTTGGCATCTTACCCAGAGGAGTTCACAGTTGACCTTCCAGTGTTCACAATTTGCAAGTCAATTGATCAGTTGGCAGTTGGTGATATCATCAAGTGTCCTAAGAGCTATGCTAAGATCACGAAGATCGAGGGTGAGAAGTTGACAGCGATCAGCTTTACCGGTACAGGTAAGGTTGTTCACACCATCAAGGATATCTTGTTCAACCAGACAACAGTTCGCGTTGTTGTATCAATGGTTGGAAACATTGGTGGTCAGATGAACCCAATGATGATGATGGCACTTATGGACAAGGAGTCTGGATCTGGTAAGGGTCTTGACACAACTGCCTTGCTTGCTATGATGTCTATGAACCAGAACGGTGGAAACCTTGGCATCAATCCAATGATGATGATGCTCATTGGTGGAGGCGATGATAAGTCATCACTCAAGGATCTTCTACTCATGTCTGCAATGACTGGTGGTAATGGATTCAATATGTTCCAGGGCTTCGGTGGTATGCAGCAGGGTCCAGCAAAACCAGCAGCAGAAGTAAAACCTGAAGGGGAAGGCGCTGCTGAGTAAGTAGGATTATTGAGATAGGTACTTTTCTGTGGGAAGTACCTATTTCTTTTTAGAATTAGGATAGTATGAGTAATGCAATTTTTAGATTCTTAGGTTATTATACTGATTACGAGTATAAGATTCAAGGAATGAAGGATTATAAGAAAGCTGGTAATACAGCTTGTTTTGCTGAGGCCCTTCAAAAAATGAGATCTAATTTTGAAACGTACGAAAGGTTTAGCGGGTCTTACAAAATCAAGATCTATAGAACACAGTATCAAATTAGTAAGAGTAAAAGCAATTTCTGCCTACTTAGTAAGAAAGAGATCAGAGATTATATAAATATTCTCAAGAAAGTAGTTAATTTCAAGTGGAGATTCTTGAAAGATAATAAAGACTATTTTACTGTCAAAGCGGATATTCCAGAGAGTTATAGAACAGCACATAAGGCAGTTCTATTTTGGATTAGAAACTTATACGAGTTCCCATTTAATGTACTTGTGAAAGATGCTGAGTTATTCAGAAAAGATCATAAGTATAGTTATATTGGTGCTCTCAATATACATAGACTTGTTTATATCTCTAATCATCTTAAAGAAGATTGTCATTCAATGTTTAAGCATGACTATAAAAATCTTGGATCATTGGATGAATACAAGAGAGCGTTTAACTATGAGGGGGATTACGGCTTGTCTGATGCAATTCGTGATATTGCAGATAGTATCAAAATAGATAATCTTGAGGATCGTACTTGTTCCGACTTAGATGAGCTTAGGACTCTTGAATTTTGGACTGAACCAGATCAAGACTGTCCACTAAGGAAAGATAGGTTTGAAGTGTACAGTAAGAATTTAAAACATTATACTAGAAAAAGATGAAAGTATTTGTAGTAGGACCAGCAGTTTATTATGCTAAGTTTTTGAAAAATGTAGAACTAGTAGAGAAACAAGAAGATGCTGATGTGGTATTGTTTACAGGTGGTGAAGATGTTGATCCAAGCACCTATGGACACCGCCGACATCCTCGCACATATTCAAATATACTGAGAGATGAGGAAGAAATCGAAGTGTTCAAGAAGATTCGTAATGATCAGCTTGCATTTGGTATTTGTAGAGGCTCTCAGTTCTTATGTGCAGTTAACGGCGGAAAATTGGTGCAAGACTGTAACAATCATGCAATAGGTGGTACACATGAGATAACTGATGGAAAGTCTGTGTACGATATAACATCAACCCATCACCAAATGCAGTATCCATATAACCTGGGGGATTCAGAGTATGATGTTCTCTACAAGTCACTAGAAAATAGGTCAAACTATTATGAGGGAGACGATGAAATAGATAGTGACAAGATAGAGAAACTTGGAGAGCCTGAGATTGTACTGTATAAGGTAGAGGGAAATCCAGTATCTCTTGCAGTACAGGGACATCCAGAAATGATTCCTACATCACCAGTTGCGGAGATGATCAGTGAGTTAGTTGAAAAATATAGTAAGGAGGTTAAGAAAGTATGAGACTGAGAAACATTACAGTAGGTGCAGATCCAGAGCTTTTTATAGTAAATGAAAAGACTGGAAAAGTAGTATCATCAATCGGTATTATCCCAGGTGAAAAGGGAAATGCATGGAAGTCTGATGATATGCCAGAGGGATTTGGCATTGAGGTAGATAATATCCTAGGCGAGTTCAATATTCCACCTTGTAAGACTAAGGAGGAATTCATTAACAATATCGAATATATGAAAGACTATATTGATAGGTTTGTTAAGGAGAAGAACCCAGACTTAGGAATTCAGTGTATTGCGTCAAGAGAAGTAGATGAAGATCAACTACAGTCAGATGAAGCTAAGCTCTTTGGTTGTAGTCCTGATTTCAATGCTTATACTGAAATGGAGAATGAGAAGCCTGATGGTGAATCAACAAATCTTAGGTCAGCGGGTTTTCATATTCACATTGGATATGATAACAATGACATAGATACTTCAGTCCAGCTTGTTAAGTACTTGGATCTCTACTTAGGGGTTCCAGCAGTAATTGATGATCCCGACAAGAAGAGAAGATCACTCTATGGTAAGGCAGGTTCATTCAGACTTACACCTTACGGAGTTGAGTATAGGTCATTATCTAGCGCTATGATGAAGGATAAAAAGACCCTCAAGAAAGTTTGGTATAGAATTGTATCAGCCATAGATGCATTCAATTATGAGAAAGAACTCCCATCATCTAGTGCAGTAAGAAAAGCGATTGATAACAGTTCAGTTGAGATGGCTAAGAAATTAGTTGAACAATATGACTTAGTATAAAGTTATGTGCGGAATATTTGGAATAATTAATAAAAAGAAAAGCGATTTTGATAAGACAACATTTAATGTCTTAGGTATTAATAATGACACTAGAGGAGGTGATTCTTGTGGAGTTTTTATTGATGGTCGCTATGAGTATGGTGTAGACGATAAGAGTTACTATGAGGAATTTTTTGAGACAAGTAAGATCTTAAAGACTACCACTAAGTGTACTATTGCAATCGGTCATGATAGGAAGGCAAGTGTTGGTAAGATTGATAAAACTACTGCACAGCCAATAGTCCTCAAAAACAAAAAAGGCGAGGTAGAATTTGTAGTGATTCATAATGGAACTATCTACAACTATCTTGACCTGGCTAAGAAGTATATCCCAGGTGTTAAGATCGACGGCCTAACAGATTCACAAGTTATGGCAAGAATCTTTTACTACAAGGGATATGATGTACTAGAAGAGTATAATGGAGGTGCCGTTTTTGTAGTCGTTGATTATAGACAGCCAAAACCTAAGGTACTATTTTTCAAGGGCGCATCTAAGAAGTACAACACAGGCAAGGAGATGGATGAAAGACCATTCTACTTCTCAATTGATCCAAAGCAAGGGTTAGTATTCAGCTCTATCAGTACATACCTTAAAGCACTTAGGCCAGAAGGAGAGGTATATACTATCAAAGCTAACCAACTGATAGATTACAACAATGAGACCTGTAAGATGACAATTATTAAGAACGTTGACAGGTCTAAACAGCAACAGACAAAGGAATACACGAACAAGTATAGTTTTGCAAGTGAGATTCCTTCTAAGTGGGGCGGTTATAGTAACAGTAAATACAGTTGTAGTGGGTATACAGAATCATCCTATGTGAAGGTTGACTATCTCAGTAATACCTATTCAAACAAAAAGGGTAAACTACATGGAGAGTATCATATGACAAGATATGGAAAATTCGTGAGCCCTGGTAGTAAAGATTCAGAAGTATTTAATGTTTGGTTCTTTAATGGTATTGCGCTGAAAGGAAGGGAGGAGTTTAAGTTTCTTGAGTATTTTAACAAGAAAACAAAGCTAGATATCAACAAGTTCACAGAGAGATATCAGAACTTAGTGAGGTCAATCAGTGTGGATGGCCTGTACTGGAAGGAGATAGATGGTGAAGAGTATCTAGTCAAGGCAATTAGTACTGATGATTTCCAGAAGTTTACAGGTGGCTTTCAGATGTTAGGTCAATCTAGTAATAAACAGTACTTAGTTGGAAGGTATACTGGTGACTGTTACTCTGGATTTGATAGACCTTTCGTATTTAGAGATGAGAAAGATAAGTTCAATATCAAAAGCTTCTATAAGATATGCAAGTTATTGATGAAGTCAGCGGTAATAAAATAGATGCGTTTTCAGCCATCAAGGTAATCGTTGGGCTGAATAAAGAAGATGAGACTCTTATTTATGGTTATATAGATTCAAAACATATGAACCTAACTAAGAGAGTACTAGTAGGTTCCAGAGGTGAGATTATGTATGTACTTACTACTAAATTCCCTGAAGATGAACTATTCTTCAGTAGGTATTATGGTTTGTATAGGACTAAGATAGGACTCTCTCAAGCAGATATACAGAGAGAATCTAAAATTCTAGGTAAAGGTAGTTTTCCGTATAGCTTTGAAAGGATGTACGAAGCAGTTGACAACTTTCAGATATTCCAAGACAAGGATAAGCTGATTGATACTGAATTCAAGCACCCTCTCGCTAAACAGATGAACTATACATTTGGCTTAGAGTTTGAGACATGTAAGGGCTATATACCAGAGGATATTTGTTTCAGAGATGGACTTATACCGCTTAGAGATGGATCTATTAGTGGACTTGAGTATAGTACTTTGGTGTTGCAAGGAAATTCTGGACTATCTATGTTAAAACAACAGATAGGTACTTTACAGGAATATACTAGGTTTGATAAAGACTGTTCCTTACATATTCACTTCGGCGGTTATCCATTACAGGCTGATAAACTATGGGCGCTTTATTCAGTGTGCTATAGAATTCAGAACAACCTTAAAGGATATGTACCTAAGTTTACATTTTATAGTAGTAGGTATAAGAGTTCTGGGAAGGATTATTGCAAATTCTTACCAGATTTCGATAGCTTTAACGAACTATATGAAACTTTTGTAGGGAGAAGATTCTTTGGTGACCTATCTCAACCACATCCAAATGATCCTAAGAGATGTGCTAAGTGGAGAATCCCACATAGATATTATTGGGTTAACTTTATAAATGCAATGTGCTATAAGGTTAACAAGACAATCGAATTTAGATTACTTAGACCAACATTTAATTATGCAAAGATAACATTGTGGATGTATGTGTTTAATGCAATCCTAAAATATGCCGACAAACATTCAGATACTTGTCACTTAGGCCTAGATAAGTCAAGCCTAATGATTTCGGATATACTGGATGACGTCTACCCAAAGAGACTTGCTAGTAAACTTAAGACTAGATGGAATCGTCTTAGCAAGGCAGTGTTAGATCAAGAAAAAAAGGGTGATTACATTGGCAGTAAGGTTGACATAGATAACAAGTACATACCAGTATTTGAAATAATCTAAAGAACGAAAAGAAAGTAGTAGAAAGTTAAATTCTACTACTTATTTTTTTTACAATTCCTCAATCCATTTAAGAACGAGATTGATACAAGACTCTACATCATCCCAGTGACATTGTTCGTATGGTTGATGCATGTTTCTGTTAGGCAAGCTCAATAACATAGTCTCACAGTTTGTTGCATGTTCCTGTATAGAACTCGTATTAGTACCCCCAGCTCTACCAACACCAATCTGATAAGGGATGTTATTCTTATCAGCCAAGTATTTCATAGTGTCACCAATTCTTCTTGACTTAGCTGGGCCATATTCAATTACTACACCCTTGCCCAAACTAATATCACCATACATTGCTGAACTGATACCAAGATCTTTTTCAGTACTTGGGCAAACGTCAAAATCGATGCTTATTTCGGGGTCAACTCTTCTGGCTAGTACTTTTGCGCCCCTTAGTCCAGATTCTTCACCCGCTACACCTGCACCAAATAATGTAATGTTCTTTTTCACGAGCAAGTCTTCATCTACCCTGCGCAAGATTTCAGCCACGATATACACCCCGAGTTTATCATCGAGACTATTACCGACGATAAATTTACCTGAAGGGCCAAAGTTGATATTCTGTTCATACTTTGGATAGACCATGAGAGTACCTACACCAATACCAAGACCTTCAAGCTCCTTCTTATTAGTGCATCCAAAGTCAAGGCATAAGTCCTCCATCTTAGCAATACTATCATACTCGCTTCCTGTCTGAACATGTATCGCCTTGTACTGAATAATACCATCTACCATACCTTCCTTAGTAAGTGCAGAGAGTCTAGAACCAGGCAAGACACGACGATCTTCACCACTAATTCTAACAATCTTACACATACCAGATTCAGTCACCTCACTCACTAAGAAACCAAGTTCATCATAGTGGCCTGATAGTAAGATAGGGGTACCATTGATTGCACCTTTTGTAAATACTGAGTTCTGAAATTTGTCTGTAAATGCATGTCGACTGAAATCTGACATGTGATTGTTAAATACATCAACAGCTGCATTCTCATAACCTGTTGGAGATGGTGCCTCCAACAATTCCTCTAAGAACTTTTGATTTTCTTTCATTTGTTTTTCTATGTTTTTATTCATTACAATATTAAGGTATCTAGGGTAATACAGAGTCCGCTTCAGGGCCCTCAGAAAATGACGTCTAGGAAGCCTCAAAATCCTTATTAGTGTAATGATAATAAAGCATTACCTGAAGGATATTAGAACTAGATTCTAGTATCCAATTATATTTTCATGTACTTGAAACGAATAGTACTAGTATTATAATGAGCCTGAAGGTGGTCTACGGGAGATTATAGTATGAATAATTTAATGGGGTGACATTAACTTCGGCTTGGCGAAGTAAAAATAGTAGACGTATTTCACTATTAATCAGTGATTGATTTGAAGTGGGAGTTTGTTATACCCGTGAAATATATAGGCCGAGCGCGTATAAAGGTTTTAAGGACACATTATAACAGACCTACATTTAGTGGGACTGTTTGTGTAACAAAATAAAGATTAAACTATAGCGAAGAGTTATAGTTGGATATGTATGGACTGAACATGAGGAATGATCAGCAGCAATATCAAAACACAGTAGTCAGAATATTATGACGAACTGAGAAATAATAGAATGTATGTATTGACAAGCTATTAAAGTATCGGGGTGGACTACTAGGGATTAAGTAATACAACTTAATTATTAGGTGAGGATTATATCAGTTGATATAGGACCTTGGTATAGTATTGAAGAAGTACTATTGCTCCACCTAATTAGTAGTCGGGAGCCTAGATAAGAGAAGTATCTAGCAAGTTATTAAACTTTATGACATTATTAACAATTAAAATAAAATTATATGGAAAAAGATTTAAGTAACAAAGCCAGTTTAGCCTGGATTTTGGGAGCATTTATAGCAAGTAATTTATATATTCTTCACAGATATAAAAAATCAAAATTACTTGAGGAAGCTCGATATAAAAGAACTATAGATAAGTTAGAATCATTATATAAAGAAAGTAATGAGTAATAAAACATTAACAATCTTAGGGGTTACTGCATTTGTAGCCCTCGCTGCGGTATACAATGACCGCATGAATAAAGTGGATAAAGAAGGTGAGCAACTTTGGAAAGAAATGGAAGATGCTATTTCTAAATCAGCTCACAAGTAAAAACCTAACGGTACTGAAGGATAGTAAGTACCTAGACATTATTAACATTTTAAATTAAACGATTATGAACGGTTTTGTAAAAGAAGTTAAGAACGGAGCAGTTTGCTCTGCAAAAGTAGGTGCATGCGTGTTTGTATTTTACGGCGCATTGTCAGTAGTAAATTTGATCCTCGGCGCAGGTAGCAAAGAGGAAGTAGAAAAGACACCAGAGGCTAGTTCTACTGGTGAACAACCTTTAGAGAGTGCTAAATAGTACTCTCAGAACATATTAACAATTTAAAAACTTATATTATGGATAAAGATCTTAGAGGAGAGAGAATTACTATCCTTACTGCAATAGTGGTTTTGATAGTAGGATTCATCTGGAACGTTAGTAATAAGGTTCTAGATAAGGTCGATAAGTAAAAACCAATAAACGGGGTCTGTGAAAAGGCCCTAATGACATATTAACAATTTAAACAAAGATTATGAAGAAAGAATTATCAGATGTTTCTACTATTGGTATAGTAGTTTTGTCAACTACAGCTCTGAAGTTATATGACTTATACAGAGCAAAGAGAGTTAGAAAATTGTATTCCAAACTAGAAAAATTGGAGGAAGATAGCAATGAAAAATAATACAATTGCAATCGGATACGTGACTGTTATGGCGGTTGCGGCAGTGGTTGTCAAGAAATTTTATGACAGCTTCGAAAAAGATTTACTAGAGGACATTGAAAAGTTCTCTAAGAAGAAAAACCAAACAAGTGCTGAAGAATAGTAAGCACTTAGACATATTAACAATAAAAAAATAAAGATTATGAAAACTATAATGAGTGGATTATCAATACTTTCATTTGTATTGTATTTCTTGTGCGTGGTCGTTCTGCACTTTAAACTGGGAAACGACACAGTTAACTTGGTATGTGATATATACCTGGTAGTTATGGTAGTAGTATATGGATACTACGGAACAAAGATCTGGTGGGAGACGCTGGATAAATAGAAAATATATATAACCGGAGACGCATTTATGAGAGTGTGTTTCTGGTTATAGTTTTTTGCGTAATCAAGAATATAAATACTTGATCTGATGAGACATGTTTTGTCGAAACGCAGTAATAAAATATTAATAGGAACTAAAGCTTCCAGAGGTTATATATTTTATAGTTAGGGTAAGTAATTGCCCTAATTATTTTTTTCTTCCCCTTGATTCCTTAGTAGTGTATGAAAGTAGATGAGATCTTAGAGAAATATAGTAGTGATAATATTGACCTACTTTATAATAGGTTAGTAGGCTTAACAATCGGGGAGAACTGGGAGTATGATTATGAAGAGTTTAAAAGATTCTGTAACAATGTGGATGATCTATGGCTTGTATTATCTATGTGTTAAGTGGAGAGGAAATGAAAAGAAAAGTAGTAGAAATTAAATCTACTACTTATTTTTTTTAATCTCTGTATAACTTCCTCTCTTTTATTATATCCCATGTACCCTTAGTTATCCATGGGAGAGGGATCTTATTATATCTCAGCAAGTTTCTAATGGCGGAAGAACTCACTGTAATACTCATGTCGGAAATCTCACTACTAAATCCTGGTCTACTTATTTCTACTACCTTCCAGTTCTTTAGTAATTCTTCACCTCTATACCACTTCGACATATCTTTTACAGTGTCAGTCCCGCCAAGTATTACAAACTCAATATCCTTGTCATACATATTCTTCAGTGCCTCTAGTTGATCGAATGTATAGTAATTTCCATCTTTATTCTGCCTGCTTACTATCTCAATATTAAACTGATCCATGTTAAAACCAGATTCATACATCGCTCCTCTTATCATATCAGCCCTTAGATCAACACTCACCGCCTTCCTATGTTTCCAAGGATTTTGAACTGCTGGTAAGAACAATACCTTATCAACCAGTCTTTCATTCAAGACCTTACTAACTATTGCAATGTGACCTATGTGAATTGGGTCAAAACTACCAAGTAATAATCCTATCTTCATTTCCACTTAATTAATTTTTCTGGATTCCTTGCTATGTCTTCCAATCTATGTAGTTCCTTCTCATAGCTTGGATACTTATAATATTTTTTAAACGCTGTACTACTACTTTTAAAAAATTCTAGATTAGACTTCGTATCTCTCCTTGCAAAATCAAGTGCATAATCTTTAACAGGTTCTAGATACTGTGATTTTAATTCTCCAGATCCATCCAATAACTCATTACACACTTCATCCTTTAGTCTCTGTGGAAGATCATCGTATAAGACAGTATCAATATCACCATGAGCTATTTCCAGAACAAAAATGCACCTGTGATCTCCCTCTATATTTGTACATATGGCTACGTTGTAATCCGAATCATCTACAATATCAGCAACGTAGATATACAGGTCTTTCAAGGTTAAACTGTTTAAGTCTGAATTGAAATTCTCTCTGTTATCTGGATTTATAATAAAATTGTATTTCATATCCTACTAAGCAGGTCAAAAATTAATTGATATACTATTGCTGCTCCTGTCACTATATAACACAAGCTAAACGCAAGCTCTGGTAGGACTACTTTATTTATATAGTACTTCCCACCATGACTCTTTAAAAAACAATACTTAACTGTGTCATACCTTTCTAGTAGCTTAACATAATAGAAAGTAGTGATAAACACAAACACAGTAGAGCAAGCCGATACTAAGTGCACATGTCCTACTAGTAGTCTAATTGTAACTGTTAGTACTATCATAAACAGGTTAATACAATTCAGCCAGAACATCTTTTTCTTGATAGACTGAAAACCTATGTAATCCTTTTCTGACTCCCAATATTTTAACATCCCATGTAAAGTATAAACTGTTTCACCATAAATGCCGTGAAACAAATGAAGTATAAGATAATAAAGATATTCACTATTTTTAATATCTTCACATACTTATTATAGATATTCCTAACCTTACAATAATCATCATTGCAAAGATCTCTATTGTTGTTATTCCTAACTCTGTACCAAAAATCCTCTAGGTCTGCCTGTCCAATCAATAGTGATGAGCCGACCATAAATATTGTAGCAGCTAGGAAGGTAATTATACTAAAGATTGTGAGCAGAATTACAAGACCCACGCCCCAACTTATATCAGATTCACCAAGTAGATCTGACTTGTCGTACTTAATCTTAATAGTGCTGCCAATATCGTGGGTTAGGTAAGTTTGTGCATCAACCTCTCTTACCCAACTATACTTACTGTTCTTTACGTACAGATAGTAAGTAGTTGATTTTTCTTGATTTTCTACTAGTTTACTAGTTACTTTCCACTCGCTTTCTACTTTTGTGTGATACTCTCTTGCGTAGTCTTTCATGTCACTACGAAAAATCCATTGTAGTGATAATACAAGCACTGATATAATAAACAGACTACTAATTATTTCTGTTTCATTCAATGCTTTATTACCACCTGCAGTAGCCCACCAAATACTAGTCTTCAATGGCTGGTTACTTTTCTTAGACTTTGCCTCGTAATTCATAGACACAATGTTATATAGTAGATGCACCAGATTTCAAAAGCGGCAATACACAGAACAACTCCAAGTATTCCGAGCTGTAAGTAATCCTCATACTTAACAAACTTATCTGTTATCCAAAGTTTATCAGTTTCCTTATCAAACGTTAGATTATGTTCTTCTACCCTCCGTAAAAATAAGTAAGTGCTTGTTTCAATATTCCAATCTAAGATACCAGGTAAGATTACAACAGGTAGTGCCATAATACACATCGTAAGTAGCAGCATAAAACAAGTGACTTTATATCCACCTATTGATTGAAGTTCATAATCTGTTGCCTCCGTTATCATAGTATCACCTGCATTAAAGCTATCATAGTCAACTTTACTCAGCCTCTTACTCGTCTTATACTTACCTCTTTCGACATTAACATAGTAGTCTGTCCTGTCGGTACCTCTATCTATGTACTTACCAACAATCTTCCACTCTATATTTTTGTTGAGATCAGCTACACTTCTAAACTCTTTGACAGTGTCCATAAAAAGGAGTTGAGTAATTACAGACACAGCAGCGATTACAAGTACTATACCAACTGCCCTTACTGTCTTTAAGAACTCTCTCCTACTCTCTAGGATCCAACTAAAGCGAGATACTAATTTTCTCTCACCTTTTCTTTTTGTTTCTGCCTCGTAATTCATTGTGTTATGCTAGTTTACAAATTAATACTAAGTAGTATACACACCAAGTCGAACACCCTACTGTTAGAATAGTGACCAGTACTTTTATTAGGTTATATCTACAAACATACCTATCAAATAGTTCACGTACTCTAGGGTCATCATCACTTACTCTATTATTATTTGATCTAATCCAACTACCGAATCTGTGGTCGTCTGTATCGCTATTCCCAAAAAGACCGGCAATACATACGAATAGAGTAATAAGTAAGAGTATCTGAACTGCAATAGATATAAATCCAATTATTGCAAGATATTTAGGCTTGTTCTCTGGAAATAAGTCACTCTTGGTATATTCCACCGAGACTGTACTTCCAACATTAGTAATATTATATTTAACATTACTGACCTCTTTTGCCCACTTGTACTTACTGTCTTGAAGCGCTAAGTAGTAAGTATTCTCTCTATATGTATCGTCTACAAACTTACCTACTACACGCCACTTTGAAATCGTACTAGTTTCCCACTCGTCTATTTGTTCCTTTACTGTTCCAACCATTAGGAACTGTGCCGCCATTGTAACAGCAAGTATTGTAGTGAGTATACAAATTGATTCAACGGTTTCTTTGACTTCACCGTTATCATAAAAGATCCAATAAAACTCGATCTTAATTTTTCTTTTGACGTTTTCTTCGTCTCTGCTTCGTAATTCATTTTCTCATATTTTTTTTTGTTAATAATCTACTAATAAGGAATTTAGAGGAAAAAAGAAAAGGTAAGTACTTAATACCTACCTCTCTTATGATTAAAGATCTGCTATACCTTCCAATTCTTTAGTGTCCGAGTCGTCTGTAGTTGATAAGTAGTTAGAAATCTCCCTTACTACTAGGTCTTCTACATAATCTTTCAGCTCCATACTACCACCTGTCATATCAAGATCCCCAATACTTACACAGACCTCATTATTAATACTTTCTAGCTCTGGATACTCACCACCAAGTTTTAATGTCCTAGTTGCACATCTTAATTCTACTCCATCAGTTCCCAGATTTTTCCTAACTTGTAATAGAACTGAGATATCTCTCTCCTTCCTACTTACTAATGTTGGGATTTTTATTTCCACTACTTTAGATTCAAAATGTTCATCTCCATCAAAGTATTCATAGTAAGTTGGGATATACTTAATCTTATACTCCCTCTCTAAGTATCTATTGGGCCACCTTCTCGTCACATACTTAACTAGCCTACTCAGCTTTTTGAAATAGTTAGGGCTTGATTTAAAATACTTACCTATTCTTTTAGTGGCGAGATCTAATTCAAATCCCTCATCACTAATGTCAGAGTAGTGTCTTTCGAACCAATCCCAAATTACACTCTCTTCTCCAGTTACATCAATAAACCTACAACTACTTTCTGGAAACCTATTAAAGCTGCTATTATAGTGTTTAACGTCAAAGAATCTAACTCCACTACACCTAGGAAGTCGCCAACAGTTTCCGATACTTGTAGATACTAATAATCTCTTTCCATCACTCTTTTCCAGTTCCATGCATTCGTAGAGGGTGTCTTTTCTTTTTTCATCAACGCCTAGGTATGAAAATTTAAGTCCCTCATTCTCCCCTTCGAATCTATCTTTTATATATTCAAGAGTCTCATACATTTCTAATTCTTCCATAATCTATTAATCTAAGTCATCATATTCATGTGTCTCTAAAGGTTTTTTCTTAATAGATTCTTCAATATTATCGTCCAGGTAAATTCCCTTACTGATCATTGTTCTTGCGGCGATTATCTTTATCTCAACTGTCTGTATACTGTCAAATAAGCCCCTAATAAAATCCTGTTCTTCCTTTGGCGGGTCTGTTCTAGTGCTTTCAATTCTCCTCAAGTATACGCAGTCTTTTTGAATATTTACTGCGTCAATATTAGAGGAAGTTATTAAGCACTCAAGTCTTCCGCCAATCGTCCTCCTAGAAAAACTGAGACTTACTAACCACAACACTAATACTAAGATAATTAAACCAAGCCCCGATATTCCAGCCGTCCAGTATTGTTCTTGTGTGGCACTGTAGATTATCATACCAACCATAGCCATACAAGATACACCAGACAGAACTAAGAATATATTGTTAATCTTCCTGTCAAGTTTATTACATAATCCAACTAGTGCAGTGATTACTTTATTAATATTATCTATTTCCATGTGTTATAAAAATTAAAAGAGGGTCAAGTATAACAATGTATACTCAACCCGATTAGTACTTCTTAGATTTCGGCAGCCTCAAACGACTTCTGCTCCATCATTCGAATTACTCTGTTAATATCAGATGCTCTCCTTTCTCCTGACCACTTTGTTTTTGGATAGTTCAGCTTACTAAGAGAACCGGTTAGGTTATTCTTCTGATCAACATCGTAATTATTATAAACTCCAACAGGCTCCAACCATAATTGATCACTGCTATCACCTACTAGCTTAAATACAGCATACTTAGTAGGGGTTACAAGTACATCAACATAGCAACCTTCCTGGAATCTATACTTTGACCACCTAAGTTGATCTCTGACACCCACAATGATTGCTCTTGTTACGTTATTATTATTCTCAACCTCCCACATTGGAAATTTGAAATTACCAAGATCATAGTATAAGTCAGCCTTCCCATAAACACCCTCTGCTCTGTCTAAGATATTCCTATACATGAAATCAGAAATCTTCTTAAATGAGTTTGTTCTGTTATGAATGATAGTAGAAATGACATCAAGATCATATTTCTTAGTGTCACCCTCTCTCATACAGTACTCACCCTTATTCATCGTCTTCTCACTGATCTTAGTAAGTGACAAGAGTGGTACCTCATTAGAACTAATACCTGGTGTGTTAACCTGGTAAAGATAATAACTCTGAAGATTTGTGTTGTTTAGGAAGAATGGATATACTCTTCCAATCATTGTGTTGTGTAATCTAGTACGTCCCATTTTTAATAAATTTAATCTGGGTTAAACAATTATATTAATTACTCTCGTTAATTCTTTTTATTGTTAGGTGGAAGTCTAGTAATAATTCTACCCTTTGTTAAGTCATAAGGGCTCATTTCTACTACTACACCGTCACCTGCCATGATTCTGATAAAATTCTTCCTGATCTTACCAGAAATAGTGCAAAGTATCTCATGTCCGGAATCTAGGGTAACTCTAAACATTGAATTACCCAACTCCTGAGACACCTTGCCCTCTACTTTAATATTATCTTGTTTCATATAATACTTCTTATTAAATTATTACTTTGGAGTTTCTGTCAGTCCTTAAAACGACTTCTCGAAATCTACAAGCTACTAACTCATTACTAAGGGATTGAGGTACATTTGAGACCCCATTATAGTAGTTTACGATATCTGTTAGTGTTATCTTAAAGTATTCGTATTCAAGTGGGGTTCTAGTTGTCCCATTGTTCTCTACCTTATACTCACAGATATAAGTACCGTAACTCTCCCTTGCTTTATCAACTAGCTCTACTATTACATCAGCCACAACCCTACTAAGTTTACTAGTAAGAGGTATTGGTTTGGGTGTTCCAAACTTAACTGAATTATCTAGTTGATCAAATATCTCAGATTCGTATGCCCAATGATTTTTTCTGTACAGCTCAATATAACTATACATACTATTGAGATCTTTGAATATAGTCCCCTCATCTGAATAAGAGTCTACAATGCCAGCAGTAATATCCTTCACACTGATACCTAGCTCATTAAAGAGACTTGTATAGTATGACACTCTACTGACATTATTATCATTCATGGTATTAATGAAGTAAGACTCAACCACATCATTGATTAATTCCGTATCCTGACTAGTACTGTCCTTTGTAATACTAAACATCGTAACTCCCTTCTGAATAGAGTTAGTTGAGATGATAGTATTTAAGATTGTAGTACTTAAGACAACCTCTAGCTGTTCCTTTATCGGTGCAGTAATGTTTCTATAGTCTTTTACTTTATCCGACATCAAACTAAGAGGTTCAAATATACTGAAAAGATCTGTATAATCTCTCCACCTATCACCACCATAAGGGACTGTACACTTACTTACTGCACTGTCAATCATCAATCCCCAATAGTTAGTAATGTCAAAGTCGTCTATTGGTTCAAGTGCTTTACCACTCTCTACCATAGGCTTAGGTGAAAATAGGACTTGTAGCTTATTATCATCATTAGTACCTTGACCTAATACATGGTTCTTAAGTACATCCTCTACAGATTTCTCAGTGTCTTTATTGATCTTACCTACTACTAGATAACCTTTAACATAATCCTGTGGGTCTACTAGTAGTTCAGAATCTAAGTTATCCCTTCTCCTGACTAGCACCTCACCTAAGTAGTAGTAAGTCTGTGTTTCTGTATCATATCTATAACCAGGCTTCCACTTAGCACATCCAGTTTTCTTGAATATACTACAATTAACAACCCTGGTCATCTCGTCAAAGTATTCATCGTACTCTTTCATAGTCTTACAAGCAAGTACTACCTCGCCTGGATAATCCTCTGAAAATGCAGCCTCAAACACAGAACCATCATTAACGATTCCCTTGTCAATACTACAACCTTCCAAGATATTACCTAGGTACCTTCTATCCTTTGCGAAATTACATAGCTCGTACCATTCATCTTTCTTAGGTAGTTCTTTAGATTTAACAAATACTCTAAATTCTCTACCTAACCTCACTTGGAACTCATTATTATCCAAGAGCACATCATCAAGCACAAGGTTAGCTGCTCTATAATCACTACCGATCATCTTTCTTACATTGGACTTATATACTTTCTTTCCGTCCATGTAAAGCCAGACCTTATTTTCTTGGTTACTTACTAATGCACTAAGCTCCGTTACTAATCTCCACTTCATACCTTAATTTTCTATTATTACTTTAACTTTTACTTTAACGCCATTAAATTTAATAGTTGTACCACCAATAAATCTCTTTACTGATTCTAATACATTAATAAGGTTTTCATCTGGCTCTATTACCTTTTCTGGCGTTGTTAGGGTAAAAACTGCTTGCTTATACTTCTTCCTAACTTCATCAATGCCTGTAATAGACTCGAACTTGAATAGATGTCCACCTAGTAATTCCTCTGCCTCTCTAAACTCAGGAATATTCCAAGCTTCCCTGTTTAGTCTAGCATCCAAGAAATCACTCATCTCTGCAATAATCTCTTGACCGCTGCTAGGTGTTCTACGGCAATCTATCCACCCATTCTTCTTATACCAGATCAGGGTTCTATTTACATTAATAACTAACTTCTTTAAAGTAACGGCTGCTTCCTTCATTGTTCTTAATTAAATATGATAATAGGCCATCAAGATTTTCCAAGTACCTTCTAGATGCACCACACCTATACTTCAGATCATAACAGAGACAGTTTCCAAAATCAAACATATAATACACAGTCTCAAACTTAAAAAACTCATCTTGCTTATAATCTATTCTATAACTCCCGATATCAAGGTAACTATATCCAGAATCGACCTCCGCTACTAGACGAACATCACTAGTCCTTAAGAACTCATTATCAGTATAACTAGTAGTATCACTAAGTCTTGTCAAGGTAAAGCTAGGTAAGTCGATTGAATCCTCCTTACTAAGCTCCTCTCTTAACGTATCCTCAGTATCGGTGTCGGTTGGGTTGAGGACAGTAACAGATCCTACAAACCAATCATACCAAATAATCTTGCCACTATTCAATTTAAAGTCTGTCCACCTTAAATGTTCGGGCAGGTTAAGTCTATACCTGAACTTAATCGCCTTCTCCTTATTAAAAGTAGGGCGAAGTTCCTTGAGTTGTTCTAGAAATACTGGTATCATAGGTGATTCTTCTTAAAATATTCAACAATACTTGTACTATCCCAACTAACCCTTTCCTCCTTTGGACTTCTACTAGTTGGGCCAAATGTTTCTTCTACTGCATCTACGTACATACTAGAAGAAAAGTCACAACCGCAAAAGAGATTATTCCACTCATCAGGTAGTAGTGATGATTCGATATCAAGCTGCTCTAATGCTAAGTTATCAAAACCTATCACAATATTTGGGTTAGGTACAGACGTCTTACCTGTTCTGATCTCGAATATTAATTTCTTAATACCCTTCTTCCAGTTCTCGAGATCTACACTAGTTCCTGCTGCTCTACCAAACTGCTTATAGCCTAGTATTAAAATTCTAACAGGTCTATCTAGGTAAGCACTTTCATCGACAATCTCATAGAGCTTCATAATATCATCAACCGGAAATATACCAGCGATAATATGAAATACAGACCTTTCCAACCTACAAACGCTCTTAAATAGTTCATCAACAACTGGGATCTTTTCAATGCTAACGCCAACTGCCTCATAACAATTGGCTACTATACTATAGCTGCTGATTGGGTCACCGTCATACTCTCTCTGAAGTGTCTTATAGTTGACTGTTATTCTTGGTTGGAAATTGTTTGCCCTCAGCCACCCTACTAGCTTCTCTGCATCACTAATACAATCCTCATCAAAAATATCACCGCCACCTACTGCAACTTCAATTCCACACTTCGGGAGCTTATCTAGGACCTCAATTGTCTTCTCTAGGTTGAACTTCTTTGCACCAGCCACACTAGATTCATGACAATACTTACAACCTATACTACATGCATTGGTTATCTTAAGGTCAATACTGTCGGGAAAATCTGCACACAAGTCCTCATCGAATCTAAGTGCTCTCTTCACCTTAGAACCATCTCGACGACTCATTACAAAATAGTTTCCGTTTATATACTGATAGCTCTTTTTATCATTAATATATTTTGAACAGCTATAAAATAACGTGTTTACTAATTCTTTACTCATTGACCTTAACGTTTAATTTTACCTTAATCAATCCATCATAATTACTCTCGACAAATTCAACAGCCTCTTGCCCAAATATTGGACAGCTATATATACTATACTCATCCTTCTTTCCAAGGGTCATTAGCTTACTTGCAAAATCTTTGGTTGCATAGTATAGGCATGGGTAATCATCGTGCTCCTTAGCCAAACGAGGCCAATCACTCCTACTAGGATACCCCCCTAGACTATCTCCTAAGTTGATCAGGAAGTATATACTATCATTCTTAGCTGACTCTGTTAATATCTTCTTGTCTTCCGGTGTCATTGATCTAGCAGTACCGTTCTCAAAAACAATACTATTAGCTATCTCACAAGAAAACTGAGAGCTGGATAAGTAGTTATAGTCTGCATAGAAACACTCTAGTAGGTCTATAGGATACTCAGGGACATTAAACTGAACCTTACCAACCTCTCCGCCGTAATCCAAAGTTACCTCTGCACCTACTATATTACTATTATCAAATGCAGGATTATAGAACTCATCCGTTTCATCACTATTATCGTTGCCTGTAAATAACCACGACTTACTGTTAAATAGGAAGTTCTTTAAGCTGTCCTTATTGTCAACGATATGATCAAAGATGCAAGTAGATTCATGGTCAATTTCTGGATATCCTCCATCATCGGTCTTACTATTGACCCAAGTGAATTTAATACCATTAGCACCAGTAAACTTGCAAACTAAGTTACTGAGCGTTGATAGCTTTTTGTGAACATCCATATATTTTTGTGCATATGACTTCTCGTTCCACTTAGTGCTATGATAATAGATACCACAGACATAGAGTAGTTTGTCTTTTATTGAATTCATTGCTTTCCACTCCCATCCGAAACATCTACCGGACTCTAAGACAATATCACCGTCTTCGTCCAGGTCTATGTCACTAGATAACTCAATACTCGCTCTATTAATTACAACAGAGTGAGATGAGCTGCTGTTTGTTTCTGGGAGGTTAAATCTTTCTACTTTCTTAATTTTTCCCATAATTTATAATAATTAAATTTATTCATCTACTAGTAAGGATTGTAAGGGAGAATAAAAAGTAGGGACACTAAATTATCCCTACTTATATTTCTTTGTTTCCTTGTCAAGTATTTTTAAGAGCTTTGGTATCCTAAACTCTCCTGACATCATCTTAATATTTCCAGCTGCTACATTATCTGGAAGACCTATACCCTGTACCCATAATGGTTTTTCCGCCGACCCTCTAAGTATGGACGCACTAATCTCATCCGTCCTACAAAATTCAGACTTAGCTAGGCCTATTATTTTTAGACCTGGCATATTCAGCTCATCAAATAGTTTCTTCCCTAGGCCATCTTTCTCTGTACCGTCATTGAATCGTAACCTTAGGAATCCATCCACTATTATCGTCTCTACCTTGTCTAGATCTACTTTCTCTACTAACAGGCCAAGAACACAGGGAAGCTCTCTCTTGTAGAACTCCCCTGGTATATAGGACGAAAAACTAGTGCAGATACTACTTATTATTTCGGCGGGTTCATCATCTGTCCACCTATTAAACAAGACACCAACAGTTAATGCTAGGTTGTCTGAATAATAGTAAGTATCTACCGCTAATTTCATAGGTCCATTACATCCAAAAACTTAATCGTCCCAATGTAATCGCCAAATACAGTGAGCTTATATTCTTTGTCGGCCTTATCAAATACAATATTATAATTTACTGTATCATCTTTGTCCAGCTTAAATATTACTCTCCACTCATCACCCTTAACATGATGAAGCTTGAGACTACTAACCCTACCTACTAAGAACTCACCAGACTCCTTCTTGATTGTTGCCTGGATATTTCTCGAGTAACCAAGTAATTCACCCTGCTTCTTTGTTTCACTAATATCGGCAAGAGCAGTAAAGGGTAAGGTATCTCTCTCTGCATAAAGACGAGACATCCTATCAAATAAGAATGACTCCTCCATCATCTTACAGTGAAGGCTAAGCGGCATAAAACGATTCATACTAGACTGAAGACCTTGACCCATAATGTCAAAGCTAAAACCCTCTGGAATTATCTTCTCTGTGTAGACCTTATGATCCTCAGCTGTACTCTTTGCACGCTCTGGAAAATAGTACTCAATCTGATATGTCATAGTAAGAGGGTCATATCCACTAATCTTGTTTATCTTTACCCTCTCACACTTTGTATCATAACCATCACCACTACTCTTTTTCTGATAGTCTACATATATTGCATACTGACCAATGAGCTGTAAAATCTCTGAGCCCCCTGGAACCCACTTGAGACTACCTGAATTAAAACCATATCTCTCAGTCATTAACTTCAAGTAGTCTTTCTTTTCTTTCTTCTTATCTTCCATAATCTTTTTTTACAGTTAAATAATACCTTTTTCTACTAACAATCTCTCAACCTCTGTCCAATCAATAAAAGGACGAACGCTAATAGAGAGATCGGTTTTCAATGGAGCACCTAAGGCAGCATCGTCAATATAGAGATGTGCAAAAATCTTCCTACTACTTGTCCATCTGTTCTGTGTCAAGTTCTCATTAACACCTACCAATGGAATACCTCGCTGCGCAAACCAATCCACAGCTTCCTCTAAGTAGTTTGAATCACCTGGACTTGTTGGCTCACCTCTCATTGTATAGAGAATAAGCTCATGTCCTGCCTCAACTAATCTCTTAAGAACTGGCACTGCACCAATATCCTTGCCAATCTCTGGAAATTCATGACTAACAACAGTACCATCAAAATCAATACAAATCTTCATCGTTTCTTACTTTTTCTTATTAGTCTTTTACAATTCTTACACTTATACGTTGACTTAATCTCATTACCTGATACTACCTCACTGACAAGCCTAATATCTCGACTTGGTTTCTTACAGTCTGGACATGCAAGCTCACTATTCTTGTCATCCTCCTTAGAGAAATGTAAGACTAGTGAAATTACAACTACTGCACTAACAAAAATACCCGCCAGGCAGATTAATAGAATATCCATCATTCGCTGTCCTCCTCTTCGTCGTATTCGTATTCTTCATCCTCATCTTCGTTCTCTTCTTCTTCGTCTAAGTCACCTAAGTTAATAAAATTAAACTTACTACCAAAAAAGATTTCACCGGATTCTGGAAGTTCTGCGACTATAACGGTTCCTCTATCTTCATGTTCTTCAATACCAGTTACCTTACCAGATACCCAATCATACTTAAATGTTAGGTCTGGTGAAATAGCTACATAGTCTCCTACTTTAAATTCATCTTTCATAATAATACTTTGTTTTAATTACACTGTTAAGGAATACAAGACGGGGGAATGGAAAAAATGAGCAGTACTATATCTCAAGTACTGCCCCTAGAAACACGGCGCATTATAATATTCCAACTCGATAAGGGTGGCTCCTATAATTCCCCGTGTGTTTCTACGTGTGTTAATTTATTTTCTTGTATTTCCATAAAAGTATTTTCTATGGTCGATATTATCAAGTAGACACCATAACTACTTGGATTCAAACCAAGTTCTACCTGCAACTTAATTGTTACAGTGCTTTAGTCCCATATAAGCTATAGTCATTGTATACCTCTATCTGACTCTATCGATTATTCTCAACCTTATACTAATTAACTAGTAAGGTCGTGATTGTTCAGTGAAGTTCTTAGGCTCCACATCAGTAATTGACTATTCAGCCGCATACTGGTTTTAGTTAAACTATGAACTAAGTCTATCACAACCTAACATAACGTTAACAATGTGGACCACTCATGAACTAAGATCCACGAGCTTCGGACTTCACAGAGGAATGGTCTTTCATCAAATGATCAACTCTTACTTTCTCTCCATCCGTGTAATCGACAGTCCCTGCCGATGTTAATTGTGCCACTCTACAGGCTAAAAAACCTGTGGATTTTAACGGCATTAATATAAAATTAAGAAGGTTTTGTGTCTTATAATATGGTTTAAAATTTCTTGTTACACATTAATGCCACTAGTAGTCCTTATAGGTCCCCAGTTTTTCAGCAGAGCATCGCCCCACCTCAAGCATTAATTTCTTGTGTCTTAATAATATAAATTTCAGGTTCTTTACGTAGGAATCATGCAAACACTAGAACCGCATTACATTCCATAATACTAATCTAGTTGTCACTCAGTAGATTTCCTCACGAAACTAAACATCCACGAAACTTACTACCTCATGACCTGTTTATTCATGTCTCCTACATATATAAGAAATCGAGGCCTTTTCAAACTGCATTAATTTTCGAGGCCCACAGATTTCCTACATTATTAAGAATTCAAGAGGATCTCAAACGCCCTTATTTCTTAAGGACTACGGCAAAAAAATAAGCTAAGGTATTACCCCTAGCTTACTTAATATTCTCACGTAACCACTTAATTATCTCATCCTTACTATCTACACCTAATCTTGTCTTGAATAACCTAACAACTACCTCATCAATATCAACACTTAGATTATCTAGCTCACTCTCATTATCGGCAGTTTTACAGTACTTACAGGAATCACACATCGCCGTATATCTTAAGTGGGCAGGTATTACATCCCACATACAAGCAAATTCCGGAATCTCAACACTGGCAACCTTTAACTGACTACCACAAACAGGACACCTATATTTTCTCTCTATCATAATGTAAAATAATATGGACAGAACGCACGGACATAATTTTCATCGAGGAGACTGACGCATCTAACCTCCGTAGGACCTATATACTCTGCGTCATGATTCGATGTGTGTAAGTGTCCGTGAATATTAAGGTCCGGTTTCATATCTTCTAGTAATGTTCTGATCTCCTTATTACCTATTGAACTACCACCCCAATAAACATCAGACTGCAAGACAATATCACTACAACCATAAGGAGCATCATGAGTAATAACAAGAGACTTAACTGTGTAACCATCAAACTCCTTCTCCAGTGCCTCCTTTGATTTACCTCTTACCTTGTCAAATTCCTCCCTCTGATACTCTGGCGGATACATAAAAGCCCAATCACCAAAGATCTTACACATAGGAGAACCATACACAAATACTAAGTGGCCCGGTAGGTCATCGTCGAGTAAGAGAGTACTGGAGTTGCATAGATAAGTAGTACGAGGACCTAAGGCACCTACAATTTTATCCAAGGTCTTATTGTACATGTAAAAGTCATGATTTCCCGCCACTAGTAGGACCTTTTTCTTCACTGGCAAGCTATCTACCCACTCCTGATAATCCTTCTTTAACCACTTTTCAACCTTCCTGTCGTCTTGTTGAATATTAAGAGGCACTAAATCACCCGCAATAATAAGATAATCAACCTCCTTATCTAAACTCACCTCAAGATCTCCATGTAAGTCTGAGATCGCCGCAAAACTAATACTATTCTTCTTCATCTTCTACTACTCTAACTGGTATATTCTTTTTCCTTGCTATGTCAATCATCATCTCAGTTCCCTTATTCTCAGCATACGCACTCTTAAAGGCAATCACTGCGTTAGCCGTCTCTGCCATCTGTAAGTTCCTGAGATAACCCGCCTTCTTACCATGCTTCTTCCAATCAGCAGGAAATACCTCACACCTAAGACCATACTCACCGGCAAATTTTTCACCTAGTTTATCAGCACCCTCAGCATGACCAGATATGACGACAACCTCTAATGATAAGTCGGACATCTTTTTCCCAAGGTAGTATAAGCACTTCTTCTTTAGTCTAGCATAATCGGTATAACTCCTACTACCTGCAATAATAACTCTAAACTGATTTACTTTCATCGCAATATATAATGTAATTAATTCTCACACTAATAAGGAACAATGGGCAAGGAGGTAGTAAAAATAACAGCTTTGATATGATTATTATTTTTGATTATTTTCCCTATTTTTCCTAATTTTGACGTACATACCGTGTACTCCACTATAGGATCTAGTAAATTAACTGTGCGCATAAGAATAACAGCTTTATTCCCTGAGTTTTTTATTATTAGTTGTAGTTAACAAAATTACAAACCCTCTGTCATTACTTCCTTATATTTGAGAGAATAATTTTTATAAACATAACTTAATAATTAAATTTCAGATGTTATATTTTATTGATATGATTTCAAGTAAAGACTTTGATCACCAGGTCAGAGTCATTAAAATCGGGTTCACAAAAAATCTTAAGAGGAGACTAAGCACTTACTACACCCACAATGGGCTTTATGAAGTTGTTAAGGTGCTTAAAGGGAAAGAGTTTGATTGGGAGTGTGAGCAGATCCTCCACTCTTACTTTGCAGACAAGAGATATGATAGAAGGGAGTTCTTCATAAAAGATGAGGAGCTAATGAAAACTATCTTAGGTATAAAAACCAGAGATGATATTATAAAACTTAGAAAGAATAGTTACTCGAAATGGGAACGTCTTAAGTTCCAAAAAATGTTTAAGGGCATACTTGCTATGAACTGGAATATTATAAAGACTGTATGTAAAGAAGACATTGACTTTGTAATTGACTGTATACTAACAAAGGAAAACTATAATAAGGTAGAAGATATTGACATTTTCAAGTCAGTAAAGAATATATTCGGTGTTGATATATTAGATTACCCAGAAGAAATAAAAGAAACTGCCAACGATTTCTTCGAGGAGTATAATAAGATAAGTACTCGGCAAAAGAAATTGAAGTTCTTGTGCGAAAAACTTCCGACCTTCAACGAACTGGAGAAAACTTGCATATTGGGAAGTATTACAGAGGTCCATTTTTTGGAATACATAGGGGTGCTTGGATTAGATGAATGTAAAGCACAGGCATATAATACCTCCTTACTAAACAAGAAAATGAATATTATAGGGTTTGATGAAACTCTGCTAAATAATACTATATATAATGAATTTAAAGTGGGGCAATCTTATTCAAATCCATACATAAAACAGAAACTTGGTGAGATATATAAGGATAATAATTATAGAGCTACTGCAAAAGCGATTGATCTGGATAAGTTCTTTAACGTTAAGCATAAGAAAATAAAAGATGAGACAGATAAGTGGGTCCATGGGGTGTTAATACTGAGCAAAAAATAAATTTAGAGAATAGGTTAGACAGTTAAGTTCTATCCTACTCTCTCTTTTTTTATTATCCTATAGAGCTCTTTAAGTATAGGTCGGGTAAGCCTGCAGCTCCCCTCCCCGCCTTCCCGTTGCCACAATATGAACCTCCTTCATTACCATTCAGGAGAACCCTATTGAACCCGGGGAAGGTATTCACCTTATGTGGCGTCGCCGGCAGAGCACGGCTCGACGGTCTTAAGGGTAAACTTGAAAATACCCCTGAAGTACATCTGTGGTTAGGATACTAGAAAACTCCGAGCGAAGCGAGGGGTTTGTATGAGTATGACAGATGAATATAGGGGTTTGGTTATTTTTTTAAACTAGGATATATTAAGTAGACTCCGTCTCATAATATAATGAAATAATCAGAATTACGATAATATTGTTCTAAAAGACTTATCTATGTAATAGATAGGGGCATTAAGCGGGCCGCTGCCAAAATAGGCCGCTTAAGCCCGGAACCAAATGTATAATTTTTTAAATTTAAATTTTATGACTGAAGAAGGAGCTATCGTAGTAGAGGTACCTAAGGGATATAGGTACATCTCGGAGATTCCAGATTTTAAGATTAATGATTTCCCTCACATCCTGAACAAACAAATCCCAGGATGTGGTTTCACAGAGTATTGTATTGACCCTGCTAAAAACAGCGAAGATATAATACTATGTAGTCCTAGGAAGATTCTCTTACAGAACAAGTACGATCAACACAAGAATGAAGTCTTCTTGGTTGAAAATAAGTATGAAGTAGAATCTAGAACGGACAAAGATCTTACAAAGATTGAGAAAGAGAAAGGAGGAAGTATCTTTACTGAGGAAAAAGCACCAACAAAGGAAGAGATTGAACAGGCTGAGAAAGAAAAAGTAGGTTTTTTCAATGGCTTAAGAGATGACTTGAAGAAGTATATCATAGGCTGTAGATTTCTCAGCAAGCCGGTAAAGATCTTGGTTACTTATGATTCATTCAGGATAGTTAAAGATATTATTAAGAGCATTGACGAGCTTGATAACTTTAGGGTAATAGTTGATGAGTTTCAGAGTATTTTCACAGATAGTAGATTCAAGCCAGATACGGAAATGGTATTTGTCAAGAACCTACAAGAAGTGAATAAGCTCTGTTATGTTAGTGCAACACCTATGATGAAAAAGTATTTGAGCCAGCTAGAGGAATTTAAAGATCTTCCGTATTATGAGCTAGATTGGGAAGTACTTGATCCAGATAGAGTAAGGAAACCAAAACTTACTCTTAAAAGTATGAAGGCCATGTATACAGTAGTTGGTCCAATTATTCAGAAATACTTAGATGGTAAGTTTGACTATAGATTTGTAAAAGGAGCTAATGATGGTGAAGTAGTAAAGGTAGAGTCTAAGGAAGTTGTATTCTATGTTAACTCCGTTGCCAATATTACAAACCTGATCAAAAGAGCGAAATTAAAACCTGATCAAGTAAATATTCTGGTTGCCAATACTCCAGATAATACAAAGAAAATACATAAGAGACTAGGTAGAAAGTTTAACATAGGTACAGTCCCGCTTAGAGATGAACCGAGGAAAATGTTTACCTTCTGTACTAGAACAGTATATCTAGGGGCCGATTTCTATAGTGACAATGCTCAGACGGTAGTACTCAGTGATGCAAATATAGAGACCCTGGCAGTTGATATTTCTCTTGATCTCCCACAAATCTTAGGTAGGCAGAGACTAAGGGAGAATCCATGGAAAGATGAAGCAACCGTCTATTTTAGATACTTGCTGGATAAGAGTAAAGTAAATGAGGTAGAGTTTGATAATAAGATAAAAGAAAAAATGGGAAATACTAATGGTCTTTTGGTAGCCTATGACGAACTAAAAACAGATGACTCTAGATATCGTATTTCCGACTGTTACTGGAAGATAGCGAAAGCTTATAACTATCGAGATGATTATGTAGCCGTAAATATTGAAGAGGATCCAGAGACTGGTGGTCCAAAACTTATACCAGTTGTAAATAACCTAGTACTAGTATCAGAGAGACGTGCTTTTGATATGCAACAGACAGAGTATGCAGATAGGTTTACAGTCTTTAATGAGGTTGGTAAGGTATCCACAATCGAGGCTATGAGTGATAAAGTCGAGTTATTCTTTGAGGAGTATGAGGCTGTTGAAACAAGGCAGAAAAAATTGAAGTTTCTATGTGAGAGTTTTGAGAATTTTGATAATAGTGAAAGGAGATATATACTTGACAACCTAACAGAGCTCCATTTTCAAGAGTATGTAGAAGTACTAGGTCTTGATGAGTGTAAGGCGCAAGCATATAATACAGCATTTCTTAATAAAAAGCTTGATGTTCTAAGTTTTGACAAGACGAAATTAAATGAGCTGATTCTGAACGAGTTTAAAGTTGGCAGTACTTATCCAAAGTCTTATATTAAGATCAGGTTAGCAGAACTCTATAATGCAGTCGGTTATAGAGCTACTGCAAAAGCTAGTGACCTGGAGAGCCTCTTTATTATAAAGCCAAAGAAAGCAAAAAATGAAGTAGGTGAGTGGGTAAATGGTTTTAATATAATAAGCAGAAAATAAAATAAAAAAACATTAGAGAATAGGTTAGACGATTATGTTCTATCCTACTCTCTTTTTTTATTCCCCTATGAAGTTCTTGATTAATTCTGCTTCCTTTCCTTTTTCTATGATTCCTGCCTTCACATTACTATATCCCATCTTGCTAATCTTGTCTACTAGTTCTCTGTCAGCTTCATTATAGAGGACATAGTAGATAAAATTTCCTAAGTCTCTGTGTGTATAGATATAGTCAAGTATTCCGAAGTGTATATCAAACAGGTTACCATCAGTTGTATCAATTAAGAAGACGTCGGTGTCATGTTCTTTCAGTTTCTTATCGGTACTACTAAGTTGGTATTTCAGTCCTAGTTCTTTCTTCACTATCTTCCTGAACTCTTTACTATCAAACACTGCCTCTCCTGTGTGATGAAATAATACTTGTTGTGGTCTTTGTATTTCATCGAACCTAGTATTAAAAGTAGAGGGTGTTATTTTAAAGCACAGGTATTCTCTTTGTGACCCTGGGAGAATGCTTTTATACAGGTGAACATCGCTAAATTGTGCGTCATCAAAATCTGTGAGTCCTAGTGTTCCCCTAAAAAACCTCACAATGGAATCTGACGCGAGTTTTTCGAAGTTAGCACAATCTCTCTGTTTAATGCCCGACTTCAAGATAAATTGTTCAGTGACTGTAAATTGTTTTGTTGTTCTAAGCCAATCAAGGTGCTGTGTAAAATCAATGGACTCTAATTGTCTGTCTATAATAGTTTCCATCTTCTTCGCCTCAGCATTTTTATAGATATATGGTACTGGTTTTCCTCCCTTGTATAATAGTCCAGCCCTATACATATTATTAACGGAGATGAGTTTTACGTCATCCAGTGTAATTACTAAGTTTATTTCTTTTTTCATCTTCTCCTTACAAAAACAAGAAACCTAGTATCTCCCCTAGGTTTCTTTTTATTCTTTATCTAAACGGTGAATCAACTCTTTTCATTCTTCCCATGCTATTATCTATTTGGTTATTGACTTGTGATCTCGCCGCATTATAGTTGCTAATCATCATATCAATTTCCTGTTCTGAGAAGTATCGTTTTTCTTGTATATTTTTCAGATCTTGGTATACGGATTTTGGTATTATTTTAAACCTACCATTACCGAGTCTTATTGAATATGCAATAGAGTTTTCACCATGTCTATTTTTACATATATAGAACACACCAAGTCCATTAAGGTTTTGTGGTTCTTTTGTTCTGGTTATACATACATCAGCGATATGTCCCTTTCTACTTGACGTTCCTAAGTTTTGCAGTTCGATTGGGTTTCCGTCGCTCCATGTAAATTGTTTTGGTTGACATAGGATCCAGCTATTAATTCCTGCATACTTAAGTTTTGTAAATTCATTATAGAGATCACCAAACTCAGCATACATTGAATCACTACCGCCATTCTTACCATCACCTCCCATTTTAAAGTTTTCATCATAGTCAACAAAAACTGCCTTATACTTCTTGGGACTATCTATTACAAACTGGACAAATTCCGCTGCGTTAATAGTACCGGCAGGAGCAATGATGATGTCTAGCTTATCTCCTATTTGTTGGCTCATTTCCTTATAGATCCCCGCTAAGTTTTCTCTCACATCACGAAAAGACAGGCCGGTATAAATCGCAGCGAGTCTAATAAATAAGCTTTCCCAATCAAGGTCACCCATAATAAGCATACAAGTAGGAACCTTATGTACCATTGACATATGTAGTGCCTCTGCCTCTGCGATAAGTGATTTACCTACTGATGGCGGAGCACTAATGACAACTATATCACCAGGTTTAAATGCACCCTCTGAGAAAGATTCATTAACAAAGCTCAGTGATGATGTTAGTTTTCCCTCTTGTCCAGATTCCGCAACGATTGTATTAATATCTAGGTTATTAAAACTAGTAGTGCTTAAGTAATCAGTGCTACCTGTCTTAAATTCTAGCTTCTTAAGATATTCTAAGTATTCAGAGGGGCTGTCGCTATAAAGTCTATTTGCTCTTTGTACATAGACGGTTGCAACAATGTCTCTGATATACTTTCTCGCTGGTTCAATCTGGTCCTTATTATACTTCTTATACTGGATTATCTTGTTTAGTATTTCCTGGCTCTCCGTTTGATTTTTTCCTGTCTTAGCTAGGATACTTTGAAACAGAGGTAATCCAATACTTTCCAGTGGATAATCTTTAATGGCGCCTATTAATTCTTCAATGAGCGGATTTCCAGACGTTGATGGATTAGTCTTAAAGAAAATAGAGATATCTTGTATATTAGTTTTACAGTCCTGATATAAGAACTGATTAAACATTGATAATACTAGCTCTAGGTAATTGTCATTGTTATTCATTTTCCATTCCTCTTAACTTTATTCTCACCAATAAGAGACTGCCAACTTCGTGATTGCAAAATTGTTAGTTTCAAAGATCAGACTCCTCCATTTCTATATCCTCAATCTCGCAGTACTGATAATAGTTGTCAATCATTTCTTTTCTTTCCTGTGCGCTCTTTGTATAGACAGGTATTTTTTTATTTCCGTATGGTCGCAAGGTAATAATGTTCATATGTTTACCTCTCGCCACTCGTCCTACACATTGAAGAGTGACACCTGCTATTTTCCCGGCGAATAAACATATATTCTCAAGACCTGGGAAATCAAGTGCTCTATAACCTGAACTAGTACTTGGAATGACATCAACTAAGCCTTTCTTGATATACTCACAAGATTCATCAAGTGTTAGTTTAGTCTTATTTCCATCCAGGTCATAATATATATAACCCTCGCCGCACACTAGCAGGACTCTAAGTACTCCGATCCAGTAATTATTAATCCAATCATAGAGTATTGTATTAAGGTTATTCATTGGTATAAAGCACTTAGGGAACTTCTTAATTACCCTAGTCACAGTTCTACAAATATCCTTATCCATCCAGATCTGATTCATAATCTCTGCATATCTATTCCCCGCCAAGTCAACCTGTTCATCATCTAGTACTAAGTTGTCAAGGGATGCTGTCTTTATGCTGATATTAGTGACGCTATTATTGAGTGGCATTCTAAAGATAATACTTGGGCCGAAATATTTAATGAGGTTTTTATTTCTCACTACTACTTCACTCAAGCCTTCTCTAAAACTGATTGCTTGTCCACCTACTTTATCAGCTGTACCACTAAATGCATAAAATCTCTCAGCGGATATACAACTATCATACAAGTATTCCCCTGCATCATTAATTGTATACTCAACCTCATCAACTAGTACCCATTCATATTCAGACAGGTATTGATGAAAGGTTTGATATTCGCTAGAGTCACTCTTCTTAACCTTGCCCGAATTCATCAGGCCACTAGTAATAACACAATCCAGGTGCCCATTTAGTTTCTTGTCACAATTAGAAACGGACAAGCCAAATACATTCTTGCACCTCTTAACAAGTTCATCTCTGGCCTTATTTGACGGGCAGACAATCAAGAGTTTTTTACCTAGCGTTTCATGTGCATAATTCGCTAAGGTTGCTATCACTTGCGTCTTACCGTATCCCGTTTGTACTTGCATTAATCCTCTTCTATGTCTAAGTAAGAATAGTACGTCATCATTCTGGTAATCTCTCAGTTCACTAAAAGGTACTGTCCTATATGTATCTGCCATTATGATATTACTTGCAATACCATTATAATCATCTACACTAAGTTTATCCTTTAGTGCTCCCAATAAGAATCCAGACCATCCAAGACCTACTATATACTTAAATGTTCCGTCGGGTTGTGCATGTTTTATTTTTCTCCCAGTCTCATATATTTTTTCTACTTTCTCAACATAACCCCATTTCTTCTGCCATGGGATATATTCATAATTACTTGTCTTTGTCTCTAAGAAATAATGAAATGTTGGATCGTCAGTTATGAGAACTAGTTTATTTAAGTCTTGATCAAAAAATACCTTTAACATATAAATTCTGGCTTTACTACTCTACCTATGTTAAACTTCTTATTATTAAATTTCCTAGATATCCAGCCAACTTCACTACCTGGACAAATAGAAATCATCCTATTCATTCTCTCCTCTGGATCTTCACCATCAGAACGAATTATATCAATCGGGCAATAATCAATCTGTGTTTTTAGTTTATTCATTACTCTCTTTGATATACTTGTTTCGTCCATATAGATCAGTATTTTCTCTGGCATATACTCTTTAATAAAACCGATCTGATAGTCATTCAAGCTACTTCCCATGAGTGCAATTGGTATGTAATCAGGGGCTTGTATTAGGAGGGACACTGCATCGAATATACCCTCACACAAGATCAGTTTTCTAATTCCCTGTCCATGATCAATTACGTAGACAGGCTTTTTTGAAATCTGTGGGAAATAATATCTAATGCCTTTATCATCATGACCCACATTACTAAATCTAATCTGGTAGTATATTGGTTCCCCGTGATAGAAGAACGGCATTACTATATTACCGTACCAGAATTTAAATCCGAGCTGTTGATACAAGTCTTTCATGTACTTATGTCTACTGCACAAGTAATCATAACCGGCCTGATCAAAGTCATCGAATTCATACTGTAATCTATCTAACGACCAATCAGGATCCGTTAGTTTGACTACATTGAACGGTTCTGCACCAAATCCAAACTTTAGTATTGACTCTGGCACATTAACGCGGAACTCAAGCTTATCGGACACATGTATATAGTTTCTACCACATACAAAACAGTGTCCCACCGTCAAGTCAGTTTTTATATAGAGCTTATGCTTAGTGTGTCCTTCTTTTTTACAGAACGGACAATGCATGATATATTCACCATTACCGTTTGCATGACTTTCTACTTCTGCCATTGACTTAACTCCATAATACTTAGATAGGAGTTCTTCAAAATTACAGAATATAAGTGTAGTTCCGTCCCTTCTTTTTACTTCTTTATATTCGAACTCGTCCATTTGTTTGAAAAAATTTGAAATCTTTGAGAGAACTTAATTATTCCCCCAAAGACTTCGTTAACTTTAGGTAGTCTTATTTCTTAGCATTCTTCTTTGGTGCAGCCTTCTTTGTTGGTTCTGGCTTTACCTCTTCTTCTTGCTTCTTCTCATCTACCTTCTTTTCAGGTACTTCTTCCACTACTACCTCTTCTTTCTTAGGCTCTTCAACGACTGGCTTCTCTTCCTTCTTCTCAGGTGCTGTACCATTGAAGCGAATCACAGCCTCATCTAAGCTCTGTACTACAAGAGGTGTACATGCTGGAACACCTGCACAAAGATTAAGTTCTGATGGACCTGATACAATCAATGCGATCTCAGTATCAACAAAACTAGTAGAAATAAGTTGTAACATTTCTACATTTGGCATAATGTCTTTTGACACTGAATTAGGACCAATCGTAATCCTCTGTGTTGCAAGTGGTAATTCTACCTGTGAGTTCTTTCCGTTATAAATTCTCATGTTTACTAAATAATTTTATAATTAATAACATATAATTTCTCTCATTGAGTAAGTTCCTAACACAAAATAGGAATTACTCACATATAAGGAATCTAATCTGTTGTAGATGCAGTTTCGTTAGGTTCAGGTTCTGGATCATCAAAAATCTCACGGAACACAAACTTACCTTCTTTCTGCAGTAGATAGAATGTCCTTATGTCACCTGGTATCTCTTTCTTCCACCACAACATACCCTTCTTTACAGGCTTTCTAGTGAGTAGGACCATCATAACAGACTTACCTACCATAGAAAAATCATAGGACCAAACTGCACTATTGAAATCGCACTTAATCAGATCTAGTAGTTTATACTTGGCCACTGCAAACTTACTACTCTCGTCTCCGTCTGATGGTAAGTGTAAGATATTCAGTAAGTGATTAGCCTGCTCAACAAACTTACTACTATCAGAGCTATCAGTTTCACCTGGCAGTACTACATCATCTGTATCCTTTGGTGGTCTCTGTACTGGTTCTGTCTTCTTAAGTTTCTTACTAGGCTTTCCAACTTCAAGTACCATCTGATCTGCATATAAACACATAGTAGGATCATCGTATGGTATAATCTCATCCTTTAGTTTGAATGATGTAAATACCGCCTGACTAACACCCTTAACCGGTTTATTTGTTGATTTCTTGAGGACGTAGTTATTTCCTGCATCCTTACCTTTCAATCCGCTCAAGTAAAGTGAGTCATTGTCAGCTGTATCTAAGTTTCTACCACTAATCACAGTAATATCAGAGTAGAATGCAGAGAAACCAAGAAGATATGGTACAGTGAATGCCGTGATATTTCTAGGCGCTGATAAGTACCCGCCAAGTGGATTAAGACCTATCACCAGAATACCATTATCAGTACAGTAATTAATAAGGTCTAAGTTAAATTCAAGCGGGTTAATAGTCAGCGCAATATACTTCACGATACTATCACTTCCCACTGTCTCAATTATTTTCTTAACCTCATCAACAGACTCAGGCTCCATAATTCCCCAAGCCTTACAACGATCACCAAGACCTACTACCTCAGACCCAGCCAACTTCCAATCTGCCTTTGAATCGATTAGTAAGATATCAACATAGTCTCTCCCTATTAATTCGACGTGACTCTTAACGGTATCACAAAGACCATCTAAGTGACTAGCCTGAACAACCAGCTTAGTATTAGTCAGCTTGAATGACTCTACGTAATCTTTTATTAAGACGTCATTATTAGCAGGGATCGAGGTTAAGATATAATCAAAACTACTCCCTAGAATCGCTGCTGGTACATACCCCTTCATTGTAGAGGTATCAATACAGGTTCCCTCTATTTTAAACTTTGTCATAATATTGAAATGTTAATATAGTTTTCCCTCGTCTCCTCAGGTAACCAAGACAAGTGAAGCCTTAAGTCACACCCAGGATTAACAGTTACTGTATTTCTTAAGAACACAGGATCACTAAGGACACCTACATTTCTTAAGACCTCATCTATTAAGTCGATAAGTAGCCTGAAGAAAGATTTATTCCTCAGTAAGACTAGTTTTATTACCACCTTATCAAGTTCAGACAAGCTACTAAAGAGAATTGGATTACCCTCTATGTCAGTTAGCTCGAAGATTGAATTATACTGTTCATTCAACTTATTATAAAACTTAATACACTTATCAGGACTTGACTCTTTTAGCCTTAGTCTCTTAGTATTTCTAGTCTCAGTCTTTAAGTTAAACAAGTTATACCTACTATGATGTCTTTGATCGTAAGGTATAATATCTGCATACTTAATAATGTACTTATCATTTATCCTTATCTCTGACTTACCACTATCAATTACATAAAGATCATTGACCGGTACTATCTTAAGACCGCCTATGTTATCTCTACTAAATATCTTAGGGTAGCCAGGAATAAAATCAGGAAACCAGATCTTATTTCTATCTATACTATACACCTTCTGTAACCTCTTGAGTACTGCCTTGAACTCTTCGTAGGTATGAGGTAGTGTGTTGTTGAAAAAGATCTTGTCAACTAAGAACATTTGTAGGTACCTGTCATCCTTAACGGTTACATAATGATCTACAATTGCTCTTCTAATTGTTTCTATTGCTTGTGGCTTTTCATACCTATCATCCTTCAAGCAATCCCAACATGGTACCTTAAAACCAGTGGGATCTAAGTATGTTAGTGGATGTCTTGAATTACCACATCTATAGCAGTACTCATTCTCACGGAGGTCCATTTCATAGTAGACCGCCATATCTAAGAAGTGAGTGTTCTTGAGGTGATCTTCTATTTCACCTTTGTCAGTAAATTCATGACTGCAGATCGGACATTTGAGCATCTGTTTATGTAAGTTTCAAATTCATACTTAATACCTTCGTCGTCCTTGTAGAAACCTGACTTATAAAACATGTCAAAGCCCTCTACAAGTTTTGAATAGTGAAGGTATGTGTCTGCTTCCTTAGTGGTATGGAATCTAGTGAGGTGAATGATGTCTGTATATTCTAGGAGTTGCTTATATACACTTGCACCGCCTATTACAAAGACATTAGCTTCATTACAAGACTTAATATACTCAATCAGGTCTTTCAAGTTCTTCATACAAACACAACCTGGTATATCAGTCTCTGTTAGTACTATGTTTGTTCTGCCCTCTAATGGACCACCTGGCAAAGAATCAAATGTCTTCCTTCCCATTACTACTGCGTGGCCCATTGTTTTCTCCTTAAACTGTTTCATGTCTTCTTTATTATGAAACAAGAGACCACCATCTTTTCCAATACCACCATTATCATCAATTGCTACGATAATGTGAATTAAACTGTTTCCAATCATACTGCTACTTCACCTTTTATTGCTGGCCATGGATTATAACCAACTAATTCAAAATCATCTATCTTAAAATCATCAATACTAGTTACTCCTGGATTAATTTTCACCACCGGCAATTCTCTAGGCTCTCTTCTTAGTTGCTCATTAATCTGCTCAGTATGATTCAGGTAGACATGCGCAATACCAATATTATAGTAGAGTTTCCCAGGTTTCTTTCCCGTTACCTGTGCAATCATCATAAGGAGGAGAGAGTAAGATGCAATGTTGAATGGACAGCCTAAGAATAAATCATTAGACCTTACACTCAGGTTCATATCCAAGTACTCACCTCTCACATAAATCTGAAAGAAATTATGACAGGCAGTGAGGACGGCATCATGATTAAGTCCTGCATTCCAAGAGTCAACTATAATACGTCTACTACTTGGCTCCTCCTTAATAAGTCTTATCATCTCCCCAATCTGATCAACTTCTCCTACGTACTCATTCTTACTATTGAACTTAGGGTAGTGTCTCCAAAATCTAGCATAGGGAATAAACTTGCCGGACTCTCTACTAGGCGGCCATGCATCCCAGATATGAATGTTTCTGTCCACTAAGTAATCAATGCTATAACCGTCAGTGTGAAGGAAAAATAATAACTCCTCAATGACACCTCTGAAAAATACCTTCTTAGTGGTGAGGAGAGGAAACTTGCCTGTCGATAAGTCAAATACCATCTTCTCACTGAACAGATTTAAAGTACCTACACCAGTTCTATCATGCTCCTCAAGATTACCATACTTAACAACACGATCGATTAACTCTAAGTATTGTTTCATTTCTGGTCCTCCTCCATCTTTTCGATTACTGCATCACTGTCTCCAAATCTTGTGCAAAGTTCTTGTAAGTTGTCCATGAAATACTCCTCATTAAACTTACTACCTTGCTTAATTGAAATCTTGTACGTTGCCATATTATTTTTAAAATTAATATTCATACAACAATAAGGATAATAGATAGGACTAGCTACAATTATTACCACTACAAGTCATTTCTCTTAGTAAACAATAACTCACAGACCATAAGCTTTGCCATTGAAAATAACATGTGGGTATAGTCTTCGATCTTATCTACGCCGTCCTCATCGAAGTCTATTATCTCATCCTTACTTCGAACATATACGGCATTATTATAGATCGACACAGGACCCACAACTAATTCAATGATCTGTTTCAAGTCTTCCCTGCTTAAGTCTACAATTCTTAACGTCTTACCTAGTATTAATTCTGCTGATCTAACAATAACAGCAATGAGATAAGATTCATAGACAGACTTAAAATAATTGTTACAGAGTCCGGTTAATTTAAAAGTCTGCACAAGTCTTGAATATTGAGCTGCTACATCTAAGTCTGATTGTAAGAGCTCAATTGCACTACTTGGATTTTTTAGGCCCATCTTATAATAGAGCCAATACAAAAATTTAAGCTTTACTTTTTTCCAATTTATCATAATAATTAAAAATAAAAAGGGAAGAGGTGGCATGTAACACAAAATACAACCACAACTCCTCCCAATTTGACATTGTTGATTTATTATCACATATAAGGATTCTAGGGCGAACAAAAAACCTAACCTATCTATCACAGACAAGTTAGGCCAGACTGAATTATATACATGTTAAAAACAATAGTATCAATTATAAGAGAACTAGGGCATGAGGGGCGAAAAAATGCCTAACTCATTCTCACGAACAAGCTAGGCCAGAGTTCTAATATATTTAAAAAGAGCTATAAATAATCTATTACACTGTTAAGGAATTGAGGGCAACAAAAAAACCTAACCCATCTTCACAGACAAGTTAGGTATAATAAAACTTAAATAAATATAAACAGAGTTATAAAATACTTTTCCACATATAAGGTAATCAGGGGAATCGAGGAGTAAAAAAATCTAACCTATCCATCACGGACAAGTTAGATCAAATACAATGCGATAACTAAATAAATACTTAACATTATTAAGGATTCTAGGGGAAAATAAAAGACCTAACCTATCCATCACGGACAAGTTAGGCACAAACCATCTAATAACTTAAAACTTATTTCTCAACTATAAGGATTCTAGGGGTTTTGAAAAAAAATTGCTAGCCTATCTATCACAGACAAGCTAGCACGCACAAAACTTATATTATATCATCAACACTTATAAGGAATTGAGAGGGAAATAAAATACCTAACCGATCTATCACAGACCAGTTAGGTTTATTAAAATAATGAAGTTAAAAATATTAAATACAGCTTTATTATCTTCACTAATAAGGAATCAAGGGGAAAATAGATGACTAGCCCATTCTCACGAACAAGCTAGTCAATAGTAAATCAATCAAATATAATACAACATTTTCTTTATTACATAGTTAAGGTAATTAGAGGATCTCAAGGTGCAAAAAAAATCTGATCGATCTATCACAGACCAATCAGACACAAACTAATTAAGAAATATGCATAACTTGAATTTTCTACACATATAAGGGTTTTACTACCATGCTAAGTGCTTTAATATTTTATACAGTACATACCCATATCCAAACTTCTCCTTAACCGCTTTTACATATGCAGTGTAGTCAAAGTCAATATCTACCTTCCTAGATAGTTTAACAGGATACACACTATAATAAATCCTTCCCCTACTACTCTCAAGTTCAGGCTCCGCAACAAATATAGGATCTATCTTGTTTTGTAGGAGAGATATTTTCTTAGCCCTCTGTGAATACCTACTTGCATCACTCAATACTAGACAGAGATAAAGATTATAGTCAGTTAAGTCTTCCTTGTCTAGCTTTGAAAAATCCCGAATCTCAGTAATACTAAACTTACCACTTCCTATTAGTTGAGATGTTTTCCTGTACGCCCTAACACCAATTGTACCATGACTCACTACATAGGAATTGATGATATCTATGTTAGGTAGTCTTAAGGTAATCGGGATATACGCACAAGTTAACGTTGTCTTCTTGTCGAACTTAATCCTATCAAGTTGCAATGTTATTCTCTTTACAATGTTCTCCTTTTTCTTCTTACTTCTTGTCATACTATAATTACTTTTTCATCAATAAGGAAACTGAAGGCTAGGAAACGAAAAAAAAAACGACAGGGAGCGGGGCTTGTAACAGACACCTTCTCCTTGCGACTCCCTATCTCTACCACACCGGAACTGTATTACACCGATAAAAACCTTACCAAGCGTACAGCCCTAAGTGATTAGCTTACCTATCTCGCTACCAGGGTATATCGTTTATAGACTGCAGTGACGATAAAACGATCAAAATTCATCAACACGATTACCTCTTTCCCCCTGCTGCCTTTAAAGCTGGGCCTTCTACTCCAGGAATTTCGTGCTCCACTTGTACATATATAAGGAATACAAGGCTTCTCAGATGTCATTTTTTTTAGTGCCTATTCCAAACATTCATAACAACATTGACATTATAAACACCTTTTATTATTTTATCAATTTTGTATAATGTTTTATAGTCCCTAATTAAATGTTGATAACCACTGGCATCAAATATACCATTTCTAGAGCTGTTAATGTTAGCTTCAATTATATTCAGCGCATCTATTATATCTTCATTTTCCTTATAGAACATAGATAGTATTAAGTCGCTATTATCAAGATTAACAGGTCTTGAATACTTTAATCTATTAAGTGCAATACCAAAATCATCAATCCTTGCGACCTCAGTACTAGGCTCTCCAAATTCAAAAAGTCGCATTACATGTATTCCATATACAATGTTTACATAATCATCTCTTGCAGAGTCATACCATTCATCATGTATGTTGGAATCTATCTCCACAATCAAGTTATAGTCCGGAAAGAAGTAGTCTGCCAAGAAGTAATTCCTACCCAATTTATCAGGGTCAGTGACACTATGATTTAGACAATATTGTTTCCAAGCCTTCATGTTTCTGACAAGCAATGGAAACTCTCTAAGATATATCACACCCGGGAATTCACTGTCTAATGCTTCCCTAAAGTTTGGCGACCACTTACTTCCTTGTAGCAGACTAGCTTCTCTATTATCCTCCAAGTCTATATCAAGCCCCTTATTGGTCTCGAGCATCTTTGGAAATTCATACTGACCGACACTAAAACAATAATCTCGGTTTCTTTTTAAATAATTAATTAGTAAATTATTATTCATATTATTTTGTTTTTAATCTTCCAAATTTTTCTAGGAGGTTAATAACTGAGTATCCCCTCCTTTCAACATATATAAGGGATCTAGAGTAGGAAAAAAAAATAAACGACAGGAAGCTAGTAATGTCTCCGTTTCACCCCAGTCTTATTGTCATTGCTGGCGACTACACTACTATCCTTTCGACTTCCTATCTCTACCAGTACCGTAATCCCAAAAGAAATCCAGTGCACTCTAGATTCTCCGGGCCTCCTGTCGTACACAGCTAACCTATATCGCTGCAAGGGTATTCTAGTATTAGTTAAAAAGTGGTCTCTCAAAACTAGACTAAACCAAGACCAACATAGTAGGTAAAAGCCCTCTATCATCTTTCCAGATAGATTGTCACTTAAATTACTATGCACCTTCATTATTAAGGATTCTAGAGGAAATGAAAAAAACAAACGACTGGGAGCTAGCTATACCAAGTAATCCTAAATGACATAACTATCCTTTCGACTCTCTATCTCTACTAGTACCGTAACTCAGTGGTATATAGTATACTCTCACCATGAGCCTCCTGCGTACATAGCTTACCTATATCGCTACAAGGGTTCCCCAATATTAGTATAAAGACTCTATAAAATTGGGTTAAAATTAGAGTCAACATTGTCGATTACAGCTCTACCATCTTTGCAGATAGATTCAGATTAATCACACAATGCACCTTCATTATTAAGGATTTGAGAGGGAATGAAAAAAATAAAATGGCGAAGAGCTAGTTACTCAAAAGCAACTATCCTTTCGACTCTTCACCTCTACTAGTACCGTAATCTAAGTGATGTATGCTACACTAGATCTCCTGACGTACATAGCTTACCTATATCGCTACAAGGGTTCCTCAGTA